CATTCATACCGGCAACTACGACTTTAAACCAAAATATTCTGATATTATTAAAGAAATCTCTTCTATGTGGAGCGACATTTCTCATGACGAAAAACTACATTGGACACATTCATAACTTCTCACTTCATGACTTTTCACTTCAATTTACTTGTCTTGTTTCACAATTTTTCCATTTTTTAATATTCCTAATATTTCCATTTCCTTATTCATTACTACATTCTCGGATGTCTTGTAAAATTCTTTTTCTTCCAAAGTTATTACCTCTACTTCTATTATTACATTCGTCTCTTCTGCTAACTCTTTTGTCTTTCTAGGGCGACCGCGACCGCGACCTTCTTGTTTTTTCTTTAAATTTGTATCAGAGTCATTACTAGTTATACATTCATTATTGATCAAGTTTGTAGTTGTAGAATTTATATTTGTAGAAACGTTATTTGTATGTTCGTTTATTTTTTTTTCATCCGTAATTTTAACTAACAATCTTTGCGTAAGTCTAATATTATTAGACTCAACAATATCATTAAACCTTTCTTCGCTAATATTAAAATTTGTCGAAAATAATTTTAACAAATCAGTCAAAAGCATCTAGAAATATATAAAAAAATAAAAAAAATTAAAATCAATTTTTTTTCATATATACATATTATTTTAACTGTTATATGTATCAATAAATTTATAAACTCCATCCTCTTTTACATATTTGGCAATGATTTTAGGATTTTGACTATTGCATAATATATCTTCTGTTTTATAAATATTATTCTTGCCGTCAATATAATATACAATACCATTAATTTGTTGAATCCATATCTCAACTTTTTTTAATATATTCTCTTCTTTGTCGCATTCATTTATTTCTCCATGTGGTCTATTTTTATCATGCGTACCACAATAATTTGAATCGCATCGTTTTTTCCGAGTACATTGCTCTCCTGATGATTTTTTTGCTATGCAGCGACTATAAAAAGGAACAACCGACTTACTCCGTTTTCGCTTTACAAAATCTTGTTTATTAATTTCTAATGCTTCAAAATCATAAACAAATTTCAACAAATCACTCTTTTCAGAAAAAGATATACTATTATTATTATTAATATATGTTCTAACCTCATTTTTAAAATTATCAATATAATTTGATACTTTGGTATTAATTCTTTTTTCCATATTGTATTTATTTATTTATTACAATATGTTAGATTTAAATAATTTCAATTTTATATTTAATTAATTTGTTATAAAAATTGAAATTATTTAATATAGTATTTAATAATATATTAAATATATTATTAACATTATTATGACCACATATAGCGATGAACAACAATTATGTTTTGAAAAATATTTAAATGGTGAAAATTTATTCATTACAGGTCCTGGTGGTTCAGGAAAATCATTTTTGATTAAAAATTTTGTTAAACATGCCGAAACAAATAATAAAAATATAAAAATATGTGCTTTAACTGGATGTGCAGCAATATTATTAGAATGTAAAGCGACAACATTACATATGTTCTCAGGTATTGGGTTTGCTAATAAAAAAAACGAAGATATTATTGAAGAACTTTTCACAACAAAAAGGTATAAATTAAAGAATTGGAAAAAATTGGATATCCTTATTGTTGATGAAGTTAGTATGATGTCTCTCAAAATATTATTATTACTAGATTCGATAGCGAAGAAATTTTATAGAAATAGTTCTCCATTTGGCGGTTTACAGGTAATTTTTACAGGTGATTTTTATCAATTATCTCCCATTTGTAATAATTACTTAGAAAAAGAAGAAGCAATGTTTTGTTTTGAACATGAGTTATGGAATCAATTATTTGTGGAGGAGAATCAAATAGTGCTTAAAACAATTTTTAGACAAAAAGACGAACTATTATTAAAGATTCTTAAATATATTAGGAAAGGCCAAATTACACCGTCGGCACGTGAAGCATTAGAGAGTCGAATTTTCAGTTCACGAGAACTTAACTTAATTAAAAAGGACAAAATTCTAACTATTCTCTCTCCAATTAAGAGAGATGTAGAGCAAATTAATTTAAAAGAATATTTAAAATTGGATGCTTCAATCGAAGAACAAGAATATGTCTTAGAATATATAGATTTATATATTAAATATGACCAAGACGATGAAGATGAAAAAACAAGTTTATTTGCACTATTATTAAAAAGTAATGAACAGTTAAAAAAAGACTATGATTTTTTAGCAAATAATATTTTGGCTGAAAAGTGCTTAAAACTTAAAATCGGAACTCATGTTATGTGTATTGCCAATATAAATTTAAGTGGGGAATTACAAATTGCTAATGGAAGTCAAGGTATTGTCGTTGGTTTTAATGATAAAAAATTGCCATATGTCAAATTCAACGCTATTAAAGAACCATTTTTGATAGATTATTATATTTGGAAGTCCGAGTTTAATAAAAGAGTAGGGTTGATGCAACTTCCGCTCATTTATTCGTGGGCTATAACTATTCATAAATCACAAGGACTAACATTAGAAAATGCTATTATTGATATTGGTAGTAATATATTTGCAGACGGTCAAACATACGTTGCTTTATCGCGTGTAAAATCTCTTGACGGATTATATTTAACAAGTTTCGATTGTTCTAAAATTAAATGCAATCCGTTAGTTAAAAAATTTTATGGGGATAGTTAATTTATCTATTAACTCGCGTTCGAACATTTTATTTTATTTTATTTTTATTTTATTTTTACATTTTGTTTCGTTATTCACTATAAGATATAAAAACGTATTTTAATAATATAGCAACACTCTTTATGTAATATATTTAAAGATATATACATTTTATATATCATATTTACATTATGATATATATTGAAATTATGGGAGGAATTGGAAATCAATTATTTCAAATTTTTTGCGGAATTGCTTATTCGCTAGAAAATAGAGTTCCTTTTAAAATAAACGCGAATAAATTCGATTTAGTATCTCCGCTTGATAATATTAGTAAACGACCAACATATTGGACAAATTTTCTTACAAATCTCTCCAGATTTACATACCAACACCCCTTAAATATTCGTTATAGTTATATTGAATCTACATATTTCAAATTTGATAAGATTCCTTATATAACTCAGGACTTTAAATTGCGCGGTTATTATCAAAGTTATAAATATTTTGATGGGCAATTTGCCAATATATGTAAAATGATTAATTTAGAGAATCAAAAAGTAGAGATTTATGAAAAACATAAATTACTACTTTGCGGTGTTAAAAAACCAATATGCATGCATTTTAGAATTGGCGATTATATTAAAAATCTAGCAATGCATCCAATATTAAACTGTGATTATTATATTAATTGTATTAATTATTTGAAATCTCATATGTCTGATTTTGAAGAAAATTATTATTTACTAATATTCGGCGAATCTTGTGATAATGAAAAAATTGTGCATGCTATTGAAAATACACAAGCAAATTGTAATATTGATTTTGTAATTTGCGATTACAGTATTCCCGACTATGAACAACTTCTATTAATGTCTTTATGTAGTCATAACATAATAGCAAATAGCACATTTAGCTGGTGGGGAGCATATTTTAATAATAATAATAATAAAATTGTATGTTATCCGAGCATATGGAATGGGTCAATTACTAATGTTAATGATCTATTTCCAGAAGGTTGGATAAAGATTTAAAGTAATATATTTGAATTTTTACCAAAAACATCCTCCTTCAGGAGGAACACAATTTTTTGGAATATATTCATCTGGTATTTGTGTTATCCAATATTGGTCGGTTTTAATGAATCCGGCTTCCTTTTCTCGTTTTGAAGCTATTCCAAACATTTCTTGGATGCTTCCGCCTAAATACACTATATCCTTTTTTAATTCGCTATGACATTTATGTGTTAAAATATGCCCAAATGCTGCACAACTCATTAAAATAACATCAAAACTGTCTTCCTTTTCTTTGATTTTGTTATACATAACACTGCATGTTTCAAAATAATTTTCATGTGGTCCATTATTGTTAAAACAATAAGGAAAATCTATATAATCTAATGATTTAATTTTTGGAAAATTAGGATAAATTTTATATATATTTTCATTATCATATTGTTGTTTTGTTAGACCTCCAAAACTAGAAACTACTAAAACTCGTTTATCTCTAATATAATCATATATTTTACCTATTCTATCATTTAATCGTGTTCCGTTTAATGTTCTCATTGAATTCACATTATATTTTTGTTTAAATCTATCCTTACATCGTTCTATAAGAGAGTTAATACCGTCCGACCCATAATATAAAAACTCATCACAATCTCCGCAAGAAATCTCCAATTCTTTTATGTAATTCCAAAAATTAGGTGTTAGTGCTGTCATATTAAAATTAAAAACATTACCTTCTACTTTTTTATCATAATATCCAGAATCAGAATATAAATAATTAACAAAAGTCATAAATGTCTGGGTTAGTTGTTTTTTCAAATTTGGATGTAAGTTTTCATACTTTATTAAATAATTAATAAAGAGCAAATGTGTTTCGGTATTACCATATCTTGTAATTTTCATAATTTATGATATTATGTATTATAATATCATAAACTATCTTTATATAAAGATAAAATGATATATATATTATAATATCTATTATTTAATATTTTTATGCAATGAAAATATTAATTATAGACGAAATGCATTTTAAAAATAAAATTGGAATAATATTATTATTAGATTATTTAAAATTTGAATATAAATTTTGTAGGTATGATGAAGTTAATACATATATTAAAGACTATGATATTATTCATTTTCATCACACACCTTTTGATACCTCATTGTTTCCAAGTAAAAAATTTATTTTTGGTTGTGCATTTTCCGTTTTTCCTAACAATAAATTACTAAGCATAAATAATATACATAATAATTCTATTTATATTCAACCAAGCATATGGGCCGCTGACACATGGAGAAATTTTAATATGGAAAAAATTTTACCTATAAAAGTATTTCCATTTCCTGTAGAAGTAAAAAAATTCTGCCCTATTCAACATAATGAAAAAAACGAAGTATTTATATATTTTAAATCAAGAAATCCAAAAGAACTTGAGTATGTAAAACAACTTTTAAATTATAAAAATGTTACTTACAAAATTTTTGATTATGTTAAAAAATATAATGAAGAAGATTATTTGAAATGTTTACAAAATGCTAAATATGGCATAATTATAGGTAGACATGAAAGTCAAGGGTTTGCTATAGAGGAAGCTCTATCGTGTAATGTACCTCTTCTAGTATGGGAAGTAAAATATATGTCTCAAGAATATGGATATAATTATCCGGATATTCCTGCTACTGTAATACCATATTGGGATGATAGATGCGGAGAGTATTTTTATAATAAAGAAGAGTTAGAAACAACATATAGTAATTTTCTAAATAAATTAGAATCATACAAACCAAGAGAATATATATTAGAAAATTTAAGCCCACAAAAATGTGGAGAAATATTTGTTAAATTAATATAAATATAGTTTATATATACTATATATAATAAATGGAAAATTTAATATTGATAACATCAGTAATAAATACACCCAATAATCCGTTATCATATTCCAAAAATAGATCTGTTTTTACCAGAATAGAACGTTTTGAGCAAACAAAAAAAACAATAGAATCTATAAAAGAAAAAATACCAAGTTATAAAATTTTGCTTGTTGAGTGTTCAGATTTTAACGAAACTGAAAAAATATATTTTGAAAGTACTTGTAATTATATATTAAATTTATGGAATGATAAAAATTTACATAATTTTATTTTTGGAAAATCAAAAGCATTAGGAGAAGGAACATTAACTATTAAAGCAATAGAATATATATATAATAATAAATTAATATTTGATAACTTATTTAAAATATCAGGAAGATATTGGTTAAGTGATAATTTTGATTTCAATAACTTTAATAATAATAGTTTGGTTTTTAAAAAAATTAACAATAGTATTGATAATATATTTACCGCTTTATATAAAATTCCATATAATATGTTAGATGAGGTAAAATTATTTTTAATATCAAATATTCAAAATATGATAAATTGTTGTGGTTATGAAGTATTATTTGGATACTTTTTAAAATCGATCCAATATAAAAATGTAATCACATTAGATACTATTGGTATTCAAGGTTATGTAACAGTTTGTGGTTCTTTTTATAATGGATAGTTATATGAAGATAAATAGTATAAATATAGAATTATTTTGCATTATAATAAATGATTAGTATTTAAAATTATTTTTACTTATTACTATTATTAAGTAAAAATAATGAAAATAGCCATTATTGATGGTAAAAATCAAGATATTGGTTTAAAAATATTATTTCCAGAAGCTGATTATTTTATAAATAATATAGAATTAAATAAAAAATCCAGTTTACAAAAATATAATATAGAAATGAAAACCGATTGGAGTATTATAAATGATACAAATTACGATTATTTATTTATAATTATATCTTTATATGATGCTAAAATAGGCACTAAATTTTATAAACAAGACATATACGATATTTTACAAAAAGAATTAATAATAATCAATAATAACAATTTTAAAAAAGTATTTCTTTTTGACAATTATGATTATGATTATGATCCAAACACTATAGTTAAAAATGACAAAATTACCTTGTTCTTCAAACGTTTTTATAATAAAACAAAAGATTATCCCTGTAATGTTATTCCTTTTCCATTTATAATGTTTGGCGAAAAAGCATTAATAGAAAAAACAGATACTAATATTAAATTTTGTAATGATGAAAATAAATTAAATAGAGTTTTTTGGAGTGGTAGTTTATATTGTCACAGAGACGATCAATATCCATGTTTGCGAAATAGACTACTTACATATACACAAATTATGTCATGCAGGAATAATTATATATTTAATCCAGGAAGATTACCTTATGAAACCTTCTTATATGAAATGAATAAAAGCAAATTTTCATTAGACTTATTAGGAGTTGGTTGTCCAAACATGAGAACATTTGAAATTGTAAATACTAATTCATTGATTCTTCGAGAATATAGCGACTTAGCATGGCCTTTTCCTGAACAATTTTCAGAAGAAACTATATTTAAAAATTCAGCAGAATATATAGATAAAATAGATAAATTATTACAAAATAGCGAACTATATATGAAGTGTTTAGTTAATCAACAAACCATTGTTAAAAAATATTTCAATATAACTTGGATTAGAAACTATATTTATGAATATATGTAAATATTATTTACAATACTGATTATTAACAATAATGTTTTAGATAAATATCATGTTTTGGTGGCAAGTTATTATTTTCATTAATACGAATGAATTGTAAATCTAATCCTCCCAATAAATTAATACCATTTTTTAAAACATTTTCAAGATAATCATCATTTAAATAATTAATATTATTATATTCTTGATGTGAAAATGCCATTATTTTGTTTTTTATAAACTCTTTATCTCCAAAATAACTTAAATGCCATCCACCATTTTTAATTATTGCTACATTATGTGTATGTTCCCAAACTCTCATTTGTTGAAAAGTTAATTTAATCTCTTTATAGGTTTTAACATTTAATAACTTTATTCCATGCCAGTTTGCTCCATCTCCAACTCTAAATTTTAAATTATAATAATACATGTCCATTTGTAATCTATTTAAATTGGACATATCGTAGACTAATGTATTATTTTTAATTTCATGTAAAATATTAGGATTTGGTATTTCGTCAACATCTGATGTAATAATTATATCTTCGTTATTTAAATCTGATAATATTTTACTAATACCGAGTGCTATTTGACATCTTTGATAATATTCGTTTTGCCATTGATTATTTGCTTTATAATTAATGTTTGGATAAATGTAAGGTGGATTGGTTACGTTTATATAAATAATTTTATGATTATATTTATCAAATCTATCTTTATTTTCTTGATAATATAGTTTTTTTTGTTTTCCTGTAAAAGTATATGACGATTCAACAAGAATAAAATAATCAACATATTCATTTAAAATAGATAAACGATATTCCAACAAATCTAATTCGTTATAAAATATGAATGAATCTACTATTTTCATAATATATTATAGTATCTTATAATGTTTAAATAATAATATATACGAATTACATTTGAAATATTTAAATAATTGTTTTAAAGATATTAAGATTATACATATATAAAATACTATGTATAATCTTAATATTATTCCAGAAACTTATCAAACAATGGTTCCCTATCCTTTTATAATTTTGGAAGATTTTTTAGAAAAAAATTTTGCTTTAAAAATTCAGCAAGAAATATTAAATATTAATACTGATGAGTGGGACCGCTATGATAATCCATTTGAAAAAAAGTATACTTTGCGTAATAAAAACAAATTACCAGAAATTACTCAAACATTATTTGATATTTTAACAAGTATAAATTTTCTACAAAAAATTTCTGATATAGTTGGTGAAGAATTAATAAATGACCCTACTAAAAATTGGTGGGGTATTCATAAATATGATAATGGAGACAAATTAGATATTCACGGTGATGCCGGTATTCATCCTGAAACTGGCGATAAAAAACATGTCACCTTAGGAATATATTTAAGTTTAAATTGGAATGATAGTAATGGAGGTCATTTAGAATTATGGGATGGTGATAGTGTTACAAATGATAATGCAACATTAACAAAACAAATAATTAAAATTTTACCATCATTTAACAAAATGATATTATTTAATAATACAAATAATGCATGGCATGGAAATCCATATCCTGTAAATTGCGACGAAAATAGTAAACGCATCTTTTTAACAATATCATACTTAAGTAAAAATCATAAAAAACCATATGATAATTATAGAAAAAAAGCGTTTTTTATAAAACATCCAAATGAAGAAGAGAACAAACAAAAAGATGCTATTCGTTTACTAAGAGCCGATGAAAATAAATGTAAAACTATTTATAAATTTAAGTTATGAAATCAAATAATATTATTATATAAACATTATTTATATAATAATAATAAATAATGTTTATTATTTATTTTCATAACTGGTGGGGTGGATTTTTTACAAAGCAAGATGCAAACAACATTGAATTTTTTGAAAAATTATTTGCGTATACAAAATTTAAAGATTCTATAATTACAAATGATATTAATAAAGCAAATGTACTTATTGAAGCCGGAACTCCAAATGATGGTGTGATTAATAGAAATTGGAAAATAAAAATCAATTTTATAGGCGAACCAGTTTTTCCTGATTATGAAAAATATGATATAGTATTAACGAGTGTAAATAGAATAAATAACATTGTTGATTTACCCATAAGTATAATGTATATTCATGGTAATAATTTTTTAAATACTTTAGAAAATAGAAAAATCACAAAAATTCCTTATCATTTTTGCTCCTTTATTGTTTCAAATCCAAAATGTAAAACCAGAAATACCATGTTTGAAATGTTAAATAAATATAAAAAAGTTCATTCCGCAGGAAGACACTTAAATAATATGGGAAGAAATTTAGAAGGCACTTGGTCGTCCTCTATCCATTTAGACTTTATTAGTCAACATAAATTTATGATTTGTTTTGAAAATACAAAAATAGAAACATATTCAACAGAGAAAATAGTAAATGCTTATTTGGGAAATACTATACCAATATATTGGTCTAGTGCACATATAAAAAATATTTTTAATGAAGACTCTATGTTGTTTTTAGAAGATGAAACCGAAGAATCATTTAATAAATTAATACAAAAAATCATAGAATTGGATAATAATGATGAAAAATATATGGAATTTGTTAACAGACCAGTTTTTAATATAAAAAATAAAGAATACTGGAAACAACATTATACATTAGAAAAATTAGGTAAAAAAATAGATAAATTAGTGATATAAATACAAGTTATAATTATATAAATACAAATTATAATTATATATTAATAAATTCAAATATGACTGAAAAAAGATTCATTTATGAAGTTACATTATTTATAACCTCTTGTGGACGACCTAATTTATTAAAAACTACTTTAGAATCATTTGTAAAATACAATACTTATCCTATCAAAGAAGTAATACTTTGCGAAGATTCTGGAATTCCAGAAATAGTTGATTTTGCAAAAGATATACTTCCATACCCCACGCATCTTTGCTATAATAAAGAGAGAATTGGACAAATGAAAACAATTGAAAAATATATCAAGTTGGTAAAAACACCATATGTTTTTCACTTAGAAGATGATTTTGCATTTTTTGATTATGGATTTATAGAACTTGCTTTCAAAATATTAGAATCTGACAGCGCGATTTCACAAGTTTTACTTCATGATGAGCAACATGATTTTTATAAAGTAGATATTGGAAATCCACTATGTTATAAAATTCTTACAAATGATCCATGTATGACTGATTCTAATAATGGCGATGGTGCTTTAAATGTATTTTCTTGGACACCATCACTAAAAAAACTTGAAATATGTTTATTGCGTATACCTTATGAATTATGGGATGATGAATATACAATTGAATTAGAAATAAATAAACTAGGTAAATATGCTGTAATAACAAAAAATATTAAAAATGGAAAAAAAGGTTTTTGTAGTCATATAGGAAAAAGTGATCATGTTAGAAATTTAACTGGTAATAAAAGAATTTTAGGAAGAGGAGACTTTCCAGATAAAAGACATATTCGTTTAAAAGATATATAATTATAATATAGAAACATTTATTTAAAGATATATAATATTATAATGAATTTGTATGATAATATATTTATACCTTCTAATTGTAAGCATGTTAAACTAGATATTGGATTGTCTTATACTGCTCCTATTAGTAATAAATGGTTAATAAAAGAACCAAATGTATTAGTGTTGGGATATGAACCTGTTATTGCAAATTGTAATAATATATTATCTATAAATAATGGAATACCTCATCAATTTCCCGATTTTGTATTAGAAAAAAAATTTATACAAGAAAAACGGTTCCAATTATTTAATTATGCTTTAGACAATGTAAACGAATTAAAAGAAGGCGAAATAATTGTAAATAAAAGAGATAGAGGAACTTCTAGTTTGTATAGTCATACTCAAACAACTTTAGGACCTATAGATTATAAACAACCTGTACAAATAATTAGTTTAAAAATGATTTTTGATAAATTTCCTTGGGATAGATTTGAATATATTGATTATATTAAAATAGATGCTCAAGGGTCAGATTTAAATATATTAAAGAGTGCTGGCGACTATCTCAAAGAAAAGGTTGTTTATGTAACCGCTGAACCAGACGGTCATTATTATATAGGGGCAGAAAACAATACAGAAGAAAATATTACATCTTATATGGAAAGTCAAAATTTTGAAAGAATTAATCATCCTTTTACAGCAGATCCTACATATATAAATAAAAAATTTATCAATATGAAAGATAAAATATTTATTCATCAATGTGGGGATTGGCCTTGTTAATAATGATATAATTAAATATATCTATTATTTGATTTTCAATTTTTTTTATTTTAAAATTCATATTATAAGAACTCCCTAATGATTTATTAATAATTTCTGTTTCGTATTTACAAATTGACATATGTAAATTATATATTTCATTTATATAAACACATAGGTCATATTTTGAAATTATTTCAGGAGAAAAAATATGTCTAACACCAATCCAATATTTATTATTGTCTATAATATCTTTTACTATTTCTGCCAAAGTTAAACAAGTTACACCATTCCATATATGATTAGCGTAACCATTTATTTTATTATTTTGCTGACTAATTAACCATTCAAGTAAACTTCTTTTATTTAACAGTTCTTCGCCAATAATAGATGTTCTAATTATACAAGCATCTTCTGGTTCTCCTAATGATTTACTTACACCATATATTCCTGTTTCACTGTGTAAATCAGTTTCAATATAATTACCTTTTAATCCATCATATACACAATCTGTTGTTATATGAATAAATTTGTAGTTGTACTTTGTAGATAGTTCTTGTAATTTATGTGGAAATAATGTATTAATTCTAATATATTTTATGTAATCTAATGTAGAACAGTTTTGTGGAATTATACCAGCACAATTAATAATTGTTTGAACATCATTATATTCTTTTTTTAATAAGCTATCTAACTTATTCCATAAATCATTCTCAATATCAAATTCTTTACGTGTTATAGTTATTACTATATATTTTTCTGATAATACTTTATATACATAATTACCCAACATCCCTGTAGAACCAAATAGTATTATTTTCATAGTATTTTAATATTATTAATAAAATACTATTTAAATGTATTATGTTAATGTATTTATGTATGACACTCACTAATAAAAAAATATTAATTTTTGGTGGAACAGGTTCATTGGGTTATGAAATAACAAAAAGATATATTAATAGCAATAATATTTATGCTTTTTCTAGAGATGAAAACAAGCATTGGCAAATGAAATTAGATTTTTTAAACAATAAAAATTTGCATTTTATAATTGGAGATATAATTAATAAAGACAAAGTTAATAATGCAATCCAGCGTGTCAATCCTAATATAATAATTATAGCAGCTGCCATGAAACATGTTGACCAATGTGAGATTAATCAAGAACAGTGTTTAAATACTAACTTATTGGGTGTTAAGAATATTATTGATACTATAGAAGAGCATAAAAATTCTTTATATCCATCATTAGAAACAGTAGTGTTTGTAAGCAGTGATAAAGCATGTAGTCCTATTAATACATATGGCATGTGTAAAGCAATTTCCGAGCAACTTATTATTGAAAAAGCATATTATATTAATAGTATAAAATTTGTAAATATAAGATATGGTAATGTATTAAATTCACGTGGTAGTATTATACCATTATTGCATAATATAGGTAACGATGTAAATAAGACAGAGTTCACGTTAACACATAAAGAAATGACCAGATTTGTTATGACTTTAGAACAGAGCGTTGATCTAATTGATTATGCTGTTATTAATGGAACTTCTGGAGATACTATTATACCAAAATTAATTTCGATGAATGTTATTGACTTAATTGACCTTTTTTCTGAAAAATATAATAAACCAATAAAAACTATTGCTATCAGACCTGGAGAAAAAATGTTAGAATCACTAATTAATGAAACTCAATCTTCGCGTGTTGAAAAAAGAGGTGATTATTATCATATCAATTCAATATTTACTTATACTAAATCTATTTTGCATGAAAATATGAAAGATTATAATAGTAAAATTAATCCATTAACAAAAGAAGAACTTAAGAAATATTTACAATCCTATAGTTTACTTTAATATATAAATATTAAAATAATAATATATAAATATTAAAATAATAATATATAAATATTAAAATAATAATATATTATTATTATGACTAATCATAACCCCTATCATATTCCAAAAATTATCCATCAGTTATGGATTGGTCCAAAACCTAGACCTTCAAAATTTATGGCTACTTGGCAAGAAAAACATCCCGACTATGAATATATAATGTGGAATGAAGAAGAGTTAAATAGGCGAGGTCTACATTTGGAATGTATGTCCAAAATAAATGAAATAGAAGAAATTAACGGTAAAGCCGATATTATCCGTTGGGAGATTTTGTATCATTACGGTGGACTATTTGTAGATGCTGATTCTATTTGTATTGTTCCATTTAACTATTTGATGGAGCAAAACAAACCTTTTTGCGGTTATGAAAATGAAAATGTAAGACAAGGACTAGTTGCCACAGGGACTATGGCATTTCCAAAAAATCATCCTTTACCAAGAGCAGCAATCGATTATATTAAAACAAATGCAGTTTCTAGGACCAAAACAGGTAAATTGGCATGGCAAACTGTCGGTCCAGAATTATTAACAAAACTTCTTCAAACTAATCTATATAACGATGTAGTTATTTATCCCAGTTATTATTTTTTACCAAAACACGCTACAGGAATACAATATATGGGACATTCTATTGTTTATGCATATCAAGAATGGGGTTCTACAAAGCAAAATTATGAAATTATGAATACTATTGAACTGGAGGATATTTATAAAGAACCAAAAATATGGATTTCTGTTTTGGTAAGCAGTTATAATACAAACCATAAGTATGTTGTTGAATGTTTAGAGTCAATTAAACAGCAGAATGGACATTATGGTATTGAACTAGTATGGATAAATGATGGTTCTAATGAACTAAGCACTAAATTATTAGAAAAAACACTTGGCGAATTTGAAAAGAAGATGCGGTTTATCAAAATAGTTTATAAAAAATGGATTCAAAATATGGGTATTGGTTATAGTTTAAATAAAGGTATTGAAATGTGTTCTGAAGAAATTATTATTAAAGTTGATAGTGATGATATTTCTATAAGTAACCGTTTTAATAAATTAATAGAATTTATGAACAATAATAAAGATTGTGTGATTGTTGGTTCAAATGCCTATTATTTAAAAGAAATTGATAATAAAAAAGTAGTGCAGGGGCAAACAAATCATAAATTTTTGATAACATGGGATGAATATAAGAAATCACCAAGTCATTGGTTCATAAATCACCCATGTGTATGTTATAAAAAATCAGCAGTGCTAGTAGTTGGAAACTATAATGAAACATCTCATTCATTATATGAAGATTTTGAAGTCGAATTAAAACTATTAAAAAAATTTGGCAAAGTATATAATATTCAAGAAAATTTAGTTTATTATAGAATACATGGTGAGCAAGTTACTGCCAATAATATCTGCTCTAAACCAGAAATTATTAATTATAGAAATAATTTTATTACAAATTTATTACTGGATTAAAATATATAGTATTTGTCTATTAAAAATTGATTTTTATAATTTATTATATAAACTTATAAAGCATTATATAATAAATGTTCACAGAATTATTTACTAATCTATTTCAATATTTATTGGTTATATTTTATCCAGATAAATTTGAATATAAATCAATAGAAAGAGTTAACTCAAGTGGCTCATTCATTGAATATAGTGATTCTGCCTATGATTTAATATAATTAGTAATTTATTTAGTAATAAAATAGTATTTTTTACATATGTTATTATTATAGTATTTAAAATGTTCAAAGGATATTTATATTATTTTTCAAGCGAATCAATGTATAGTATTCTTAAAGTTTATAATGAAAAGCAAAGACAAGAAATAAAATTAGATTACACAAATATTAATGATATTTTCATACCGAACCAAGTTAAAAACAACAATCCTAAAAAAGCACAAAATTCTAAAGTAAAAATAAACAAATGAATAAAATAAAATGATAAACTATATCCTATCAATAGAGTTTACAATTTTGGTAGGTTCTATAATTGTGGTAGGTTGTATTATTTTGGTAGGTTCTATAATTGTGGTAGGTTGTATTATTTTGGTAGGTTGTATAATTTTGGTAGGTTCTATAATTGTGGTAGGTTCTATAATTTTGGTGCTCTTTGCAAACATTCTATCTTTTATTGCTTTCATTGAATTCATCGCTTGTGTCATTATTGTCCCTTTTTTTGATTCTATATTTTTCATATCTTTTAAATATATGTTTACATGTTGTTTATCTAAAACCATATTAAATACACATAATGCCAAGAACCATAACAAAAATGGCATATAATATTCTAAACCTATATCAAAAAATTTACCCATTACATATCCAGAAAATATTAATATAATCATACCTAAAAATGATAAAGTAGAATTATTCATTATATATTTAATATATAATGTTATTTATTTTGTTTAATAACTAATATACTTTTCTCTTTTATTGGTCTATTTTCTAATAAAAATTCGCTTACATGGGAAGTATCTATTTCTGGATTATCTTTGAAATAGTTTTCTAACATTTTTAATAAATACTCCTTATTAATAGGTGCTTTAACTTTGTTTTTTTTATATAATAATTTTCCATTATTTATGTCAAATCTGTCTATTTCATTATTTTCCATTACTTTAATTAATGTATCTGATAGTTGCTTTTTAGATGCTTTTAATTCCTTTATTTGCTTTTGCAAAACTAATTCTTTTGAATTTATAGAAACCCATTCTCTAATTGTATTTATTAATAATTGTTTTTGATCTCCCATATTATTTAATTAATTAAAATATTAACTAATTTTTACATTAATTCATTTTATATATTTAAATCTTTAACTCTTTAACTCTTTAACTCTTTAACTCTTTAACTCTTTAACTCTTTAACTCTTTAAATCTAAGTGTTCTATAGTTTCATAATAAATTATTAGTCTATTGATCAATTCTTCTTTTTTACCAGATAATTTAATATTATGTTCTCTAAGTTCTTTTTTTAAGTCTTGAATTGTTTTCTTTTTATAAAGTTTCAAAACATCATTACTTATATTAGTAATTATTTCTTCTTCTTTTATATTATATTTTATATGGTTATTACATAAATTTCCAAATTTTGTTGTACAAGCATTTTTCTTACATAACTTGGAATCTTTTTCTATATATTGACATTCATTTAATTTTATTGATAAATCTGACGGATAATTTACGCCTTTAATCACTTTAGTATTATAATATTTTAAATATGGCAATATGTTTTTTGTTATATGTCTACAATATGGACATTTAACTTCATTTAGTTTTAATTTAGAATTATCTAACGTTTTTTTTGTTTTTTGTTCTACTACTTCATTATATAATTCTAAATAGTTGAATTTATGGTTACATTCTAAAGTTATATAATTAATTGCCAGTAATTCATTGCTAATTAAACATGTTTCGTTATTTTCATTATTTTCGTTATTTTCGTTTAAATAATTTAAAAATATGTCTTTTGTGCTCATTTAAATAAATTAGAGTATTTATTTAAATTATGTATTTAAATTTAAATTATTTTATTATTTAATATTATTAAATGTCATTTTCTAAAGAAACTTGGGGTAATAACATTTGGTATTTATTTCATTCAATAGCGCATAAAATTAGAGAAGATAAATTTGAATTTCATAAAAAAAACATTTTTTTTATTATTAAAACTATATGTAATACGTTGCCTTGTCCTGATTGCAGTAAAGACGCTACTTTAATGTTAAATAAAATAGATTTTAATACTATTAAAAACAAGAATGACCTCAAAATGTTTTTGTTTAATTTTCATAATGCTATTAATATAAAATTAAAAAAACCGCAATTTAGCTATGACAGTTTGGATAATAAATATCAAAATATAAATTTTGATGCTCTACATAATAATTTATATATTATATATACTTCAAATACAAACATCCCACAACTAATGTCTTCTAGTTTCCATAAAACTCTATCTTTTCCTAAAATTCAAGAAGCACTCAATGCTATAAGAAGCGATCTAATATAATTTAACAATAACTAAAAATTATCCTGATATGGTTTCTCCGTTTTTATAAACCTCACATTTAAAATTTTGTCTAGATGGTCTACTACATTGAACATTGTTGCTTACTGTATCGCTAAAATATACTAAATTACTTTGTTTAGATATATATAATAAACAATAATATCCTATACCGAGAAGAACACCTATTAATATACCAGATATTATTCCCATCATATTAGAGCATTGTTGGTGTCCTACTACAACTGCATTTATAGTTGTAATTGCAACCAAAAATACTATTAGTGGATAATTTTGTTGATTATTATTCATCATAGGATAAATTAAATATGCAGATGCAAAAGATAATATGGCAATACTGAGCGAAGGAGCATCATATACTAAACCACCGCTTGAAACTACAGCAAATGGCCACGGCATTACATTACAAAAAGGAGATGCATTAGGATTTTGTTTAGATTTAAGAACATTTTTTACTATCCATACCACAAATGAAAGTATAACTATTCCTATATTAAATATTAATCCTTTTTCTATATTATTTTGCATGATTGAAAATAAAGTTATAAAAAATATTACTAGAATTGGAGCAGTGAAAGAAACATATTGAAATAAGTTTGTTAAAGTCATTGGGACTGGATTTTGGACTGGATTTTGGATTAGGATTGGTTGTCTTGGTTGAGCCATACTAGTCAATTAGATTAATATGATATTTTATATTTTGTATTTTGTATTTTATATTTTGTATTTTGTATTTCATATTTTTATGATATAATAATATCTTTCATAGCAGTTATAATATTTTCTACTTCTATAAATGAATAATTACTTAAATCTTTATTATATTTTTTACAAAAATTTTCAAAATCTTTAGAATTGGTTTTTGGATAATAAAATGTAGTAACACCAGCACGCATTCCACCAATTATTTTCAAATCTAATCCTCCTATTGATGTTATTTTTCCTTGTAAACATATTTCTCCTGTTATTGCTATGTTATTTCTAATTTTTCTTTTAGTTAATAAACTATATAAAACAATTGTTATTGCTGCTCCAGCCGAAGGTCCATCTTTAGGGGTTGCACCTTCAGGAACATGAATATGTATTCCTTGTAATTTACTTTCTTCTAATTCTTTTGTAATTAGTTTCAACTCATCATTTGTCAATAAACTTATTGCTAATGTTTTCGCTACGGTCATACTTTCTTTCATAACTTCCCCTTGCAATCCTGTTAATTTTAAATCTAAAAATGTAGAACTATGGAAAAACTTACATTCGATATGTAAAATACCGCTATTACCAAAAACGTTTGCCCATAAACCATTAATTATGCCTATTTCAGCATTTTTATTTATAGTCAGATGCCTTATTTTATGCCTGGTTTGTAATATTTCTTCAATATATTCATTACTTATTATATATGGTAATTCATGTATAAATTTATCTTTTAATAATTCTAAATTTATAGAAGATATTATTTCAAATAATACTTCTTTTAATTTTCTAACACCTGATTCATTTGTGTAATGTTCTATTATAAATTGAATTTCGCAATCTTGAAATATTAGCACATTATTTAATCTAAATTTTGTATATAATTCAGGCAATATATAATCTTTTACAATGATTAATTTATCATCTAACGTTAATGTATCAAATTTAATTCTATGGATTCTATCTAATAAAATTTTGTCTATTAATTCTACATCATTATAAGAAAATATAAATAGAGCTTTTGATAAATCTAAATCAATATTGCTGAAATACTTGTCTTGAAAATTTGTATTTTGAGTACTATCAACTAAATGTGTTAATATTCCAATAATTTCTTTACCGTGCTCTGTTTTACTAACTTTATCTAATTCATCTATAAATATAATAGGATTCATACATTTATGTTCTATTAATATGTCAACTATTTTACCCCAAGTGGAACCTACATAAGTATAGTTGTGTCCATCTAATATGCTTCCATTAGATGAACCACCTAAAGCAATCAGAGAAAAAGGTCTTGGATTATTATTCTTATCTTTTAAACAATTTGCTATTCCTTTTTTTGCCAAACTAGTTTTTCCTACACCAGGTAATCCCTCAAACCCAAAACAATAACCACCTGATTCACCATTTATCCATTGACCTAATATTCTCTCTATTTGTAATTTTGCATTTTTATGACCATATACAGCACCATCTAATATACTATTAAATGTATTTATGTATTTCACTATTTCATCATTTTTTCTAGTTATTTCATTAACACTTTTTTCAATTGTTAACAAATAATTAAAATAATCGCTATTGACTAATTGTTTAAATAATAATATCAGTTCGTGTAAATATTGTAAATTTTTGTATTCATTGTTTTTATCTTCTACTAATGTATTGAGATTAATAGATTTAAGAAAATGTAATATATTTTCTTTTGTCAATTTAATACTGTAATCTAAACCATATTCGATGTGTAAATTTTTTATAGATTTTACTAATATTACAGTTATTTTTTTTTTATTTTTTTCAACATAGTTTACTATTAATGTTAATAATTCATTTACTATTAATGAACTGTTATTTTTTATTTTTTTTATTGTAATGATATTTTTAATATTATTCGTGCTATCTATACTATTTAATTCATTTAATATTATACTAACATTTGTATTAGTAATAGTTATTTTATTACTTTTTAATGGAATTAGTAAATTATTTACTGAATTGTTAATTTCATTTTTAATTTTCAATATATCTTCTTCTTTATAAATATTAAATGGAATCTTTAATAATCCATCTAAGTATTGTCTTGCTTTAGATCCCGAATCTTCTGATTTTGATTTTAATTCTTTTAGTTTTTGCATTGCTTTTTCCTTTATATTTACATTTGCTTTCATTAAACATATTTGTTGTTCTAATGGAATTTTTGATGATTCGAAATTTAATAACTCATTACTATATTCTACAGTTTTTTGTAATGCATTTTTAAAATGTTTTTTGCAACTCCAATTTAAACTATTATAAATTTTTTTTTGCTCATTGCTCTCATTATTCAGTTTATCGTCAGATAATAAATCATATAATAAATTAGCTATATATAAATTCTCTAGATTATCATCAGATAATAATAACTGTATTAATATAGTGCGTTGATTATATAAATCACTTGTTATAAACTCTTGCACTAAATTTTCTAATGTTTTCTGATTATATGAATTTACTTGAGTTATAATAAAAATATACTTGTTATATATTTCTTGATTGCTATAAATTAATAATTCTTTCAGTAATAAATTATTACTGAAATTGATCCATATTTGCTTATTGAATAATGTATTGTTTATTGCTCCGTTTTCATTAATATATTGATTGATATTGTTTTTTTTATTTACTAAATAATCATTGCTGTTATTTTTCAATAGTGTTTCATCACATATATTATCTATTACTAGTGTTTTTTTATTTGTATAATCATGGATTATTACTTTTATACCATATACTCTAATTATAAAATTACTAGCACTTTTTGCCAGATCAAAACATTCCAAGGTATTGCTTTCCAATATAGATCTGTCATCAAGCATTTTATTTTTTGATATTTCCTTACTAATTTTTAATGTCTTATTATTCCAATTTATAATTTTATAATTTATAGGATGTAGGTATTTCTCAAGTAATTTATATTTTAAAAATAATTCATTTTGAAAATTTTTTTTAGCGAAATTACTTGATAAACATATATTTATTATATTTTCAAAATTAAAACATCCATAATTTTTTATTAGCGATGATATATTATTATTGATATATTGCAAGTCATTAATAATATTGTCATAATTTATAGTATTTATTAAATTTACTGTTTTCTCTAATCCTTCTTGTGCATTATTATATTCATTAATTGTTATAATATTTAAACTATTATAATAATTTATTCCTCTTATTATATCATCTAGTACTGTTCTAAAAGATTCTATTTTATCTTCATAAATACTCATTGAATATAACCTATATTATATATTATATATTTATATAATATAATAACGTATTATATTATAAGACAATTTATTTTATGTAAAATTGATATAATAACTTATAAATATTATATTATAATATTATTTGCTATAATGGGTATTCCTTACTATTTTAGTTATTTAATAAAAAATCATAGCACTATTATATCAAAACTAAATGCTTTACTTAATATTCATAATTTATTCATAGATAGCAATTCTCTCATATATGATAGTATTAATTATAAAGAATTTGAAGATTCATCTCAGTTTGAAAATCATATTATTAAAAATGTAATAATTAAAATAGAAGAGATTGTAAATATTATTAATCCTAGTGAAAATATTTATATTGCGTTTGATGGGGTTCCGCCTTTTGCCAAGATTAATCAGCAAAAAAATCGGCGCTATAAATCGGCATATCAAAATCATATATTTAATAAAACTATTCTATGGGATACTTGTGCTATTACTCCAGGAACGCTCTTTATGACCAAATTGAACGATGCTATTGCTAGTCATTTTACAAAAAAATTCTTTAATTTGCAAAATAAGCAAATAAATATAATTTTAAGTTTATCAAGTGAACACGGAGAAGGCGAACATAAATTATTTAATTATATTAGAGAGTCATTAGATATTTCGCATAAAAATAATGTAATATATGGAATGGATGCTGATTTATTTATGTTATCATTAAATCATTTGAAATATACAGAACATATATATTTATATCGAGAGACTCCATTGTTTATTAACCAACTAGATAAATCTCTTGATCCTAATGAAAAATATATTATTAATATTAATTATTTAGGTAATATTATATATAATGAGTTGACCAATGATATGTTAGTTGAGCACTCAAAAAAATCATATAACACCAACTATTATAATAAAATAGAAGATTATATTTTCATATGTTTCTTATTGGGTAATGACTTTTTACCGCATTTTCCAGCATTAAATATTAGAATGAATGGATTTACTGTCTTATTAGAGTTATATAAAAAATTATTTAATTCAAATGAATTCTTAATAATTAATAATTCAATTAATTGGAATAATTTTAAAAAATATATTAAAAATATTGCTGAACATGAAGAGACTTTTATTAAAGAAATTTATACTATCAGAGATAAGCAATCAAAAAAATTCTATCCGGAAAATAGCAATGAAGACATAGAATATAAGTTCTCATGTATGCCATCTTGGGAAAGAAACGTTGAGAATTTTATTAATCCTTATGAGGAAGATTGGCAACATAGATACTATTATAGTTTATGTGCCGTTGACTCAAGAAAAAATGACTATCCTGAAAAAATAGAATCATTATGTACAAATTACCTAGAAACTTTACAATGGGTTTATTATTATTATTCATCGCAATGTAAAAATTGGACTTTATATTTTAAATATAATTACCCTCCATTATTATGTGATTTATATGCTTATATTCCATATTTTAATAGTGAGTTTGTAATGCAAGAAAACTATAATATTTTAAATGACAAATTATTATTATCCTATGTATTACCTCTAAATAGTTTAAATCTATTGCCAGAGAAGATTCATAATTATTTACTAAAAGAGTACAAAGACCATTACGCTACAAATTATGAAATTATTTATGCTTTTTGCAAATATTTTTACGAAGGGCACGTTCATTTTCCTAGAATGAATATTCTAGACTTCAATGAGAAAATATTAAAATTATTATAATATTACAATATCTTTCATGAGTAAAAATTTATAATTCATAATTAATGAATTATAAATTAATGAATTATGAATTAAGACACATACTTTATACAATTGTTAAAAAATACTGCCAGTCCTTTCTTATCTGAACCTAAATGAACTTCGTCTGGTATATACCAATATTCTTTTGTTCCACCTTTATAGGCCAATAGTGCTGGAATTCCATTTACCATTTTCATCTTTTTTAATTTCATATATAAATCAATCGACTCATCAATGTCTATTTCATAATATTTAATAGTGCTTGGTTTAATCTTATCAAATTCTAGACACATTGCTTGTATTAATTTACAAGGACCACACCACCCTGCTGTAAATTTTATAACAATCATCTCGTTTTTTTCTAATGCTTCGCATTTTTTTTTTAAAGTCTCCTCGTTCAATGTTTCGCTCATTATAATTTATATTAATAAATTTATTTTATATATTTTATTTATAGTTTATTTTTTTTTTATAGAATTATGGGGGGACTAGGGCATATTTAAACCCCCTGAATCCATTTAGCATATATATATTTTTTTATAATATTAAATAAGAATAAATACTATAAAAAGTATAAGTTGTGCAAATTTTGGGAAAATAAATTTCGCAATTTTTTTGAAAAAAGGACATTTATAAATGTCCAATTTTACATTGTTTGAAGCTTTTATAAAAAATCGTTAAAAAACACATATTTTTTACTTTATAAAGCATAATCGTTTCAAGAGTGTAATTTATATAAAAAAAACACCTTACCATAAAAAATTATTATAAAAAAAAAAGGATTTAGGAGTTTTTTTGTTGTATAAATATACAACAAATGACAACCGAAAAAGCGCAAAAAAGCGCTTTTTTATTTGTATGTGAAAAATGTCAATACACCACGAGCAAAAAATCTGATTATAACAGACATGTATCGACACCTAAGCATAAAAATACAACATTTATACAACATTATACAACAAAAAGCGCAAAAATAAATAGCATCGTGTCGTTTTTTTCTTGTGAATGTGGAAAATCGTATCCATATAGGAGTTCTTTACATAATCACAAGAAAAAATGTGATTTTAAAAATGAAAAAAGCGCAAAAAAGCGCACAGATGAAATTACTTGCGAAAATTCTAGTAAAGAAGTTACACTTACAAACGATTTAATAATGAAATTACTGAATGATAATAAAGAAATGAGAGAAATAATCGTTAAGCAACAAGATCATATGATGAAGCAACAAAATCAGATTAGTGAATTAATACCTAAAGTAGGTAATAACAATAATAATAATATACAAAATAATAAATTTAACATACAAGTATTTTTAAATGAACGATGCAAAGATGCAATAAATATGAGTGATTTTATAAAATCAATACAAGTAAGTTTACAACAACTAGATTATACAAAGCAAAACGGATTAGTAAATGGACTGAGTAATGTAATAATTGAAAATATGAATAAATTGGGATTATATCAACGTCCTATTCATTGTACGGATATAAAGCGTGAATCATTATATATAAAAGATGATGATAATTGGGAAAAAGATGTAAATAAAGAAAAAATAAAGAAGGCAATTAAAGATGTATCAACAAAGCAATTTTGTGCTTTAAGTAAATGGACAAAAGAAAATCCTGATTTTCAAAACAATGAAACTAAGCAAAATTATTATACACATACACTAGTAGCAATAGCAAATAATAAAGAAAATAACGAAGAAAAAATAATAAAGAAACTTTGCACAAGTAGTTATATAAAAGAAGAGGATTGATAAACATTATATTATTTTCTTCTTCTTTTTGTAATTTTTTGCCGTCTTCTTTTTGTTTTCCTAATATTTTTTTTAATGCGTCGTTTAGATAATTTACCAGCTTTGTCCCAGTCTCCTAACATAGAACCCATATGTTTTTTAACTTTGCTTTTTTCGTATTGTTCGTTTGCTTGTTTTTCCAAAAGATCTAATGCTTCTCGCTTTGCTGCTATCACCGCCTCTCTCTGTATCTGGAGTGGCCATTCTCCCAGCATTCGTTCTTTATGTGCTATATCAAGATATGCCAATGTTGCCGTTCTCAAGAAAGCAGATTTTATCGCCGCCCTCGCCCATAGTCGTGTCTCCTCGTTCTCCTCCGCTGCCTCGACCGCAGCACCCATCACTACTGCCCTTTCCGCCGCAGGGAGTCCCGTCGATGCCACCGCCGCCCGTGCCACCGCTGCCTCGACCGCCGCGTCCATCACCGCATTCGCCGCCTCCTCCCTCACCACCGCCTCCATAGCCTCCTCTGCGCACCTCAAACAAGTAGTCTTCGTTCTCGCTCTCGCTGCCTCTGCTATTGTAGTCGCCCTTGTCATGACCCTTGCTCTTGCCTCTGCTTCTTCAGCATCCGCTTGCGCGTAGTGAAGCAACTCTTGTGGTGTTAAATCTTTTAATTGTCGCGAACTCATTTATATATTATAGTAATATTTGTAATGAAATAATATTATAAATATTATAAATATTATATTAGTTTCTTCTTCTTTTTGTAATTTTTTGCCGTCTTCTTTTTGTTTTCCTAATATTTTTTTTTATGCGTCGTTTAGATAACTTACCAGCTTTGTCCCAGTCTCCTAACATAGAACCCATATGTTTTTTAACTTTGTTTTTTTCGTATTGTTCTTCTTCTTGTTTTTCAAAAAGATCTAATGCCGCACCTAACGCTGCCCACACCGCGTCTTTCTGTATCTGGACTGGCCATTGTCCCATCATTCGTTCTTTATGTGATATATCAAAATTTGCTAATGCTGCCGCCCTCTCCGCAACTGCCCTTCCCACCGACCTGTACGCCGCCTTCGCCTCCGGTCCAGTCTCCGCTGCCTCTACTGCTGCATCCATCACCGCCGCCCTTTCCGCAGCGGGGAGTCTCGTCGATGCCACAACAGCCCTTGCCACCGCCGCCTCTAATGCCGTATCCAGTGCTGCCTTCATCGCCTCAGTCTCCGCTGCCGCCTCCGCCGCCCTCACCGTGCACCTCAAACAAGTAGCCTTCGTTCTTGCTCTCGCTGTCTCCGCATTTGTCGCCCTCCTTGTTGTCGCCCTTGCTCTTTCCTCTGCTTCTTGAGCATTTGCTTGCGCGTAGTGAAGCAACTCTTCGGCTGTTAAATCTTTTAATTGCCGCGAAGTCATTTATATATTATAATAATATTAAATATTATAATAATATTTAATATTTGTAATGAATTAATATTATAAACATTATAAATAGTATATTTATAATATTACTAAAATAAAATGGATTTAGACATTACTAATTATGATTATGATGACATATTAAAGCTATTTGCTATAGGCAAACAATTTAACGAAGAAGATTTAAAGAGGGCAAAGAAAAGGGTTTTAGCAAGTCATCCTGATAAGTCAGGCCTAGACAAAAGTTATTTCCTATTTTTCTCAAGTGCCTATAAAATTTTGTTTAACATTTATAATTTTAGAGAGAAACATAGTTCCTTAAAAAATTTAAATAACTATAATGAAAATTACGATGCTGACAAAGATGAAATAAATGAACAATTAATACATAAAATAATGACCACTAAATCAACACAAGAATTCAATAAATGGTTTAATGAACAATTTGATACTATGAAAATTAGTAATGACTATGACAAAAATGGTTATGGTGATTGGCTTAACTCTAGTAATACTGAAGAAATAGTAAAATGTACGGATATAAATTCAATACATAAAATAATGGAAGAAAAAAAGAAGGTTCTAAGAAGCCATAATTTAATAAAAAAGAAAGACATTAGTGAGTTTAACAATACTAACTATTGTGATTTAACAAATTCCAAACCAGAAGATTATAGTTCCGGATTATTTAGTAAATTCCAATATGAAGATTTAAAGAAGGCACACGAAGAAAGTATAATACCAGTAACAAACGAAGATAATATAAGCAATTACACTTCACTTGATGATATAAAACTCAAAAGAACACAACAATCTATTGTGCCGATGAAAACAGACGAGGCAAACAAGTATTTAAATAAATCGAAAGAACAGGATAATGATGTATCTTGTATGAGGGCATATAATTTATATAAACAAGATGAAATTAATAAGAAAAATAATGACAAATTTTGGAACAATTTAAAGCAATTGCTATAATAAAATTATTAAAATATTATTGAAATATTATTACATTAATAATAAAATTTTAATATATAAAAATATATATAATATGAATATTAAAAAAATAAATTTTTTCAACTTATTTATTAGTATATTATTTTTAATAGCTATAGGATACATATACAAAAAATTTAAATTAAATGTAGATTCTAATACACAACAAGAGGAATTAAATGTAATAAAGAAATATTTATTAAATGACGATATTGATAATACAATTGACAAATTAAGTGCAATCAAAAAACCTATAATATGGTTGCATATTGATTATGTTAAAAATAGCAGGCAATGGGAATCTTTTGGTTCTAGAAATAGCAATGAATTGAACCAAGATTATTTGTATTTAACAATAAAATCAATAATAAATAAATGTTCTAATTATTTCCACATAATAATTATAGATGATGATTCATTTCATAAATTATTAGAAAATAATAGTATGGATCTAAATAAAGTTTCTGAACCTATTAAATCAAATTTAAGAACATTAAATATTATGAAATTATTACATACATATGGAGGATTATATATAGAAAATTCATTTATATTATTCAAATCCTTAGATAAAATATATGAAAATGTGCTTGAAAATAATAAAATGGTAACTGCTGAATTCAAAAATACATCTTCAAATTCGCATATCATGCATTTTATGCCATCTACTAAATTTATTGGATGTGCAAAAGAGTGTAAAAAAATGAAAGAGTTTATTAATCATTTAGAAATTTTATATAGTAATAGTTATTCAAATGATATAAACATTCAAGATTTAGTAAATAAATGGTTATTAATGAAGAGTCAAAATAATGAAATAGATTTAATAGACGGTCAATATATAGGTACTAAGAATTTGAATAACAAATTAGTAAATTTAGAAGACATTATGAGTTCAACTTTCTTAGAACTAAATAACAAGTGTTATGGTTTATATGTTCCATCTGATGAATTATTAAAAAGGAATAATTTCAACTGGTATTGTAAGTTAAATTCTAAAGAAGTTTTAGAAGCGAACACAAACTTATCTAAATATTTACTATTAACAAATTGAAAACTCTAATTTACAATATTTTTTCCAGAAGTTTTTTTGATTCTGGAGAGATTATTAATGGGAATGTAATATTAAATTTTATAACAAGATTGCCAACAAACGTATCTCTAATAAACCCCATATTGGGTAATAATTTTTGATAATCAAAATTAATTATTTCATAACATGTAATTTTAAAATTTTTATTGTTAATATGATTTAAATTAAAAGTAAATCCTAATAACGCATCTTTAAGTGTAATAGTTTTAATAAATATAATATCTAGTCCATTTCTCTCAAACAGTTCGTGCTTTAGCAAACAAATTATTATTTTAATATTACTATAACTAATTACTCCATTACTTATATATACATTTCCTTTATTAGGTAATGCTATAATTTCATTATTATCAATACCTTTAGTTATTGGTATATATAGTGTTTCAGTTTCATTACTAATAACGTTATTAGCAATTATTTTTCTATTTACCACAATAGGTTTATTACATCCATTATATGCTTCATTGAAAGAGACATTTAAATTTATAATAATATCTTCAGAGTTATTAGAATTAAAATATGAATATTTTAATATATCATTATTAGTATTAGTATTAGTATTATTATAAGCATTTACTAATTCATTGCTATGATATTTTTTAACTTGATTAACTGTAGTATCGTTGTTATATATTTCACTAGTAGTATCATATTTATCAATTAACTTAGTATATGCTTCGCTAATTTTATTAAATTGTTCAGAATCACCATTAGGATTTTTATCTGGATGAAATTTTATAGACAGTTGCCTATATGCTTTTTTAATATCATTTATATTAGCATTTTTTGATAAATTTAGTATGTTATAATAGTTATCATAATTCATATTATAATAAATTATAATATGATATTACTTAAATTATTATAGAATAACTTATAATAACTTAATAGTAATAATAACTTAAATTATTATAATTATTATACTATAACAATTTAATAATATGAATAATATGAATAATATGAATAATATGAATAATATGAATAATATGAATAATATGAATAGTATGAATAATATGAATAATATGAATAGTATGAATAGTATGAATAATTTATTAATACATAAATACAAGCCAAAAATTATAGATGATTTATTATTAAGTAGCAATAATAAATTTTTATTGAGCAAGTATTTAGAAAACGGTTATTTTAATCTAATTTTAGAAGGCGAGTCTGGGTGCGGAAAATCAAGTTTTATTAATATAGTTATAAAACATTATTATAATAATAATAATAATCTAATAAACAGTCATGTATGTTATATTAGTTTATTAAAAGATCAAGGCATTAATTTTTATAAAAATGAAGTAAAAATATTTATAAACAATTGTATCAATAATAGTTATAAAAAAATAATAGTAATTGAAGACGTTGAAATGTTTTCTGATGTAATACAGTTATATTTTTATGAATTAATAAAAAATTATAAAAATACTATATATTTTATATTATCCACTTCAAATATATTAAAAATAAATAGCAATTTTTCTTACTTATTAGATACAATAACATTTGAACCAATAAATAATGACTACTTATTGAAGATACTAAATACTATAATTAGCAAAGAAAATATTAATATTGATATTAATATAAAAAATTATATTATTAATTTATCAAATAACTCAATAAATAATTTAATAAATAATATTGAAAAAATAAAATTATTATATAATAATTTTGAATCATTGAGAGACGTTAAAGAATTAGATATAGAATCAAATATAATTATAAATTATTATGATGAATTAATATGTCATTGCATAAATAAAAATAAAAAAGAGGCAGTCAGTTTTGTATTAAATTTAATTCATAAAGGACATTCAATTATTGATATTTTAGAAAATTTCTTATATTATATAAAAAACAACAATATAAATGTTGCAGAAGAAAAAAAATATTTAATTATTAAATATATAATAAAATATATCAATAATCATTTCACAGTAGAAGAAGATAATATTGAAATAATATTTTTTGTAAATCACTTATATAATATAATTAATAAAAATTTAGAGTGTTAATACTTATTCTTTAAATTAATATATTATATATATTATGAGTAATGCATTTATAAATGATATATGTTATAATTCTATAAAAGAGTATGTTTATAATTATTTAGGCATGTATTGCATAAAAGAAGGGGATTATTTATATATAAATAAAGAAATATATAAAAAATATGAAATAAATAATAAAATAGAAGAATTTATAAATTACATCAAGCAATTTTATAGAACTTCTAAGAAATATTTTACTGACCGCACAATAAATTACAATAATTTTATAAGTATTTTGCGACATATTTGTAAATTACTAAAAATATCTTATCATAAAAAAATTATTTACAATAATAATTCATACTTCATAGTATATTATATAGAAAATAATATAGAATAATAACTTAGGAACTAATTCTTCGTGTCTCAATTCGTGTAGAAGTTAAATAAATTGAGTTCTCAGTACATATTATATACACTTCATCCATTTTATATATTTTAACAATAGGACTTGTATATTCTTCTTCATTCTTTACTAATAGTTTTTCTTTATTTTCTTTAACACCTATTAAAACTTTTTTTTCAAGTGAATCAGTCCAATAATCTAACATAATAGGTTTATCTTCTGTGATAGATATTTTAGCTATTTGATTCCATATAGTAGAAGGAGGCAATACTAATTTATCATTATCACTACTCATTTTATATAAATGTATTTGTAAAAAACTTTAAATTGTTTTTTTGGTATTATATATTATTGAATAATATATATATTATTGAATAATATATATTATTGAATAATAATGGAATATATAGAGAATTGTGATGAATTTTTTACGTTATTAAAAAATTACACAAATGTTTTCTATAAAAATCTACTACAAGGACATATAAGTAATCCTAGTTATTTAGAGATGCTATATGTAAAAGGTTTGTTTTTACTAAAAAATATTTACAGCTTGTTATTTTTTTATTGTGACAATATTACTGAAATAACATTAATATCAGAAAAAGCGTACATATATTATATTGAATTTTTGATTCAGATAAATATTAATTCGATGAATTTAGAATTAACTTTTAGAGATGCTGTCCTTTTTACTTATAAGAGAACAGTATTATCATATAAGAAAGAAAATAGTAATAATGTAATAAAAGGAAAAATAAATAAAGAATTAGATACGTATTTGAATATTTTATGTAATATTTTTTATTTAATTGATAATAGGAATTTTATAGAATACAGTGAAGAAACAATTACCATTGACATTAATTACGTTAATTTATTTGTAATAAAAAAAATAAACAATATTAAAGAAGTAGAAAAAAAATTAAAAAAATATTTAATAAATAATTGCAATTTGTCAGAATTAAATAATATTATATTACAATTAAAAGATAATATAGAAAATAAACTTGACAATAAGACGAATAATACAGTGAACAATAATATAAATAATAAAATTAACATTAAAATACACTATTTGCTTGATAATTATAAAGTTGATACTTCATTAATTATAACTAATAATTTTGACGAATTATATTCAATTACTTAATACTAACTAGTCAATATATACAAATTTTTTCTTCATTTTTTTGCTATGTAGTTCTTTAACTTTGGATCCCTCGTTAAATATATTTTCATATTCACACGATAATATATTTTTTATATATTCATAAACAACATTTAATGTTTCTTCATTGCATTTTCCAACAATCAAAATACTTCCTGTTCTGAATATCATATATGAAATTTTTGTATTATTATTATCACAATAATAAATACATCTAATTCCAGGATAAGAACAGGGATCATATATGGCATTAATATTATACTTATTTCTTAATATAGAGTATAAAATCTCTCTGTTAATATAGAATCCACAATTAAAATTTGAGTTTATTAAAACATCTTCAGTATCTTTATAATTACATGTAATATTAGCGTCAACATATTTATTTAATATTAATAACAGATTATCAATAATAATATTTAATTGCTCATCATTTTGGATACCAGGAATTTCAATTTTGCCAGTGTTAAATATTTTAATATGCATTTCTTTAAATGAACCAGTAATATTTATTCTTAATGATAATACAAAACAATTATAAAATGCACTTTTTTCTTTATTACGCGCATATAATAAATCCTTTTTACATAATCCAATGCTGATTTTTCTTACATGTTTAAATCTAGCATTAGCATCAATATGATTAATAATTTTATTATGAACATTATTAATACCATCTAATTTTAGCAACATTTTATCATAATCTTCTTTAACATCAAAAGATAATTTTATTTGTTTCTTAACAATACCTATTTTTTGCTCATTATAATCTGTTATAGGTAAAATCCAAAAAGTTTCAAAAATATCAATGGTCGTATTTAGGAACAAAATTTTAGTTTTTGTTGAGATATATATCTCGGTGCAATTTTTTGTAAAATTTTTCTCCGGAATAACTTTTTGTAAATTACTATTGCTACTATTATTATGTAAATCACTATCAGAATCTATAGTATTTAAATCAATATTTAAATTATTAAAACTGGAATTTGCAAAGTTATGATTGTTATTGTTTTCTAGAAAAGAAAGCCATTCGTTTTCTGTAGCAGCGGTCATATTTATTGTAGTTTAAATTAATTAATAATAATTTCAATTATTATTTTAAATATTTTTCACATATTCATTTAAATATGATTTTTAAATATTTAATTATTGAGCTTAAATATTTAATTCTTGATTAAATTATATAAATTATATAATATAATGTTTTTATCATTTAATTTGTTATAATTGTAAACAAAAAATTCTAAGCAACCTATTTTATCATCCCCAATAATATGTATATTATTTTTCAAAATGTTATAAATATACATTTTTATAAATTCAATGTAATTAAATTTATATTTTTTCTCCATTGCTATAAAGTTTTTTTTAAAAATCTCATAATCTTCTGTTAAATTTATAGTATATAACTTTTCATATACAGTAGCATCTATGAAATATATAATATTATTGTTATTCAATTGTAAAAAATTTATCATTGCTCTTATATCGTTTTTAAATAAATATATAATATGATATAAATAATCTTTTGATACAGTCAATTTTTCATTGGCACAAATAGTAGATAAAAAAGTATGTATTTCATCAAAAGGTATATTATTAAATTTTAATTTACAAAAATAACTTTGAAGATTATTATCTATTTTTGTAATATAATTACATATTAAACAATATCTCACATTGTAATTACTATAATATTCTATTAAATATTTTAACGCTAATTGTGCCGATTTTGTCATATAATCAACTTCATCTAAAATAATGAATTTAGGACCTTCAAAAAAAAGATTATCACTTACAACAAAGGTGTATAAATTATTTCTAATTATTTCAATACCTCTTTCGTGTGAAGCGTTCAAATGGACTATTTGTTTTTTATTATCGCTATAATATTTAGATAAATAACTATTTATTAGATTTATAACAGTTGTAGTTTTACCAGTTCCAGGAGGACCATATAAAAGCAAATTAGGAAAGTAATTTTTTTCAATAATATTATTTATTAATAGTTTATTATAATTACTAAGTATAATTTTTTCTAAATTATTTGGACGATATTTTTCATTCCAATTAATACTGCTATTCATATTTAATTATTAAAATTCTAATATTAAGTATTAATAAGTTATATTGTTTAAATAATAAATTAAAACAATATAAATTATAAGTAATTTATTTAAAATATTATGGTTCCTAAAAAAAAAGGAAGAAAACCGAAGTCGTATTACGAAAACCTGAAGCTTTTAGAATTATCAAATAACTTATTAGACATTTCAAATACCAATGTAATATTGTTGTCTAGCAATATGGAGACCAATATAGTAAGTAATATTGAAATAAATACAGATATATGTAAAAATATTATTCATAAAAAAAGAGGTAGAAAGCCTAAAGGAGGGAAAATTATAGAACAAAAAAAAATAATAATTGAATTAAATCAAAAACCTAATATAATTTTACATTTAAATTGCAGATTACGAGATATAATTATTGGTGAACTAAATTATTCACCTGTAGTTTATAATATAAAAGACTTCGACAACGTAATACATAATTATGATTATATAGAAAAGAACGAGCAGAGTTTAAATAATGAAGACCATATAAACAATGAAGACATTTTGAACAACGATAACTGTTTGAATAGTCGAGATAATTTAAATAACGAAGGCAGTTTAACTAATGAAAATCTTTCAAATAATGAAGATAATAGTTTTGATAGGAAAATTAATACTAGTGAAAAACTTTTATATAATAAAATTATATCAAAAAAATTGGAAGATTTATCAAAACAATTGAAAACGAATAATGTTAATAAAAAAGGAGCATGTTTTTGGTGCACATATTGTTTTGATAATGATTCAATAATGATCCCTAAATATGAAATTAAAAATACATATTATTGTTATGGTAATTTTTGTAGTCCTGAGTGTGCATGTTCATATTTAATGAATGAAAATATAGAATCGTCACAAAAATTTGAGAGATATTACTTATTAAACAATATATATAGTAAAATTTATAATTATGAAAAAAATATTAAATTAGCACCATCACCATTTTATACATTAGATAAATTTTATGGTAATTTGAATATTCAAGAATACAGAAAACTATTAAAACATGAAAGACTATTATTGATAGTAGAAAAACCGTTGTCTAAATTATTGCCTGAATTATATGATGAAAACGAAGATTATATATTAAACAATAAGTCTGTAAATAATAAATCTGCTGTTACTAATAAATTATACAAAATAACCGTCAAATAATTATATTAACATAAAATATTTTAAAATAATTTATAAAATTGATTTAAAATATTTATTAAAGTTATTTAAAATATTAATCGTTTAAATTTATAATATGGATAGTGACTTAGTTCAATTGATTAATAAATTGTCTTCCGATCTTACAAATTCATTAAAAGTTAATTTGACTATTTTTGTAGAAAAAAATAAAACAAATAATGAATTGCTGCAAAACTTAAAATATTTGCTATTTAAATTACCGGAATATGTTGAATTAAACACAAAATATACTAAACTTGTAAGCGACTATGATGAATTAGTCCAAAAATATAATTTATTAAAAGAAAACAAAGATAATATTACTATTAGTGTGAACGAAGTCATATCTAGTAAAAATTCAGCACAAGAAGTAAAAATTGTAGAATTACATAATGTTTCAAATAATGTTATCAAGAAATTAACCGCGACTAATTTAATTAAAAAAGAAGAGGAAGAAGAAGAGGAAGAAGAAGAGGAAGAAGAAGAGGAAGAAGAAGAGGAAGAAGAGGAAGAAGAGGAAGAAGAAGAGGAAGAAGAGGTAAGCGAAGCAAAAGATGAAGAAGAAGAAGAGGTAAGCGAAGCAAAAGATGAAGAGGAAGAAGAGGAAGAAGAGGAAGAAGAGGAAGAAGAGGAAGAAGAGGAAGAAGAGGTAAGCGAAGCAAAAGATGAAGAGGTAAGCAAAGCAAAAGAAGAATTAAACGAAGCAAAAGAAGAATTAAGCAAAGCAAAAGAAGAAGAAAGTGATTACGAAGAGGAAGAGGAAGAGGAAGAGGAAGAGGAAGAAGAGTTAGTTTCAATTACTATTGAAGGTAAAAATTACTACATATACGAATTAAACAATTCTATTTATGAATGCTTACCAAATGAAGATATTGGAAAATGTCTTGGAAAATTAGTTAATGGAAAACTTCGTCTAGAAAATTAGTTAATTAAAAGATTCATCAAAAATAACTTCATCAGTATCTTCAATAATTTTGCATGAATTATTTATTTTATAATTATTATATTGTTCAATTAATTTCATAAATCTACTATAAACCAATTTGGCATAAAATTCGTTGCTATTATTAACTGTAAAAATATGTAGCAATAATATTTTTTTATTAGTGCTATATAATTGAGTATTATTAAATATAAAATTAAAATTATTATATTCACTGCTATATTTTGTTAAAATCTTGGTAAAAATTATATTTTCTAGACCTATATTTTTCAATAAGTCATTTTGCCATAAAATAAAATTATTATAAAATATTTTAATAATATAAGTAATATCATTCAATTGCCATATTTGATACAAAAATATATTTTTGTCTATACAATCACAGAAAATAAAATTATCTAAAATTTTTTTATATATTTTTAATTCATTTTGAGTCAAATTATTATCGAATAATTTTATAATATTTTCATGTAGCAATAAACTTAAACTAGTTCTATCAGAATAATTAATAATATCTAAATTTTGCAAATTATACTTGTAATGCAATAAATTTTTGGTCAATATTTTAATATTGCTATTATTGATATTATTATTATTATTACTATTAGTAATAAATTTTAATTCTATTAGATTATTCTTGTAAAAATAATCTATATTTATAATCTTATAAAATTTATAATCTAAATAATTTATTATATTGTTAATTATTAATATATTATTTTCTAAATCTAATATCTTAGGATACAATTTATATATAATATTTTTCAATTGTATATTAGAAGGAGGATTTATTTTTAAACAGGATGATAATTTAGATAACTCAGTAAACTTTTTCTCTTCTTGTAAAGTATTTATAAAAATAAACGGTATAAATTTATGAATTTTATTCTTTTTTAATAATTTTACTAAATTATTAAAATAACTCTTATCGTTATACAAATAATAATTTATATTATCTATTATTAATGCGTTTTTTTGAATATTATTGAAAAACATTGAATATACATCTTTATTATCAGTTATATTTATTAATTCTTCCAAAGTTAATTGATTATTATTACAGTCAATATAATTAACATTATATTTCAATGAATTTAAAATGTTTTTAATAATAGTTGTTTTTCCTATTCCGGTTTCACCATAAACATATAAATATTTTGATGAATTATTTTTTTCTAAATTATTAATATATTTTACAACATTACTGCTGATATATTGTATATCATCCGAATTATAATAATTTATACTGTCCATCTAATATTTTTATTAGCATTATTTTTATGTAATTTTTTTATTAAATGACTTAAATTATATTTATTTATTATATTAATAATTTCATTTTTATTGTTACAATAATAATAAAAAAAATCTACTAGATTAAAAAATGTAATATTTTTATATATAAATTTTTTATAATAATTACTTTTGTTAGTATTTGTTATGTAAAGAATTAGAATATTATTGCTAAAATAAATTAAATCGTTATGTAATATATAGTAATAATAACTATAATTATTAAAATTATAATTACTCAAAGTATTAGCGCCAGATAATTTATAATTATGACTGTTAATAGTATATAAACGATGTTTATAATATTTATTAAAATAATATTTATTCAATAAATACTTGTAATTAGGCGTAATATGGTTCCATATTAAATTTAATATGTCATTCGGTATTAAATTTAATAATTTAGTAATCATTTTATATATATATATAAAATAATTAATAAAATAATTAATAAAATAATTAATAAAATAATTAATAAAATAATTAATAAAATAATTAATAAAATAATTAATAAAATAATAAGTTGTTTAATATATTTAAGTTAAAGACGCAATCTTAAATAACCACTTGAATCGCAATAAACTTCCGATTTAGTGTAAATAGTTTGACCTGACATTGTTTGACCAACTATATTTATATTTGATATTTCTGTAATATAAAGTTTTGGTGTAGAAATAGCACTAGTAATATTTGTTCTGCTATTCGTAGTATTCATAATATGAATACTACATATGGGATTTATTGTATTAATACCTATTCTATTATTTGATGTATCTATACATATTAAATTACTGCTATCAATAATAGTATTACTATTAACATCAAGTGAAGAGAATGTCCCTATTAACGTATTAATAGAACTTGTCATAATTTAAATATATAATCATATTATTTTTTATATTATAAAAAAGTTATAATTATAAAATAAAAAGTTATAATTATAAAATAAAAAAGTTATAATTATAAAATAAAAAAGTTATTGTTTATAGAACTAATCAATTATATGATAATAAAAAGGAAAGCTTACCGCCATTTTGGACCCTCAAACCAACATGCTAAACTATGTCTTACTCCAGAAGTAACTGGATTTGCTTGATGATACGTAAATGAAGGAAAAAATATAACTGTTCCTTGTTCTTTAATATGTTCTGGATTTGGATATTCATTACAATCAAAAAGACTAAATTCACCTCCTGTGTATGTATCAGGATTTGAAAGTTGTATAATTGCGGTGAGTTTTCTATGTCTTGTGTTCTTATTAATCCAGAAGACATCTTGATGCTTTTTATATTCGGCACTTATTTCACAATTATACCTGGCTAATTGAATATACTCAAGATTATCTACATGAAATCCAAACCATTCTTTATTTGCTTCTCTTTCAAGTTTCCATACCTCTTCATATAGTTGTGGAAAATCTTGAGGATATATCCACGCTACATCACTTTTTCTGAGATTATTATCTAAAGTATCTCCATCTACACCTATAGTTGCTGATTGAAAAGTTAAATCCTTTGATTTTTCTAAAATTGAATTGCAATAATCTGAAGAAAAATGAGACTTATAATAACACCATTCACCTTTCATCTATAATATATACATATTGTTATGTATTTTTAAGATATTTTTTATAAATATAATATTTTTATTTTTAACTATTTATAAAATAATACTTTCCTCTTCTTCAAGACTTTACTTAAATACTAGATTCTAATGCTTGTATTCTAGTTATTAAACTATTTATGGTTGTTTGCTGCTCTAACATTGCTGTTTGAAGACTTAATATACTTGTTTCTTGTGTTTTAACCTTTGTATGTAATTCTTTTATAGCAGCAAGTCCGTATATAAAAACCGAGTTATAATTTACACTATATCGTTGTTGTATTAACAAATTATTTGTATCATAATAATCACCCCCACTAACAGCAAAACTTAAATCATTTATTTGTAATAATTCTTGGGCGATTAAACCTGATTCATAGGTCCTTTATTATTATAATTTCAATTATATATATGTATTATAAATATTACTAATATTTACACGTGTGAATGTACTATTATAAAATCCACTGCCATATGGAGAAAAATATGCATATTTACCATCAGTGAACCCCTCAGCTAATCCTGTTGATGTTGAATTCATTAGGGCAAGATTCAAATAACTAACACCACTTGTTGAAAATGTTTGCAAATTAACTCGTGTTAATATACCATGTCCTGCGCCACCATTATTATAAGGAACCAAATAACCATATTGACCATCCGTGAATGCCCCCCAAAATCCTTTTGCTGATGAATTATTAACCGCAACATTTAAATAGCTTACTCCACTATTTGTAAAGTCCTGTAAATTAACACGCGTAAATATACCATGTGGTCCAGTGCCATATGGTCCATATGGAGCTAAGTAACCATAAGTACCATCAGTGAATCCCCCCCTAAATCCGTTTGCTAATACATTTCCAACAGAAACATTTAAAGAACTAACGCTACCGATGGTCCAGTCTACTAAATTAACACGTACAAATATACCACTTGATGAAGGTACCAAATAACCAAAATTACCATAAACGAAACCACCCCAATATGCTGAATTTATGGTAGTAAGATTCAAATAGCTAACACCACCAGCTGTAAAGTTTTGCAAATTAATCCGTGTAAATATACCATTTGCCATAGGAATCAAATAGGCATATGTACCATCTGTAAATCCAGAAGCAAACTGCTTCGCATTTGCATTTCCAACCGCAACATCTAAATAACTAACACCGCCAGATGTAAAATTTTGTAAATCAATACGTGTACATATGCCGTGTGTGCTTGTATTATTAGTATATGGAACTAAATAACCATACCTACCATCTGTAAAACCTCCACTAAATCCACAAGCAAGTGCATTACCAGATGCAACATTCAAATAACTAACTCCACTATCTGTCCAGTTATTTAAATCAACACGTGTTAATACCCCACTCTGTCCAACTGTGGGATTTTGATATGGAACCAAATAAGCATACCTACCATCAGTGAATAACCCATGAAACCCGCGCCCTGCAGCATTACCAACGGCAACATTCAAAGTAGCTTCGGCAGAGGTTGGTGGAGAAACAAACATCTTTAAATTTCTAACAACACTACCACTTGAGCCAGTATAAGCCACTCCATTGATTTTATTAACGCTTAAGTCATCTACAAAAACATTGCGCCACCTCTTTAATGAAGAACCTAAATTAGAGCTAAGATCACGTAAAGGTACTATGTTTCCACTAACCTCAATATTGGTTGCGCTTACATCACGAATATAAGCGTTTCTCCAATATTTACCACTTTCACCCAAACTTCCAACATTATTAGTTCCTGGAACTACATTTCCCGAAATAGTAAGTCCTATAGATGATCTAAATGTATTGCTTGAATTATTATATAGCAAATTTACTTTTGCTCCGGATATTTCAAAGCCAGCGCCATCTGCTTGAAGCGAATTTGATGCATTAGAAGCGAACACTATCATTTTATCACTAATATCTAGAATGCTTGAATTAATAGTTGTTGTTACTCCTTGGACTACTAAATTACCATTAATTTGTACTGTTCCTGTATTATCTCCGTGTCCTATAGGGTCAATTGTAAATAAAGAAGGAACATATAATGTAGAACCACCAAATGTTACAGTTTCCGTTACATTCAAATCATTAATATAAGCATTATTCCATCGGTTAGTTTCAAGGCCTAAATTTGAATGATTATCATTTACAGGAACAATATTATCTACTATACTAATTGAATTAGCAATTAAATTATTAATATATAAAGTGGCCCATCGAATACCGTCAACACCTAAACTTGAATAATTATCAGCCACAGGAACAAGATTATCTGCTACATTAATTGAAGTAGCATTCAAAGCATTAATATATGAAGTGGCCCATCGATTAGTGTCGAGACCTAAATTTGAATGATTATCAGTCACAGGAACAAGATTATCTGCTACATTAATTGAATTAGCATTCAAAGAATCAATATATGCGCTGCTCCACGTATTAGTGTCAATACCTAAATTTGAATAATTATCATTTACAGGAAGAAGATTATCTACTATAATATAATTAGCATTCAAAGAATTAATATATGCATTGCTCCACGTATTAGTAGCACTTCCTAAACTTCTATTCTCGTTATAGCGATAAACACTAACTTTTCCACTAGTAGTACCTGTCCAGTTATCTTGATTACTGGCGCCAATAACAACAACGGTTCCATCAGCGTTTAACGATATAGAATAACCACTTCCATCGTTTGGTATAATGCCATGAATAATAGGTTCGCCCATAGGGATCCAACTAGTATCGTTATATCTATAAATTCTAATATTTCCACCAAAAATACCAGTTTGAAAATCCATATAACTACCACCAATAGCAAGTATGGTTCCATCAGCATTTAATGAAATAGAATAATCACTTCCATCGTTTGGTATAGTATTATTATCCTGAATAATAGGTTCACCCATAGGCACCCAAGAACCATAAGTATATTTATAAATTCTAATATTTCCAGTAATAGTTTCAAAAATCTGATTAATAGCACCAATAGCAATTATAGTTCCTGTTGCATTTAATGAAACAGAATAACCAGCGGTAATGCCAGCACTCTCCGCATATGGTATCAGGTCACCAACAATAGGATCACCTATAGGCTCCCATAGTATGCCACCATAGCGATAAACCCTAACACTACCAGCATTACTATTATTAGAATAGTCAAAATTATTAGCACCAATAGCAACGATAGTTCCTGCAGCATTTAACGATACGGAATAACCAATACTATAGTCAGGTATGATGCCATGAATAATAGGTTCACCTATAAGCCCCCAACCAGTTTGTGTATATTTATAAATTCTAATATTTTCATTAATAGAACCAATAGCAAGTACGGTTCCATCAGCATTTAGCGACATAGAAAACTCACTTCTATCGGATGGTATAGAGCCAGGAGAAATAGGGTCACCCATAGGCACCCAACCCCACTGACCATAGCGATAAACCCCAATACTTCCACTAAAATAACCAGTATTATCTTGATTAATAGAACCAATAGCAAGAATGGTACCAGTTGCATTTAACGATATTGAATAACCAGTTTGACTTGGCATTGGGACAATAACAATAGGTTCACCCATAGGCACCCAATCAGTATCATTATAGCGATAAACCCTAACATCTCCTGTAATAATATAATTATTAGACTCTAGATTAGTAGCGCCAACAGCAAATATGGTTCCATCAGCATTTAATGAAACAGAATAACCAGTTTGATTATTTGGTATCACAAGACCAGCAATAGGAGTACCCATAGAAAACCAATCGTTTGTTTGAGTTGGTACAATATTTCCACTTATACTTATATTAGTCGCACTTATATCTCGTATATATGCGTTGTTCCATGTATTAGTAGCAGTTCCTAAACTTGTTATATTACTATAATTATAACCTTGATTAACTTCATAAATCCGAACATGTCCTGAATCGGTACCATTTCCATCATTACCAAAAGCACCAATAGCAACTCTAGTTCCATCAGCATTTAATGATATGGAAAAACCAGAGTAATTATGTGAAGATTCACCATCAATGTCTGTACCTATTTGTATCCAACTAGGATCACTAGCACTTTCATTGTATTGATAAACCCTAACATGTCCTGAATTAGAACCATTTATATCACTATATGGAGCACCAATAGCAACTATTGTTCCAGTAGCATTTAATGAAACACTAAAACCACTTCGATCAAATGTTGATTCACCATCAATGTCTGTACCTAATTGTATCCAACTAATATCAGGACTAGTCCTATATTCATAAACCCTAACATGCCCTCTATAACTATCAGCAACAGTTCCTGCATTATTTTTAGCACCAATAGCAAGTCTGGTTCCTGAATCATTTAATGATACGGAAAAACCACTTTGATCACCTGGTATTTCATCATCAATGTCTGTACCTAATTGTATCCAACCAATATCAGGACTAGTCCTATATTCATAAACCTTAACACGGCCTGATAATGAATCTTCAGTACCATTATTATCCCAATAATGAGCACCAATAGCAAGTATGGTTCCAGTAGCATTTAATGATACAGATCTACCGCGGTCTGATAATGCTGCATCAATGTTTGTACCTAATTGTATCCAACTAGTATCCGTAGTATTATATTCATAAACCCTAACAAGTCCCATAATACTAGTAGTAATAGTTCCATCACCAATAAGATCACAAATAGCAACTATGGTTCCTGCAGCATTTAATGATACGGAATAACCACTTTGATCATTTTCTAATTCACCATCAATGTCTGTACCTAATTGTATCCAACTAGGATCACTAGCACTATTATTGTATTGATAAACCTTGACATGTCCTATATTACTATCAGCAACAATTCCATCATTCCATATAGCACCAATAGCAACAATGGTTCCATCAGCATTTAATGATACGGAATAACCACTTTTATCAGGAGATAAATCACCATCAATGTCTGAACCTAATTGTATCCAACTAGGATCACTAGCACTAGCATTATTATTATATTGATAAACCCTAACATGTCCTGAGTCACTACCATTTATTCCGTCATTTAAATAAGCACCAATAGCAACAATGGTTCCATCAGCATTTAATGAAACAGAAAAACCACTTTGATCAAAATCTAATTCTCCATCAATGTCTGTACCTAGTTGTATCCAACTAGGATCAGTAAGAGTAAGAGTAATAATAGGTTCAATATTTCTACTTATACTAATATTAGTCGTACTAATATTGGTCGTACTAATATTGGTCGCACTTATATTAGTCGTACTAATATTAGTCGTACTAATATTACTCGCACTTATATCACGTATATGTGCATTGCTCCATCTCTTTAATGAAGAACCTAAACTAGAACTAAGGTCAAGTAAAGGTACAATATTTCCACTAACTGATGTAAGTACTATATTAGAAGATCCGCCACTTCCACCATAAGGAAGTCCATTTATTTTATTAACGCTTAAGTCATCTACATAAACATTATTCCATCTCTTTAATGAAGAACCTAAATTAGAAGTAAGGTCAAATAAAGGTACAATATTTCCACTTATGCTAATATTAGTCGCACTTATATCTCGTATATATGCGTTGTTCCATGTATTAGTAGCAGTTCCTAAACTTGTTATATTACTATAATTATAACCTTGATTAACTTCATAAATCCGAACATGTCCTGAATCGGTACCATTTCCATCATTACCAAAAGCACCAATAGCAACTCTAGTTCCATCAGCATTTAATGATATGGAAAAACCAGAGTAATTATGTGAAGATTCACCATCAATGTCTGTACCTATTTGTATCCAACTAGGATCACTAGCACTTTCATTGTATTGATAAACCCTAACATGTCCTGAATTAGAACCATTTATATCACTATATGGAGCACCAATAGCAACTATTGTTCCAGTAGCATTTAATGAAACACTAAAACCACTTCGATCAAATGTTGATTCACCATCAATGTCTGTACCTAATTGTATCCAACTAATATCAGGACTAGTCCTATATTCATAAACCCTAACATGCCCTCTATAACTATCAGCAACAGTTCCTGCATTATTTTTAGCACCAATAGCAAGTCTGGTTCCTGAATCATTTAATGATACGGAAAAACCACTTTGATCACCTGGTATTTCATCATCAATGTCTGTACCTAATTGTATCCAACCAATATCAGGACTAGTCCTATATTCATAAACCTTAACACGGCCTGATAATGAATCTTCAGTACCATTATTATCCCAATAATGAGCACCAATAGCAAGTATGGTTCCAGTAGCATTTAATGATACAGATCTACCGCGGTCTGATAATGCTGCATCAATGTTTGTACCTAATTGTATCCAACTAGTATCCGTAGTATTATATTCATAAACCCTAACAAGTCCCATAATACTAGTAGTAATAGTTCCATCACCAATAAGATCACAAATAGCAACTATGGTTCCTGCAGCATTTAATGATACGGAATAACCACTTTGATCATTTTCTAATTCACCATCAATGTCTGTACCTAATTGTATCCAACTAGGATCACTAGCACTATTATTGTATTGATAAACCTTGACATGTCCTATATTACTATCAGCAACAATTCCATCATTCCATATAGCACCAATAGCAACAATGGTTCCATCAGCATTTAATGATACGGAATAACCACTTTTATCAGGAGATAAATCACCATCAATGTCTGAACCTAATTGTATCCAACTAGGATCACTAGCACTAGCATTATTATTATATTGATAAACCCTAACATGTCCTGAGTCACTACCATTTATTCCGTCATTTAAATAAGCACCAATAGCAACAATGGTTCCATCAGCATTTAATGAAACAGAAAAACCACTTTGATCAAAATCTAATTCTCCATCAATGTCTGTACCTAGTTGTATCCAACTAGGATCAGTAAGAGTAAGAGTAATAATAGGTTCAATATTTCTACTTATACTAATATTAGTCGTACTAATATTGGTCGTACTAATATTGGTCGCACTTATATTAGTCGTACTAATATTAGTCGTACTAATATTACTCGCACTTATATCACGTATATGTGCATTGCTCCATCTCTTTAATGAAGAACCTAAACTAGAACTAAGGTCAAGTAAAGGTACAATATTTCCACTAACTGATGTAAGTACTATATTAGAAGATCCGCCACTTCCACCATAAGGAAGTCCATTTATTTTATTAACGCTTAAGTCATCTACATAAACATTATTCCATCTCTTTAATGAAGAACCTAAATTAGAAGTAAGGTCAAATAAAGGTACAATATTTCCACTTATGCTAATATTAGTCGCACTTATATCTCGTATATATGCATTGCTCCAATTTCTAGAAACATCTCCTAATTTATAACTATAATTAGTATAAGGGATTATATCACCACTAACTGATGTAAGTACAATATTAGAACTTATAATAGAAAAGGAAGTATCTAGCATAGTAACTCTAGTATTTACATCATTATATGAAGTATCTAGCATAGTAACTCTAGTATTTACATCATTATATGAAGTATCTAGCATAGAAACTCTAGTATTTACATCATTATATGAAGTATCTAGTATAGAAACTCTAGTATTTACATCATTATATGAAGTATCTAGAATAGAAACTCTAGTATTTACATCATTATATGAAGTATCTAGCATAGTAACTCTAGTATTTACATCATTATATGAAGTATCTAGCATAGTAACTCTAGTATTTACATCATTATATGAAGTATCTAGCATAGAAACTCTAGTATTTACATCATTATATGAAGTATCTAGTATAGAAACTCTAGTATTTACATCATTATATGAAGTATCTAGAATAGAAACTCTAGTATTTACATCATTATATGAAGTATCTAGCATAGTAACTCTAGTATTTACATCATTATATGAAGTATCTAGCATAGTAACTCTAGTATTTACATCATTATATGAAGTATCTAGCATAGAAACTCTAGTATTTACATCATTATATGAAGTATCTAGTATAGAAACTCTAGTATTTACATCATTATATGAAGTATCTAGAATAGAAACTCTAGTATTTACATCATTATATGAAGTGTCTAGTATAGAAACTCTAGTATTTACATCATTATATGAAGTGTCTAGTATAGAAACTCTAGTATTTACATCATTATATGAAGTGTCTAGTATAGAAACTCTAGTATTTACATCATTATATGAAGTGTCTAGCATAGTAACTCTAGTATTTACATCATTATATGAAGTATCTAGCACAGTAACTCTAGTATTTACATCATTATATGAAGTGTCTAGTATAGAAACTCTAGTATTTACATCATTATATGAAGTATCTAGTATAGAAACTCTAGTATTTACATCATTATATGAAGTGTCTAGCATAGTAACTCTAGTATTTACATCATTATATGAAGTGTCTAGTATAGAAACTCTAGTATTTACATCATTATATGAAGTGTCTAGTATAGAAACTCTAGTATTTACATCATTATATGAAGTGTCTAGTATAGTAACTCTAGTATTTACATCATTATATGAAGTATCTAGCACAGAAACTCTAGTATTTACATCATTATATGAAGTGTCTAGTATAGTAACTCTAGTATTTACATCATTATATGAAGTGTCTAGTATAGAAACTCTAGTATTTACATCATTATATGAAGTGTCTAGTATAGTAACTCTAGTATTTACATCATTATATGAAGTATCTAGCACAGAAACTCTAGTATTTACATCATTATATGAAGTGTCTAGTATAGTAACTCTAGTATTTACATCATTATATGAAGTATCTAGTATAGAAACTCTAGTATTTACATCATTATATGAAGTATCTAGCACAGAAACTCTAGTATTTACATCATTATATGAAGTATCTAGTATAGAAACTCTAGTATTTACATCATTATATGAAGTATCTAGCACAGAAACTCTAGTATTTACATCATTATATGAAGTATCTAGCACAGAAACTCTAGTATTTACATCATTATATGAAGTGTCTAGTATAGTAACTCTAGTATTTACATCATTGTATGAAGTATCTAGTATAGAAACTCTAGTATTTACATCATTATATGAAGTGTCTAGGATAGAAACTCTAGTATTTACATCATTATATGAAGTATCTAGTATAGAAACTCTAGTATTTACATCATTATATGAAGTATCTAGCACAGAAACTCTAGTATTTACATCATTATATGAAGTATATAGCACAGAAACTCTAGTATTTACATCATTATATGAAGTGTCTAGTATAGTAACTCTAGTATTTACATCATTGTATGAAGTATCTAGTATAGAAACTCTAGTATTTACATCATTGTATGAAGTATCTAGTATAGAAACTCTAGTATTTACATCATTATATGAAGTGTCTAGGATAGAAACTCTAGTATTTACATCATTATATGAAGTGTCTAGGATAGAAACTCTAGTATTTACATCATTAAGTGAAGTATCTAGTATAGAAACTCTAGTATTTACATCATTATATGAAGTGTCTAGGATAGAAACTCTAGTATTTACATCATTGTATGAAGTATCTAGTATAGAAACTCTAGTATTTACATCATTATATGAAGTGTCTAGGATAGAAACTCTAGTATTTACATCATTATATGAAGTGTCTAGGATAGAAACTCTAGTATTTACATCATTAAGTGAAGTATCTAGTATAGAAACTCTAGTATTTACATCATTATATGAAGTGTCTAGGATAGAAACTCTAGTATTTACATCATTGTATGAAGTATCTAGTATAGAAACTCTAGTATTTATATCATTGTATGAAGTATCTAGTATAGAAACTCTAGTATTTACATCATTAAGTGAAGTATCTAGCATAGAAACTCTAGTATTTACATCATTGTATGAAGTATCTAGTATAGAAACTCTAGTATTTACATCATTGTATGAAGTATCTAGTATAGTAACTCTAATATTTACATCATTAAGTGAAGTATCTAGTATAGTAACTCTAGTATTTACATGATTGTATGAAGTGTCTATATATGATTTCGTATATACATTGTTAAATGATGCATCTATTTTTATTATATTAAATGAACTATCTGTTTCTAATTTACTATACAAATTATCAAATGAAGTATCAAGATATGATTTCGTATATACATCATTGAATGAAGTGTCAATTGTATTTTTAAAATTAATAAAAGCAGCACCACCTATATTTACACTAATATCAATATTATTAATACTTATATCACGTATATAAGCATTTGCCCATTCTTTAGTAATACTTCCTAAATCGCGAATATTATTAGAATCTGGAATAATATTACTAGCAATCTTCGTAAAATCAAAAAATTCTGCTAATATATTAGTGTTTGTGCCACTAACTACTTGAACTGTTTCTATACTACTTATAATTTCAATACTAATATTATTATTTGTATCAGTAATACCATTTATTTCTGCACTCATAATATTATTAATAATATTATAATTTTTTATAATTATTTTAATTATAAAAAATTTTTATTAAAACCACGCTTTTTGTTCTAGTGTTTTATTTGTTTTATTTGAATATATAGGATGCTGCATTGGTTTATGCATTGTGCTTGCGTCTTCTTTATATTTTAAATAGGCAACTGCTTCATTGAATACACTAATTATGCAAAAATTTAGAACAAAGTTATTTAATTCCTGGATTTGTTGTGGAATATTTATTTCTAAATTTTTAGAATATTGTAAATACATTGCTCTCATTATAGTTACTATTTGATCTTCTGGTTGATTATCTACTAATATTCGTGTTTGTGATTTATCATAAACTCCTTTACGAATACCATTTTGTATTATTTGAATATTTTGTTTTGAAAAATATGTGTCGGATAATTTAGAGCGCTCAAAATTTCCAGTTAATACATTTTGATAATTTGTATTAGTATTTATAGGTATTCTATCCATCATTGAAAATTTAGTAGAAATATTAGGACCCATAATATTAATTTTTCCATTTGACATTTATAATTAAAATATATTTTAATTAAAATATATTTTAATTAAAATATATTTTAATAGATTATTTTATTAATATATTTATAATATAATCTAATGTTAAATACTTTTAATAAAACTGTTTTACTGGTCGCTAGTGTTTTATTGATAATAGGATTAATAATAATAGGATTTTTAATAAACAAAAGTGTAGAAACTTCTGCTTATCCACCTGTTATTAGTGATTGTCCTGATTATTGGAATGTGGCATATGATAGTAATCAAAAAAAAATATGCCAACATAATTCTATAAATCCAGGACAAAATATACCTACTTGTCGTTCTTATCCAGTTAGTTTATTTACTGTTACTGGTAGTACCGATGCTGATAAAATTTGCGCAAAAAATACATGGGCAAAAAGTTGCAATATTCATTGGGATGGTATAACAAATAATTCGCGAGCATGTTTACAAACTACAATTTAAAATTAAAATAAATTAAAATAAATTTAGTAAATTTAGTAAATTTAGTAAATTTAGTAAATTATAAAAATATATATAATAACTATTTTTTATATATTAAATATTTATTATATATATTTTATAAAGTATTATGTCAAATAAAATAATTACTAGTGTATCTGCTTTAACAGATGATAATATTGACAATATTACCGAAAATAATATTGTATGTATTGATCTGGAACAAGGATTTATTGGTGTTCATACATCTAACCCAGTTTATGAAATAGATGTTAGCGGAACAATTAAATGTTCATCTTTAAAAATTGGTGATGTAGATATCTTGACTATTACTTCTTTTATTAATATTGAATCTCTACCATTAGATGTAATTCCTAATGCTAATAATTTTTATAATATAGGTAACACTAGTCGTATTTGGAGGAAAGCACATATTGGTATAGTAGATGCTAATACTATAAATTGTAGTACTGTAAATACCACTACTGTAAATGCAAGTAATATTATAAGCGAAACCATATTACCTTTACTCAATACTAATAATATTGGAGCAGGTGGAAATATATTACCTTCATCTAATATTATATATGATTTAGGTTCTATAGAAAATAAGTGGAAACATATATATACAAACAATATAAATACTCTTACAATAAACGGACTACCTTATAGTGGAATTGGTGGAAGTGGTGGAACTTCTCTAGATCTTCGAAATATTACTGGCGATATAATTCCTTTTTTAAACAATGATATTAAATTAGGAGATGTTAGTAAATATTGGAATAATGCGTATATTAATCACGTAATTGCAAATACAATGACTAGTAAAAACATAGCAGCTCTACCTATTAGTGTAAACTATTGGGAGCTTATGGGTAGTAGTATTGTTGGTAGTGCTTCAAATAACCGAAGTGGTTATTCTATATCGTTAAATGCTACTGGAGACATAGTTGCTATTAGTGATTCTTCATATAATAATAATGGGCGTGTTATAGTTTATAGATATACTCCTCAAAGTAGTGATGTTTATATGTGGGAACCTATGGGTCAAGTTATTACTAGTGATTTAGAAGTAAATATTGAGATTATTGGTCAGTCTGTTTCATTGAATGCTACTGGAACTATACTTGCTATTGGTGCTACTTATAAAAGTAACTCAATTTTCAATGGAACTATTCCTGATAATTATAAAGGATATGTTAGAGTTTATGAGTTTAGTGGTAATTATTGGCAAAAAATTGGAGATGCAATTGAAGGGACGTACGTCGGTGATGAGGCTGGTTGGTCTGTATCGTTGAGCGCTGACGGAACAAGAGTCGCTTTTTCTTCTATAAATTCTAACAATTACGCCGGATATGTTAGTGTTTATCAATATTATACTAGTGCTAGTGATCCTAGTTGGGTACAATTGGGAATAAATATTAATGGCGAAGCACAAGATGACCGGTTTGGTTATTCTATTTCATTAAATGCTCAGGGAAATAGAGTCGCTATTGGTGCTCCATTTAATGATGGAAGCGATTCTTTTACTTCTATTAATAAAGGACATGTTAGGATTTATGAATTTAGGACTAGTGATACTAGTTGGATACCTATGGGAGCATTTATTTACGGCGATGTATCAGATGATAAAAGTGGTTGGTCTGTTTCATTAAATACTACTGGAACAATAGTTGCTATTGGTACACCATATAATGATGGAAATGGTACTAATTCAGGACATGTTAGGGTTTTTGAATATAATAATAGTGCTAGTGATCCTAGTTGGATACAAATGGGAACACCTATTGCCGGAGAGGCAGCTAATGATTTATTTGGTTATTCTGTTTCATTAAATGCTACAGGAACTATAGTTGCTATTGGCGCTCCATCTAATGATGGACGTGGTAGTAACTCAGGACATGTTCGAGTTTATCAATATAGGACTAGTCCTGATATTAGTTGGATACCTGTAAGTGTAGATATTGACGGCGAGGCAATAGGAGATGAAAGTGGCTATTGTGTATCATTAAATGCTGCTGGAACCAGACTTGCTATTGGTGCTATATATAATGACGGACGTGGTAGTAACTCAGGTCATGTCAGGGTTTATCAACATGATAATACTAGAAGTTTAGGCACTGCCGGTGATAGGTGGAAAAATGTTTATGTAGATGACTTAAGCGTGAATACAATAAATGGACTTCCTTATGGTGGAAGTGGCGGATCTTCTAATATTAATCTAACATCAGTTAATGGTGATATAATCCCTTCTATTAATAATAGTTATAAATTAGGAGATGTTACTAGAAATTGGAGCAATGCATATATACGAGATATAAGTGCGACCAATATTAGTATAAGTGGAAGCATAGTACCTTTACTTGACCTTAGTTCTAATTTAGGTTCTTCATTAAAGAGATGGAAAAGTGTTTATGTAGATGACTTAAGTGTTAATACAATAAATGGACTTCCTTATGGTGGAAGTGGTGGATCTTCTAATATACTACTTACATCAGTTATAAGTGATATAATCCCTTATACTAATAACACCTATAAATTAGGAGATTTTACTAGAAATTGGAGCAATGCATATATACGAGATATAAGTGCGACTAATATTAGCATAAGTGGAAATATTGTACCTGTTTCTCTTACTCTTACTGATCCTAGTTGGATACAACTAGGCACAAACATTGATGGAGAATTAGGAAATGATCAAAGTGGTTTTTCTGTTTCATTAAATGCTGATGGAACCATTGTTGCTATTGGTGCTGTAAATAATAATGGAATTAATGGTAGTGGTAGTAACTCAGGACATGTTCGAGTTTATCAATATAATAATGATGCTAGCGATCCTAGTTGGATACAATTAGGCACAGACATTGATGGTGAATTTCCTGGTGATAGAAGTGGTGGTTCCATATCATTAAATGCTTTAGGAACTATAGTTGCTATTGGTGCTGTTTCAAATGACGGAATCTCTCTTGGAGGTGATAGCGGACATGTTCGGATTTATGAACTTAATCGAAATAATAATGCTAGTGCTAGTGATCCTAGTTGGATACAATTAGGCACAGACATTGATGGATATTCATCAGGTGATAGAAGTGGTTATTGTGTATCATTAAATGCTGCTGGAACTATAGTTGCTATTGGTGCTCCATTTAATGATGGAACTGATATTCTTAATAGTAATAGAGGACATGTTCGAGTTTATCAATATTATAATAATACTAGTGCTAGTGCTAGTGATCCTAGTTGGATACAATTAGGCACAGACATTGATGGTCAATATGAAGGTGATAGAAATGGTTTTTCCGTATCATTAAATGCTGCTGGAACCATAGTTGCTATTGGTGCTGTTTTAAATAATGGAATAAATGGTAGTGATTCAGGACATGTTAGGGTTTATGAATATAGAACTAATCCTGATCCTAGTTGGATACAATTAGGCACAGACATTGATGGTGAATTACGAGAGGATCAAAGTGGTTTTTCCGTATCATTAAATGCTGCTGGAACCATAGTTGCTATTGGTGCCGTTTTAAATAATGGAATAAATGGTAGTGATTCAGGACATGTCAGGGTTTATAACTATAGGACTAGTGATACTAGTTGGATACAATTAGGTACAGACATTGATGGTGAATTAACAGATGATCAAAGTGGTTTTTCCGTATCATTAAACGCTCTTGGAACTATAGTTGCTATTGGCACTGAGTTAAATGATGGGACTTCTGGTACTAATAGAGGACATGTTAGGGTTTATCAATACAATGAAAGTGCTAGTGATCCTAGTTGGATACAAATAGGTACAGACATTGATGGTGATTTAGAAGGTGATCAAAGTGGTCATTCAGTATCATTAAATGCTGCTGGAACTAGAGTTGCTATTGGTGGTCCATTTAATGATGCAAATTCTTTAATTGATTGCGGACATGTTCGGATTTATGAACTTAATCAAGTTAATAATAATAATAATAATAATAATAATAATAATTCAAGTTTAGGTACTGCTACTAATACGTGGAGCAGCGCATATATACAAGATTTAAACATCACCACAATAAATGGACTACCTTATGGTGGAAGTGGCGGATCTTCTAATATACTACTTACATCAGTTATAAGTGATATAATCCCTTATACTAATAACACCTATAAATTAGGAGATGTTTCTAGAAATTGGAGCAATGCATATATACGAGATATAAGTGCGACTAATATTAGCATAAGTGGAAATATTGTACCAGTTAGAACAAACAATTGGAAACCTATGGGTCAAGACATTATTGGCTTAGCACCAGGAGATCAAAGTGGTTTTTCTATATCGCTAAATGCTGATGGAACTATTGTTGCTATTGGTGCTACTGGAACTAGTAATATTGATAATGATAATGATAGAGGAAATGTTAGGGTTTATCAATATAGGGTTAGCGATACTAGTTGGATTCCTATGGGAAGTACTATTTATGGCGAGACAGATGGCGATTACTCAGGATGGTCTGTATCGTTAAATGCTGCCGGAACCATACTTGCTGTTGGTGCTATTGGTAATGGAGGAGCAAGAGGTCATGTTAGAGTTTATGCATATAGGACTATTCCTGATATGAGTTGGATACCAATGGGTACAGATATTGATGGTCCGGTAAATAATTTTGTATCTGGTAGGTCTGTATCATTAGATGCTTCAGGAACCAGACTTGCTATTGGTGCTCTAAATTTTGATACTAATAACGGACATGTTACGATATATGAATATATGAATAGCGATAGTAGTTGGATACCTATGGGAGGAACTATTGATGGTGAATTAGGAGATGGTGAAAGTGGTTCTTCCGTATCATTAAATGCTGCTGGAACTATAGTTGCTATTGGTGCTCCATTTAATGATGGACCTCTTGGTATGAGTGGACATGTCCGAGTTTATCAATATAGGACTACTGATACTAGTTGGATACAATTAGGTAGAGACATTGATGGTGATGCGCCTATTGATGCATTTGGTTGGTCCGTATCATTAAATGCTGCTGGAACCATAGTTGCTATTGGTGGTTATTTAAATGACGGAACTGTTACTAATAGTAATAGAGGACATGTTAAGGTTTATGAATATATGACTAGTCCTGATCCTAGTTGGATACAATTAGGTACAGACATTGATGGAAAATTTGCAGGGGATTACTCTGGTCATTCCGTATCATTAAATGATACGGGCACAATCGTTGCTATTGGTGCTATAGGTAATGATGATAATGGTACTGATTCAGGAAATGTCAGGGTTTATGAATATAGAGATGCTAGTTGGGTACAATTAGGAATAAATATTGATGGAGAATTATCTAATGATCAAAGTGGTTATTCCGTATCATTAAATGCTGCTGGAACAAGAGTTGCTATTGGTTCTGTTTTATATGATGGAACTGTTTCTGATAGTAATATAGGACATGTTCGGATTTATGAACTTGATCCAGTTAATTATAGTACAAGTTTAGGAACTGCTACTAATATGTGGAGCAGCGCATATATACAAGATTTAACCATCGCTACAATAAATGGACTACCTTATGGTGAAACTAGTGGAACTTCTAATATTGATCTTACATCAATTAGTGGAAATATTGTACCTTTACTTGACCTTAGTTCTAATTTAGGTTCTTCATTAAAGAGATGGAGCAATGCATATATACAAGATATAAGTGCAAGTAATATTAGTATAAGTGGAAATATTGTACCTTTACTTGACCTTAGTTCTAATTTAGGTTCTTCATTAAAGAGATGGAGCAATGCACATATACATGATATAAGTGCAAGTAATATTAGTATAAGTGGAAATATTGTACCTTTACTTGACCTTAGTTCTAGTTTAGGTTCTTCATTAAAGAGATGGAGCAACGCACATATACGTGATATAAGTGCGAGTAATATTAGTATAAGTGGAAATATTGTACCTTTACTTGACCTTAGTTCTAGTTTAGGTTCTTCATTAAAGAGATGGAGCAACGCACATATACGTGATATAAGTGCGAGTAATATTAGTATAAGTGGAAATATTGTACCTTTACTTGACGTTACTTCTAATTTAGGTTCTTCATTAAAAAGATGGGGCAACGCACATATACGTGATATAAGTGCGAGTAATATTAGTATAGGTGGAAATATTGTACCTTTATTTGACCTTACTTCTAGTGTAGGTTCTTCATTAAAGAGATGGAAAAGTGTCTTCGTAAATGACTTAAGCGTCAATTCAATAAATGGACTACCTTATGTTAATCTAACATCAGTTACAAGTGATATAATCCCTTATAGTAATAACATATTTAAATTAGGAGATGTTACTAAAAATTGGAACAATGCATATATACGATATATAAATGCGAGTAATATTACTATAAGTACAAATATTGTTCCTAATTTACAATCAATTGATTGGGAACTTATAGGTGAAAGTATTCCTGGTAACACACAATATGAAAGTTTTGGTCATTCTGTATCATTAAATGCTGGTGGAACCAGAATTGCTATTGGTGCTGCTACATATACTTCTAACCAGATGCGTGTGGGGCGTGTTTCGGTTTATGAATATATAGGTGGTGGTTGGATACCTTTAGGTCAAACTATTATGGGTACCCAATGGAATGAGCAAGTTGGGTGGTGTGTATCAATAAATGGTATTGGAGATAGACTTGCTGTTAGTGCTATGGGTAGTGGTGATAATCCAAATCTGCTGGTTAATACAGGATATGTCAGGGTTTATCAATATAGGGTTAGCGATACTAGTTGGGTTCCTTTGGGAAACCCTATATATGGTCGTTATGGGAATGAGAAATCAGGTCATTCCTTATCGTTATGTTCTCTAGGAACCAGAGTAGCTATTAGTTCTATAAATTTCGATAATAGGAAGGGACGTGTTAAGGTTTATGAATATAGGACTAGTGATCCTAGCTGGATACAAATGGGTGAAGATATTGTTGGTACTACAGTTGCTGGTATAAACAATCAAACTGGTTTCTCTATATCATTAAATGCTGCTGGAGATAAACTTGCTGTTAGTTCTATTATAAATAATAATAATACAGGACTAGTCCAAGTTTATCATTGGCTCGCTGCTTATATTACTGGTATTCTTACTTGGGTAAATGTGGAGGGTAAGGAGCATATAGGTGAGACATTAGGTGATCAGTTGGGTTATTCTGTATCATTAAATGCTCTTGGAGATAAACTTGCTATTGGTGCTATAACTAATAGTGGAGGTAATAGTAGTTCTGGACATGTTAGGGTGTTTCAATATTTGGCGATTTTAGGGTATGATGATGGTATATATGCTGATTATATACAGATAGGACAAGATATTGATTGTGAAATACAAGATGCCAAAAGTGGTTGGTCTGTATCATTAAATACTAGTGGAACCAGAGTTGTTATAGGTGCTCCTAATGGTAATAATAGAGGACTTGTTAGGGTTTATCAGTATGATGGTGCTACACGTTTATGGAACCCCCTAGGAATAACTATTCATGGCAATGTAGATATTGATTTTTTTGGTGCTTCTGTATCGATAAATGGTAGCGGAAACAGAATTGCTATTGGTGCTATTGGAGAGCAAGATGGGGTCTATGGCGGAAGTCCTAATGGATATGTTAAGGTTTATGAATTAATGAACACACCAACTTTAGGATCTGCTAGTGATAAATGGCATAGAGCATATATACGAAATTTAACCATTGATACAATTAATGGAGTAACTTATACTGGAACTAGCGGAACTAGCGGAACTAGCGGAACTAGCGGAACTACTAATCTTACATCAGTTCTTGGAGATATAATCCCCGAAAATGATAACACTTCTAAATTAGGAAGCAATATTAAATTTTGGAACAATATTTATACTAATAATATTAATACAACACCTTACATAGCATTTACTCCTGCATCAATTGTATACGATTTAATTCCAAGTGGTAATAAAAATTTAGGCGGTTCTACTACAAAATGGGATAATCTTTGGGTTACTAATATTAATGCAACAGAATACACCGCATTTACTCCTGCATCAATTGTATACGATTTAATTCCATCTGGAACTAAAAATATGGGCAGTTCTAATGCAAGATGGAACAATATTTATACTACTAATATTAATGCAACAGCTTACATAGCATTTACTCCTGCAGCAATTGCATATGATTTAATTCCATTTGGAGGTAGTAATGTGGGCAATGCAACTAATAAATGGAACGATATGTGGACTACTTTTCTTAATGTTACTTATATTAATACAATACCTTACATAGCATTTACTCCTGCATCAATTGCATATGATTTAATTCCAATTCCATATGGAAATAATAATGTGGGCAATTCAACTAATAAATGGAACGATATTTGGAGTAATAATATTAATGTTACTAATATTAATACAACAGCTTACACAGCATTTACTCCTGCATCAATTGCATATAATTTAATTCCATCTGGAAATAGAAATTTAGGCGGTTCTACTACAAGATGGAACGAAATTTGGAGTAATAATATTTATGTTTCTAGTATTAATGTTTCTACTACTTATTTTGTAACGCAAATTTATGTTAATTCTAATTTCGTTCCAATTGGTACTCAAAGTTTAGGTAGTACTGGTGCTAGATGGACTGATCTTTGGGTTACTAATATTAATGGAGCACCATATTCTAATTCATCAGGATCATCAGGATTTACCCCTACATCAATAGCTTCTGATTTAATTCCATCTGATTCAACAAAAAATTTAGGTAGTACTACTTTTAAATGGAACATTATTTATGCTACTAATGTTATTACTACTAATATTAATGGTTTATCTTACACGCGATATGTTCCTAGTGCAATTAGTGATAATTTAATTCCATCTACTGCAACAAAAGATTTAGGTAGTACTGGTGCTAGATGGGAAAATCTTTGGGTTACTAATATTAATGGTTTATCTTACACGCGATATGTTCCTAGTGCAATTAGTGATAATTTAATTCCATCTGATTCAACAAGAAATTTAGGTAGTACTGGTGCTAGATGGGGAAATCTTTGGGTTACTAATATTAATGGAGCACCATATTCATCAGGAATTACCCCTACATCAATTGCATCTGATTTAATTCCATCTGATTCAACAAGAAATTTAGGTAGTATTACTACTTCATGGAATAGACTTTGGGCTACTAGTATTGCTGGTACTCATATTAACACTACAACTCTTGATGTATCGTATTTTACTAAAGATTTAAATCCACACCCACCTCTTGCAGGTATGCTTAATATGGGTACGCCTACTCATCGTTGGAATGAACTTTATATTAATAATATTACTGTTTATAATGATATAAGTTGTGCAGGTTCTATAAATGCTCAAACATTTAATTGTGATATTTGTCCGAGCACCAAGTTCTTAAATTTAGGTGCCCACACGCCCAATTCAGACGGAAAGTTTAGATGGAACATTATTTATGCTAATGTTTTAGACGTATCAAATGTTGATAGTGATTTAATTCCATCATCATCTCCGCCTGATAGAAATTTGGGCAGTCCTAATTCATTATGGAAATTTATTTACGGTGATGTCATTCATGGTAATACCCAGATTCGCAGCCCAACCATATATGCAGGGCTAAACCTCTATGTGGGCGAACAGAGTCGCTTTGCCACACCAGCCTATGTCCATGTCTCAGACGTCTCTTGTTTACGCGCCGTGGCCTTAATAAGCATGATAACTCCCAGAGTAACTACCAATTATATATATTCAACAGAGTTCCATCTCTCGAACGCCGGTGCTTATGGGGGGTATTGGCTAGGCAATACGTTTAGAACGGAACATATCTATGGGAAATATATCTATCAAAATGGAGCTTCAGTGTTTAGTTCAGATGATCGTTTAAAACATAATGAAATTAACATTACTAATGGATTAGACATTATTGACCAACTTTGTCCAAAATTTTATCAAAAAACATTAGAAATGTTAGATGCTCAGTATTATGGAGATTTAAGTGGTTATGAATGGAATTATGAAGCTGGAGTAATTGCTCAAGAAGTATTACAAATAAGTGATTTAAGTTTTGTTGTAAGTGGAGGTGATACTTATGATTCAAGTAATAATTTACAAGCAGAAACATATTATGTAAACTACAACTCTATTTTTGTTTATGGTCTTGCTGCTATAAAAGAATTACATGCCAAAGTTAAAGTTCAAGAATCAACCATAAATACTTTAATAGCAAGAATAGAAGCATTAGAAAATAAACCATAATATGAAAAGTAAAAATATATGTAAAAATCTAAAATTCAAATATTTAGTATAAAATGTTAAATATTTGAAACTACTAATATAAAAAAGTAAATTGAAAATTTATAAAATTATTTCTAACGTCTGCGTCTACGTTTTGTAGTTTTTTTGCTGCGAACACCCATACCTTGAACACTACTTTTTGACGCTAATTCCCTAACTAATCCTGTAATATCGTAAAAACGTGCCTCTACTAATAATTGCTTGCGTTCTGGTGGATATAGCTCTGGGACTGTTTTGTCGCGCAAATAATTGAGAATGTGGCGGAAATGAGTTCCATCTCTGTCGATGAAAATGCTGCCATCAGACTCGAAGTGCGTCTTCGACTCACGATCAAGTAGCGTACTGAAGTATGTGGACTGTTGTAGCGTGTTACGAGTGACATGAAATCTCGTTCCTCCTATATTTAGAAGAATCTTGTCTGGCATTTATTATAATATAAATAAAGAAAAAAATAGTTAAACACTCCTAAATAAAGATATTAAAATTTTACAATAAATTTATTTTTTTTTAGATTTTTTAGAACTATCCAATTTTTCTCCTAATTTATTGTTTACTTCTATAAATTCTTTATAAGCAATTTTTAACGCTTTAAGTTCTTTTAACCACATTTGCTCAATTGAGCAAATTTTAATAGTTTCTAGCTCAACATTTTTATTTTCATATTCATTAATTAGTTTTTCAGCATTTTCTATACAAACCGAATCCATAGGCATCTTAACTAAATAATTATAATCTCCGCTTTCACCTAAGTCAAATTTTAAATTACTTAATATACTATATATTTCTGGCTTAGATTTTTTACGCAAATCAATCTTATCCTCTAAATTATATTGAATGAAGCGACTTTTGTTTTGTAATACTTTGACTTCGGTTTCCAGTTTATAAATAATAAATGCTTTACGTTTTATATAATAGTCATAACGAATAGCATAATAAGAATCGATTATTTCATATACATTATCAAATTTGCGTAATTGTTCTTTTTCGTTAAATAAATGCATATTTGTAGTACAATGAATGCTATAAAGTTTCAAATATTTTTCAATACCTTCAATATTATAATCGTGCTTTTCCAATAATAATTTTGCCATTATTCCAGGATAAAATGTGATTTCAAAGTCGACATTTAAATCAGTAGACATATCATTAAAATCTTTAATGAATTCTTCGCCGGATTTTACTGTTTTTCCTTTAACCTGTGTTTTAGAATCCAAAATAGCTTCTAAAAATTCTTTATAATCTTGCGTCCAAGTTCCAATAGGTAATTCTGTAATTCTAATTTTATCATTAGTCAAAATTTCATAGCACCCTTTAATAATATATTTTTTATGTGTATCATCACAGGGGTAAATTTTGCCTTTAAAACCATGATAATAAGGTTCAATTAATAATTTTTCAGTATTGATTGTGCTATTTAACTTTGCTTCTAAAAATTCGATTATTTGTAATGGGTTATAACACATAATATCTGTGCTAAATCCAGTTCCAATACCTTTTGTTCCATTAACAAGAATCATAGGAATGATTGGAACATAATATATTGGTTCAACAATATATCCATCATCTTCTACATAATGTAAAATCTGGTCATCCAACTCAGGAAATATTTTGCGAGTAAGAGGATTTAAATATGTGTAAATATATCTTTCTGATGCAGCATCTTTTCCTCCAAGAAGACGTGTTCCAAACTGTCCTTGTGGAACAAATAAATTTACGTTGTTTGACCCTACAAAATTTTGTGCTAGTCCAACAATTGCTCCATTTAAACTAGCTTCTCCATGATGATAACCAGAATGTTCTGATACATAACCACTAAATTGGGCTACTTTAATTTCGGAATGCAAATTTTTTTTGAATGCTGAATATATGATTTTTCGTAAGCACAGTTTAAGTCCATCACAAATATTAGGAATAGACCTTTCATTATCATATTTAGAGAAATGTATCATGTCATTATCTATAAATTCATCATATGAAACAAATGATTTAGAAGTATTTAAATATGAATTACGATTATATGTAGAAAGCCATACTTTGCGATCATTTGCACGTTTTTTATTAAAAACCATATCAATCTTTTCCCTACTTGTTTCGTTGCTCACAAAATTTACAATTTTTTTAATAGTAAAATATTCTTTAAATTCTTTGCTTGTGCTTGTACCGAGACCTTTATAGTATTTAACATCCCATTTTGAAACATCATTACTATTTTTCCATACTTCATATTCGCCATTATTATAAAATTCAATAATTTCTTTATTTTTTGTAGCTTTTAAAATAGGTGTATTCATATAACCAATAAATTCTGGGATTTGAATCAATGAATTCCATTCGCTATCAATCATATTAATAACAAGACCTTTTATATGACTTCCATCTAAATCTTGGTCAGTCATAAATATAAGTTTACCATAGCGAAGTTTGGTATGAATATCCTGTAAATTATAAGTTTTTCCATGTTCTAGTCCAAGAATTTGCTTAATTTCAGTAATTTCTTTATTCTCGCCAATTTTAGTAATGCTTTCGCCTCTAATATTGAACATTTTGCCTTTCATTGGATATACACCTATAATATTTCTATCTTCACGAGAAAGACCAGAAATAATTCCAGACTTAGCTGAATCTCCCTCACATAAGATTAACATACATTCTTTAGATTTAGCAGTTCCAGCAAAGTTCGCATCTACAAGTTTAGGGATATTTCGAATAGTCTTACATTTTGTTCCGTCTGTTTTTTTTGCTGCTTTATTTTCCTTAACTTCTGTTAAATTACATGCAACATTCATAACACCCATTTTTGCCAATTTTTCAATAAATTTACTTGAAACTTCACAACTCGAACCGAAATTAGATACAGCATTATTTAAGTAATCTTTTGTTTGACTATCAAATGCAGGGTTTTCAATAGTGCAATTAACAAAAATCATAAGTTGTTCTTTGATAGATGCTGGTTTGACATCAATTTGTTTTTTTTCTTTGATGTATACTGTTAATTTTTTTACAATTTGATTAACAATATAATCAACGTGTTTACCGCCTTTTGAAGTATAAATACCATTCACAAAACTTACTTGGCAAAATTCGTCATTGGGTGCTAAGCAAACTGCGTATTCCCATCGTTCATTTGCTTCTTCATATATGCGTTCTTTTTCGCTTTTTAAGCCAATATATAAATCAATATAATTCATAAACGTTTTTACTTCAATGCTATTTGAATTATATTTAACCTTAATAGATTTATCTGTTGTAGCAGCTATATCATATACACGTCTTTTTAGTAAAGCAATAAAATCAGGACTTAGACCATCAATTTTAAGACGCTTATAATCCGGTTTAAAACTTACACTTGTATATGGTTTATTTTTACATTTTGTAATTTGTGGTTTTTCAATAACATTTAAGTTGTCCTTGAATTCTTGAACATATTTTTGTCCTGTTTTAGCATCAACTGTTTCAATTTTGCCCCAACTAGACCAAATTAAAACTAATTTAAACCCAAATCCGTTTTTTCCTCCAACAATTTTTTTTTCTTCTTTGTCGTAATTTGTTGATGTGCGAAGATGTCCAAAAATTAATTCAGGAATCCAAATATTATATTCTGGGTGGACTGAGACATCTATTCCATTACCGTCATTTGTCAAAGTAATAATACCTGAATCATCAATAGAAATGTCTATTTTTGTTACAGGATAATTTTTGTCTTCACCATTAGATGATAAAATTAATTGTTGCATACGAATAAAATGATCACGACAATTAACAATACCTTCATCAAAAAGTTTGTATAAGCCCGGATTATAAGTTATTTGTTTTTCAATAATTTTTTTGCTCTCTTCATCGTATACATAAGCATTACAATTAATATTTTCAATAGAACCAATGTATGTGTCTGGATTATCTAGAACGTGTTGCTTATCAGATTTTTTTTGATATTTTTTAGAGAGTTCTTCTTTAGACCCCATATATTAAGTATTTAATGTGTAATATTTATATAAAAATAGAAATCAATTTTATTTTATTTTATTGAATTTTATTTTTATTTATTTTATTGTTATTTAATTGAATTTTATATTGCGCTTAAAAAATTAATATTTAGCAATAAATTTTTTTCTCAAGTTATTCTATAAACAATGACCAAAAAATATATGAAATCGCATGACGGTATGTATCATATTCATGGACATAAATATCCTATGTTGATTGGGTCGCGTGCACAAGTAATGCATGGAACCGCATATAAAACCAAAGGAAATTTGGTGAAATCAAATTTAATGATGAATAAACGCGGACATGTTGTATCTAAAAAAGTGTATGCTCGTGCGAAACGTGAGAAACGCTTGGAGAAAGCAGGTTATTTCACTAAAAAAGGAAAATTTGGATGGGTAAAAAGAGATGGGTCGCGAAAGACTACAAGAAAAAGAAGAAAAAATTAAGATTTAGTAATAAATTATAAATTATAATGACTTAAGAAAAATACACTAATCAATAGTATAGTTATATTGTATTATTCAATAGAACTATCTTATTCATAATTTATAAATCTCTTTGAATATAACTTAAACTGGGTTTTGTTTAAGTATGGAATTATGAGATTAATTAATATAAAAGTTTTATATATTAATTAATATACTTTATTAATCATAAATAAAGTCAGTTAAGGGTGTTTGATGAAACTCTTGATATACGAAGAAAAATACAATCTCTCTAAAAAACTAAATTAAGTTATTTAGTTAATTTTTTAACAAATAACTTTAACTTTTTAGAATCTTCAATAAAAATATTTTTATTACCTTGATAAGTATAAATAATATTGTTTTTTTTAAATTCATAATCATTTGGTGGGTATAATTCATTCCATAATATTACTATATTATAATCTATTACCGATGAGAGATTTAATAGGGGATATGTATATTTCATATACACAAGCGTCCTCGCGATTACACCACGAGAATAATTACAAGGAATATAAATTTTATTAGTTATATTTTCATTGATACAATGAGAGAATTTATTATTACTTCTTAAATTATTTGTGTAATAATTTGTCAAAAATATATTATGCATGTCTTTGTTTGCCTTATTATAATGTTTAATGAATGATTGAGGAAATATATGTTCTGCTGTAAGATCGTTATATTTTGTATAGTAATTCAACTTTGAATCATCTAACTTAGGTTCGTATAAATCATTATATATATCAAAATAAATATTATTTTGATAATAACATTGTTTTATACTTTTAATAGAATGATATTTCAATGGCATTATGCAATTAAAATTGTTGTAATTTCTTGATAATAAAAGAGTAAGTAATACTTTTGTTTGAGAGAAACAATGTGGTATTCGCATAAATAAATACTATTACTATGTTAATATATTATCTTTCAAATTTTTACTTAAAGATTTAATGCGTTTTTTAAGTAAATATAAAATATGTTATCAAAAGATTTTGATAACAATAATGTAATGACTATAAAAACAGTTCAAATAGCGCCTTTTCGAATATTAATGGCTGCTCTAAAAGACATATTATTGGAAACAAATATAATATTTACAAAAAGTGGAATTAAAATTATAAATATGGATAAAACACATACAATATTGGTTCATTTATTTTTGAAAGCTGAAAATTTTGAATTTTTTGAATGTAAACAAGAAAAAATAATAGTTGGAGTAAATATACTCCATTTATTTAAATTAATTACAACAATAGATAATGATGACACACTTACTATTTATATTGAAAATGATGATTATAATGATGGAATAGTAACAGAATTAGGTTTAAAATTTGAAAATGGAAATATAAAGCAATCAAAAATACAAAAATTAAAACTAATTGAACCAGAACAAGATGAGTTAGAAATTCCAGATGTAAAATTTTCATCTGTTATAAATATGCCTTCTAATGATTTTCAAAAAATTATTAGGGACTTAGCAAATATTTCTGAAAAAATAGAAATAAAATCTGTTGAAAATGAATTAATATTTAAATGTTCTGGACAATTTGCTAAAGCAGAAATTAGACGGAGTGAAAATAATGCAAATATGCAAATAATTAATAAACAGCACAATAAAATTATACAAGGCGAGTATTCTCTCAAAAATCTTTTATATTTTATTAAATGTACGAATTTATGTAATCAAATTGAAATATATTTGGAAAATAATAGACCCTTAATAGTAAAATATAATGTTGCTTCGTTGGGTGAAATTAAACTATGTTTATCATCGTTGCCTTCATCAAATAATTAATAAAAAACGTATTTGATTTAATATTTAATTTAATATTAAATTAAATATTAAATTAAAACTTAATGCTTAGTTATGTTCTTTAAATACACATAATTGCTCTTCAATACTAAATATATTATGAATATTAAAAGGGTCTTTATTTGATGAAAAATCATAGTTAAGTATATCATTTTTGCTACGCATCCATATTTTAATAATACAAAAATTTTTCTTAGGACTAATAGAAATACCATTAATATTATTTAATGTATTTTCATCATCGCATAGTGTGTTACCCATAATCTTATATAACAAAATTTTAAAAATATTTACAATATTGATATTACTTATTTTATATGAAAAACATCCGCCATTAATATTATCTTCACATTCCCATAATGGTAAAATAGAATCTTTCATAAAAAATAACATAGTTTTTTTTATAATATTTTCATCTAAATTTTCAATAAATAATATAGCATCTTTTAAGTTGGATAAAGTTGTAATACTTTGATACCTATCGAGAGTCCATACATTATCATTTTGATAATGTATCCAACAAGTCCAATTACTATTTAAATTATACATTATAATATTATTTATAAATATATTTTATAATGTTTTTATAATATATTTTATCTTCTACATACACCATTACTATCTTTTATTTTACCGGGAGGACAAATTTCATAGCATTCCAGTCCCGTTTTAGATTTGTATGTAATTGGTGTTTCATTTGAAGGACAAACTGTTTTATGGTCTTTATTTAATGAATCAACATATGCTTTAGTTTTATGTATATCATAAGAATTTAAATTTAAATGATCATATTTTAACTCATCGGTTCCGCTATTAAGACTATTAAGACTATTAAGACTATTAAGATTATTAAAACTATTAATTAAATTACTTTGTTCTAATCTTGAATTCATTATGGTGTCATTATATGTATTAAGTAATTCACTATTACCACGAAGAGTATTTGAAAAAATTTTATTATATAACTCAGAATTAACTATATTTTTAACAAATAAATATTCCCCAAAATAGTTAATTAAATTATTAACAATATTATATTTAATTGGATTATTAGATAAATCATATATATGCTTATTGTTATAAGATAAATCATAATAATGATCTATATTATGATAAAATTTGGTTCGCAAATCATCCCTATCTATTCTATCATTATTTATAGAAGTATTTACCTGTGAATTTAATATATCTGTATTTGTTAAATTGGTATTACTAATGTCTTTTGTAATCTTTCTAGAGTTAATATTTTTATTTTCTGAATCTAAACCAAACACTTGTAATAACAACGTTGATATAACTGTCATCATGATTATTGGTATAAATACTATAAACCAAGCAATAACAGAAAATCCTAAATCACATAGTATATTTATTATTAATGTAAATACTATCATAATTATAAATTTTAAAAAAGCAGCATTCATAGCATCATTATAAATATCTATAAATATTTGTATTAGCGAAAATCCTATATACACTAATCCAGGTCCACATAATCCAGTTATAAACATAATAATATATAATATTATTATATATGTTGAATATAATAATATATTGAATATAATAATATATTGAATATTATAATTATAATAATATATTGCTATTACGTTTATTCTACTTTTTATAATTATTTAATTCAGTAATCAAATTTTTAATTAAACTATCTTTATCAAGCAATATTTTTTCTAATTTTTGCAATTGCTGTTGTTGAGTTTGTATTATTTGAACTATTTGTTGATTGGATAAAGGGATTTCTTTTCCATCTTGATTTAACATAATTTGCCCTTGCCCACTATTTGTTTCCATCATCTTGCTTCGTTCTTCTTCAATTTCAATTATCTGTTTCATAACATCTGGTTTATTTGAAGGATTTCCTGGTTCATACCCCAATAATAAGGTCTCTATTGTTTCCATATAAAATTTTTTCATATCTTTATCTTTAATAAATTCATCCACAGTGCGCGGCGATGTTTTTTGAAATTTATTTTCTCCATGTTCCAATAATTTTTTTTTATCAAAAGTATTATGAATATGTGAAAATACTAATATTGTTTTTTTTGGTTCCAGTTGAACAAAAGGAACGCTATAATTTTTTAAAAATGCTTTTTCTTCTGCTAAAGCTGCAGTATCTTCGTATTTATGAGTACTTATCAGTTCACGCCTAAAAGCAAATGTTCCTGCAGTAGCATGAGTTGGACCATATGGACCAAATTGAAACATTGTTTGAATATGTTTGAACCAAATATATATTTCACTTGCTCCAGCACACATAGCATTAGGATGTGTTAATAACATATTTACAGCATGCGAAACGCGTTCTGGTGGATAATAATCATCGTCATCCATATATACAATAATATCTCCTGTTGATTTTTCATGCATTAAGTTTCTTTTTTTCCCCAACGGCATCTTTGTATCATATTCAAAATACTTAACTTGACTAATATTAGATACTAAATCTTTAATTTTATCAGTTCCATCATCAATAATAATCCATTCCATTTTGTCTTTTGGATAATCTTGATGATTGAAACATTTAATAGTGTATTCCCAAAATGGACGCCTATTAAACGTTGGAGTACATATACTTACAAAAGGGAGTTCCTTTTTATTTCCAGATCTTTTTTTCCCCATGATATAATTAAATATATCATATTGTTTATATTATTTACGAATTATATTTATTTTGTCATATTTTTGTATGTATTATATAATATTAGTAATGCTACTAATCCACCCATTATTCCACTTGTAGTAGAGTTTAAATTACCGCTTGAAGATATTACTACACTAATACAAAATAATACTGATAATAATATTGAATGCTCTATAAGTATAGCACATAGACACCTATAATTCAAAATTGGAACAATAAATATATTATATAATATTGATACTGTCATCCATAATAATCCTATTAAAGAACCTACAAATCCAGTAGTAACACAAATGGAATAAGATATTATTGCTAGTAAAAATAACAATGTATTTAGAAGTATACCAACTAATTGAATCTTGCCATCTTTCATATTTTCATAAAATATATTATAGAACAGGGTGTATCCCCTATGTAAAGGAGTACCTGTAATATTAATATACTTGTTATAAAATTCAGATCCCCAATATAAGCAAAAATTAGTTAAAAACATTGTAGCAATCATAGCAACTACTACTACCATTATTAAAAGAAGTAATATAAAACCAGGACCACTGCTCATTTCTTGTATTCCTGTATACTTTCCTATAACAGTAAATATTATACCTGATAATAACAGAAATATAATATTTTTATAAGCCGGTGCGTCGCCTAAGTCTTTATAACTAGCAGATAAATATTTTAATACGGTATTTATAGATAATCTTGAAAACAATAATGTATATAAAAAATTTAAACAAAAAGATTTACGAGGAACTCCTAATAGTTTCCATAATCTATCTCCTATATTTTGTTTTGTATCTTCTACATTAGCATAATCTAACCATGAGTAAGGAAATTTCAATTTACTAGTAGCAGAACAAGGTTTATATGGATAATCTGTTAGAGACGAAGGGAAAGCATAGTCTATCGGACTTAAGGTAGTGCCGCAATTATTTTTATATTCTAAACTGTTGCACTTATAAGATTTTCCATCTCCATATTTAATCCAAAATTCATAACAACAACCAACAAAAGCAATTATAATAATTAACATACTACTTAGTAGAATTGAAATAAAAAAATCTTGTATTTTTATACTTCTTTTTCTAATAGGCGCTGAATGACATATTCTTCTTGGATTTTTTCCAGTTTCATCTAAAAATTGAATGCCCATATCATAATCATCTTCATTAATATCTGAAGATTCTGGAACGTATTTTGCACAAGTATCATCTGTTGTTTCTACTACACAACAACCACTAGGAGATTCTTCTGGATTCGATGAAAATTTAAAATTAAAATCATTACATTTTGGAAGTATATAATTTGGTAATACTGATACTCCAGGAAGATTGCCACATATATCACTCTTTGCTGGACAAGAAGTTTTTTTTAATTTATTACCAAAAAGTGGATCGTCATTGAATATAGGGTCATTTAAACTCATATAACAATATTAATATAAGATATTATAATATTTTGAAAATATTTAAACATAATTCAAAGATATTAATTATTAAATAATTAGTATGAGTGATAATATTTATCTTAGTAAATTTGATACAATGGAAAAATATTTTGATTTTAAAGATGTATTAATTCTTCCTAAAAAATCAAATTTAAATAGCAGAAAAGATGTTATGCTTGAACAAACTATTGTTTTTCAAAATGGAGTAAAATGGACAGGTATTCCTATTGTAGCAGCAAATATGACAACAATTGGAACATTGAATGTATATAAAGTATTAAGCACTTATAAAATTATTACTGCTCTTCATAAATTTCATAAGCTGCAAGATTTATTGGATTATAATAAAGAATATAATGATTCAAAATTAAATCCTGACTATTTTATGATTTCAACAGGAATAAGCAATGACGATTTTAAAAATCTAACAAATATATTAGATAATTTCGAGTGTAAATTCATTTGTGTTGATATAGCAAATGGCTATATTTCTAAATTTAATGACTTTTGTAAAGTATTAAGAAACAAGTATCCAGATAAGATTATTGTAGCAGGCAATGTATGCACATCGGAAGGAATAGAGTTATTAAATTCTTTAGAAATTGATATTCATAAAGTAGGTATTGGTGGTGGTAGTGCATGTACTACTCGAATTCAAACAGGAGTAGGTATGCCACAGCTTAGTTGTATTTTAGAATGCGTCCAAGAATGTAAAGAGAGTAATCGCATTAATTTTGAAATATGCTATGAATATGATCAATATAAACATAATGAGTCATTTATTTTAAGTGATGGAGGTATTACATGTCCAGGTGATTTAGCGAAAGCATTTGGTGCTGGTGCTAATTTTGTAATGATTGGTGGAGCATTTTCTGGACATGATGAGAATCCAGGAGAAATAGTTGTTGATGAAAAAACAGGTGATAAATATAAATTTTTTTATGGTATGAGTTCAAGTTATGCTATGAAAAATAATTATGCGGCAAATAATAATAGTGATTATAGAAGTTCTGAAGGACGAGAAATCAAAGTTGCTTATAAAGGTGCGCTAAAAAATACAGTTGAAAATTATTTAGGAGGGTTAAGAAGTGCTTGCACTTACACAAATAGTCATAACTTACACGATTTAGCAAATAATACTAAATTTATTTGTGTTAATAATCAATATAATTCACATTTATTGTAAGTAAAACTATAAAAATAATAAAAATTGATATAAATTTTTATTATTATAATAAACTATTATAACTTATATTATGGAAATAACACAAACACAAACACAAACCAAAGGATTAAAGCGTGATGTTATTGATAAATTTTATACAAAAAAAGAAGTAGCGTGCTATATTATAGATTTATTTAAGCAATATATTATTGTTAATAAAGATGATTTAATTATAGAACCGAGCGCTGGCAATGGTGCTTTTATTGATGCTATTAAATCTTTAACATGTAAGTATGAATTTTATGACTTAGAACCTCAACATGATGAAATTATAAAGCAAGATTATTTGCTTTATAATGCTAATAATACAAATACTCAAAAAATACATATACTAGGCAATCCTCCATTCGGTCGTCAATCTTCTTTTGCAATAAAATTTATAAAAAAATCTTGCCAATTTTGTTCCAGCATTTCATTTATTTTGCCAAAAAGTTTTAAGAAAGATAGTTTAAAAAAAACATTTCCACTAAATTTTCATTTACTTTGTGAAATAGATTTGCCAGAAAAATCATTTTTAGTAAATAATAAAGAACACGATGTTCCATGTATATTACAAATATGGGAAAAGAAAACATACGCTAGAGAAGTTAGTGAAAAATTAGAACCACAAAATTTTATATTTGTTACAAAAACAGATAATCCTAGTATTTCATTTCGTCGTGTAGGAGTTAATGCTGGAACTATTGATATAAATAGCACCAATAAAAGTGTTCAATCGCATTATTTTATTAGATTTACAAATACTAATTCATTAGAAAAAAATCTTGACTTATTAAAATCAATAGTTTATGATTCTAATAATACGGTTGGTCCTAAATCTATAGGAAAGCAAGAATTAATTAAAGAATTTAATAAAGTCCTTTGATGGAATAGTTCCATTTGGATAATCAATAATTAAGTCTCTTCCTCTTACAAATTTAATTTTTATTTCAGGAAAATTTACATTACTAACAATAATATAATTTAAATTTTGTGCTTTAGTTTCAAAAATTTCTTTGTCAAATTTTCTTCCTTCACCAATCATATTTGAAGGCATAAACTTACATCCTCGCACTGTAAATGTTTTTTGGTCATATTTTGTGTTTTCATCATTTTTATTTATTAAATCATATGATTTACATCCTCCAATATGAATTAATTCGAAATTAACTGATAACCATTTTTCTATAAAATGTGAAAATGGGCGTCCATCTTTAAAAATTTCAATAATCATTTGTGAAGGCAAATTCCCAAAACTAAACTCTGCTAAGTTGTATATAAAAGTTTTATTAAATATTATTTGTTCTTTAATTAAATTAAGACATTTAATATTAGCATCGATCATTTATAAGTATATTAGTTTAAAATACTTATAATTAATCATAATTAATTCTAATCAATTTTAAAATGCATAATACTCGTTGGACCAGAATTTTTACTAATTGATCTCTTCTTTAATGTTCCGCTTAATCTTGTAGGTTTACTAATTTCTTTATCTTTTAATCTAATGACACTATTTAATTCCATGATATCTAATATTTTTTTGTGATTTTCACATATTTTATTATGTCTTTGTCTTATAAAATCTATATAATATTTATTTTGAATATTTGCATTTTTAAAATTAATAGAACTAGAAGTAGAATTATAATTATAATTAAACTCGCTATTAGATTTTATTAAATTTCCTAATGATTTGCTTTGCTTGGATAAAGTTCTTTCTACTTTTGATTGTGTAAATAGATTTGGATTTGACATATTTCGTTTTCTAGTTAATGACTTGGTTATTGTATTATTATCAAATACATATGAAGATTCTTCATCTAATGGCATAATATTTATATTTTCAAATTCTTTCAAACTTAATGATTTTAATTTATTTATTATTATTTGTTCAATTATATTGTATAATTTAGGTGATGAAGATAATTTAGGGGATGAAGATAATTTAGGGGATGAAGATAATTTAGGTGATGAAGATAATTTAGGGGATGAAGATAATTTATGGGATGAAGATAATTTAGGGGATGAAGATAATTTATGGGATGAAGATAATTTAGGTGATTTATACGATAAAGTTAATTTAGGTGCAAGACCTCCTTTCATTCTAAGTTTTTTATTTTTTCTTGTATTTCTCTTTTTTCCACCGGTTGTTGTTTCATCATAATATTCAACTAACTCTTTCATTGTTAATTTTTCTTCGGTTTGAGCAAGATTGTCAAAGTCCAATGATTTTTCATCAAATTTTAATTCTACCGCCATACACAATACTATTATATAGTTTTTCGCTTCTTCTTCTCGGATTTTTGTATATAATGCATCACGTTTTTCAGTATATACTTTCTTAACTATTGGTCTAGTATCTGCTTCTAATTTATCAATATGTTCTTGCGATATTTTATTATTAGTAATAATTAGTTTACACATTATTTCAATATAAGCCTCATATATTTGTTGCAATGTTGTTACTAAACCATCATCTATTTTACTTTTTATAAATCTATTACCTTGTTTACTCATTTCTATGCTAATATTATAATCTAAATCATAACCTATATCTGATTCCAAATTCTCCGGCAACCTTGAATGTGGTTTTAAAATATTGATTAATTTATGAAAAATATATTTATTATGTAATTTTTCAATACTTTCTGAATTATTAAATTCTAAAATATAGGCTCTTGTAATTTTAGGATCTCTCGTATTATTTCTGGAATAGCTTCTAAGTTTATTAATTGCTCCAGCATCTAATCCTTCTAGTTCAGTTTCGCTTTTTATTAGCAACATTAAATATGTTTCAAGCACTTGTGAATGAATAGTAATCCATCGCTCAACCATACCCAAGGGACAACTTTGCGACCCCTGTCCGTGAGCATTAAAAATCTCATTAAAATAATATTCCATAAAATTATATATGTATAAGTCTGTACATGAAAGTAGCAATTTTAATGATTGAATTACTAATTGTAAGAAACACCAATTACCGTTTAAATGTGGTTTATACATAACTAAATATTTTATAAAATCATCACTAATTGCTCTTACTAAACTTTCTAATAATACTCCTTTTTCTGGTCTATCAAGTTTTAATTTATATGCAAGATAATTTGTTAAAGCACTAGCAAAATTGTCTTTAATATATTCTATGTCTTCATCGTCCTGTAAATTTCTTTGTGTGCTTATTATTTTTTTATAAATAGTTATTAAATGGTCTAAAAAACCAACAATAGTTTCCGATGTTCCTCGAATAACTACATAATCAACATATTCACGTCTGCCTCCATGAGATGCTATTAAAAATGCTTCCATATTTTCTTTAAAATCATCATCATCTATTGGAATACCAATAGTTTCAAGTGCTGCAAATAATTTTTCTTTATTGTCAATAATATTTGCTATGCGAGCATGAGTTTCATTGGCACGTTGTTGAATTTCTGAAAATTGAAATTCGCGTCCTGTGCTTAAATTCAAAGTTCCTTCTATATATATTGACCCATCGTCTTTTTGAAGTTGTCCTAATACTTGGTCTGTATTCATTGTATTTTCAAATGAAGTATTTTCATTTACAATTGAATTTCTAAAATCGACACCTGTGACATCGGCAACATCAAAAACTGTTCCAACCATTTTACAACCATTAAAGTTAGCATTCAATAAATTTACAACTGAGAAATTAGCAGCTGTTACATCAGGTTTTCCTTCATCATTTTGTTTTACTTGTGTAAAATCAAAGGTTTCGAATCCAAAAGTTTGCTGAAAATTACAATTTTTAATATTAGTATTATACATATATGTTTCTGAAACAATATAAATATATTTAACCTCTTGTGTTGTGTCATCAGTTATTTTAAAATAATCATATGGATTTATATTATATTCGGGTTTTTTAAAGTTTCTGACATCAATATTTAAAGCAACATAATCGCTATATTCCATAAGAGCAAAGTATCTCTCCAATCTTGAAGCAGATATTTTCATAGCAAGTTTATGACCTTTAAATTCTTCTAAAAAAAGATTAAATCCATCTGGATTATTAAGATTACACACTACTTCGAACTCGCGAGTTTTATCTTCTCCATAAGGAAAAGGAAAGTAATCAAATATAAGAAATAAGTTTCCAAACCAATTAATCATATTAATAAGGGAATGACCATTAACATCTACTCGTGCGCCAAATTTGCTTCCTTCTAAATCGCAATTATTAAAATTAACACCATATAACTTACAATTTATAAACTTAGTTTTTTTCATATTTAGAAGTTTGCGGTCGCGAATATTATATAGCGAATCATTATTGAATTTAAAATTGAAGAGAGGACAAGTTTGAAAAACACAGTCATTAATAATATTATCATAATCAAATACTAATGCGTGTTTATACCCTATATGATTAAAAACTACTTGCCTAAAAGTACAATCATATAACTTACATTTGGTAAATCTTATAGCACCGCCTTTAGTAAATGCTACTTTACGAAATTCTGTAGTTTTAAAAGTGCATTCTTCAAAATAACTATAAGCAAACGTACAATCAATAAATGCAGCATTATCAAAAGAGCAGTTTTGAAAATGATAACAATTAAAATTTTCGTTTATAAACATATTTTTAGTAAAAACACAATTTATAAACATAATATTTCTATTGCCTGTCATTTTAAGTTTATCATAATTTATACCTGTTCTATTAAATTTACAATCTTCAAAAACTATTTCGGCAGGATGTGATGATTCTTCAAGTGATGCCATTACTGAACCATCTGGTTTTATCATTAAATGTTTATCAGCATCACGTAATTTTTCTAAATCAAACCGCGTATAATATTTCATATTATATTTGCTAGGTGGTGGATGTTTATATTTATATGCAGGATCAGAACTTTTATCGTGAAAAATCCAACCATTATAAAAATTACAATTTTTAAATGTAGGTAATATATTATTAATTTCAATTTTAGTTTTATCAAAAAATTTATTAGAGTCAAAATATATATTATAGAATTCACAATCTATAAATCGAGATTCAAATAATCTTACATTTGCAAATTTGAACGTATCTGTATTAATATCATATGTAGTTTTTGTTGTTTTATAAAATGGAGATCGTTTTAATATTGGATTATCTTTATTCACATTTAAAAATTTAGATTGTCTAAATGTTATACCGTCAAAGTTTGTTGAAGCAAAACTTGTATTAACAAATACACAACCAACTATTTCTTCTATTATAGAAGGTATTTTTGATACAGGTGAATAACCTAATATTTTACTTCCAAATTTACAAAAGTAAAAATATAAATTTCTTAGTTTTTTTGGTGTTCCACGTCTTGTTAATATTTCATTTATATTTTTTCTATATATATCTCGTACTAAAGTAATTTCACATAAAACATTGGAGATGGCTTTATTTACATGGGCCAGTCCAAGTTTGGATTGATAGGCGTGCGCTATTGAGGTTGCTGCTTTATTTTTTCTAACATTTAGATCTTTAACTGATTTATATGATTTATAAGCCTGGCTTATTTTAGTAGCTGCTGTTTTTTCTGTAAAATTTTTGATTTCTTCTTGCCTTATTAGTGTTGCTCTCAGTAAGTTATCTTGTGCGCGTTTATTTTTTATTAATGGTTCTAATATGCCTTTAATTATTTCAAATTGTTTTTGAATTACTTCTTCCATACTTATATATATACTTGTAAAATATTTTAAATTACATACTTTAAACTTCTAAATATATGCTTGTTATTTAATATATAAAAAATTTATAAAAATATTAGTATATTATAGAATATAGTACTATAGTATGAAAAACAATAAAGATTTAAAAAAAGTATTTAAAATTTTTGTTATAGGATTTATATTGATTTCAAGTATTTATGTTTTATATTTTTATAATAATAAAAAATTAGAAACTTTCATAACTTCAAATAACTGTTCAAATTGTAAAATTAATCCAAGCGCTAATAAATGTAAACCTCTTTATGATATTAAGTATAACTGGAACTCTATAACAAAAATGGTAGATATAAGTAATATACAAACTGGCTATGTTTTTTGCGAATGGGAACCCAATTGTAGTAATGCTGCTATGGGAAATAATATTTTAACTCAACAAGAGAGATTACAGTTATCAAATACGCAATTATATACATAAAATTATATATATATCTTCTATATTTTATATAGAAGATATATGGTTGAAAGTTTAGGAGAAAACATAGCATTGTATGATAGCAAAGTAAAAGATATGATTACACATGTTACAAATAGCAAAACAACAAGTATAAATGAATATAAAAAGTTGCAACATATTTTGCCTAAGTATGATGAATCTAAAAGAAAAATTCTTGAAAAAATATTAAATGATAAAAAACAGCAGTTTGAGTATACATTAAGTTTAAAAAATAAACAAAATGAAGCATTCTCTATACTTTTAAATTACTTGAATAGTTTAGAAAAAAAAGATAAAAATTTAGATATTAAACAAATATTAAATCAAATGAAAAAACTAGATAGTGAAATCACTTTATTAAATGACTTAATAAAGTAATATTTTTAAAATTAGTATGTTTATAAAATTTATTCTTTTCTAATATTATATAAAAAGTATGAAAAAGAAAATTTCTAATACTATGTTTAACAAAATAGTAAATAACCGAATAGTAAATAACAAAATAACTTTATATGTTGTTGCAATAGTTGCTTTTATATCAGTATTGGGATATATAATGACATCGGAATTTACTGCTATATTATTATTTTTTTTAACAGGAGCAATAGTATATAATTTCACAAAAAATATGACAATTGTTCTGGGTGCTGCATTTCTAGTTACAAGTATAGCAAGTATGTCAACCAGTTTCTTTATATATCAAGAAGGAATGGAAGACAATCGTGATTCCTCAGGCAATACTATTTCAAAAAGCGAAAAGAGTCAAAAAACTGTAGTGTCAAATTTTGATAATAAAGGCACAAAAAAAAGAAAAGAAACAGCAGAAACTGAAGATACTGAAGATACTGAAGATACTGAAGATACAGAAGGTTTATCACAATTAACACCAGCATTATTTAATAATATTCCAAATAAAGAGCAAATGCAAAAACAACTAGGGAAAGCATCAGATATGGAACAAGCATATGATAATTTAGAAAAAATAATGGGGAAAGATAATATTCAATCAATTTCAACCGATACTAAAGATCTTATTAAGCAGCAGAATGATTTAATTAAACAATTGAAAACTATGACTCCTGCGCTAAATGATGCGATGAGTTCAATTGGTAATTTAGATTTATCCAAATTAACAAATATGTTTAGCAGCGCTACAAAAACTTTATCGGATTTGAAAACAGAGTAATAATTTAATATAATTTATAATGCTATAAATATTTACATTATAAATTATATAGCATTATAATAATATACTAATATGCGATTAGATATAATATATATAATAAATAATAAGTTGCACAACTTAAAATACTTAAATTTTACTATTGCATTTTATATTATATTTTTTTACACATGTTATAGTCTCTATGTCTATTTAATTAATAAGAATTATTCAATCTTGCTATTGTATGTCATATCTTTTATATTGCTTTATAGTTATTATAAAAATTTTACCTATTTTATAGGATTTGCGATGTTAATTATTTTTAAATTATTTAATATAGATAATATAATTAACAATAACGTGATAATAGAAGGTAATGATTTTCCTTCATTAATGAATAGTATAGAAGCGGACGCAAATAAAGAAGGAGACGACTTAGAAAATGAATTTAAAAATAATAAGCCACCCAATAATCCTTGTAAAAGTTATATTATAGATAAAGTTCAAGAAGCAGGAATTAAAATATCAAATACCACATTTAACTCGCAGAGTAAAAAAAGTAGTACAGAAGCTGGTATAGAGGATATACTACGTGGGCATCATTCCCTTGTGCGACCTAAAATTCATAAACTATAATTATACTGATATTTATAAATAATTAACTTATAAATATTTATAATATTTATTTATAATATTTATTTATTATAAATAAATGGCAAAGAAATGCCCACCTGGTATATTATGTATTGAAAATTATACGTTATTATTTTTTGTGTTATTAATAATAGCAATATTATATTTTATGAATATCAAATATAATCAAAATTTAAATAAGACACATAATTGCAGATGTAATAAAATGTCTTGTGCTACGTGTAATACTCATAATAATTCATCGGAGCTAATACCGTTTTTAGGAAATTCTCATAATAATAGAGAAAATGATGTTTTATTAAATCCATATGCTGCTCCTCTTCGTGATGACCGAATTTTTAATAATGCTAATAATAATGGACCCAAAATACCTATAAATGTACCAACTCAATCAGTTAATAGCACATATAGACAAATTGGCATATTAACACGAATAAATGGTCCAGAAACAATATTACCTTTATTAGGAAAACCTTTATTTTCCAATAGAGATAAATGGAATTTTTATACCTTGAACGATAAAAATGGAATGATTAAATTACCTATTAGTTTTAAAAATAAGAGTTGCACATCATCTCAGGGTTGTGATAATTTATATAACGGAGATACTGTATTTGTTGAAGGTTATTCTGATACATTTAGAGTGACTATATATGATAATAATAGCATGGAATATATTCCGTATTTATAAATTAAGAAAATATATTATTTATATTAATATTATAATATTAATATAAATGGCATTTACTAGATTTTACGATGACCCATGTAGAATACAGAAATATTTAGAAGAATCTACAAATATTGGAAATTATAATATTAATGTTCCTGGAAATGGAATAACCCCTTCTTACTTTAATGATCCATATGTTAAACCCCAAAAATGGGGTGCTAATTTATCAAATAATAAGACAGATTTAGAAAGCGATTTATTTTCATTACATAGAAAATTAAATCGCGATACTATTAATGAAAATAATTATACTGACTATTTAAACAATAATAACAAATATTATAAAAATAGTTATCCAGAAAATGAAAATGAAATTACAAGTCAATCTCGCGCAACACATCCAGCGTGGGTATATAGAGAAATTAATAACTTTAATATAAAGAATGAAACTTTATGTGTTCCAAATAATTTTAACTATTTACATTTGAATCCGCAAGAAAATATATGTATTCCTTTTCATAATAATATTAGTTCAAGAATTGTTCAAAAAGATTATTTTCAATTAAATAATAATTATAATTATGAGAGAAATATGGAAAACATATAATTTTTTATTAATCCAGTTTAATTTAGAAACTAGTTATTGTATTATTTAATATTACAATATTAAATAATATATTTAATATTATAATATATTAAAATAATATGGCCGCTTTAGCTATACCTATTGTAATATTAGGAAGTATATATATATTATCAGAGCAAGAAAAAAAAGATTCTGCTAAAAATATTGCAACACAAGAAAAATTTCAAAAACAAAATTTTTTATCAGGAGGGACTGAAAAAACTGAAAATTTTTCAAATTATAGAGAAGAAATAAATTCACGAGTCAATCCTATAATAAATTCACGAAGCAGTCCCATAATAAATTCACAAATTAATTTATTATCTGGTCAACAAACAAATTTAGATAATTTTGCTCATAATAATATGCAACATTATTATGGTGGTAAATTACGAGGTTATACTGGTGATTTAAATTCAACAGAGTCTATTTTAGATTCTAAACAAGGAAATGGTAGTCAACAAATATCTAAATCTGAAATAGCACCATTATTTAGACCGGATGAAAATTCTCATCGTCCAAATGGAACTCCTAATAATAGTGATTTTTTTCAATCTCGTATGAACGAATCAATGAAAATGTCCAATGTTACATTATGGGAACCACAGCGTGTTGGACCAGGTCTTAATATGGGTTATGGTTCTCAAAATTCTGATGGATTTAATAGTGGCGGAACACAAGGCGGAGATGGTTTTAATTCTGGAATGATGGCACGAGATGCATGGATGCCTAAATCGGTTGATGACTTACGTGCTGAAAATAAACCGAGAACGACTTTCGATTTAGACGGTCATCAGGGTCCTGCTTTACATCCTATAAAAATGGCAGGACCCAATAGCAAAATAGGTGCAATTGAAAAACATTTACCTGATAAATCATATGAGTCTGGACCAAATCGTTGGTTTACAACAACGGGCATAGAACAAGCACCTCCAATAAGAAGCACCCATTTAATTCCAATGGAAAATAGAAATGATACAAGTCGCGAATATTATGGTTCAGGTTCAAGTGGACAAGCTACATATACCAATTCTGAATTTGAAGAATCTAAAAAGCAAAATTTATCTGGACTTCCATTAAGTAATGCTAGTGCAAGCGGAACAAATTATGCTAATCCCAATGATTATGGTTCACAGAGTTATAATATGTTACATAATAATCGCTCAATTACTAAAGAGAATAGTGAATTCGGTGGCATATATGGTATGGCAAAAGCAGCAGTTGCTCCTATATTAGATATTTTTAGACCTACACGCAAAGAAAACGTTATAGGTAATTTACGCGAAACAGGTAATGTAAATGGATTAACACCAACAGGACATTTATTTAATTCAGACGATAAAACAAAAATTACAAATAGAGAAATGACAACTAATAAAATAAACATGAATTATGTAAACGTTCAAGGACAAAATAATACAGGAGATGCTTATAGAGTAACCGAACATCAAAATTATAATAACCAAAGAACAACCACAAATAAAGAATATATTGGCAATGGTAATTCAAATGTTCAAGGATTAAGACCCTATAATAGTGCTTATGCTCAACAAAATAATGTTAATAAAACATATGAGTCGCGTCCTAATCAAGGAAATATGAGTTTATTTAATAATCATAATAATTCTACAACATCTCGTAATGATTCTATTTTTCAACAAAATAGACAATTAATTACTAATAACAGTCAAACTATTATACCATCGCGAGAATTTATGGGAGAAATAAATGGCATGCAAAGTTATGATGCAAATTATAATGCGTCAAGAATGGATGAGTCGTTATTGAGCGCGTTTAAAAATAATCCTTACACCAAATCTCTCACGAGTGTTGCTTAAATCAAAAAATATTATATTTTAAATCAAAAAATATTATATTTTAAATCAAAAAATATTATATTTTAAATCAAAAAATATTATATTTTAAATCAAAAAATATTATATTTTTCTTATAACATTATTTTCTAATACTGCTCTTATTTACTAATGCTTCTCTTATTTTCTAATGTTTCTATTTTTGTAATTAAACTATTTACAATATTTTGTTGATTTAATATAGTTAATTCTTGAGATTTGACTTTTGCATGTAATTCTTTTATAGCAGCAAGCTCATATATAAAAATAGAGTTATAATTTACATTATATGGTCTTGGTATTAAATTTTTGCTTACTTCATAATAACTACTTTCATTAGTATTATAACTCATGTCATTTGTTTGTGTTATTAAATTATATTTTTCCTCATAATAATCACCACCACTTACAACATGACTTATATCATTTATTTGTAATAACTCTTGCGCAATTAAACCTGCTTCATAATTCCATTTATAACCACTTAAATCCCCGTTATAATTAGTATCTAACATTACTTGTGTTTTTTGATAAAACTTTGGACAAAGTTGGTCAATAATGTCTAATCCATTAGTAATGTTAATTTCGTTATGTTTAATGCGATCATCAGAACTTACAGCAGATCCGTTTGCTGTAAGAGTTATAGCATTTAAATTTAAAAAAGTCCAATTTCCATTTTCAGCAATACTATTAAAACTACTATCAAATACATTATAACTTGTTGGAGGACGTCCTCTTAATGAAGAAGTTAGAACAGTGTGTATAGCTCCATTACCACCACTAGTTGAAAGAGCAACAAATATTCCTAGTTCAGGAGACCAAGTTATATTCCTGTAGTTTTTTAAATCACCAGTATATGTTATTGGAATCCAATTAATTCCATCAGTAGAAGTATTTATAAATAAAACAGTTCCAGAATTACTTGGAGCAATAAATAATTTCAGTTCTGGTGCCCAACAAACTTTCCATGGAGAACCAGTCCATACCATATTATATGTAGTCCAATTTATTCCATTATTAGAAACCATTGCCACTCCAGGGGAGTTACCACCAACAGCAACAAATATTCCAAGTTCAGAAGACCAACATACAGATCGTGCCAAAAAATTTGGACTGCTTGATTGACTCCAATTTATACCATTTGAAGAAGTTATAACGAAATTTTGCGACTCTGAATTAAGAACAACAAATATTCTAAGTTCTGGCGACCAACAAACGCATGAACAATAATAAGCAGGAATACCAGTTTGTCGAGTCCATTCAATTCCATTATAGGAAGTAATTACTCTATTACCGTCTCCGGTGTTTCCAACACCAACAAATATTCCTAGTTCTTTAGACCAACAAACACCAGTCCAGAAAGCAGTAAGGAATCGTATTCTAAATATCCAATCTATTCCATTAATAGAAGTCATTACACGACCATTCATATCAACAGCAACAAATATTGCTCGTTCTCTAGACCAACAAATAGCATTCCAATAAGTGTTAAGATCGGTATTGCCGCCAATATAATTTGAATTCCAATTGATTCCATTACGAGACCATATTGTATGACCGATATTGCTAGACAAACCAACAAACATAGATAATTCTGGAGACCAACAACAATCATTAATACCACCGTCTGAACTACTTCTTGTTCTAGTATTCGTTTTAGAAATTGTTGTTCGTCCGCTTGACACAGGATTTAAAGATGGATAAGCATCTTTTGCTAGAACATAGTCTCCATTAACATCATTCCAGCTAATATCACCAGAAATATTTTGATATATTCTCTGATTTGTAGTTATTCTTGAATTAGTTGTATCAGATGTTAATGGCGGTACTATTGTTCCAGACGCTCCTGTTGGTCCTCTTGTTCCTGCAGATCCCGCTGGTCCTGTTGGTCCCGATGGTCCTGTTGGTCCTGCTGGTCCTGTTAGTCCTGTTGGTCCTGGTGGTCCTGTTGGTCCTGTTGGTCCTGTTGGTCCTATTGGTCCTGTTGGTCCAGTTGGTCCTATTGTTCCTGAAGTTGTTATAGGCCAAGTTGTGCCATTTATTGTAGCAATATTACTTAAATCACTTATAAATGCTTTTTGCCAAGTATTTGAAGTTGATCCTAAACTAGTGCTTATGTCATTAGTTACTTGTGGTATTATTTGTCTAACATTAAAAATATTTCCGCTTATATTAATATTTCCACTAATACTCATATTAGTAGCACTTATATCTCGTATATATGCGTTGCCCCAGCGTTTAAGTACACTACCTAAACTTCCACTATTGTCAATTAAAGGATTTAGATTTCTACTTACATCAATATTAGAAAATGAAGCATCTGAACCAGAAACAATAGAACTTGTTGCTCCTGTTATTAAATTACTTAAATTATACGAAGTATCTCCTTTTTTTATAAAAATATTGTTGTTGCCAGAGACTTCTAATAATAAGTTTCGTCGCTCATCTGGTTTTATTGTTAAATTGTCTCCACTAATAGATGACAACATATTTACATAAATTTTCCTTGATTTATTAATCGAATTAAAATTATGTAAATTCATAAACTATTATAACATTAATATATATTTTATATATATATATAAATACGAATATTTATATTAATAACTTTATTATTTGCACGGTCTGGATTAACTTAAATGTTTGATTCCAATACTTGTATTCTGGTTATTAAGTTATCTATAATTGCCTGCCGATTTAATATACTTGTTTCTCGAGATTTAACTTTTATGTGTAATTCTTTTATAGCAGCAAGTCCATATATAAAAACAGAGTTATAATTTACATTATATGGTCTTGCTATTAAAGTTTTGCTTATTTCATAATTATTATTGCTTATTTCATAATTATTATTGCTTATTTCATAATTATTGCTTATTTCATAATTATTATTGCTTATTTCATAATAACTATTTTCATTAGTGTTATAACTCATGTCATTTGTTTGCATTATTGAATTATATTTTTCTTCATAATAATCACCGCCACTTACAACATAACTTATATCATTTATTTGTAAAAGTTCTTGCGCAATTAAACCTGCTTCATAATTCCATGTATAATCACTTAAATCCCCATTATAACTAGCATCTAACATTACTTGTGTTTTTTGATAAAACTTTGGACAAAGTTGGTCAATAATATCTAATCCATTAGTAATGTTAATTTCATTATGTTTAATGCGATCATCAGAACTTACAGCAGCTCCGTTTGCCGTAAGAGTTATAGCATTTAAATTTAAAAAAGTCCAATTACCGTTTTCAGCAATACTGTTAAAATTACTATCAAATACAGTATAACTTGTTGGGTGTCGTCCTTTTAATGAAGAAGTCATTACTCTAATTCCTCCATTAGTAGCAACAGAAACATATATTCCAAGTTCTGGAGACCAACAAGAACCCCACCACTGATTGCCAACTGAAGCAGCACGCACAGTCCAAGCTAGTCCATCTGGAGAAGTCATTACTCTATTTACTGATGCATTTGTAAATCCTGTAGCCATAAATAATCTTAGTTCCGGTGACCAAGCAACAGAAAATAACTCAGTAACTGGTGCGCTGGTTATACCTCCTGTCCAGTTTATACCATTAGTAGAAGTCATTACCCTATTATTTCCATTTTGAGCAACAGCAACAAATAATCCTAGTTCTGGAGACCAACAAATAGCACGCCACAAACTTGAGCCTGGTGTTACACCTCTAAGCCAATTTGTTCCATTTGTAGAATAGATTACTTGATTTGTTCCATCATAAGCAAGAGCAACAGCTAATCTTAGTTCTGGCGACCAACAAATACTATTATAAGTTTGAAGCGGTACACCCTGCGATGTTGGAACCCAAGTTATACCATCCTTAGAAGTCATTATTCTCTCTGCTCCATTATGAGAAGTAGCAATAAATAATCCTATTTCTGCTGCCCAACAAATGCTAACCCAAACATTAAGTGGAACACCTTGTGTTCGTATAAACCAAGTTATTCCATCAGATGAAGTCATTACTCTATTTGTTCCACCAGTAGCAACAGAAACAAATAATCTTAGTTGTGGTGACCAACAAATACCTGTCCAATAACTAAGGGTGTCTCCTGCTAATTGTTCAAACCAATTTACTCCATCACTAGAAGTTCTTACTCTATTTGCTCCATTACTAGCTACTGTAGCTAATATCCCAAGTTCTGCCGACCAGCAAACACTCCACCATGAACCGGCAGTTACATTAGGCAATACTCTCGAATTCCAAGTTTGAACCGCTCTTTCTCCTATTGATAATGGATTCAATGCCGGATAAGCATCTTTTGCTAGTTCATAGTATCCATTAACAGTATTCCAACTAATATCACCAGAAATATTTTGATATATTCTCTGATTAGCACTTAGTCTTAAATTAGTAGTATCAGATGTTAATGATCCTGTTGGTCCAGTTGACCCTGTTATTCCTGCTGATCCAGCAGGTCCTGTTGATCCTGTTCCTGAACCAGATGGTCCTGTTGGTCCTGTAGGTCCTATCCCTGAACCTGCTGGTCCTGTTGGTCCTATTGGTCCTGTTGGTCCTATTGGTCCTGTTGGTCCTGTTGGACCTGCACCTGAGCCTGTTATAGGCCAAGTTGCGCCATTTATTGTAGCAATATTGCTTAAATCACGTATAAATGCTTTTTGCCAAATATTTGAACTAGTTCCTAAACTAGTGCTTATGTCATTAGTTACTTGTGGTATTATTTGTCTAACATTAAAAATATTTCCACTTATATTAATATTTCCACTAATACTCATATTAGTAGCACTTATATCTCGTATATATGCGTTGCCCCAGCGTTTAAGCGTAGGGACAGTAGTACCTAAACTTCCACTATTGTCAGTTAAAGGATTTAAATTTCTGCTTACATCAATATTAGAAAATGAAGCATCCGAACCAGTAACAATAGAACTGGTTGCTCCTGTTATTAAATTACTTAAATTATACGAAGTATCTCCTTTTTTTATAAAAATATTGTTGTTGCCAGAGACTTCTAATAATAAGTTTTGTCTCTCATCTGGTTTTATTGTTAAATTGTCTCCACTAATAGATGACAACGTATTTGTATATACTTTCCATGATTTATTATTTGAATTGAAATTATCTAAATTCATAAACTATTATAAAATTAATATATATTTTATATATATATATAAATACGAATATTTACATTAATAATTTTTTCTAATGTTTATATAATTTTTATAAGCAAATTAGATCTTATGGAGAATTATAATATTATAATTTAGAAGATATTAAACTGTTTTTGTAAATTTTTTAATAATATCATATTATTTATATAACTAATAGCTCAATATACAATTTATTCTAACGCTTCTATTCTTGATACTAAACTATTTAGCTCATCATCTAATATAGTTGATTCTTGAGATTTGACTTTTGCATGTAATTCTTTTATAGCAGCAAGCCCATATATAAAAATAGAGTTATAATTTACATTGTATGGTCTTGGTATTAAATTATTGCTTACTTCATAATAACTATTTTCATTAGTATTATAACTCATGTCATTTGTTTGTGTTATTAAATTATATTTTTCCTCATAATAATCACCACCACTTACAAGATAACTTATATCATTTATTTGTAATAACTCTTGTGCAATTAAACCTGCTTCATAATTCCATGTATAATCACTTAAATCCCCATTATAACTAGCATCTAACATTACTTGTGTTTTTTGATAAAACTTTGGACAAAGTTGGTCAATAATGTCTAATCCATTAGTAATGTTAATTTCGTTATGTTTAATGCGATCATCAGAACTTACAGCAGATCCGTTTGCTGTAAGAGTTATAGCATTTAAATTTAAAAAAGTCCAATTACCGTTTTCATTAATACTATTAAAAGAACTATCAAATACATTATAACTTGTTGGAGGACGTCCTCTTAATGAAGAAGTATATATTCTACCTCCCCAACCAGCTAGTACAAATATTCCAAGTTCAGGAGACCAACAAACCCCCAAGCATGGTTGATTAGCTGTATTAAGATTTATTTCACTCCAATTTACTCCATTAATTGAATACACTACTTTATTAGTAGAACCAGCAACAAATAATCTAAGTTGAGGAGACCAACAAATAGTATGTAAATTGCCAGGAACATTGAAAATGGTCCATATTGTTCCATTAGTGGAAGTCATTCCTTTGCCGTCATTTGAAAGAGCAACAAATAAACCAAGTTGAGGCGACCAACACACAGTAGCCCATTGACCTGTATATGTTACACTTATAACATTCCAAACTGATCCATTGCTAGATGTCATCACATGCCCATTACTAGCACTCACAGCAACAAATATTCCTATATTAGGAGACCAACAAATGCAACTCCATTCACTAGCGACTACAGACATCGGAGACCAACTAGTTCCATTTATAGAAGTTATTACATTATTGGAACTACCATTAGTAACTGCAACAAATAATCTAAGTTCAGGAGACCAACAAACAGTTCTACATGAGGAATTTCCTGCGACGGTTGCCCAAGTTCTTCCATCAGTAGAACGCATTATTGATGCACCTGCAGCAATAAATGAATTAAGTTGTTCAGACCAACAAACTTGACTTGCTGATGTTGGTAAAGTTACCGGCGTCCAATTAATTCCATTTATTGAAACTTGTGTAGATACAGATGCAAAATTAGTGGCAACAAATAATGCAAGTTTTGGAGACCAACAAATACCATAGAATGTCTCTCCTGCTGAACTTCTTAAGGTCCAAGCAGCAACTGCTTTTCCTCCAAATGACGATGGATTTATTGCCGGATAAGTTTGTTTTGCTAGTCCATAGTATCCATTAACAGCATTCCAATTAGTATTACTATTAATATTTTGATATATTCTCTGAGTTGTAATTAATGATCCTGTTGGTCCTATTGGTCCTGTTGTTCCTGCTGGTCCTGGTGGTCCTATTGTTCCTGCTGGTCCTGTTGGTCCTGTTGGTCCTGTTGGTCCTACTGTTCCTGTTGGTCCTGTTGGTCCTGTTGGTCCTGTTGGTCCTGTTGGTCCTGTTGGTCCTGTTGGTCCTGAACCTGTTATAGGTGGCCAAGTTGTGCCATTTATTTTGGTAATATTACTTAAATCACGTATGAATACTTTTTGCCAAGTATTTAAACTTGTTCCTAAACTAGTGCTTATATCATTAGTTACTTGTGGTATTATTTGTCTAACATTAAAAATATTTCCACTTATATTAATATTTCCACTAATACTCAAATTAGTAGCACTTATATCTCGTATATATGCGTTGCCCCAGCGTTTAAGCGTAGGGACAGTAGTACCCAAACTTCCACTATTGTCATTTAAAGGATTTAAATTTCTGCTTACATCAATATTAGAAAATGAAGCATCCGAACCAATAACAATAGAACTCGTTGCTCCTGTTATTAAATTACTTAAATTATACGAAGTATCTCCTTTTTTAATAAAAATATTATTGTTTCCAGAGACTTCTAATAATAAGTTTTGTCGCTCATCTGGTTTTATTGTTAAATTGTCTCCACTAATAGATGACAACGTGTTTGTATACACTTTCCATGATTTATTATTTGAATTGAAATTATGCAAATTCATTATAAAATTATAAAATATTATTATATCTAAAATTTATACATATTCTGATAAACTATAATTAATTATATTTTTTAAAATAAATATAATTAATAGAGTATTAATTAGCAGGTCTATATAGTTCTTGCAAGAAAATATAATTACCAACTCCAGTGCCACCTATAACACCAAATCCAGTAGATATAGCATCATCGTAGGTTGTAATTAAATTTCTCCGTTGTAGAAGTCTATAACTTACAGTACTAGCACTCAATGCTGTGCCAGAAAGATCATCAATAAATGTTCCATTATATACATCAATGAAACCAATGCCCATATTAGATCCTAAACTTGGATCTGTAAATACAGTGGTCCATGACGGAGTTGCTGCTACATTTCTTTCTACTCGAAAACCTAGAGTTTGGTCAGCTTCTGTTGAAGAAATAAAGTTAACTTTAAATTCCATTTTCATGCACGAATAGTTACTTAAAACAACTTTACTTATACTATAATTTGTTATTGGTTCCCATGTATTAGCAACGGTACTTATAGCACTTCCTAAATTACTTGTTATTAACTGAAAAGTATTATATGAAACAGGAACTTGCGAAACATTATTAATAGGTAGTAAATTTCCTGAAATACCAAGTCCTATAGATGATTGAAATCTTGTATTAGTGTTGTTATATATAAATTCAGCATTTACTCCACCTACTTTAAAACCACCACCATCTGCTTGTGCTGAATTTGTTGCATTGGATGCCACAACAATCATTTTATCACTAATATCTACTACACTTGAATTAATAGTAGTTGTTGTTCCATCAACTTGTAAATCTCCAAGAATTACTACTTTTCCTGTAATAATTCCATGTGCCGCAGGGTCAATTGTAAAAGTAGCAGGAACTTTTAAAATATTACTAATCATACTATTGACTGATAAATCTCCAGTAATAGTAAAATTATTACCGGTTATATTGGCAAATGTTGTACTTCCAGTAATATTTAGACTACCACCAATTGAAGTATTATTAGAAATATTTAAATTATTATTTATATTTACAACCGAAGAACTTATATCTATTCCTCCATTGCATATATCAATAAAATTACCACGTTTTGAAAATCTTATAGAATCAATATCATTACCGCCTCTAAATTGCGAACCAGTAAATATATAATCGTGTGTTGGTCTATTGAATTTTGGACGAGTAGTTAGAATATCAGAGTCTCCCATTTTCAATATATTAAATTATAATATTATAATTTTCAATATATTACAAATAATTTTCAATATGTTAATTATTATTTTTTTTACAAATAAAATTTTTCTAAATTTTTCTAAATTTGTCTTAAAAAGAAAGAACTTGAACCAAATGTTGAAGAATTTTTAATATTAACTAAACCCATATTTATTCCATGATTACTTGATAATTTATATTTTAAATAGTATTTAATTATCCCACTATTAACATTTTCGTCTAGATAAGTTAAATTATATGGTATTCGTAAAATTGAAGCATTATATGTTCCTAAACCAACATCTTCTGAAATCATGGTTGAATCTCTCCATAATTGAAGAGTTATTCTTTCATCATAACCATAACTACAAAATAAAGTAACATTAATAGATACTAAAATATTGGATTTACTAGCAAGAGTAATAACATTAAAAAATGAATTGCTTAAATCAATTATATCGGATGTGGTTGTAGTAAAATTACTAATATTATTTAAAATCATATTAAAAATAGTAGAAGTGTTGGTAATCTCTCTTAAAAAAATATTAGGAGACCCATTTTGCGAAGTTTTAATATTAAGAATACCTTGATTTTTTTGATACAAATTTCTCTCCAGTTTATATTTTAAATAATATTTTTTAGGACCACTAGTGATGTTTTCATCCAAATAAGTAACATTATAAGGAATTATTAAACCCTCTGTAGTAATTGAACTTCCTAAACTACAGTCATACATAAGCATAGTAGAATCTCTCCATAATTCTATTGTTATTGTTTCATCGTCTCCAAAACTACATGCTAGTGCTGTTCTAATATCTATAATAATTGAACTGTTATTACATGGATTAATAGTATTAAAAACAATAGCACTTAAATCTACTACTTCATCACTAGTGGTTGTGCAATCTACATATTCATAAAATATGCTATTTATAACACTATGAGATATGTTAACATATTCTTGTAATAATATATTAGATGAGCCTGTTATATTAGAAGTTGTAAGATTAATAATACCTAATTGTTCTGTATTATCAATATTGAATCCTTCTTCGTTAATATCTAAGTCATTAGTAGTAGAATCTTCTAATTTATATTTTAAGTAGTATTTTTTTTCGCTATTATTATAATTGGGATTTTCATCTAAAAAAGTAATATTGTATGGAATAGCAAATCCATCTAATGCAAAAACCGAACCCAAGCTACAATCTTGAACTAGTAATGTATTATCTCTCCATAATTCGATAGTTATTCTGTTGTTATAATTTGTTGAGCAAAATAATGTTACTTTAACACTAATTACACAGTAATTGGTATTACAAGGATAAAATATATTATAAAATGTATTGCTTAAATCAATTACTTCTCTATTAAGTGTTGTATAACTAGAATCGCTAAAAATTACTTTATTAACACTATTAATAAAGTTAATATAAGTGCTACTTTTTGTAATTTCTCTTAATAAAATATTAGATGAACCTCGTGATTGAGAAGTTGTAACATTAACAATGCCTTGATGTGGGTGATTATTGAATCTAAAGGATTCTAATCTATATTTTAAATAATATTTTTTCAAACTACTATTAATATTTTCATCTAAATATGTTATATTATAAGGAATTGTTAAACCATAGGTTGCATCACATGACCCTATATTTATATTTTCTATAATCATACTTAAGTCTCTCCATATTTGTATTGTTATTCTTTCATTATGACCGTAACTACAAAAAAGAGTTGCATTAATAGATACTAAAATATCACTATTTATATTTACAGGACTAATGGTATTATAAAATAAATTACTTAAGTCTATTAAATTATCAGTATTCGTTATGAAACTTGTATGGTTAAATATTGTTTTATTAGAATAATTAATACTAACATTAATATTAGTATTGAACAAATGTGTCAATTCGGTAATCTTATGAGTTAAATTTTGAGCATAGTTAAATATTTTAATAATATTTTTATTAAAAATATTTGTCTGTTCATTTAAATTATTTGTCAAAGTAGTAATATTTTTTTTTCCTATATATTTATATACGCTAATTACAGGTTTATTGGTATTATTTATATTGTAAATTCCTCCATGTATATTTTGCTGTGCTAAATTATTGAAATCGGAGAAGTATAATATACCATTTTTATAATTATAAACCCAATTACCACCTGGAGTACCAAATGGTAAATTATGTAAAATGCTTGATCCTCTTAACGAATTTTCTGTAAAAACTTCATACAAATAAGGAAACTTTAAAGCATTACCGTTTAACGAATCATAAAATGATTTGTAATTATATTGCAAAGAATCTTCTAATATATTATTATATGAATTATCTAATTTAAACCAAGATGCTCCATAATTTGAAGTTGCTGTTCCATGTGTTTGCTCTAATATTAAATATTTAAATCTCCTAACTGTATGCGTGCTGTCATCTACTATGCTACATTGTGATTTATTTAATAGATTATAAGAATAATTATAAAAATCAGAATTATCCAATCCTATTTCGTTTGCACTTTTGACATAACCATCTATATCAAAATCCGGATACTGCGTAATATTTTCTAATAATACATTTTCTCCAAGCGTATAAGTATTAAATTTTGTATTTACTTCTTCATAATAGCTAATATTTTCTGCTGTAGATGAAAAACCTAAAATTTCTTTAAAAATTATATTTAATTTTTCAATATCATCTATATTTTGTGTATCGGTCATATTACTAGTTTAAATAATTAATATTTATTTATAATAGTATTAATAATACTATTATAAATACTATTATTAATAAATAATATATTTATATATTGTTATTATATTATTTTAATTATATATTATTAATAGTATTGTGAAGCTGAACCATTAATAGATATATTATGCATATTACTATTTCTAATTTGAATTTCTATTAATAGATTAGTCACTATATAAATATGTAAACTTTGATAGTTATTTTCTTTAGGTTTTTCAATATAATCATCATATATATAATCTAATGTATTAAAATTTTCATAGATTATATTTTTAATAATATAAGCAAATTTTGTATTATGATAGTCAGCACTATCATTATATATAATTCTTAATCCAAATATATCATATGGTATTTTTAATTTTTGTATTTTTAAAATAGCTCGTTCTTTCGATTTAATACGTTTCTCATAAAAAATATTAAGATTATTATTATTAAGATTATTATTATTAAGATTATTATTATTAAGATTATTATTATTAAGATTATTATTATTAAGATTATTATTATTAAGATTATTATTATTAAGATTATTATTATTAAGATTATTATTATTAAGATTATTATTATTATATATTATGTTTTTATCAATAATATTAATTATTCTATTAGTATTCTTAACAAACAATTTAGACGATAGGTCTGTAAAATTACATATTAAAAATATTATATAACATATATGTAACATAAATATGTTATATAGTATATTTATGTTATATATTTATGTAATATAATATTTATAATATAATATTATAATTTAAATGTTTTTTTTTACTTTTAAATAATGCTACAAAATTTGAAAGAGTTACATGATAAAAATAATTTACCAAATTTATTATTATATGGAAACAACTTAATTGGTAAAAAAACATTATTAGAACAATTATTATTATATATATATAAAAATTATAAAAATATTGAAAATAATACACTCATATTGAATTGTAGTTTAGGAAAAGGAAATATAAAATTTATAAGAGACAATCTAAGATTTTTTGCAAATACAATAATTCATAAAAATATAACAAATTTTAAATCTATTGTCTTATTGAATGCTGATAGTTTAACATTAGACGCCCAATCAGCGCTTCGAAGATCAATTGAAATATATAGTAATACAAAATTTTTTATTGTTACAGCAAATAAGTCAAAAATTATCAGACCAATACTATCTAGATTTTGTGAAATTTTTTGCAATATTAACAACTTGAATAGTATTTATAAGTCATTAACATTCAATAACAATAACAATAACAATAACAGCAACAGTATTAAATTTAACAGCAAATTGGCAATAATCATAAAAAAATTAGATAATAATATAGCAGAACTAGTGAATAATTCAAAAAACGAGCTATTATTCAGTTATAGTTCATTAATATATAATAAAGGTATTAGTGCTAATAATTTATTAGAATTTTTTACAAATAGTCATAATTTTAAATCTGATTTTTCAAAATTTGTATTTTTTTTTGATATTTATAAAAAGGAAATAAGATGTGAGGAATTTTTAATATTTATAATATTATATTTTTACAATAATAATTGTCCTATTAATTTTTCAATATTTAATACTATTTAATTAAATAATTTAGTTTAAATTTTATTTAAATAATAATATTTAAACTATAAATATGGATGATTATAACTTATCAACAATAATTGAATCCAAGAATGAGTGGTGTGCTAGATTGACAAATACTTTAACACCTTGCATCATAGAAGGTTTAAGGTCTGTCTTTTCCGAAGCCTATAATGTTTGCAAAGAAAATGATGAAGAGTCTAAATATTTAATGACATTTCAAAATTTTTTAAATAATATTCCAAAGTGGAGTTCTGAAATAGTTGAAAACGAAAAACAAAGAATAATTACATCAAGCGCGTGTAACTATTTAGAAGATTTATTATCTTGTGTTCATATTACTCAATTAAAATCATTAACATCTTCTCGTGTAGGATTAAAACAAAAAAAAATTAATATAGATATACCAGATTTATGTAAATTTATACATAAAACATATATAAATGTTGCCCGAAAAGTTTATGTAAATATATATTTATTTGAACTAAATATTAAACCGTTACAAACGCAAAAAAATAATAGAGAATTAGAATTAATTGTAAAAGAATGTATTTTAAATACAATAAGAGAGAGCATTCCAATTGAACATATATTACAAATGTATTTAGACGAGACACAAGAAACAGATGTTGAAGTAGAAGAAAAGAAGGAAATTGTTACAGATAAAGAAGCATTAGATAAACTTAATAAATTAAAACAAATTACAGAATTAGAAAAAATAAAGAAAGAAGCACTTGAAAAAATAAAAGAAGAAAGCAAAACAAATTTAAAGAAAGCGCTTAAAAATGCAACAAAAGATTTAAATGAAGACAATTTAGAAATGTCAAAAAATAAAGGAGCTTCAAATAATGATTCTAATGATGAATCTGATAATGAATTAAATAATGAATCAAATAATGAATCTAATGATGAATTTGATAAGGAATCCAATAATTATAAACTAAAAATAGGTAAATCAAATGTTAAAAATGAGCAAGACGAAATTGATTTAGACATATTAGATTTAAAAACAGAATTAAGTACTGATGATGAAAAATCTGATATAGATTTAGATATAGAAGAATTATTATAATTCTATTCGTTATATATATAAAATTCATTTATTTTATAATAATAAATGAATTTTATATTACCATCAATAGCAATTAGTATTATATTTATGATTTATAAAATAATAGATATGAAATATATAACTAAAGAAGAAAAATCATTAAAAAATGTAACAAAAGATAGTTTAATAGTATTTTTATGCTCTATGGTTTCATTGTTTGGTTTAGAACAACTAAATATTAATGAGTTAATAGGTAATTCAAAAGAATCTTTGAGTGCTTTTACAAATGAACCCGATTTTTAATAATATATTTTATATTTTGTTTATATAAAATATAAAATATATTTCTAAATCATAATTGGTAAGTTGTCAATATTAAATATTGCTTCTGGATTGTTAATTTTCTTTTTGGCTATTTGATATTTTTCAAATAGTGGTTTATTTAATACATTTTGTGGAGTATGCCTATGAACACTTCGTGCAATCATTTTATATAATTTAAAATCAGGGTATCTCTCAGACCCATCGTTTTTATAGAGTATATTTTTATTTTTATCATCAAAAACCCATTCAATCATTAATTTTTTTATAGGAGATTTTAATTTTTTTATATCTTCTAAATCATCAATAAAATAATCAAATAAACTACATCCTAATCGACATAAATCAAAACTATAATTTGGGTCTAAGCGTGGTTTATTATCATTTAAATAAGGTTCACAATTATATTGTGTAGCAGCATCTCCATCTTGTGAATAACTATCACTACATATAAATTTATTTTTAAATCTATAAATAGCTCTTCCAAAATCAATTATTTTATATATTTTGCCAAATGTAGGAATTTTATAATGACTATTGTTGAATTTATAATATAAATATTTCTTTTCAGTTGATACATATACGATATTATTTGTATGTAAATCATTATGAGTAAAATGAAAAACTTTTTGATATGTAATTAATGTAAATAATATTTGTAAAACAATAGATTCCCATTCATCATCTTTAATTTTTTTACTTGAAATATAAGAATCTAATGTATTTTCACAACATTCTAATACAATAATTTCAACAGGAAATTTATCTATTGAACAAAATATTTCTTCATCATCATCATTATCATCATAACTTTCTTCGCTGCTTGATTCAGATGAAGCGGTTTTATTTGTGTCAATAGACTCTGTATTTGATGACCTAGAAGAACATGACTCTGAATTAGTTGTTTCATTTTTGCTTGTGTTATAATTATTTGATTTAGTAGATGATTTATCTAAAATATCTATATTTTCATATGTCAGTTGTAATTCTTGTTGTATTAAATTTTTATTTTCTAAACAAGTTGGTTCAATGTTTGCTAAATCGTTAATATTTAAATCTTCAATATTCAAATCTTCAATATTCAAATCTTCAATGTTGAGATCATTATTTAAATCAGTAGTAAAATCACTATTGCTAGTATCATTTATTAATAATGATTTTTTATATTTATTAGTTTTGCCAAAAATATTTTTAATTTTTTTACTTGCTTCAAGTTTAAATAGATTGTCTTTATATTTATGAAAATGGTCTGATTCATTTAAAAATTCTAAATCTTCAGATATATTAACTTTAAAATTATTTTTTATTCCTAAAAATGCACCATAATAATTCAATCCATTATAAAAATTATAGTTATTTAATAAGAAACTAGATAAAAAAGAAAAAAATCCATCAATATATGCTGAGTTATTTGGATCTAATATTTTTTTATATTTTTTATGATATTCGATATCGCAATTTACTTGATCACTATTATAAAATTTAGGTAATTCTAAAATATCATAACTGTTTTCATATTTACCCAACATGTATTTTATTGGATCTATTAATGGACTAAATTTTATAAAAATATTTTCACTACATTTGTTATTAGATATATCACATATCTCGGCAACAAATTTGTTATAATTAATTTTTTCTGTTATATTTTCTAATTTGTAATTATTATTTAGATTAATATTATTGTAATTATTGCTATTCAACTCAAAATACGTATTATACAATGGAAAATAATTTTGAAGACTTGCTATATCTAAAAAATTAGAACTGCTAATTGTTTCAAAAAGTTGTTTATTGTTATTTTTTCTATAGTTTATTTCCATTTAATAAATTGAAAATACTTATTTTTCTTATTTATAACACAAATAATATTTTTAAATATTACTAAATAATATTATTTAATTTTTATAATTTTTATAATTTTTATAATTTTTATAATTTTTATAATTTTTATAATTTTGTATTTCTATAATTATGTAATTTTGTATTTCTATAATTATGTAATTTTGTATTATTTAGTTTAAATCTTAGATTATAAAATATTATTAGTAAACAATAATGACATTAGAATTAAAAAAATTTGATATAAAATCAATTAGTTTCAGACCAGATGAAAATAAAGGGCCTGTTATTGTTTTAATAGGTCGTCGTGATACAGGCAAATCATATTTAGTGAGAGATCTTCTTTATTATCATCAAGATATACCAATAGGAACTGTTATTAGTGGAACCGAAGCAGGCAATGGTTTTTATGCTGAACATGTCCCAAAACTTTTTATCCACGATGAATACAATACTGCTATTATTGAAAATATTTTAAAGAGGCAAAAAACAGTATTGAAGCAAGTAAAAAAAGAAATAGAAGTTTATAAAAAATCGAATATAGATCCTCGTGCTTTTGTTATTTTAGACGATTGCTTATATGATGGTAGTTGGACTAAAGATAAAATGATGCGTCTTCTTTTTATGAATGGACGTCATTGGAAAATAATGCTTGTTATTACTATGCAATATCCTTTAGGTATTCCGCCTAATCTTCGCACAAATATAGATTATGTTTTCATTTTACGTGAACCATATATAGCAAATAGACGACGAATTTATGAAAATTATGCTGGTATGTTTCCAACGTTTGAAAGTTTTTGCCAAGTAATGGATCAATGTACAGAGAACTACGAGTGTTTAGTAATAAATAATAATGCTAAATCAAATAAATTACAAGACCAAATTTTTTGGTATAAAGCAGATCACCATAAAACATTCAAATTAGGTTCAAAAGAATTTTGGGAAATTAGTAAAAATTTAGATTCTGATAATGAAGAAGAAATGTATGACCCAAATATAAGAGATAAGAAAAAAGGACCTAAAATAAATGTGCGCAAAACAAAATGGTAATAAATTTATTTATAATATTTATTGAAAAATATTATAAATTATTATTTTTATTAATGTTGTCTTCTATATGAAATTATTAAATAATTTTATTCCTTAAGTTCTTTTGTAGCACAATCGGCCAATAGTTCTAAATTGCTTGACTCTTCTTGTGTCGTTGTTTTTTCTGCACGTTCTTTTTGTCTTTCTAATAGTTCTCCTAAGCCATGATCATTATCTTTCTGTCTTCCGACAATAACATCTTGTGCTTCAAATAGTTCTTTACGCAAATCTGCTGTAGATACATCATCATCTTCTTTATCGCCAAAAAGCAAATTTTTACCAGGTACATCCATTCTATCGGCATTTATTAAATTTCCTTCTTCATCTATTGTTTGCATTAATTTGTTGCCTTCTTTTTGAGCTTTAGCAATATTTTCTTGAATTGCTTTCTTTTTACTTTCTTTTACACGTTCTTTAAATTGTTCTTTTGATATTTCATCATTTTTCTTCTTATGGCTCATAAGTTCATTTAAATCTTTTTCTAAATATTCAACACGTCCTGTCTTATATGCTTCTGGGTGAAAAGGCATCCACATACCTACTGCTCCTACATAAACATCATGATTGGAATCTTGTTCTCTCAACATTTTACATCTCATTTCAGCTTCTTCTTGAGAACCAAATACACCTCTCACTTTAATACCTCTTGTATTTGTTTGAAATTCATGTAGTTCATTATATTCTTTTTGTAATTGTTCTTCTTTAACATCCATAAATGTTTTATATTCATCGTCCAATGTGGTTGAAAATAGATTCTCTTTTTCTTCTTCTACAAATTCCTCCATATCTTTGGATAAATTATTAAAATCTAAATTATATTTGTATGCTAAATAATTCAAAAATTGTGTATATTTTTCAAAAGTTTTTTTAAACTCAAAATTCTTTAAAAATTTTTCAAAATAAAATAACTCTTTATTTTTAATATGGTCTTCAGGAGAAATAAAACTTAAACACACATATTTTTGTCCCCCTAATGGTTTGTCTTCATCTAATAAATCCACATATTTTGTTTTTTCTAAATTAGGTGATTGTTTTTCTTTATCTTTATCTTTATCTTTATCTTTAGATTTAGAAGATTTTTTTGTAAACATTTTATAGAATAGTATTCTAATATAATTTTAAGTATTTTATTTAAACATTATATAATTATAATTTTTTATAATTATATATTTAGGTAATTTAAAATATTTAAAATGTGTATAAATATATTTTTTTTCTTAAGTATTATTATAAAACAAAATGAATTTCAGTATGGGTGAATTAGTAAAAAGAGCTGTTAAATATTTAATTGAAGGTTTAATGGTAGCAATAGTTGCTTTTGTTATACCACAAAAACCATTGAAAGTAGAAGAAATTGCTATTATTGCTTTAATGGCTGCTGCCACATTCTCTATTTTGGATACTTTTATTCCTACTATGGGTGTAAGTGCTAGAACAGGTGCTGGTTTTGGTATTGGTGCTAATTTGGTTGGTTTCCCAAGAATATAAATATAATTTAGTAAGTAATATAAAGTTAAAATATATAAAATTTATTACATTTTATATATTTTTTTGCGTCAATAAATTGTATCCTTTAGCGTTATAATAGTTAAATTAATAGTTAACTTATAAATAATCTATTGCATGTAAAAATGCATTTAGTATTGTAAATATATTTACTAATATTAATAGTAATATGAATAATATGAATAATATGAATAATATGAATAATATGAATAATAACAAACCTATAATAGGTATTTTAGCAACACCTTACATAAAAAATAATATTTCAGATGAAATATTTTTAAAAGAAACTTTCATAATTTTTTTAAAGCAAAACTCAATTGATTATATTATAATACCATATACTATTACAAAAGTTAAATTAGACAATATATTATCTATTGTAAATGGTATAATATTTCCAGGAAGTCAATTAGGTAATTTGTATAACAATAAATATATAAAGCAACATTTTTTAACACAAAAATACATAGTTAAAAAAGTCAAATCGCTTGCTAATGATAAAATAATACCAATATTAGCAATATGTCATGGTTATGAAAATATGATTTTAATTGAAAAAAATTATAATTTAACAAATAACAATATCAAAAAAGCGTTTATTAATGTAAACTCATATAAACATTATAAAACAATACCAAAATTTAAAAATAATAACTTAGGCAAGTTATTTAGAAGTAATTTTAATAAAACAAAAAAATTAATTCATAATCATACATTAGCATTAGATTCTAAGGAGAGAATTAAAAATTATATAATTATTGCTACTAGTTTAGATAAAAACAATAAAGAGTTTGTAGATATAGTAAAACACAAAAAATATCCATTTTTTGGATTTCAAGGACATCCGGAAATAGATAACACAAAATTATTTTTACCTTTTATTAGTTATGTTAATTATAACTTTAGTAAGAAAAACCTAGACAAAAAAATATATGGTAATCTCAATTTAATAAAATTAAAATCTAGAAAAGTTTTATGTAAAAAATATAACTTAGCATCAACAATAAAAGATAGAAACTGCATATTTTACAAAAGTTAGTCTATTTATTTAATCTTATATTTTTTTGTGCGCTTAATAGTTTTTTTTATATTTTTCTTTGATTTTTTTATTATTTTATAATCTTCTTTGGGTATATATCTAAAAAAATTCATATTGTATAATTTTGAATCGCGCGATAATTCTTTTCTTCTAATTTTGGCATATAATTTTGCTTTTTCTTCTCTAATATCTTCTAGTGTTTTTTGCTTACCATAACATACTACACTAAATCTTCGCAATAACCCTTTTTGTTGAAGACGATTTTTTAATTGAACTTTAAATAAATATTCAGCAATACATAACAATCTATTTTCATCATAATATGGTCTATTTGCATATATAAATATTAAATAAAAACTTAATATAGTATCTATTGATGCTACTTTTATTTTTTGTCCATTAATATTTATTAAATTATAACTATGACAAGCAGTCGGTTTATAAATAAATGCTATAACATCATTATTTACAACAATTTCATAATGAACGTCAATATATTCACCTATTGGTTGTTTTTTAAAAATTTTTACATTTTTATAACCTTCATACTGTAATTGTTCTTTCAAAATAGTGGCACTAGACTCGGGATTTTCACTTAATACATCAAAATCAGGAATAGTAGAAACCTGTTTTCTCTCTTTATATGGCATATATTTACTATATAATGTTGACGCGTAACCTCCAAAAAAAACCAAACCTTGATTAATAAATGACATTCTAGTGATTTCATATATTTTATTTTGATCATCTAATGTTCCCTCATATTGTCTTTGAAAATCTTGTTTATCGCAGAATATACCTTTTAATGGATAATTTTTATTTAATAATATAATACGTTTTAATATTTTTTCCCATCTAGATACATCTCCCATAGGGCGAGATAATTCAACATACATTGCCATACGAAGAAAATTAGGAGGGCAATAATTAATGCCATTAATTTTTATTGCTTTTTTTGAAATATTTTGAAATAATTTATTGTCTAATGCAGTAATATCTGCTATTGGTATAAAATTCACAAATACTTTATATGTTCCACTATGAACTCCTGATTTTGCTTCTACTTCTTCATATCCGGCTTTAAAATATATGTTTGCTAAATCTTTAGCATATTCCATCGCATAAGGAGAAAAAAAGTCGTAGTCAGGTATTTCAATATTTTTATTATAAAATCTATATTGTTCAGGTAGTATATTATTTATAGCAGTTCCACCATAACATAAGACTTTATGCGATCGCATAAAACTTTCTAAAATATCAATAATATTTTTAATAGTATCTGATTGAAGTAATTTTTTTCCCATAATATACGTAGCATTATCTATAGCATTTCTTAATATATGTAATTCTTTTTCTTCATATGTTTCTTTCATAATATTATATAATATAATATAATATAATATAATATAATATAATATAATATAATATAATATAATATTTTATAATATTTTATAATATTTATTGTCCTGTTAGTGCTTGACTTACCGATGCGGTGGTGTTTTCGAATAAAGGAGTATTTATAGATTGCCCAACAGGAGTTTCAATAGGTGGAGGTGCAGTGTTTATTAATGATGCCTCTGCTGCCTTTGCATCTACTGCTATTTTGGCGTCTGCGAAATTTTTTTTAATTTCTTCTAATGATTTTTCACATGTCCGGCTTATTACTAAATTATAACTAATAGAACTAATTAATATTCCGGCTAATATGTACCATACTATTTTACCTACAAATTTTTTTATAATTAACAATTTATATAATTCGAGTAAATAGTCATTATATTTCTTATCATCCGTTTTAACAGCATCCTTCATACTATTAAAAAAAGTGTTAAAATCGTTTATATTAGTGTTTATTTGATTAATAAATTTTGTTCTATTACTATTCATATTAGCGATTGCTTTAATAAGCTCTTTATTTCCGGAAGCCTCTTCTCCTGTTTTAAATATACTATCATAAACTTTATCAACTCCCATAAATCCAATAACAATATAACCAATAGTATTAGAAAATGGACTTATCCATCCTGGAAATATATATGTTAAAATAACGTGCAATGAAATAAATATAATTATCCAAGGTAATAATGTAATCATTAAAATATAACCCCATTGAATAGATTGACTACACATGGCTTTTGAAATAGTTGCATTGATAAAAAAAGAAATTAATACTACTAATAATATATATACAATATTAGTACCATCATTATTAATAGCGGTTGATGCATTAATAATAGTTTTTGTTTGGTTAATATTAAATACATTAAAAAATACAAAGAAAAGTGTTATAATCAAAAAAGACACTATTGAAATAATTGGATTAGGTAGGCTAGATTCTGCCATATTATTATAAATATAAATTATTTTAATATTAAAATTGTATTAAATTTAGTAAAATATGAAAATTATAAAACACGAGTTATATTATTATAATAATAATGAACTTCAATATTTTAGATTACACCAATTTTAAATTAAATAATTTAACAAATTTAAATAAAGCAAATGAGAAAAATATGTCTGAAAAGCCAAAATTAGTAGATAATGGAGTTAAATATTTTTTTAATGAAGTATTAAAAGGATGCCATAATTATAAGCAAAATAATTATAATACTTTTTATAATATTTCTATGTTTTTATTATTTGTAATAGTTTTAGCATCGATATTATATATGCGCTATAAAGGGAATAACTCTAGTAAAGAATATTATGAAAAGAGTATAAAAGATAAAGACTATATTATGTCTAAATTAATATATTATAATCGCCAAAATATTGATAATCAACAAAAAATAAAAAACAATATGATAACAAATTTACCTGATTATGGTGATCATGTCGAAGCAAACTTATTACATAAAACAATATATTTCTCTTAAATGCAATATACTTTAAAATTTAAAATTTAAATATATTATTAAAATATAAGTTTATCAATATAAATGACATCAACTTTATTAACCAATTATTATGAGCAATTAGAAGAATATTATAAATTGAAAACTAAATATATGTTAGTTAAGCAAAAAAAAATAACAGAATTGTCTGGTGATTATGGTAAAAATTATGACCAAAAAAAACAAATAATAGCAAAATATAAACCAAAATGTATAAATTGCAAACAAGATGGCGGAACAATTTTTACGGAAACACCAGAATTATTGCGCGCAACTTGTGGTAGTTCTTTTAGTCCGTGCAAACTAGATATATTAGTAGAACGAAAAAAATTTACACAAATCACTCAAAAGTTAATGACAACACGTGATAATTTAGAAAAATATAAAAAAAATATAATAACTACAAAATTAGATTTCCTTTTCAGTTATATTGAAGAAGAAAAAGCAGTAGAGTTATTTGAAACTTTGAAACATCAATTAAATAACAGTCAAGAAACTTATAATAATTTAGTCAATTTATATAATTCAATAACAAATAATGAAGAATTAAAACTATTAATACAAGAAAAAATAAAAGATTTTGAAATTAATAAAAAACAATATAGCGATGCTATGGAATTATTTAAATCATCTGGGGAAATAAATTACTTAAAAAGCGCGGTTGAGATACATAACAACAGACTCTCAGTACTAGGAAATGAATTAATGAAATTGAAATATAAAGCATCATTTATAGAAAAAAATGAACTTGATCAATTTACATTTTTTCAAAATAGTTATAATTTAGAAGATTTAATAATAGAAATAAACGACAAAAACTAAATTATAAACATATATTTATTATACATAATATATTTATTGTGTATAATAAAAAGTATAATGTATTATTAAGTATAAAGTTAAATGAAAAAATTTTTTGCAAAATTACAACAACAATTTTATAATGCAACAAAATATATAAATATTAGCATTTTCTTAATTACATTTTTACTGGGTTTAATATATATTTATTATTTTGATTATAATAGAAAAGTAGAAGTATATCCAACACCCCATAATATAGATAAAATAGAGTATAAAGATGAGGCGGAAAATTGTTTTAATTATAAAATAAAAGACGTTAAATGTCCTAGCGACAAAAATAAAATAAAGCTTTTGCCAATATAATTTAGCATTAGATTAATTAGTTTTTATTTTTTTTATACTTTCTTTTTTTTGTATGTCTTTTTAATTTTCTTTGCGATAATTTTCTTTGCGATTTACGTTTCTTATGTTTTTTTCTATATCCTCCGTCTAGATCAACTGCTTCATCAGCATCACTATCTTTATTATCGTCTTCGTCGTCTTCGTCCTCTCTGTCTCTATCTCTCTCATCTCTCTCATCTCTCTCATCTCGTCTGGCTCGTTCAGTATTATCTGAATTTCGTCTTGGTTTTATTCTTTCATAACTACTTGTTCCTGAGCGAGAAGTATAACTAATAACGGGCATATGATCAGATGCTCGAATATTGTTTCTTGTTAGAGTTAAATAATCAATATTAGGAATACCTGAAGCAATAGTTGGATCATATATTTGTGATACCAAAGCAATATTACTTCCTGTTCCGTCACCGATGAAAGCATAATTTGTTGCATCTACAATGTCATTATATTGACTTAAGTTTGGGTCCGGTGAGTTTAAGAGTCCTAGTAATATTGGATCTGTTGGTGGACCGCTTTTTTGCTGGTCTATTCCAGCCAATTTCAATGATGGAGGTGAATTAGGACTTCCAGAACGCACTACGCTATTAAAATTTGAACAACAACTTCTAGGCATAGAGTCAGAAAACAAGATTCGAATATTTACCAAACCACTACCTGCAATATTTAGACCTTGGGTTTTCATTAAGGTCATTAACTTGCCAGTTCCGTCATTAAAATCACCAGAAAATATAATTCTACATTTATCTGGCGTCAACTCACTAATTTCTTGAGAATTAAAAAATCTTAGTAATAAAGCCCTAGCCTCTTCATTTATTATTTCATATGTTATTCTTGCCCAAGTATCTAAATCAGCAGAATTTGCACCAAAATGATTTTCTAAAATTGATTTTGTGTATGGAGGAGATTTAAGAGCAGAAGGATTGGGTATATGGCAATTAAAATGCAAAGTATAGCAATTATCAGATTCATTTCTAACAATTAATGTCATAGGTCGTCCATTATCAGGTGTTCCAACGCCGTCTTTAAATATTTTATAAAAATTGTTAGTCCTGTATAATTGATGTTCTCCTAAATCAACAATGGCAACTTTTTGTGCGTTAAAATTACCATATAATGGATTACTTGAAAACCACTCATTATTATCTACTTTATCTCTAAAATAAGTTATTTTATCGCTAGGTATTATATATGCTAATCCAGTAGTATTTGCTTGAACACCGCATGCTAAAATAGTTAAACTTTGTGAAGTAAAATTTGTTCCCATAGTTGTTAAATAATGCTGAGTAAGATTCATTTCTTGTAATGCTGCTACACAATAGTCTTTTAATCCATATTGAAGAAAAAAAGTTCCTATTATTCTACAAGACATTGAAAAAAGTGCTCCGTAGTTAGTTGCTATAAAGTTTTGTACTGTATCTTGATTATTCATTAAAGTCTTTAATTTCATTAAACGTATATATATAGAAGTATTTTCACTTGCCGGAAAGGGAAATAAAGCAGCCATTGATAATACGAATGATGTGTTATATGAAAGAATTGCTATGCTAGTAGGTAACCCCCCTCCCCTCATATTCCGTTTTTTTGATTGTCTTCTTTTTTTTCGAATACTTTTTGAAACAGTCATTTATATATATAATATATATTTTTTTATTATATAGAATATATTTTTTTCTAAATATTATTCTAAATATTATTCTAAATTTTATTAATCATATTATATATAATACAATAATATGATTAAGAATATGTTAAAGAATTTATTACACACAAATATAGGAAAAATTATATTATCTGTATTATTGGGTTTGGGTTTATCTACAATTTTTAGACAAGTATGTAATTCCAAAGATTGTTATAAATTTATTGGTCCAAAACATAATGACTTACGAGACAAAATATTTGCTAGTGATACAGAAAAAACAAAGTGCTATACTTTAGTAGAGGAAAATATACCTTGCGGTTCAAAAAGTAAAACATTAGCATATTCAACAAATTTTGTTTAACATATTAATATACTAATATACTAATTAGTTAAATATATTTATTTAGTTAAATATATTTAAATATTTGACCACCAATTATATATAATGACAATTATAAATAATATAGAAATTGATAATATTGAGTTTACAATAAATTCTACAAAAATGGCAATTGCTAATAATAATCCAATAGAAGAAAAATTAAACGTAATTATTGTTATATCAAATCCTTGCTTGTATGCAAAAAGATATATATTATTGAAAGAATTTGTTAAACGAATTGAAGAAGAAGAAGAAGAGCATGTTAAGTTATTTATTGTAGAACTTGTATATAGCGACCAAAAATTTATAATTACTAGTAAAAATAATAAGCATCATCTACAATTAAAGACAGAAGTTCCATTATGGCATAAAGAAAATATGATAAATTTAGGAGTAAAATATTTATTACCCAAAGATTATAAGGCATTTGCTTGGATAGATGCAGATGTTGAATTTGATAGTTGTTCTTGGGTATTAGATACATTAAAAATTTTGAATGGACATAAAGATATTGTTCAACTATTTAGTCATTGTATTGATATGGATAAAGAAAAAAATAACTTAAATATATTTAATAGTTTTGGTTATTGTTTTGAAAAACAAAAAAACTATACAACAAAAGGAACAGATTATTGGCATCCTGGTTATGCTTGGGCAATAACAAGAAAAGCATATGAAAAAATAAATGGACTGTATGATAAAGGAATATTGGGATCCGGTGATAGTATAATTGCCATGTCTTTAATTAATAAATGCAATTCAATAACTAATATAAACTATAGCACAGATTATAACAATAGTATGCTAGAATATCAAAAATTAGCATGTAAATTAAGATTAGGATATACTCCTGGAATTATACGACATTATTATCATGGTTCTAAAATAAATCGTAAATATACAGAACGATGGAAAATTTTAATGAAATATAATTTTAGTCCTCTAACACATATAATCTATGATTCTAATGGATTAATAATTCCAGCAAGCAGTTTTTCTCAAGAATTCAAGGATGAAATTTTAAATTATTTTAAAGAACGTAAAGAAGATGAATAATACTGTATAGAAATAAATATACTATAAAAAAATAAATATATTTATTATAAAAAATAAATATATTATTTAAACTATTTAAAACCAATATGTATATAAATTATATATATAATGGTTACACAAGTAGAAACATTTGCTTTTCAGGCTGAAATTAATCAGTTAATGTCTCTTATTATTAATACATTTTATTCTAATAAAGAAATTTTTCTTCGTGAATTAATTTCTAATTCGTCTGATGCTCTGGATAAGATTAGGCATCAATCTTTATCTGATAAGAGTGTTTTAGACACGTGTTCTGACCTAACTATTCAAATTATTCCAGACAAGGTAAATAAAACATTAACGATTTTAGACACAGGAATTGGTATGACTAAATCAGACATGATTACAAATTTAGGAACAATTGCTCAATCAGGAACAAAAGGATTTATGGAGGCAATGAAAACACAGGGAGATATTACTATGATTGGTCAGTTTGGTGTTGGGTTTTATTCTGCATATTTAGTTGCTGAACGTGTTGTTGTTACGTCTAAAAATAATGATGATGAGCAGTATGTCTGGGAATCTAATGCTGGCGGTTCGTTTACGGTATCTAAAGATGACACAGGAGAGGTTCTTAGACGTGGAACGAAGATTACATGTTATTTAAAAGAGGATCAATTAGAATATTTAGAGGAGCAATGTATTAAAGATTTAATCAAGAAACATTCTGAGTTTATTAACTATCCAATTAGTCTTTACGTAGAAAAAAGTGTCTCAAAAGAAGAGGAGGAAGAGGAAGAGGAAGAGGAAGAAGAGAAAAAAGAGGATGAACCATGTATTGAAGAAGTAGAAGAAACTAAAGAAAAAGAAGGCAAAGCAAAAAAAATGGTAACACAACTAGTCCATGAATTTGAATTATTAAATAAGCAAAAACCTATTTGGTCAAGAAAGTCAGATGAAATTACAAGAGAAGAGTATTGTTCATTTTATAAATCATTAAGTAATGACTGGGAAGAACATCTTGCTGTAAAACATTTTTCTGTAGAAGGTCAACTTGAATTTACTTCTCTTTTATTTGTTCCAAAACGTGCTCCTGTTGATATTTTTGAATCAAAATCAAAAAAACAAGGAAATATTAAATTGTATGTTCGTCGAGTGTTTATTACAGATAATTGTGAAGACTTAATTCCTGATTGGTTAGGGTTTGTAAAGGGAGTGGTAGATTCCGAAGATTTACCCCTTAATATTTCTCGCGAAATGTTACAGCAAAATAAGATTATGAAAGTAATTAGGAAAAATATTGTTAAAAAATGTTTAGAACTATTTGCCGAAATTAGAGAAAACGAAGAAGATTTTCTAAAATTTTACGAGCAATTTAGTAAAAATATTAAACTTGGTATTCATGAAGATAGTGCTAATCGTGAAAAATTAGCTGATTTATTAATGTTTCATACTACAAAATCTAGTAAAAAAATGGTTTCATTTAAAGAGTATGTAAATAATATGCCTGAATCACAAAAGCATATTTATTATATTACCGGAGAATCGCAAAAAGCGGTAGAAAATTCTCCATTTATTGAAAAGTGCAAAAAGCGAAAATATGAAGTGTTATTTATGACTGATCCAATTGATGAATATTGTGTTCAACAATTAAAAGACTTTGATGGCAAATCTTTAATTTGTGTTACAAAAGAAGGATTAAAATTCGATGAAAGTGAAGAAGATAAAAATAATTGGGAGCAACTAATTGAAGAATTTAAACCATTAACTAGTAAAATTAAGGCAATTTTAGGAGATAAAGTTGATAAGGTCGTATTAAGCGAACGTGTTGTAGATTCTCCGTGTGTATTAGTAACCGGAGAGTTTGGTTGGTCTGCAAATATGGAAAGAATTATGAAAGCACAAGCATTACGCGATTCTAATATGAGTTCATATATGATGTCCAAGAAAACAATGGAAATTAATCCACATCATATTATTATTAAAACACTTATGGAGAGATATTCAGGAGATGAAAATAGCAAAACATTAAAAGATCTTGTCAATTTAATTTTTGAGTCTTCTCTTATTGCTAGTGGTTTTAATATTGAAGAACCAGCAATATTTGTAAATCGCATTAATAATATGATTAAATTAGGTCTTTCATTAGATGAAGATGAGAAACCAGAAGTGGAAGAAGACAAAGATATTGATAATGATGTAGATGAAGATGAAGATGAAGATGAAGATAAAGATAAAGATAAAGATGAAAAATCACAAATGGAAGAAGTTGATTAAAATAATTAGATATATAGTACTATTTCATAACAATACTATATATTGCGTTTTTAATATATTAAATATTTAGGAAACTATATAAATGGCTTCATTGTCTTCTTCTGGAATAACATCAATAAATGAACTTCCTCGTTCTAATATACAAAATAATAATGTTCATCAAGAATATATGATGCAGCAACAACCACAAAATATCGTTTTAAATAAAAATGAAATAATATCTGCATCAAATAATCAAATGTCTACAATGGAAAATTTAATACCAAATGGTGGATATTCTATGCAAAATCCTATGTTACAAAATCAAAATAATCCAGGAATTATGGGAAATAATGTTCAACAACAACAAGCACCGAACTATAACGAATTAATAAGTCAAATTCAGAAAGCAGCAGCAAATGGAACAACTGCTTTACCATCTCGTGATATACCAATTGACCCCATAAAAGTAGCAAACGATACTCAAATACAACCAAATTATATACCGCCTCCACAAGTTCAAGAAAATTATATTAAAAACCACGAAACACCGCAACAAATAATAGAAGAAAACAATAAAAAAACGAATATAGCAAATTTATATGATACTTTATTTTATGAAATGCAATTACCTATAGTAATAGCATTATTATATTTTTTATTTCAATTACCGGCAGTAAAAAAACATAGTAAAAATATGTTTCCGTATTTATTTAAAGATGATGGCAATCCAAATTTGTATGGTTTTATATTTAATAGTGTAATGTTTTCATCAATGGTTTATGTATTATTAAAAGTATTAACGAAATTACCTAAATAAACAATAACTTAGAAAATTGTAATACTTATTTATCAATTCAAAAAGTTGCTGACAACTTTTTTTGTTAGTTTGTCAATGTATATTTTAAAAATAATATCCCATATATGTTCCTTTATTAATAAAACCATAGTTACTATAATAATTTACTAATTTATTATTAGTATCCAATATTATTTTATAACAATTATTTTGTTTAGCATAATTTATAGCATAGTTCATAAGCTCTTTACCTATATTTTGTGAACGATACTCTTTTTTTACAACAAAATCTTCAATATGAGCAACACATTTACCATTATGAATAAATTTTTGTTCTGTTAGTAGTGTTATAGCACCTAAAATATTATCAGAATTATCTATATATAGAAAAATATTGTGATTATTATTTTGCAATATTTTTTGTAGAATATTATTACAAGTTTCATAATTTAAATCTTTATTTTCTCCAAAATAGTTATATAGCTCAATAAGTTGCTCGCAATTTTTATTACTAATTATAATATTTTTAATTGCTATAATATTACTTTTAGTGGTTTCCATCATTATATTTAAATTATATTAGTAAAATTATAATTTAAATAGTATTAATTACTAATTAATAAACAAATAATATTAATATGTCTACAACTTTTGACACACAAAGCGAGTTGTTATTAGATAAATTATTACAATTTTATAATAGCGATAATAATTTTGATAAAATGATAACTATTATAAATGGAACATCTAAAATATCACTAAGAATTGTTGATTGGTTTGTTACAAATTATTCAAAAAAAAATTATGTTGTATATGAATTAGATAATAATAAAAATGAAAGAGTTAAAGTTTATAATGATTATAAACTTAAATTAAAAGCATATAGTAAAAAAAAGTTCGATCCTTTTTGTAGGTGGGAGAGAATAAATGTTCCATATAAAAACGAAACATGTATTCAAACAACATTAGGACAACTGAATTTTTTTAAATGGTGCATTGAAAATAAAATATTAGATTATATCCAAGAAAACTATAAAATTATTGAAAATGACATGAATTTAAGAAATACTTCGGCAAAAGTAAAAAATTCGTCATTAAACTCAAATACATCAACAACATCATTGGAAAGTAGTGATTCTTATTCATCAAACAATTCAAATAATTCAAACAATTCAAATAATTCAAATAATTCTATTAATGCTAATAAAACACGTAAAAAACGAGAAGAACTTTCAAGCAATGCATCTAAATCTATAAAAAAAGAATTTATTATTACAACTGTTGAATTTAATTAAATGTATAACATTTCGTTATATATAATATTATAAAGAAACAATTTATATTAGTTATGGGTAATAACAATAGTATAAATAAAGTAAACTTTGAGTATATTCAAAAATGTATAAATTATGAAAGCGAAAAAGTGCTATTAATTAATACAATGGATTATAGTAAACAAGATTGTTTGATAAAAAATTCTATTCATGCTTCAAAAGAAGAAGAAATATTGAATAATTGTTTAAAAAATAATAGAGTTATTAAAATTGTAATATATGGAGAAAATTGCACCGACAATAAGGTAATCGTTAAGTATAATCAATTGTATAAATTAGGTTTTGTCAATTTATATGTATATATTGGCGGGTTATTTGAATGGTTATTATTACAAGATATATATGGAGATGAAGAATTTCCTACTTCATCGAAAATTATAGATATTTTAAAATATAAGGGAACTAGTAATACTAGTTATTTTAGTATAAAAAAAAACACATAATATAGAATTTATAAATTTATAATTTTATAAAATTATAATTTATAATAATATATGGATATTAATCATATATTATTAGATTTAGAAGTTATTAAACAAATAGTTGACAATGATAAATTAGGAGTACTAACTTTACCTGGTTCTACTAAATTATGTGTCGATACTTTTGGATATACAAGTTCAATAACACGCTGGTATAATAATTATAATAGAGAAACTAGTATTGTTTATGTAGAACAACTAACTAATAATATAGAAAAAACAGTCGATTTTATAATTTCTGGACAACACAATGAAGAAGGAGAAATATTACGAGAGGCATTAGATAGTGCATTAATTGGATTAGAAAAATTAAAAATAACATATATTAAAGATTCAATTATAGCAGCTCGAATTACTTTAATTATTAATAAATTGAAAAATTTATCTAAAAATTTAAAAAATTTTACAAATAATACATACAATTTTATTAATGAAATAGAAAACGCAAATAACGCTAATAACGCTAATAACGCTAATAACGCTAATAACGCTAATAACGCTAATAACGCTAATAACGCTAATAACGCTAATAATTCAATAACGCCTATTCAATAGCATCTATTCTTTAAATAATAACATTATATATTTAGTAAAAAATATTTCAATACAAATGTATATTCATCTTCACTTTTTTCATAATGATCTAGTCCATCAATAATAGTCCAAGTAATATTATAATTGCGTTCTAATAATTTTGAGCATTTTATTTGAAATGTTAAATTATACACATCATCTTTGTTTCCACTAAAAAAAAACAGTGGTGTACTATTGTTTGTTTTTAAATTTACATACTTATACATGTAAAGCGATTTAATACAAAATAATCCTCCTAATGTTTCTGGTAAAAACTTTAATATATTAAATAATAATGTTCCTCCTTGCGAAACACCTAGTATAAATATATATTTATAACTTTTTAAAATAGTGGCTTCATTATTTATAATAGACACAATTCTTTGTGTTTGTAAATTATATTCAGCACTATTTATTTTATCCAATTTACTCAAATTATTATAACAAGTATAATAATTATACCATGATTTAACATTATATTGTTTATTATTTGGATAATCTATGTCCATTAGTGGAGACTCTGGCAAAATAAATTTAATATTATTCGCAATTATACTATTGTTTTTTAAATACTCAATATAATCATTAAAGTATGTAGAATCTGAGAACATTGGATGTAGCATTATAAAAGTATATTTGTGTTTTTTTACGCTGTTATGTATTATACTATTATCATATGTATTATTAATATACATAATAATACATAATATTTTATTCATAAACAGCTCCGCACTATTTAATATAATCATTAAGATTACATTTATGGTGATTTTTTACTTTTACTTTTACTTTTATTTAATAATGAACATGCTTTTGGCGCAATACTATTTATTAATATATAAAGTTACATAATATTATTTAGTAAAAATAATATTACATATTATTATATAGTAATAATGGCACAAATAACAAAAAGAGCAGGATGGCAAATACTTGAAGATGTAAATAAGATAATAAATAATGCAAAACTAATTTATAAAAATGATGTTCCAAAAAACTTTGAAACTTTAAAAACAAAATACAAGGAAACAATGGTCATAAAACAGGCACTTGCAAAATCAATTACAGCGCAAAATGAAGCAAATAAAGAACTATACAATGAGGAACTGAGGATGAATTGGACACTTGCAGAATTAGACGAAGTAGTTACTCCGTCCAAGTCTAAAACAAATGAAACCAGTAAAAGTAAAACACCCGTTATGAATTCTGCATTATATAAAAATGATCCATATCCACCAATACAACACTATGAACCTCGCACGCTAGCACGTTTAAAGAGAGCTATTAAAAGACACGAAGAACTAGTGAGAGAAGTTTTAAAAAAAATTGAAACAATTCAAACAGAGCATAAAACTATAGAAGATAATTATAAAGTTTCAATTGATCATTTAAAAAAGGAATTGGTAGAGTTAATTGGTCAAGATTATGCACCTGCTTTAAGAAGTCTGTTCGAATCAGTTGATACAAAGCAAAAAGAAATGGAACGAGCAAGTAGAGAAATGTTATTTTCAAAATGGGACACTATGGACAGACGTAGTGGCGGTAGTCGTAGAAAAAGAAAACAAAGAAGACAAACAAGACAAACAAAAAGAAGATAAGTTAAAATAAGCAAAAAGTCTAAAAAGCAATTTTCTAAATGCTCTTGCTAATTAGCAGTAGTTAATAATATTTATATTTAACAATAATATTATTAAAGAATTTTGTTATTAATTATAAACTGAACTAAATTAATTTGCACTTAGTTGCTTTTTTCGCATAGTCCAGTTATTTTATTTCTTCGTGTGCAAAATAAATTTAATATTGTTCACAATCATACAATTAATATATGTATTAATATTATATATTATTAGTATACATAATAATACATAATATTTTATTTATAAACAGCACCTACATACTCAATATAGTCATCAAGTTTACATTTGTTTTTGTTATTTTTGAGGTATTTTATACATTTCTTCTGTTCTCTTTTATATTTGTTATGTGATTTACATGACCTATTATTGTAGTTATGAGTGTTATATTTTACAGCATACTTCTCCATTTTACTATCCATACCTTCATAAGTAGCACATGGTTTATAATTTTTTTTACCCAACCAAGACGGACAAAATTCGTCCATCCTGGTTTTATGAATCATATTTAAAAATTCTTGCTCAGTATGTTTTCCAGATTTTTTTGCTCCAATTCCATCATATAATATATAGCGTGACATTTTTTTAGTTTTACTTTTAGTTTTATTTAGTAAAACAGAAGTTTTTTTACGCGATGACATATTAATATATTAAAATATATTAATTATAAACTAAATTAAGTTAATTTATGCTTAGTTGGTTTTTTCACATAGTCCAGTTATTTTATTTCTTCGTGTGCCATTAGGGCATCGTTTATAATTTACTTTTTGCTTTGATGTTTCATTTTCTTTTTTATAAGCATTAGTTTTACCTGGTTTTAATAAGTTTTGTTTTGCTTTTTCTATCCACCATGCGTATTTTTCGGGATCTTCATATTTTAATTCAATAAACAATTCACCAATCATATATTCAATTCTTTCTTTATCTACATCGCGCCCCATATCTATAATAGCTTGTTTTGCCTTTGATTTATTAACTTTGCCAAAGAGACGTTCAGCTTCATCTTTTATTTTTGCTTGTTGTAAGACTTGCAATTTTCGTCGCGTTTTGCGTCCTCTAAAAACTGCCTGAATTTTAATAGCATTTCTATTTTTTTTACTTTTATTACTTAATGATTGTGGTGATGGCATTTATAATATAGTAAAATATTATATTTTTTATTTTATGCTAAATAAAAATATTAATCCACCAACTATTCAGGCACAGGTTTAATTGTTGCACTTTTGTCTCGTTGCATAGATTTTTGTTTTGCCTTGGCTATCCACTTTGCATGTTCCTTGTTGCTTAGGTCGCGCCATAAATGATAGACCATAATATCAATTCCTTCTTCATCAACATCGCGAGCCATGTCATCGAGTCTTTTTGCTGCCTTTGCTCTAGCAGCTCTACTTTTACAAAAAAGATGCTCGGCCTGTGTTTCGAGTTTTTTTGTTTCTAATTTTCGTCGCGTAGCATATGCTCTATAAGTTCTCTGAATCTTAGTAGCTTTTCTATTTTTTAGACTTTTATTACTTGTAGTGCGTCGTGGTAAAATTTGTAATGTAGATAGACTTCTAGATAATCTGTTAGTAAAATTTGATAAACTTAATGGCGATGGCATATAATATAGTAAAATATAAAAAAAAATCCAAATACTAAATTCTAAATATTTAAATATTAAATACTAAATGCTAAACTAAAACTTTATAATTATAATGTAAATACAAAATCATAGACTTTTCTTGTCACTTCATCGTAAAAATTATTGTCAATAAATAAACTTGTATTTGTTTCTTCATTTCCATCAATTACTAATACTAACCCTTGTTCAATTGCTGTCGAATTATTTAACCATATATCATGATAATGATGACAATCTTTCAAATATTGAAGCGGAATAGTCTCTCCAAGGCGACCCCGCTGTTTTACACGCAAATCACAAATCTCTGGTTTAGTTCTAATATAAACTATTTTTAAATCTTGAAAAATAGTTTGAAACTCTTTAAACAAATTTAAATAAATTAAATATTCAATAAGACTCATTTTTTTAGAATCATATAGACTTTTTGCAAATACAAATTTGTCTGTATAAACAGAGCGCTCACTAATAATAACATCATAATCTTCTTTTAGTGCTTCCTTCAATAAAGATAAACGACTAGTATATGCCATTACTTGAAATGCAAAACTGTAGCGTTCATTATTTTCATAAAAGTGCGTAATAATACTTTTTCCATTAGCATCTCCAATTGATTCCCAAATTGAAACTGGTTCTTGTAAAAAGCAAATTTTACAAGTATTGCCTTTTGAAGCACAATATTTTGCGAAATTTTTCTCAAAATAACGTACAATGCTTGATTTTCCAGAACCAATATTTCCATCAAATGATATAATAATAGGTGCCATTAGAATGTATATAATGTTTTTATATATTTGTTTAAAATAAAAATTATAATCTAATCAATTTTAATTTGTTGAAAACTAAAATATTAAACTTATTTGCGTAACCAATCTTCAGCTGACAGTTTTGCGCTGTCGCTATAATAAAATTTAATTAAGTTTCGTAATTGGTGAGTTGGTTCATCATTTAAACGTTCATCTGATAAATCTGTATCTCGCGTAGTAATTTTTTCCCAACTGTCTCTAAATTTTTGTAAATTCTTTATTAACTCATCTCGCGTCATAGAACTTATTGGTTTTTTATTTATTTCATACATTCCTTTATAATTAGTAATTGGTTTATTAATTCTATCTTGTATGAGTTTTGTTGCTTTTTTTTGTTGGGTTTTATCTAATAAATTATAAATTAATTCTAAATCATTACTTTCAATTAAAAAATTGCTTACTCTAACTAACCCTTGAGCCATCTTTTCTTTGGAACCACTTGTTGTTACATTATATTTTTTAAGTAGTTGTTTTAATTTATCTACTGAAATGTCATCTTTTTTGCTTTTATGAATAATATATTTTTTTGTTTTTTTTTGATTAGTTCCTTGATTGTTTGTCTTTTTTGTTTTATTCACTTTAGACCACCGCTTACTATTTTTTGTTTGTATTATGATCCACATATTGCCATCATTACCGCGTTTCTTAGTCCCTAAAACAAAGTCATTAGCACTTTCTGATGGCGCCTGTCTAGTTGGCATTTTATATAATATATTATATAAAATATAGAAAAAAGAAATTTATAGAAAAACATTATACAAATAATTATGAAACAATAGCATTTAAATATTTATTACTCTTAATTAGTAATTAAAAATTTAAAATTATTACACTAATAATGGAGTTTATTATTAGAGAGAATATTATACCTTTTACAAATATTAACTTGGCATTATTTACTTTATGTCATTTAAAACCTTATAACAATTATATAGATTATGATTATTTATATAGTATATGTTATTGTTGGAATCATTTAATTTTTTTTACATTTAATGGTGCATATTTTATGGATAACACAAGTTTTAAGAGAATGGCTATTAGAAAAAATTTGCCAATGCCTATTTTTCACATTGGAAATATTATTTTACATGATTTACCATTCTTATATGTAAATATATATATACCTAAAAATGTTACATTTTATCATTCATTAGTAGGATGTTTAACTAATTTATTATGGTGTTATTGGGCAACATTTGGAACATTTGATATTAAGTATGTTTATGTATATATGAAAAAACAACAACAAGTTAAGTTATATATAATAAATATTAGTTCAATATTTTATGCTCCCTTATTTTATCATATTAATAAACATATAAGAAATAATTTTGTATATGTATGATATAATATTATTAAAAAAATAATATAAAGATTATTTTACAAGTTAAATTAATAGATTGTAGCAATCTATTCATTTTTTAAGCATTGGTGCCCGAGCGGTCTAAGGGGTGCGACTCAAGTTCGCATGGCGCAAGCCTCGTGGGTTCGAACCCCACCCAATGTAAATACAAACTTCTTTCATTTTATTTTTATAAAATATTTTTATGAAATATTATATAAAAAAAATTTATTTTATTTTATTTTATTTTTGATATAAATCAAGACAACTTAGAATTTATTTATAGTCATCGGCTCTAATACTTGTTTGACGCCTTAAACGCGGTGGTTCAAGATGAGAACTACGAGGAGTTGGTGGTGGTGTGGAAACATTATATGATTCTTCGCGTTCTACTTGTGTAAATGCGGTATTCATACTACTTTTTTGCCTATTTACAACATTTCCAACAGACCTATATGCTGACATACACTCATCTTGTGTTTCACTATAATTAATTGCATGAGTTGGTAAAATACCAATTCTTGATGCTTCTAAAATAGCATCTTGATTAGCACCTAGATAAATGAGTTCAATATTATATGATTCTTGCGCACTTGTAATAAGTTTTTTAAGAGACTTCGTATTAAATTTTTTACTGCAATTTTCACACCCATCTGTAGCAACATAAATTAAACACTTGTCGTAGCAAGTTGGATTATGAAGTTTTTTCTCCATAAAATATGTAAGAGTAAAACCAATAGCATCATATAATGCTGTTTGCCCTCGCGGAACAAATTGTCTTAGTTCAATTGGTCTAACTTGTGTAATATTTAATGATCTAATTAACAATTTTTCTTCATGGTCAAATAACTTAATAGATACATTTACACATTCATTGGGTTTTAAATCTTGCTTAATAATTTCAAGCGAAGAGTTTACTCCACCAATAGTATCTTCTTCCTTACCACACATAGAACCGGAACGGTCAATAATAGCAACAACCTCTTGAGTAAATAGCGCCATAATATATTAATATTACTGTTAATGTTAAAATAATTTTAAATCAATTTTTTTTGTTTTAATAGTTTTAATAAATAAAAATTAATTTGTTAAAAAAAAATTGATTATATATTTATTTTTATTGCTAATCAATATTTACTATAAAATGCTAAAGCAACAAATGTTAATTGAAAAAACTAATTATGAACCGCATCTTAATATTGAATTATTGACAGGAGCATTTATAGAAAATAAATTTAAAAACATATGTGCGCAAACTATTTGTGATGCTTATGCTAATGAATGTTTAATAATTGAATATTTAAAATATAGGATGGCATTAGAACCTCAAACATTTACTGATGTAACATTTACTATAGATTTACCATTTGTTCAAGATTATATTGAATATATAAAGAAAGTTAGCATAACTTGTGAAGACATTCCTGTAATAACTTATGTATATAATACTTTATTACGCGAACCAGGAGATAGGGAGTTATGGCCAGACGATAAAGCATCGTTAATTCTTGACAAAATACAATGCTTCTTTGATATTAATGAGGACAAATTAGCAAATGAATTAATAGAAGTAATAAGTGAAATTTATTATAATAATTTGTGGTAATGATAAAGCATAAAGCATAAAGCATAAATTGAATTGTTTAAAAAATTGATATTATAAATTTTAATATATTTTTTATTAAAAAATGATTAATAATTATTATGCTAACGATGTTTACAAACAATTATTGAAAAATAGTTGTAATTTTATTAATAAAAGTTGCTTAGATATTGGAACAAGAAATGGAGCAAATTGTGTAAACTTAGTAAAAGTTGGCGCATCAAGTGTATTAGGTATTGATATAGATTCTTCACATTTTCATGAAATGTGGGTTACTAAAAAAATTATACTTTTAAAACAAGATTTATTAACAATTGACAATTCTAATAAATTTGATGTAATTACATGCTTTTTATGGAATATGCCTTATTTACAATACAATAATGTAATGAATAAAATTAAAGAACTCTTAAATATAGATGGTTTAGTGTATATAGGTATTGCTGATGAAGTCTATAAATGCGACCTGCCAGGCCCAAAAAGTGTAAATATTCTTGAATTATTAAAAAAACATTTTAATAATACAAGAATTTTAGATAAAAAAAGTATTCAATGGATAATAGAAGCTAAAAATCCATTTTAATTAAATAAAACTATAACAATTTTTAGAGCAATAATAAAATTTACTTTGTTTTTTATAAAAATCGTCTTGTAGTTTATATTTTTTATTGCACACATGACACTTTATATTTGTTAAATTATTAACTAAATATATTATGTCATCATTTAAAAGTAATATTTTGAATTTATAATTTTTTAATTTTAAAAACATTACAAAAATAATAGTAATAATATATTTATATAATTTATATAATTTATATAATGTATTATCTTGTGAATTTTTCCTCTATTTTTTTTATAAATAGTTCCAAGTTTGTGCTTAACAATGTTAAATTTGAACATAATGCTTTTAATGTATTTCTTTTAGTTCCTGACTTTTTATCATATATTAAATAATATTTACTAGCATGTGTTTCATGTTTTCTAATACTAATATATTTGGGCAAAACTATTGGATTTTTTTTATTTTGTGAATTATTAACTTTTTCCTCGCCTTCTATAACTTGTTCTATTTCATTTTTTTTATTACATATTTCATATTCTTCTTCGATAATTAATAACATTTTTTTTATTTCTTCTAATTTTTCTAATATATTTATTTTATTTGATTTAGATGATACATATAATTTATTCTCTATATTGTGAGGATGTTTTTCTATTTTAAAATATTCTCTATAGCATTTATTTTTTTGGTCATAGCATTCTTTATAATAATTAACATAAATGGGTAAATCATATTGCTGTATATTTTCCGGCAATTTTATAGCGTTGTGCTTTCTTTCTCTCTTACTATCTTCTTTTTTTATCATTATATTTGATAAATCAGTCATTTATATTAAATTAATACATTAAAATACTACAGATTTTGTTAAATATAACCAGAAGAAAATTCCAACAAATGCTTTGGCAGTCAAATCTAACATGTTATATCCTATCATTTTAGTTGCTTCATTTAACTGATAAAATACACCATATAAAGACCATAATCCTATGTATAACCAAAATATTAATTTAGATTGATATGTTGCTTTTGAACATGTCATAAAAAGTTTCCATAGGGTGCCAAATGTAAAAAAAAAGAATATAAAACCTATAAAGTTTGCTAAATTTCTATTAAGCAAACCTATTTCTCCGCTATATCCAAAACCCAACATTAAAAAATTAAAAAATATGACTAATAAAAATGGTTTAATTCTAACTGGTATTTTATTTTCGTAACCTAATAACATGGAAAGCGCCAATAACATAAAAGGAGTGGTAATTACCCAATCCGAATAACGCATATTATTAATTTTTTCTAAAGGAAGATTATCAATAGAATCGTTATTATCATCTTTTATAGATTCGTCTTTTTTTGTTTTATCTATTTCGACAATAAATAATCCATAAAAATAACTAGCAATAATCGAAATACATGTTTCTAAATTCAAAATATGACGGACTTGTGGAATAGGACTTCGTAATGCTTCAATAAATGTAATTACTGATGTAGTAATTAAAAAAATATATGTAATATAAAAACTATTAACCACTAAGGATGTTTTCATAAGTTCTGCTTATATATTTTAAAATATATATTTATAAGCACCAAAGTTTTATTATTTTATAAAAAAAATAAAACTTTAATTGAAATTGAAATAAGCATGTTATTTAATTCGAGTAAGCAAGACCACCCATACCCGACATAATGCGGAGAACGTTGTAGTTCACAGCATAAACTCTTACTTTAGCAGTGCTTACACCGGATACAGTAGCATTAGATAAAACTAACTGTAAAGTAGCATTGTCAATTCGTGAGAAATTGCATGTGCCAGATGGCTGATGTTCTTCAGGTCTTAAAGCAAACGAGTAAACATTAATACCGGTGTCTGGCGCACGAGTGTGGTGCTGGAAAGGTTGAACTAAGTCAAAATATGTGCCTTCACGCTCGGAGAATCTGTCTTGACCATTTAATTGTAATTTGGCAACAACAACTGGATTTTCACCCCAGCAGTGCATATCTAACGCAGTTTCGGCTAAAACGAAAGTGCCAGCATCCGAAACACCCGACTCTGAAGCATTAGTAGCACCACCCCATCCATTTGTACCGCTTGCCAAAACATCATTAGCAAATGGATCTTGGAACATTCCACTAGCATTAATAAAAGCATTGCTAGTAGCACCGGTTCCAGATGTAGAAATTGCATTTTTACCGCCAAAAGCATGAACCGCGTTTGGTAAGGCATCATATGCATCGGTGTAGTTGAACGGTTGAGCACCCAATAGTTTATTTAGTTCGGTACCAGTTGTTATTGAAGAACAATAATCAACATTCGAATCTGGTTGAACGACCCAGATTAATTCTTTGCAAGGATGATTTAAATTTAATTTAATTTTATTTGATGACGAACCGACCGATTCATCGCCTGTGAACTGTAATTGTTCAATTAAGTATTCGTGTGGGTTTTGTGCCATACGTCTGCGTTCGTCAGTATCTAAGAAAATGTAATCAACGAATAAAGATGCCGCAGCTAAAGATTGTTTGTATGCGCTAATAACTTTTTCACCAGTTCCATCAAGTCTATCTACAGCCCATAAGCATTCTTCAATGTTGCGAATGTCTAAATTAATTTTTACTTCGTGGTATTGTAAAGCAATTAAAGGTAGAGCTAAACCAGGATTACGGCAATACCAGAACTGTAATGGAACATATAGGGTTGTCTCTGGAAGCGCTCTGCGTGGAGCACAAACTTGACGAATGCCATCAGCAGAGCAAGGACCATCAACTTCGGCGAAGTCTGGATCACAAATATAGGTTAATTGAGTAGTATTACCAATCATTTTATAGTATCCGCGTTCTTGTTCTTTTGATAAAGTTAATTGGCACCAGATATGCATCCAATCACCGTATTGACGGTCAATTCTTTGACCACCGATTTCAACTTCTACTTGTGAAATTAATTGCTCGCCTGGGAAATCTAACCATCTGGCATATACATCTTCGCCTCTTGTTGCGGAAGTATTACCTAAAGATTGGCCAATTTCAGGAAGAGTAATCTGTAAGTAAGTGCGGTAAGCTAAATCACCATTACGTGAAATGGTGCATGTAACGCGGCGACCAAAATCCGCTTGACCATTAAAAGTTTGTTCAATTGATTCCATCGCAAAGTTGGTATGACGACGGTAAGTTACTTTCCAAAAGGTAATTTGAGGATTACCTGTTAAATAAACATCTTGAGCGCCATAGGCAACTAATTGCATTAATCCACCAGCCATTTTTTTATAATATTCCTAAAGAAAAAAATTTTTTGTAAATTAATTTAATTAATTAATTAATTTAATTAAATTAAATTAATTAATTAAAAATATTATCATATAAATTTTTACTACATTAAAAATATAATCTCTAGTAAATGAAAAAATTTAATGCTATTAAAACTACATTGGATAGCAAACATAATGAAATAATAAAATCTTTCAAACATAATGAAGAAGTAGTTATTCCTAAATATCTAAAACAAATTGATAAACTTGAAGTTATGTTAAATAAATCAAAAAATAAATTGGAAATAGTAGATAATATTAATAAGTATAAAAATTTAATAAAATCTCTCAAGAATAAAGAAAAGAATTATTATCTAAATAATTCTAGATACATATTTGATTATTTTGAAAATAAAAAGAATATTTCTACTAATGATACATTTGAGAATTCAGACAAAAATAATATAGTAAAACAATTTTTTTCATTAAATATTTCAGATGAATCAAACAATACTATAAATAATGAAACAAATAATGCTAAAATAACAGATGAAAATTATATTAAAACAAGCAATAATAATTTTATTGATAAATATTTCAACAATATTGATTCTAAATATTTAAATTATGATAAATTTATTTATCCATCAGATATATGTAATGTATGTAAAAGAGGAGAAATGGTATACGTAGAAAGTGAAGGAATGTCTATATGTAGTAATTGCTCTAATAGTATTAAATATTTAATTGAAATAGATAAACCTTCTTATAAAGAACCACCAAAAGAGGTATGCTTTTATGCTTATAAAAGAATAAATCATCTAAAAGAAATATTAGCACAGTTTCAAGCAAAAGAAAGCACAAATATACCTGATGAAGTATTTGAAAATATTAAAAATCAAATCAAAAAAGAACGTATAAGTCTTAATGACTTAACAAATAAGAAAACCAAAGAAATATTGAAAAACTTGGGTTACAATAAATATTATGAACATATTCCATTTATAAAAGATAAGTTAGGAATAAGACCACCAATAATGAGTGCAGAACTTGAAGAAACATTGTGTAATTTATTTATGGAATTACAAAAACCTTATTCTAAATATTGTCCTAAAGATAGGGTTAATTTTTTAAACTATTATTATACATTATATAAATTATGTGAATTGTTAAATGAACGCAGTTTTTTACCGTATTTTCCTATGTTAAAAGATCGTGAAAAACGCATAGAACAAGACCAAATATGGAAGAAAATATGTGAAGATTTAGGGTGGAAATTTATTCCTATACCATAAATTTATACCATTAATTTATACCATTAATTTATACCATTAATTTATACCATTAATTTATACCATAAATAATAATAATAATTATATAAATATTATTCATAATTATAATTATTATAGTTATTATAATAATTATGAATAATAGACCATCTTGGGATGAATATTTTAAAAGTATTGTTAATTTAACTGTTTCCCGCTCTTCTTGCGAACACCTTCAAGTTGGTTGTTTATTTGTAAAAGATAATCGCATTATAGCACAAGGTTATAATGGTTATATTGCTGGATGTCAACATAAAATGATTATAAAAGATAATCATAATATTGCTACTATTCATGCAGAACAAAATACAATTACTGATTGTGCAAAACGAGGAGTTAGTTGTAATGAATGTATAGCATATATTAGTCATTATCCGTGTTATAATTGTATGAAACTTATGGTTTCAAGTGGTATTTCAAAAATAAAATATATAAATGATTATAAAAATGACCCATTGGTCGAAGAGTTTGCAAATGATGTTAATATAGTTATAAATAAAATTTGATTAATTAATCATCAAACTCAAGTCCACTTAATAATCCGCTAAAAATATTTATTATATCTAAATAGTAATCCAATGATGCTGTTATAAAGTCTCCATTATAATTGCGTTGTAATATACTATTAGTATCATACATAATATATAACGAAAATATCATTAATGAAGCAATCACTATTATTTTTTTTAAAAATGAAGATTCAGTAATAAAAAATTGGACAATGCTTATAATTATTAAAAATAATAAAGCAAAAAATAAACCAAGTCCAAATGTTAAACCTAATTTAATACCGCTTGCTATTAATGCTAGTCCAAAAGCAAACATAGTAACAAAAATACTAGCTGTTCCGACTAAAGCACTTTTAACAATACCAGGATCTAATCCTGATTTTCTATATCCTAAAATTACACCAAATGCACAAGAAAAGAGAGAAAATAATATAAATTTTAACCAAGGAGGCATAGTAATGAATGCCAAAATTAGAATTATGACAAAAATTGCTACATATGCTCCAATAAGTTTGCTGTTGAATTTTTTAGTATCTTTATTTTTCTCATCTTCATCTTCTATTTTAATATTTTCACTTACATAATAAGTAATATAAAGTTGAGCCACTAAAGTTGCTAAAATTAAAGCAAAAAATCCTCTTTTTTCGTTTATTAACTTAAATAATTGCGTCAAATTATTATTTTTAAAAATTGGTTTTTTATTTTTAGCTGCTAAATTTGACTTGCTAGAATTCATGCTATATATTAGTATAATATATTTTATAATATTTATAAAATATATTATACTAATATATATGGACTTTATAAGAAATAAAACAACAAAATTAAGAAATATTGGAAGAAATATTGAAAATAGCTTAGCAACAAGAAGAGCTATAAATATAATAACACTGGCACCTCAAGAAGAATTAGCAGCTTTAGATCCAACAGCACCATCTTTAAGTCCAAGACGCATTTCTTTAAGTCCAAGAACAAAAGTCATTACACATATTCAAAAAACGTTCAAAAAAAGAAAAAGAAGAGAACAAGCAATAGCAGATTTATCAAAAATAAACTCTAAAAGACTTGCTACAAGAAGAATTCAAAAAAAATTTAGAAAAGCGTTAGAAAATCCAAATCTTGAAGCATGTCCTATATGTTATGGTAATATGTTGTACCCAAGACTTACAAAAACGCTTCGTTGCGGTCATAAATTTCATAGAAAGTGTATTGAACAATGGAGTGATACTAATCCAAGTTGTCCATTATGTAGAACATCTATAGAACCAGAAAGACCGTATCACCTACAAAGGCTTATTTCAATGCCTATTAGTTCTAATATTAATACTACTGTTAATCGTGTTAACGCATTAATAGCAGGATTGCGTAATTCTGCTACTATGATTGAGGCAATTAGCTTATTAAATGAAATAGATATACTAATTAATAACTTGCCATACAGTGAACGAGCAGTGCTTGCAGATGCACGGACCCAAGCATGGTTTCAAACGTATCTACGATTACAAGAAGCACCTAGACAAAGCAGAGCAACTATGGGTGCTAGTAATCGTGCTAATGCGTTAATACATGGAAGAAGGTGAATTAAAGTATTAGTTCTTTATAAAATAATATAGCATAAAATAATATAATATAGCATAAAATTATATAATATAGCATAAAATAATAATATATTATATTATATTATAATATAATATATGCCTTCGCAAACACGTAGGTCATCGCGACTAAGAAGTTCTGCTGCTAGAAAAATTCAAAAACAGTTTAGAAGTAGAAAAAGACAAAGGTCAAAAGCAAGTCGTAAAATTCAGTCAAAAGTTCGAGGAAAACAAACTAGAAAAGTAATAAATAGAGAAAAAAATACTAGTACAATAGTTAATGAATGTCCAATATGTATTGAACCTATGACTACAGATGTTCGTATTGCATTACCTTGTGGACATAGATTTCATAAAGACTGTATAAGACGTTCATTGACTAGCACTAGTGGAAAATGTCCAAAGTGTAGGAGTGTTGTAACTAATATACCATATGTACCAGAAGGAAGAGCAAATCGAACATTTGGTAATGTTCCGCTTTCGCAACAACAACCACAAGCACCTCCAGCACCACCAGCAATATTAGACCCAACACAACGAAGACAATATATATTACAACGGTTGCGAGAAATTGAAATGCTAGAACAACGATTAGCACAACTACCTGACCCAAGAGAAATGCCAAATATAACTTTAAATCAAGCATTACATATTCAACATAACGCACGCCAACTTGTAACTGAAATACGAAGACAATTTTATGAAGCTTCTGAAAATTATCAAAACTATAGAGATGTTAGAACAAATGGAACACTTGACCAAGATGTTATTAATATGTATTATGTAACGCTTGATTTATTACATCGCGCGCAAGTGCTTAGGAATAATGCAACGCAAAGTGTAGATGAACTTGGTGATGATGAACATCAAGACCTTATGTAATGTTTTACTATTTTTATAGTCTTAATATATTATATCTTAATATTATAATATGACAAAAACAAGAAAAGTTGGAAAAAAGAGAAATTTAGTAAAAAACCATAAATCAAGAAGGTATGCAAAAGGTTATGATAAAGCATATGTGAAAGCTTATGAGGAAAAAGAGAAAGCATATGAGGAAGCAGTTTCTGCTTTGCTTTCTAAAAAGTTAAATGATGTTCATTTAAGAACATATGGTCAAGAATTTGATGACCCCGGAGATCCATCACTTGTATCACAAATAGTTTCACATTTAGTTGAAAATAAAAGAGCATCAACACGAAAAATTCAGTCAAGATTTCGAGGACAAAAAACTAGAAAACTGCTAAGTAGAATAAAAACTACCATACCAACAGATATTGAATGTCCAATATGTGTAGAACCTATGATTGAAAATGTTGTTACATTATTTCCGTGCAGACATAGATTCCATCGAGCATGTATAAGGCCAGCATTAACTGGAACTGAAAGAAAATGTCCTGTATGTAGAGCAAATGTAACTAGTATACTTAATTGATTTACCACAAATTTCAAATATAATTTATATATATAATTTATATTATATTATATTATTTATAGTATATAATATAAATTTAGTATGCCTTCAAAAACACGTACTTCATCACGTTTAAGAAGTTCAGCAGTTAAAAAAATTCAAAAACGATTTAGAAGTAGAAAAAGGCTAAGGTCAAAAGCAAGTCGTAAAATTCAGTCAAGAGTTCGCGGAAAACAAACTAGAAAAGTAATAAATAGAGAAAAAAATACTGTGTTAACAATTAATGATTGTCCAATATGTCTTGAACCTTTGACTACAGATGTTCGTATTGCGTTACCTTGTGGACATAGATTTCACGAAGAATGTATAAAGCGTTCATTGACTAGCACTGGTGGAAGATGTCCTAAGTGTAGGGCGGTTGTAACTAATATACCTTATATTTCTACACAGGAATCACAACGACAAATAGTACCACCACTGCCACCACCACCACAATATATATTAGATCCAATACAACGAAGACAACTATTAGATTTAGAACCACTACAACTAATACAACACCTAATAGTACGCAATCAAGAACTAGATGTTATAGAACAAAGTATAGAACGACTGAGAGAACTACTGCCTGATGCGCCAGAAATTCCAAATATAACTTATGAACAGGCAGTAGTTAATGAAGTAACAGCAAATGATACTGAGACTACTTTAAGAAGTCTTTATAATGAAGCATATACTCTTTATACTAACTATGAAAGTTTTAACACACAAGATAGACCAAGTACTAACGATGAAATAGCAGAACAACACATTGATGCTGTTTTTAATAGAACTTCTAATTTATTAGAAGTTGCAACATATGATGCGATTAATGCTCTACGAATTTCAAACCATCTTGGTTCACTAATGTTAACTAGTTAATCTTGATATTTTTATAATCTTTTACACTATTTTTATAGTTTTATATATTATATTATTTATAGTATATAATATAAATTTAGTATGCCTTCAAAAAGACGTAGTTCTTCGCGACTAAGAAGTTCGGCAGTTAAAAAAATTCAAAAACAATTTAGGGGTAAGCAAACTAGAAAGCATGTAACCAAACTAAAAGCAAGTCGTAAAATTCAGTCAAGAGTTCGGGGAAAACAAACTAGAAAAGTAATGAAAAGAGTAAGAACTAATATGTTAACAAATAATGATTGTTCAATATGTTTAGAACCTTTGACTCAAAATGCTGCAACAGCATTACCTTGTGGTCATAGATTTCATAAAGATTGTATAGTAAATTGGTTAGTTAGAAGTCAAGGAAAATGTCCTAATTGTAAGCAACGCATAACTAACATACCTTATATTTCTATAGAAGAAGAATTAGAACAAGAACCAGAACCTGAATACGAACCATTAATATTAGACCCAATATTACGAAGACAACGTATATTAGAACGTATGCACGAAATAGAATTATGGGAACGCGAAATTGAAGGACTAAGACCACAACTACCCGACCCTCCAGAAATTCCAGATATAACTTTCAATGATTCATTAAGTAATCAATATAGCGCAGACCAAACCGAATATTATGTACGTAGACTCTATAATGAAGCTTCTTATAATTACAATAACTATAGAAGTTTAAACATAAATGATGAAACACTGGAGCAAGATGTTAGCAATATGTTTTTTATAACTTCTGAATTATTAACACGCGCGCGAGACAATGCGCGTAACGCTGATAGAATTTGCAGTCATATTGCAAATATAGAGTTTGCGGCGTATATGTAATATTTCAATAGTTTTATAGTGTTATATTTTTATAGTGTTATATTTTTTTATAGTGTTATATTTTATTATATATTATTATATTTTAATATATATAATATGCCTTCGCCAACACGTAGTTCATCATCGAGAAAAAGAAGTGCCGCTACACGAATTCAAAAACGTGTTAGGGGCAAACAAACTAGAAAACAAGTAACCAAACTAAAAGCAACGCGCAGAATTCAGTCGAGAGTTAGAGGTAACACAACTAGGAAACTAATAACTAGAATAAGAAGTAATATGTTAGTAGATAATGACTGTTCAATATGTTTAGAACCTATGACTGAAAAGGTTGCTACATTATTACCTTGTGGACATAGATTTCATAGTGATTGTATAAAAAAATGGATGACTAGTCGTAAGAAAAAATGTCCTAATTGTAAAAGACGTGTAACCAATATAAAACCACAAACACAAACATCAAGACAAGCACCTATAATATTACCACAACTAACACAAACAGAACAAACACAACTACAGGAAACAATAGCACGGTTAGGAAGAGAAATAGAACAAGTAGGTGAAGAACTAGAAGAATTACAAGACTCAACTCTTCCACCTTTACAACGAGCATTAGATTATGAAACAAGAGCAATATTAATTGAAACAGCAATAACGACTGTCCATAATGAAGTTCGTGACCGATTTTATAACTATAGGACTTATGGTGGTGTTGATACTGATAATAGAACATATTATGAATTCTTAGAGGAAATGTATAACAGAACTAATGACCTAACAGTAGACGCAACTAATAATAGCTCTGATGCTACAGGAATTGTAGAGTCTATTAGAAATAACAATACAAGTAGAAATAGAAATAGTTGGTGGCCATGGTAAACAAAAATATATTATACTTTATTATATTTTATTATATTTTATTATATTTTATTATATATATATATATATATATATATATATATATATATATATATATAATATATGCCTTCACCAACACGTACTTCATCCTCAAGAAAAAGGTCAGCAGCTACACGAATTCAAAAACGTGTTAGGGGCAAACAAACTAGAAAACGCCATTCGCGCTCAATTAAACAAATTTATGCTAATTTAGAAAAAACTAATGAATGTGCAATTTGTCATGATCCAATGACAAAAGATGAAGCTATTACAAGATTAGGATGTACTCACCGATTCCATGCTGAATGTTTACAACGTAGTTTACGCAGTGGTCATGCTAGTTGCCCATTATGTAGAACAGTTATACCTAACAATCCCCATGCACATTTAGCTAATCCAACTATAACATATGAACAAGCATTAAGTAATAGAAATCAAGCATTAGAAGAACGTCGCTTGGCAACACAAGCATTAACTAATGCCCAGGAGCGCACAAATAACTACGAACGATCTAATAGAACTCGAAGACTAAGAGGTGTAAATTCACCAACTTATATTAGATTACTTAGAACCGAAGAAGAAGCAAGTGAAGAATTAACACGAGCACGAGAGCGCGTTACTAATTCTATGAGAATTATTAATAGTTTGGCCAATTAGAAAATGAGAGATTGCTAATTATTTTATAAACTATTTTTTATATTATTATGTATCTATAACATAATAATATAGATACATGACTAATACACAAAAAAATAAAAAAAATCATAATACTCATAATACTAACAATTATGATTTAGTAATTATTGGTGGCGGCATTTCAGGTATTTACACTTTATATAAATTGTCTAAAACATTTTCACAACTAAAAATTCTATTATTAGAGTCAGGAGAGCGTTATGGTGGGCGAATATATTCATATAAAGAAACTATAGATGGCGAAGAATATATTATGGATTTGGGTGCAGGACGACTAGGTCATCATCATAAACTTATAAATAATTTGATAAATGAACTTGATCTAAAACCTAAAATTATTGATATAGTAAATACAAAAACATATATAGAAGTGTCAGAAAATAATAAAGTGCACGACAAAACATACTTTAAAGATACTATTATGGCTAAATTATACAAATTTATTCTTAGTCCGTTGGTTTCCAAATTAGGCAAGTCAGTATTACAAAAATTTTATTTAAGTGAATTAATAAAAAAATATGTGTCGGTTTCATTTTTTCAAAAACTAGAACCGCTATTTGAATATTCTTCAGATTTAAATGAATTTAATGCTTATGATGCTATTGAATATTTTAAACATGATTATAATAATGAATCAAAATTTTTTACATTAAATGGAGGACTAGAGCAAATAATAGAGAGAATGTTGGTTCTTATAAAAAAAACAAAATCTTATAAATCAAAAAATATAACACTACTAAATCTCTCTAATGTTGAAAATATAACTAAAATAAATAGTAATAACAATAATTTATTTAAAATAGTAATAAATAATTATAGTAAATCAAAAGGTTATAATGTATATTCTAAATATGTAATATGTGCAATACCAAAACAAAGTTTGGAAAAATTAGATTTATTTAAACCTTTTTTGAGAGATTTAAATTCAATAAATTCTATAAATCTATTAAGAATTTACGAAATTTATAATAAAACAAATGAAGAACTTTGGTTTAAAAATATTGAAAAAACTATTACAAATAGTGAAGTCCAATTTGTAATTCCTATTAATCCAAACAATGGACTAATTATGTCTAGTTATAGTGATAGTGCTAATGCAAGATTTTGGAACTTATTGCGTGCAAAAAAAGGAATTACTTATGTTAAAAACAAACTAAATATAAAACTAAATCAACTTTTTAGCATTTATAACATAAAAGTACCGCCAAGTAAATATATAAAAATGTATTTTTGGGATGCTGGTGTGGCATGTTGGAAAAAAAACGTAGATTCAGATTATTTAAGTTCAAAATTATTAAATCCTTTGCCAAATGTTTTTATTATTGGGGAGAATTATTCAAAATATCAGGCATGGTGTGAAGGAGCATTAATGACATCTGAAAGTTGTATAGTTAAATTAGGTGACATTTTATTGACAAGTGTTAAGACCAAAACATTAAAACATACACGCAAAGTAGGCGGTAAAAAGGGCGAACACAATAAAAAAATGTTTACACTTGGTGAAGTACAAAAACATAATACAAAAAAAGATGCTTGGACAATAATTGATAATAAGGTTTATAATATTAGTTCTTGGATTCCAAAACATCCAGGAGGAGAGATTATTATGCAAGCACTTGGAAAAGACGCAACGCAGTTATTTTTAAATAATAATCATCCTAGTTATGTAAAAAAAACTATTTTACCAAAATATTATATAGGAAATCTAAAAAAATAATATAGTTTTTATATAAAATATAAAATATAAAATGGGAATAATAAATTTGCAAATGAAATACGTTAATATACTACATATTTTAGTTATAGGTGCATCATTAGTTTATATTGGTTATTTTCAAAACAAGTCAGCAAGACCAATATATTATTTATTAGGATTATTGGGTTTAGCAATAGTATTATTTGTTCCATTTCCTAATTTAGACTTTACAAATATGAGAAATTTACTTTACATTACTCATTATATACTATTTATTCCAGGATTTTTAGTATTAGCCTATTTTGGATTGCAACAAAAATTAACTAAAGAAACATATATTACATTAGGGTTTATTGGACTATTTATTATTATTTATCATTTATATAAATTAATAGTGCGAATTAGCAAAATAGCAAAATAATATTTTCTTAATATATATGCGTAAAACAAGAAAACTTGGTAAACAAGTTAAAAGAAAACATAAGTCAAAAAGAATTGGGCCAAAAAGACTTGGGCGAGGTCTAGAAGACAAAGTGCCCTTTTTACTTAAAGAAATGTTAGATGCTACCAGTTTACGTAGTCATAATCAAACTTTTGTTGAACCAATGCTTGTATCACAAATACTTCAAGACGTACCTAGAGCATACGTAACAGAAGCAATAGAAAACGCGCCTTATAAGAAGGAAGTAGCGCGTTTACTTAGTCAAAAGTTTAAACGAACTGCTAACTCACGTGCTATTGTTAATAAAATAGTCAGTGCAGTTCCAACAAGACATATAACAATTGGGAGAAAAAAACAAACTTTAACAAATCAACTAAAAATAGCACAAGCAGCACTAGATGCTTATATAGTAGCTAGTCAACCAATTCATGATCGCAAGGAAGAGCTGTTCAACAAACTTGGTGATCTAGAAGGCGAACGCGATGAACTCGAAAAAGTTATTGGGCAATCCAAATTAGATAAATATGATGATTTAAAAAATAAATATGATGAACTTAATAGAAGTCAAAGCATGTTGAAACGCTCGAGCGCTTCTTTAATGAGAATAAAACTTGAAACACTGCGTTTTGGTCCTATTGGTAAACTTTATGCTCTTATAGATAAAATAGAAAAATTAGACCAAATTTATACTAAAGCAAACGAAGACGATATTACAGCATATAAGGAAGAAGATAGACTAACACTAATAGTTTATAATTTAAAAACTCAACTGGAAGATTTAGAAGATTTGTAATTATAAGAGAGAACTAAAGAGGTAAAAATTAAAGTTAATATTATTATAATATTATTATTATAATATTATAATATGGCAGGAACACAAAGACTTAGTCCTAATACACTAAATATAAGATTAGGAGAGTTAGAAATGCAAAGAAGAGAATTAGAAGAACGTTTGATACCTTTAAGATTACAACTAACTGACCTTACTAATCAAGGAGAGTTAGCGCGTAATCGCGCTACTGAAGATATGCGCCGACTTCGAGTCGCTGCAGATGCAGCAGATGACCGAGGACTTACTTCTGCTACAAATAGAAATTTGAGACAATCTAATTTAGCACTTGCGCTTAGAGAGGAAGTATATAAAATAAAACAACACTATGCTAATAATACTACTACAAGTGATGCATGTAGACGTTCCGAAGCAAGAGTCGCAAAACTACATGAAAGACTGGATAAAAGACGTAGTCAAGCATTTAATGCTTTAACAACACAAGCAGAAAGAGCTGAAAACGCGTTTTTTGCTTCAAGGGACGCGTTTGCTTTAATAAATAGAGAACTTCTTGATTTAATATCAACACTAAGAGAATTAGAAACTGCTCTTAGTGCTGTAGTTGATGAAGAAGCTAGATTAAATAGAGGACGCGGCAAGAAAAGACAACATCGTGCTACACATAAAAGAGGCAGAAAAGGTAAAAACACAAGAAAAAGAAGACTATAAAAACTATAAAAATAAAACCAAAAATATTATATTAGTCTAATATAATATAACATGTCTAGTATTAATACTAATGAGCATAGAACCTCAAGAATGCATTTAAGATCTGCTAGTCAAAGACAAGAAAGGAGACGTAATTTGCCAAGTGCTATAATAAGACAAACACGCATTTTAGAAACGCGAAGAACCATTTTGGGAAATACAATTAGAGAGCTAGAAACAGATTTAAGACAGCAACGACGAGCACTAGACACACTAACTGTTGAAGTTGAGCGCGCACTAACTCGTAGAGAAGACAATAAGGAGCGCTATGAAACTTTTATTGAACAAAAAGAGGATTTAAAAAACACTATTCGTGATAATTTTAGGCAATCTGACTTAGGCATGGAATATAAAGAATTAAAGCAACGTTATGATGAACTTGTAAAAAACGGAGGCATAGACACTGATAATATTGAAAAACGACTTCATGAACTTGGTTATACTTTCAAACAACTAGTGAAAACAAATATTGCAGCTGTTAAAGCAGAAATAGAAATAGCACGCGAAATTTATAGGACAGCAAGTGAACACCATCATAGTTTATATCAAGGACAACAATATATAATAGGGGTCATAAGCAACCTTGAGCATAAACTTGAACAAGCACTTAAGAGTGATAGAGCGTTAAATCAAGCACGCGGTAAAAGACAACGACGCACTACTCATAAAAGAGGCAAAAAAGGCAAAAACACAAGAAAAAGAAGACTATAAAAATTAGAAAAATATAATATATTATATAATATAATATAATAATATGACTGAAAGAAGAGTATCATCGCGACCACACCAACCAAGTTTAGCTTTTAGAACACGAACTTTATTTAGAGAAATAACAAAAATTAGAACTATAATAGCCAAATTAGACAATGATATAAGTAGATTTAATGAGAAAGCAATATTAGCAAATAACACGGCTAATAGTGCTAGAGAACGAATACGCTATTTAACTCAAGAAATAACACGACGTAATCAAGAAGAAACGGATGGTAATTTTGGAAATGAATATGCTAGGTCATTACACCACTATAATGATTATACTAGAACCAATCCCACTGATGTTGAAGGTATAAGAAGTCGTTATACTGAGGCAAATCGTGTTCACGGAACTCTCACTGCTTATATTCAGGAAAATATTAGACCACTAAGAGTAGAAGCACAGTCAATGTTACGAACAATAACTAGAGCACAAAAAAAGTATACAACTTTAAATGACAACATTAGCGCATTAACACAGCAAAAGAACGATTTACAAAACGAACTTGATGAAATGAATAGCGAATATTTATCGTTAACTATAAATGAAAATGTTGCACGCGGTAAAAAACAGCGGCGTTTTACACATAAAAAAGGCAAAAAACGTAAACACTAATGTAAAAAATATATTTTTAAATAAAATCAAAAATAAAATATTATAACATTTCATATTTAATATTAATATAACATTTCATATTTAATATTATTATATATAAAATGTCGCCTATATCAGAAGAATATAGGCTAGTAATAGGCTTGAAACAAAAACTACTTGCTATTCGAGATGCGGCAAACGGAACTGTTTCAGGATATTTAGCACATCCAAGTTTAATTTCCTTGAGAATATTTGTTAAACAAATAAATAAAGATTTAAATGATATTAGAGATACTTTTACTATAATTGGACACCTGCTACACGGCAACACTAGTGACAGAATTACAACAGCTCTAGTAGAAATGAGTATGTATAGTTTTCATATACTTTCACAAAGAGAAAAATTTACATGGATTGATAGAGAACCTATTAAACCTACTGATGTTGACACTATAATAACTAGTTTAAAAAATATAGCTTTACTTGCCGATACATATACTCTTACAGGTACAGGTATTGATAATTTAGCGCAAAGTATTGAACGAAGAGATAATCCCGCAGCATATAATCTTTCACGTTCTAGCAGTCGTTCTAGTAGCTCTAGTTCTACTTCTACTTCTAGCAGTGGTTCTAGTTCTAGTAGTTCACTTTCTAGTCCTCGCTATCATAGTCAACCTCTGCCTCCATTTCCATCCAATCATCATATACCACCTCCTCTTCAACGTCAAAGTGTTAGATCACTGAATCTAGAAGACATAGCTCATCCTTTATCCGGACTTGATATTCTGGCTGCCGCAGCAGCAAATGCTTCTGGAAAAAAATATCGCAAAACAAAAGTAAAAAGAAGAAGAAACATAAAAGCAACACATAGAAGACCATTAGTTAGAGCTAATTCGAGAAAACACAGAAAACAAAAATAAAAACAAAAATAACTAAACTTATATATAATTAAATTATTAAACTATCTCCAATTTGGATATCCGGGTGGTCTAAATCTTGTTGTATATGTCATTCTTGGCATATCCCATCCAGGTGCTTCTCTACGAAATTCACTATAATTAGTAAAACCACGCGGTAGATCATTTAATTCATTTCTTTCTATGCTTCTTAATAAACCTTCAATTTGTATAATAGACCACCTAGTATGATACGCTTCTAATTCTAAATCTTCAAGTACTGGATCTGTCGCATGTCTACCACTACTACGTGTTCTGCGCGAAGGACCATCTGTACCTGACATTTTTAATTGTTTTATTAACGCTTCTTGATCACTTAATATTTTTTTATTGAGTACAAGTGCTTCTCTCAAACGACGCTCATAATCTGCTTTATCTGCTCTATGTATTGCTCCTTTTACATCTCTTTTTGGTAAATGTGAAAGAATTCTTGACACAACTGATGGATCTCCACTATCAACAAATTCTTGATTGTATGTATCTAAACTTACTTTGTTTAGCATTTTAGCTAAATAAGCTGGAGCCATTTGCTCATAACCTTTGGCTTGCCTTCTAGATTTCTGTTTTTTTCTTAAATTTCTCCGTTTTCCAACTTTTCTTGTTTTTGCCATATTATAATAATGTATAATATTTTAATAAAATAATATATTAAATATTATAAACTAATGTCCCAATCATCGGAAGTTTCAGAATCACCGTCAGAAGTTTACATACCCCCTAGATTTTCAAAAACATCTGACCACAAACCGGTGTTTATGGAGTTTTTTCTAAAAGAAATAGAACAACCTTTAACAGCATTAACTTATAATATGAGTTTTGCTAGTGATTTGGGTATTGCGACAGGCAGTGAAGCATACTTTGTAGCACAAAATAAAAACCCAGATCGAAGAGCATATTGGAAAAATGCAGCAAACTTAGTGGACTATTTTGTTAATCTAAGAAATCCAACTATAATGTACTTTCAAGAAATGAACGACAGAGATATGATTGAAAGAGACCCCCCATTTAATGGAGGTTATCAAGCATTATTAGAACTTCTTGCATCAGGTACAGTTTCATACATCAATGAAAGAAAATCTTGTTTACCACGAGGTTCGTATTATACAACAGGTACATATATAGGTAAGAATGGTCAAAACTACGGTTTTGTAGCTTATTCGATAGAAGTAATCAAAGGTGGGAATTCACTTTATCCAACAGTACTTACAATATGGAACACAGACGTTCTGGGAGAGTTCGATGGTTTTTACGGTAATGATTTAGGATTACATTCAAACTATATATCTAATCGTATTAATCTTGGTAGAAATTTTTCTTGTGTTAAAACACTTAATCCAGGAGTAGTATTAATTAACTTACACGGACCAAATGAGCCTGGATTAACAAATACATTGCTTAAACCGGCGATTGGAGATTACATGGAGGCAGCAAGAGAAGTATTTGTCTTTACTCCAGAGTTAGTTGTTATAGGAGGAGACACAAATGACTCAGGTTTATATAATGATAATCCAGATTACATTAAATCAGGTGATCCCGATCGAAGAATTAATCCAGAAACAATTGATAGAATGAGAGAACTAGAGTATGAAAAAGTTATTTATAAATATGAAGGTCGTGCACCATTGTCATGTTGTGCAGAATTTTCTTATGATGTATTGATTAATCAATATGGAAATTTTAAACCTTATAAGTATTACGGTGATAAAATATATGTTCATTATGCTTATCTTACACCAGATGAACTAGACGAGCAAAAAAAAAAAAATCCCAATATATATATAAATCAACTAGTTATTGAAACTGTACCTGAAGATCCTACACTTGCTTATGGGGGTCGTAGTCGTTTTCGTAATTTAAAGAAAAGAAAAACCATCAAAAAAAAACGCCATAATAAAAAGAACAAAAAATCATTTAAGAAAAGACGCATTTTTCGACAAAAAACAAGAAAAACACACACACATAAACAATAACATTAGTTTATAACACATTATAAAACCACTTGCTAAAGTAAAACTTTTCATGAGGATGTGATCCGTTCTTAATTAATTCGTTGAAATTATATTGCCTATCATAGTCATTAGAACCACCATCTGGTCTATAAAATAATAGATGATTAGTCAAATCACAACTCAAAACATTAATATATCCCATACCGTCATATTTATATCCAATATCAAAGACATTAGTTTGTCCCTTAGCACAAATTATTTTATAACGTTCTAATGCTTCATTTAAACTCATAATAGTCCATGGTCCATAATAAATTTCTCTTTTTTGATGTCCTAAAATTTGATATAATATTTTAATATTCCTATTTAATCCTTCTGGAATTTGTGCATCAACAAATAAATTATTAAATTGTTGAAATGCTTGTCTATTATTATCGTTCCAAAAAAAGGCCTCTCTTGATGATACATAATCAATACTTGAAATAGTTGCTTTTTGTAATAGTGCTAATATTTTCTTAATTTGTTTTGATTTTTTAACAGTTAAGTTAGACATTTTTATTTACTTTTATTTAATAACAGTTATTATCTATAAATACTAATTATAAATAATAAATACTTTTTAATCAATTTTTTTTAAAAGCAATAAGTTATGTTGTAATTGTTTCGTAAATTTGAACTTTTCACTATTTTTCCTGCGTCTTTGTAAATTACATTTTAAGCAACATATTATGGTATTAGCATTGCTATGTTCATCATAATTATTTAATCTATCAAGAGTCCATTGATAATCATCTCTCAAATTTTTAAATAATATCAATGTTTTGCTATTACAATAATAACATCTCATATTGTAAGCAATCAGTTTTTCTATAATATTTTCCAATGTTATAAAATTATCATATGTATCATATGTTTTTTTTTTGTCTTGTTGTTTATACGAGTCTAGTTTATTTTTTAATGCTTGAATAAAATATTTTTTCTCATCAAACACTTTACCATTAAGTAATTTATGTAAGCATAATAATTGCTCTTCATAATTATCATATATATTAATTATACTAGAACTTATATCTGTAAAACTTGTTTTTGAATCAGCAATAGATGCTTTAATTTTATTTAATAATTGTAAATATGATTTTTTTTCACTTATTGAAGTATTATTAACAATAGTTTTATTAGCAGTAGTTCTATTTTCTTGAAGACTTTCTTCAATATTAGTTTCAATATTAGTTTCAATATTATCTATTTTTTTATAAAGAGATTTCTTAGACAATTTACAAAAAATTATCTTACTCATTTACCAACTATATGTTATTATTATTTTATATTTTATTTTTTAATATATTAATATATGATTATTATATAAAATTATAACTTTATTAAATATAATAAAGTTATAATGATAGTATTAAAAGAAGAAATAAAAGAAGAAATCAAAGAAGAAACCGATAGTATTATAGATGAAATTATACAAGTAAAATCTACATCAAAAAACAATTTATCTGACAAAAACAAAAAAGAAAAAACTGATTATTGTAAAGAATTAAAAAATATAGCTTACAAAACAATGTTGCTTAATGGACATGAAATAGTTCCTGATGTAAATAACACTAATAATAATACTTTATCAAAATATTTAGAAGATGAAACAAACGCAAATCAAAAAGAGAATTGGAGCAAATTAGATAAAACTCAAAAAGTAAAAAAATTGATAAGCCATGTAGAAATATTAGAAAAAAAATTTACCTTAAATGATGATGAGGTAAATAAATGTAAAAAATATTTATTAAAATGTTTGGAACGTAAAGCATTAACAAAGGTAAAAGATGTTCATTATGATAAAGAAAAAGGAATTATTATTGATATTCCAAATTTACATTTTGATAATAACAACAGAGTTTTTGCTTTAAAAAAGGATGATAAACATATATCTACAGTAAAGTGTTTACCGCAAGAAAATAAATCAAAAGCAAGAACTATTAAAATACTTGAATAATAAAACTCTTAATTAATTCAATTTTTATAAAAATTGATTTAACTTATTATTATTATTTAATAATAATTTAATAATAATAACAATGAAATTAAACAGTTATATTAAATATTTTAATTATTTAATTAAAAAATTTAATATTGAGTCATTAGTAGAGTTAAAAAACAACGAAGTAATAACCAACTATTCTCAATTTTTAGTAAGTATAATTGACTATATGTTAGAGTATATTAATACTGATATATTACAATTAATGTATTATGATTTATATGAAGAAATATACTTCACAACTTATCACCTATTACTCGCTCAATATATTGAAAATCATTTATTAAGTAAATTATTTAATATTGGAAATAACGAAGCACATGTGTTATTATGTTTAACTATTAAATTGTGTCAAAATATATTATTTAAATTTTACATACCAAAAAGGTCATATAAAAAAACATATGTAAAAAAAATTAATCTAGATAAGGATTCTCCTAATTTTATTAAAATTAAAGCACAACTTACATATTTAAAAAATATTCCACAACCAGAACAAAGAAGCGATGCATGGTATATTTTTAGAAATTCGGCACTTACAGCATCTAATATATATAAAATTTTTATTAGTGATTATAGTCAATCACAATTAATTATTGAAAAATCAGAACCATTAGATGTAAATAAATTTAAAAATACTAATTTAAATTCCCCAATGCACTGGGGGCAGAAATTTGAACGGGTGTCTATTTTATATTATGAATTTATTAACAATACAACTGTATCAGAATTTGGTTGTGTTAAACATAATAAATATAGTTATATTGCCGCATCTCCAGACGGTATTGTTTGTGATGAAAAAAGTCCGCTTTATGGTAGAATGCTTGAAATAAAAAATGTAGTTTCAAGAGAAATTGACGGTATTCCTATGCCTGCATATTGGATACAAATGCAATTACAAATGGAAGTATGTAATTTAAATGAGTGCGACTTTTTAGAAACCAAGTTTACAGAATATTTATCACAAGAAGATTATTTAGATGATGTTTCTGATAACTATCGTGGTTTTATTATGCAATTTTGTGATACAAATGGTTATGTTCATTATGAATATCCTCCATTTGTTATGAGCAAAATTGATAATAAAGAATATACTGCTTGGATACAAGCACAAGTTTTAAAGAATAACAATAAAACATATGTAAGAAATATTTATTGGAAATTAGAAGTCATAAGTTGCGTTTTAGTATTAAGAAATAAATTATGGTTTAAAAATGCTCAACCTTATATCGAAATATTTTGGAATAATTTAATTGAAGAAAAAGAATCTGGAAGTTATGTTGAGCGCATAAGCAAGAAACAAAAAATGAAATATGAAGAAGATAAACAAAAAAGCGATTTTCCAAAAGTTGGATGCTTAATAACTATGTAAAATGTAAAAATATAATATATTGTTTTTATTTAAAATTAATTTATAAATATTAGTAGTACAAATTAATTATGAGAAATACTAAATCTAATGATTTAGACATGTATGTGCTTAAGCGTAATGGAAAAAGAGAGGCAATTTCTTTTGACAAAATTTTAAAACGCATTAAATCATTAGGAAAACATTTTAATTTACAACATATTATCTTTGCTCAATTAGCAATAAAAGTAATTGATCAATTATATGATAATATTCAAACTACTAAAATTGATGAATTAACTGCTGAACAATGTGCTTCTATGTCGTCCATTCATCCTGATTATACAAAATTAGCAAGTGCTATTGTTGTGTCTAATTTACATAAAAATACAAGTAGTTGTTATTATGAAACTACTAAAAAATTATACGATTACAGAGATAGTAATAACAATAGTTTTAGATTAATTAAAACTTCTATAATGGAAATTATAGAAACATGCAAGGATACTATTAATGCTATGATTGATTATGAACGAGATTATTTTTTTGATTATTTTGGTTTTAAAACATTAGAGCGCGCATATTTAATGCGCTGTAACAAAGTAATTATTGAACGCCCACAACATTTAATTATGCGTGTGGCAATTACAATTCACGGTTCTAATATGGAAAAAGTTAAAGAAACATATGACTTAATGTCGCAAAAATATTTTATTCATGCTACACCAACATTATTTAATGCAGGGACTCCACGACCACAATTAAGTTCTTGTTATTTACTCGGTATGGAAGACGACTCGATTGAAGGCATATTTAATACTCTAAAAGAATGCGCACAAATCTCTAAGTGGGCAGGAGGTATTGGACTACACGCTCATAATATTCGTGCAAATGGTTCTTATATTAGAGGAACAAATGGAACGTCAAATGGACTTATTCCAATGTTAGGTGTATTTAATAAAACGGCGCGCTATGTTGATCAGGGAGGTAAGCGTAATGGAAGTTTTGCTATTTATATTGAACCACACCATCCTGATGTTGAGGACTTCTTAGATTTGAAAAAAAATCATGGAGACGAAGAAAGCAAATGCCGAGATTTATTTTATGCATTATGGATAAGCGATCTTTTTATGGAGCGAGTTATAGGTAATAAAATTTGGAGTTTATTTTGTCCGGATAAATGCCCGGGACTAAGCGATTGTCATAGTGATGCTTACAGAGAATTATATTTAAAATATGAAACTGAGGGCAAATTTAATAAGCAAATAAATGCGCGCGATTTATGGATTAAGATTTTAGATTCGCAAGTAGAAACAGGAACACCTTATATTTTATATAAAGATGCGGCAAATAATAAGTCTAATCAAAAAAATCTTGGAACTATTAAAAGTTCAAATTTATGTACAGAAATTATTGAATATTCTGATTCAAAAGAAACAGCAGTATGTAATTTAGCATCGTTAGGTTTGGCAATGTTTGTTAAAGAAGATAAGACTTTTGATTACGACAAATTATACGAAGTAACACAAGTTGTTACAAATAATTTAAATAATGTAATTGATATTAATTATTATCCTACTCCCAAAACAAGGAGATCAAATTTTAAACATCGCCCTATTGGTATAGGTGTTCAAGGATTAGCAGATGTGTTTTTTAAAATGGACTTACCTTTTATTTCGGATCAAGCAAAAGAAATAAATATTAAAATATTTGAAACAATATATTATGCGTCTTTAGAAAAAAGTATGTTGTTAGCAAAAGAGCGTTTTAAAGCAATGAAATTTTTAAAAGAGCAATATGATTTAAATAATTGGACTTTTATTTCAGATGAAGATGAATGTAGAGAATATGATATTTATAATGTAACTGATGCTTCAATTATGGCTGCTATTAGCAATGATAAAGTTATTGACAAGGCTTTAAAAATTGCCAATCCAATTAAGGCAGAAATTGAAAATCTTGACTTACAATACTTAGGAGCATATAGTTCTTTTAAGGGTTCTCCGGCAAGTTTTGGACAACTTCAATTTGATTTATGGAATGTTTCTCCTGCATCTGGTCGCTATGATTGGGCAACTTTAAAAGAAAACATTATGATTTATGGAATTCGTAATAGTTTGCTAGTTGCTCCAATGCCAACAGCAAGCACAAGTCAAATTTTAGGTAATAATGAATGTTTTGAACCAATTACTAGTAATATTTATAGTAGGAAAACTTTGGCAGGTGATTTTGTATTAGTAAATAAATATTTAGTAGAAGAATTATTAAAATTGGGATTATGGAATGAAGAATTGAAAAATAGTATTATTGCAAATAAAGGTAGTGTTAGTCATATTCAAAATTTATCACCACATTTAAAGGAAAAATACAAAATAGTATGGGAAATGCCCATGAAAGAAATTATTAATATGTCTAGGGATAGAGGTGCTTATATTTGTCAATCACAAAGTTTGAATTTATGGATTGAAGACCCTGATTCAAAAATACTCACAAATATGCATTTTTATAGTTGGAAAGCAGGTCTTAAAACTGGAATATATTATTTGCGGAGAAAAGCAAGACATCAAGCACAGCAATTTACAATTGAACCTAAGAAAAAGAGCGAAACAAATGAAGATGATGAAGAAGAAAAAAAAGACTGCTTAATGTGTAGCGGTTAGATGAAAACTTTATTTTTATTTTATTCAAAAATAATTTATAATAAAATAAAAAAATAGCATTATAATGATTTGGTTGCACGTTTAGATGAGTGTTTAGATTTTTTTTTTGTTAAAGACCGCGTTTTTTTCGTGTTTTCAACAACTATTAACCATTTTGGATCATAATTATATATTAGTTTTAGACTATTATTTAAAGACATTAAACCTGGATTTATAGAGTTTATAAGTGTTTCATTTATACTAATTTTATAATAATGTAATTTGGCTATTAATTTATTTAATTTATGTACATAGTATTCTAATACCATTAGTGGAGTAATAGCAATATGTCTTGGTATTATATCAGGATGAGCACACTCATCATTTTCCCATAACTCATTAAATGTTTGTGAGTCGTCTTCATTTGCTACTTCTTCTATTAAATTTTCATCTATTATAATATCTAATATAGATGCTACTGGTTCAAGATTATTAGCTTCTAGTCTACTTCTAGCATATAATAATATTTTTATCATAGTATTTAAAGTATCTTGAATACATACTACTGCTTTATAAGAAGGCAATAATACATCATTAATAAGGGCATTAATTTTTAATGCTTTTGTAGGCGAACCTCCTCTATTTAATGTAAACTTATTCATTAAAAAATAATAATTTATTACAAAAAAATTATTACCAAGTAAAGTTCTTTTAAATCTATTTATTCCGATATTTTCCATAATTCTGTCTCTAACTCCAACTTCTCTTTGCTCTACAAAATTTCTCATAATGGTTCTAATAAAATCTAATGCTTCAGAATTTTCCATATGTTGTTTGGCGCTATAAATTGAACCAATTAGTTCTGGATTATATTCACCTTTATACATTAATGGATAGTTGTATCTATGACGCAATGCAGAATGCGGTTCTTTCGGTGGTCTAGGTTTTGCCTTATTTATAGGATTTATTAAAATAGGAGGTTGTCTTAATGCCATATTATAATATAATATTATAATAATGTTATAATAATGTTATAATAATGTTATAATATTATTATACATAATTAAAAATTGAATTTATATTTTATAAAATTATTATTTATTAAAATATAAAATGGAAACAAAAACCGAAATTTTTATTAAAAAATATTCAAGAGAAAAAAGAATAAAAATGTTATATAAAATTATCCATTGGAAACAAATTGATAATGCTATTACAAAGTGTAAAATTAAAAAAGGTGCTAATTTATATGCTCTCGAATATTTAAAATTAAATTTGTGTAAATATGTAAGAATTAAAGATGTTCAAGAATATTGCAGCACTAGACATAAACAAGAAACAGGAAGTCCATTAGGAGACCCACCAAGAGCATTTGAAATATTAAGAAAAGATAAATTACCTTTAGAATGGAGTGAATTACATTATAAAAAGAATAAATATGTTAAATATACTCCACATATGAAAGACAAAATTAGCAAAGAAATAATAAATAATAATAAACATAAAAGTGATAGTTTTACTAAAAAAATTATTGAAGAAAAATTAATATTGTCAAATTTTAAATGTTGCATTACAGGAATACCTGAAGATAATGGAGGTTTAGCAGCAGATCATTTTGTCCCCAAAGAGAAAGGCGGATTAAGTGATTATAATAATTGCATAATAATTAATAAATTATTAAATGAGAAAAAAAATAAAAAATTACCGATTGAATGGTTTAGTGAAACACTTTTAACAAATTTTATGAATATATGTAAAGATGTCGGAATATTAGCAGAATGTAAAAATAAACTATTAAAATTTATTCAGGAATTTTAATATTTAATAATAACTTTATTGAAGATTTTTAAATAACAACTTTATTTATTTAATAATTTTTTAATAGATAAAGCAATCGCATAAGATAAATTAACCGGAACGGCATTTCCTATTTGAACACATCTTGACGTATGAGAACCACAAAATTTATAATCTAGTGGAAATCCTGTAATAGTTGCTGCTTCGCGAATAGTAATTGAGCGATGTTCAAAAGGATGAATTGGAAAGTTACTATGTCCAGGAACTAATGTAGGAACAGGAAGATTTCTATTCAATCTTTGCGTATTTCCTCTTGAATAAAAAGCACTTATTTTTAAGTCCTCTGGAAGTTCATCTATAACATCAGCAATATTGCTTCCTTCAGGTATTAATTTAAATCTATCAATGGTTTTTTTATTATGTTTCATAGACCTATTATCTTCATCTATAGTTGGATTATTTATACCATCATAGTCTATTAAACTTAAAGCATTATTTAATGTATAATTTGTATTTTGTTCCGGAGGATATATATATTCTTCTTCAATATCATTTCTAACTGCTACCATTATTATCCTCTTTCTATTTGTATATCCACCATATTTATCTGTTTGTAAAATTTTTTCATAAAACCTATATCCCATTTCTAAATATGTTCGCTTTATATCATCTAAAATGCAATATTTATAATTGTCAATCCCTTTCAATAAATCTTCCATTTTTTTTTTATTATTATTAATTATTAAATTTAATTCGCTATAATCTTGACCGTTTTTTCTTTTACTTGACTTCTCTCCGTTTAATAATTTATTAGAATCACTTAATTTAGTGTAAGCGTCAAAAGTTTTAACAGTCTCTTGACAATTAACATATAATATCATATTTTTTATTGCCGTTACATTTTCAATTACACTTACTTTTGGTTTTAAAATACTAACAAGACGTAGTTGATGTTTATATAAATAATTTCTTATGTCAAATGGGTTTCTAACTCCTGCTAAAGAAAATCCTTTACATACTATTCCGCCAAATAACACATCAACTTTTTTATTACCAATTTTATTCAATAAAATTTCTTCTGTTATATCTTCTATTGGGCACATTAAATAATTTTCTTTGCTTATTACTTTATTTAATAATAAAGTGTTAATTGTATCTTTATCAATATCATTTACTAATAATGACTTATATCCGGCATTTTTAAATCCTAAATGTGCGCCGCCAGCACCAACAAATGTCTCAACAATTGTTAATTCTTTAGTATCTTCATTTTCATGTTCATTTTCATGTTCATTTTTATCTTCATTTTTATCTTCATTTTTATTTTCATTTTTATCTTCATTTTTATCCTCATTTTTATCTTTATCTTTATCTTTATCTTTAATATTCAATTTAATGCTATCATTCTTTATTTTATTATTCATATTAATATTATAATTAATAAATATAAATATATCTAATTCAATTTTTATTTATATTATATGAAACGTAAATGTTTTAGTTCTAGAAAAAATATTTATACTATTACTACTTATGGCAAATTAGGAATGGTAATTATAAAATCAGGTCTATGATAATCCTGCTCAGTATTTTGCGGAGCAACACTTCGGATTAAACCTCTACCATATAAAGTGTGGATTTTATTAGTTATATATGCCAAATCATTATTTATGGCATCTAATAGTTCTCTTACAACGCTAATTCTATAAGTGGCTAAATATTCAAGCATCCTGTTTAATTCTAAAATATAGTATGTTAATACGTCATATACATGAACATTCGTTACTTCAGGAATATTGAGCGGTTCATCTTCGGGTTCTTCTTGATAATAATTATCATGCGCAAAATCCCATAATTCATTTTTATATTTTTGCTTTCCTACTTCTGTATGATGCCATACATCTCTAAAGCGTTCAAGTTCTCCTCTTAAATTAGGTTCGTCGTGTTCAATAGGAAAATGTCTAATGTTAGGATAAGGGCGCGGATCTGGTTGACGACCGCTAAGAGTGCTATAATAATTAATCATTATTTTTGTAGTGTGCTTTATTGCCCAATATGCTTTATACGCATTTATAAGAGGGTCAAAAATTGTATTTTTAAGTTTTTTAGTTATAAACGCATTATAGGATTTAAATTTTTTTGTTTTGCTAGCATTAACACTTGTGATGCCTTTAGTATAGTTAGAAGTTCCAGTATAACTTCCACGATTTGTTAATTTTTGCCCAGTTAGCTCTAAAGCATTACTCAAAAAATCAAAATCTATTATAAAAAATTTTCGCGTAGTCAATACTTGTTGTAGTTCATAATCAGGTATACGTGACAAAATATAGTCATCATAAGTTCTTCGTTTTTTAGTAATTTTTAAAAAATTGGCAAATAATGTTTGTAAAAAGTGCTTAGGGTAGTCTACAAGTTCAGCATCTTTTTTTAAACTATATATGCTATCTACTAAGTCTGTTTCTCTAAGCGTACCCATTACTTTTACTAATGGATAATTATATTCATAACCTCTAGGTGTATCTTGTTGAAATGGATAATTATAACTGGGTAATGGTGTTATTTGAAATAGTTGTTTTGGTTTTTCTGCCAATCCTTTTAATGCCAATTCTTTTTGTGTTATAACATCCTCAATAGTTTGCCTAGGTAAATTGGAAAATATATTTTTTAATGTAGCTTGTTTTTGTTTATTACTAAGGCTGCCTAATTTTTGTTTAAGCAAAAAAGGAACTATGTCTCCTTTTCCTCTGGCTTTTGCATTTTTTCTTTTTCTTGTTAAGTGTTTCTTTTTTAAAGGCATAGCTATATATTATAATATTATAAGATTATAATATTATAAGATAAAACTCTATAAAATTAAAATTAAAACTAAAAAGATTTGGCGCGTTTTAGCGTTTTAACCCTTGATTTTTGCTCAGGACTAGCATTACGTGTTTTAGTAAGATTTTTTGAACTATTTTCTAAAATTCGAATGTAAAATTTTGCGTTTGCTTGGCCAACTATGCTTGGGTCGGGCTCAACCAAAAAAGTATTTAATTTGTCTAATCTCTTATTTAACTCTTTTATTACACTATTATTTAGCATTATTTTGCTCTCGCGCTCATCGCGTATATAAAATAGTTGCTTATTTAACTCTTTAATATAAATTTTTAATACATTTATTGGATTATTTGGAGGCCAATAATAGCGTTCATAACTGGCTTCTAATTTTATACTGGCTACTTCTTGTGGATACTTGGGCACATTAGGGTTACGTTTTCTATAGGCCTCTATTTTTTGTAATATATTTTCAATAACAATAATTCTTGAATAAGTTGGAATTACTTGTAGCCTAAAAAAACTGCCTAATGCCGAATTTTTAGGTTGAATATGACGTACGCCTTTTCCTTTCAATTTTTTAGCATTTATTTCCCATTTTTTCACTAAATATTTATAATCTTTAATAAAATAATTTGGATTATATAAATTTAGAACATGCATTTTAAAATTTGGTTCAGACATAGACAAACGCACATATGAACCATTTAAAACAAAATCAAACATAAATGATTGTGATTGATAATCGGGTAATGTTTTTGGTTGAAATATTGATTTAACATACTCAATTTCATAAGCTCTGTCTTCTGGTTCTTGTTCTGCCGTTTTTTTCATTGAGTAAATTATTTCAACTACATCACCTATTAATGATGTCCCCGAAGGTAATGGTTTTACTAATGGACGAAAAAAAGCATATGTTCTGCTATATTTTGGGACACCATTTTCTAGTAATCTTTTAATTATTGCATCTTTAGTTTTTCGCGTGCTTCTAGTTTTATTCTTTGTTCTAAACGAATACATCTTATCCAATTTGAGTAACTTATCATGTGGTATTTGTTTCAGTTCTTCTTCTGTATAAAATTCTTCTTTAGACGTGGAAGCCATATTTATTATAACAATATATAATTTCTAAAAATAGTTCCTAAAATAATGCCCTTATATTTTCATTACTTTCTTTTACATCACAATTATAAACATATTTTACATAACATCGCAAAGTCATAGCCACATCAATGAGAGAATTATGTAAATCTTGAGGTAACGGTTCGTTAGGAAATAATAGTGCATATAACTCACTTAATTTTGGCATTTTATTATAAACTTGATTTGTTTTACTTAATCTCTCTAACTTACAAAATTCGGTTGTATTTTTCATAGTACAAAACTCTGGTTTATGTATTTTTTCATTATTTATAAATTGTGTAAAATATTGTTTTACATTGTGTCGTAAACATTCTACAAAAATTAAGCGTTTATCAAATGAAATATTATGCCCTACAACAATATCGCACTTTTTCAAACATTCATTAAACTCTTTTAGTGCAGGCACAATATTTATACCTTGCACATTCAAAATCTCTCTACTAATATTATGAATGTTATAACTTTCTTGCGTAATAATAACAGATTCATCTATCTTAATATAATTATTTTTAACTATTGAACTATTATTGGAGAGATCATATAAAATATAACTGAGCTGGACAACATATGGCCACTTTGATTTATCATAAATAGATGCATCCTTTTCAGGCAATCCAGTAGTTTCAGTATCAAATACTAATACTTTCATAATAATAATATAATAATAAGTTACTATTATCTTTTTTAATATTTTTAAATATTATCAATTTTAAAAATTTTTTATTTATAATATTATATTTTTGAGAGATTATAACACTGCAATTGTTTCATTTGCGTCGCGGTTCCATATAACATGTGAACCAATATATTTTCTTATAGGATTTCTACCATGCTCCACATAAATTACTTTATCTACACTATCATAATCATCATATTTATAATACACTTCTAATTCTGCATAATTATTACCATTACTTAATGGAGCGTTTGAAACCTTGATACGCATCATAAATATATAATCACACACATATACGTTATATACGTTATTACTGTTGTCAGAAAAATTATTACTAGACATTAGACGTTATAATATATATTTATTATAATAAATATAAAAACAAAATTATAATGCTATATATATATATAGAAATGCAAATCTTCGTAAAAACACTTACCGGAAAAACAATTACATTAGAAGTAGAACCATCTGATTCTATTGACAATATTAAAGCAAAAATTCAAGACAAAGAAGGTATTCCACCAGATCAACAACGACTAATTTTTGCTGGAAAGCAACTTGAAGATGGGCGAACATTAAGCGATTATAATATTCAAAAAGAAAGCACACTTCATCTTGTATTGCGTTTACGAGGGGGGATTTAAAAATTATCAAATTTATTTATGCGTATATTTTCTTGCGTTTTTTATTTTTTTATAAAAATAAAAAAAAAATAAAAATATAAAAATAAGTAATTTAGGATTTTTATGAATAAAATATTTCTATATTTATATGGAACCCAAAGTGAAATTAAATACAGGTAAACTGACCGCAGGTAGTATAGTTTCGTTCAACTATAAAGGTGAACAAAAAACAGGTATTGTGTATGCTACTAAGTCATCACATGATGTATATATAGTGAAACACATTAGTAATGATAATAATAAGCAAGGTATGATAGGTACAATTCAGTTAGCAGGCAAAGATATTATAGATACAAAGTCTCTCATAGAAAAAGAAACTTTACAAAATGATAGTGATGTATACTATTTTTTACAAAAACTAAATAACTTAACATCATCAATAAAGACATCAAGAAGAAAATCACCGTCAAATAGAACATCAAGTAAATCGCCAATAAGAAGAGCATCAAGTAAATCACCACCAAGAATGACACAAAGAATATTACCATCACTAAAGACACCACAAGAAATGATATCAGCAAGATATGGTGGTAATCGTAAAACAAGACGCAATCGTCGCCATAAAAAATAAAAATTTAATTTAGCAAAACTGTTATAAAAATATAAAAAGTTTTATATTTTTATATATTTATATTTATATATTAATAATGCTTGGTAGATTAGTAGACACAAGAAGGGCAAGAGTTGATCCTAATGCTACAAGAAGTCTCGAGAAAGAATGCTCCCAACAGTTAAGAAGTATAAGAAGTAAGTTACGCGAATTTAATTCAACTTTGAAAAAAATTCATTTTAATGTTGGCACATTACCACGTTTGCACGATATAAATATGCTAGCAAATTTGTATGATGTTCTAAATGTTCAAACAACAGCATTACTAGACGATATGCAATTAGAAGAAGCTCGTATTAATTCTTTAATGCCCAGAGGTAATGTTGCCAGTGGTAGACGCCGTAAAGCAACTCGTCGTCGTAAAAACTGAGAATTATTTTTAACCTAATTTTATAAAAAATACTTTAATAATTTTTATAAACTATTAATCCGAATTATTTTGTAAAATCTGCTTTTAATATTATTGCCTCAAGTGCTTTAAATTCATTAAAATTTTTATTTATATTGTCATTTAATTTTAAAACATCAATAACATATACCCCTATTAACTTTAATTTATTAGTTATTTGATTTGCTGGCATAGTGAATTCAATAGATAATTCAACAGGTAGTTCATTAACATTAATATGATATCCAAATTGCGGATGCATACACGCTTTAGTTTCACATTCCTTATCATCTTTAGGATTATCTGTTTCAATAGATTTTGATAAATATTTATATGGAATTGCTTGTAATGTTTGATATATATTTAAGTAATAATGACTTCTAGCATGAGATTTTAAATCATTTAACAAGTTATCATAATCAGCAAATTCATCATAATTCGCTATATTAAAAAAATCATTATTAAGTACTTCTAATGATTTAATAAATAATTTTTGTTTTTCAATAGATTCTTTTTTATTTAAATCAGCAAATTTTTTCATACTTTTATCTTGTTCTACATAGTTTTCCATATTTTTTAACTTTTGTAATGCGTTCTCAAGAGCACTTTTATTCCGTGCTGCTAATTCTGATAAATACCATATTGAAATAAAAGCATCTAGTCCAAAGAAAAATGGTTTATTGGTAGGATTAATATTTTTAACTGGGTCTATAAAACTTGAACCATGAAATAATATGCTACCTTTTGGTAATGATGATTTATTTTGATATAATTTAATAGCTAATTTTAAATGTGCTGTCCATGTCTCCTCTTTAGATAAATCTTTAGTGTTAGAAACTTCTGGAAATGGTATTTTATTATACCAAAATGGATACAAATTTTTATAAATTAATGAAGAGGTTCGTCTTCTTTTGTTGTAAACATATTTGTTTTTCTTTGTGTTCTTCAAATTTTTTGAAACTATTTTTCTTAATTTTCTTCTTGTTACATTTTTAAATCTTGCTAACATACTATATTATTTATAATTACATATTATTATAAAAAATGGTTTGCTAGTTTTTTATAAATTATTAAAGTATTACTTAGCACATGGTTGATATAAATTGTTAGATGTCTTTGTTGTTGAAATATCTAATGTTGCTCCTCGTGAGCGTAGTGTTTTAAGTCGTTGTGTTTCATCATCAGCAATACGAAAATCTAATGTTCGCTGATGTGTATATAGTCCAGCATCTTGAATTGGTAATACCCAAGCATCTTCATTGCCTTCATTATGATGAGAATGCCACCAACCTGGGGGTGTAATAAATACGCTGCCTGTTTTCCATTGTGTACTAATTGGATTTAATAGTTCGCCATTTGCACTAAGTTCTTGAGACATTTGTGTATATACATTACTTCCATATCTAGCATATACTGCTAAATCAAGTGCTACTGAATTATGCTTATGAGGTTTTTGATTTATGTTAGGACCAATATTATTTAAAAGAGACCATAATGTTGGTGTAAGTGTTCGTGTTTGTGAAGTTGCCTCATTACCCAATAGAATACCGCGTCTATTTTTAACTTTGCCATTATTATCTGTATTACTAAGTGAATATACTGTTTCTTTCATAGCATTAGAACTATAAAATGCTGGTTCAAAACGACGTTGAGAACTTGGTTCAACTCCTAAATATTGAAGCAATGGTTCATCATGAACCCAATATAAGGCACAACCACCAAAAAGCGGTTCATAATTACAAGTATGTTTAACACATTGTTTATTTGAATTAGACATAGTACAAACAGATTCAACATCATTACCAAAATAAGGAATTACAAACATATCACCTTCACTCCAAGTAACTGAGCCATTCCGTGTAAGAGAACTTCCATTACCACGAATAACATAAAATGTTTGTGAAGTAGCTGCAAAAATAACGCTCGATTCTAATGTTTCATTTTCAAGAATACGAATAAAATTAGCAAGAAGATTTGGAGATGTTGCTGGATAGTCAGTTTGTAATTCTTGTGAAAGGTCAAATTGAGTAATTGCCGATGGTCCTTGCTCGTGTAAGTCAGATGTAAATATTTTAATAGGAACTTCTGACATTGTTGGATTTGCGTTTGATACATATTCATAAATACGAACTGAGTTAGTCCAATTTGCTTGACTATGACTATTATATAAACAACAACTGGTCAAATTAGAAATAATATTGGCAATAAATACTAAATTCATTAACATTAACATAGGCATTTTAATTATAATAGTTTTAATAAAGTATAATTAAAAATATAAATCAATTTTTAAAACAAATATAAAAACAATTATAGTATACACAAAAAAAATTGATTATAATTTATTAAAAATAATATAAAAGCCTACACAAAATAACACAAAGCAAAGCAAAGCAAAACAATGAATAAGTCAATGGATGCTAAAACAGAACTTAAACCTTTGCCTAAATTGACAACATTATTGCCGCCATTTTGTGGTTTTATGATTGATGATGTAGTGACTTGTAATATATGTTTAGAAGACAATGATGGAAACATTGAAGTAGATGGTTGTATTTCAGGAAGAGGTAAGCGAAGACTTATTACATCATGCGGTCACATATTTCATAAAAAATGTTTGCAGCAATGGACTCGTGCACTTAATAAAGGTTTATTATGTGGGCTAATTACTTGCCCTTATTGTAGAGGACCTGTCTATATGGATGAGCAAAGTACTGAAGCAAAAAAAAAACTATTTGCAGCACTAACCCAATGTGACTGTTGTCCAAGACATCAAAGAGACAAACCATTGTCTTATGCTTATGATCCAGAGTTAGATGCTAGAACTATGTCAAAAGAACAAGAAGAGGCTCTTAACACTCTTTCAACTGAAGACTATTTAGATTGGTGCCAAACTAACTCATGGCGTCGCATGGATGAACGAGAATGGTGCGATTGTCATTGTAGGACAAGAATGCGAACAATGGTTCGTCGCATTCCACCTCCTATTCCACATGACTTGTTTAGTAAATAGTTTAATCTCTCAAAATAATCTAATTATTTTATTAAATTTTAATATAAGAAACTATATTAAAATTAAATTAGCAATATTATTAGTATTAGTCAATGCACAATGAATCAATTAAATAAAGTTAGACTATGTCTTTTTTTAAATACTTGTTTAGTAGTATTTATAGGATTTTATATTACTAATTTTGCTACAGATTCTAAATATTTTCGTTTTGGACCAAATGATGATTTTATATTTATAAGCGTGCAAATTAATACTATGCAAAAATATTGTAGTTTATTAACCTTAATATTTGTAAATGATGTAGTTAGAGTTATTATTCAAGAATTTGGAAGCCCTGTACTATTTATGAATGTTTATAATCCAGATAAAAAAGAAATAACTGAATTTAGTAAAGCACAATTATATTTTTATGCTAATTCTATGTTTTTAATAAATAATATTAGATATATTTTTACATTATTAATTAGTGTTACACAAATAGATATTGCTTTATTTTCTGTACTAGTAGAAGAAGTAATTGTTATTTTTACAATAAAAATGTTACTTGATGAAAAAAAATTCATAAATAAAAAATCATTGTTACACAAAGAAGTTATTATAGAAATGGATAGTATAGATTCTAAGTAATAAAAATATAAACAATAAAAATATTGTTATACCAATAAAAAATTGAATTGCTTTTTTATTTAATTGTGTGCTAGCCTCGACAAACTATATAAAGCAACTATGGATGCTATTATTGTTAAAAAAATTATGGACTTGATGACTGCCGAAGAGCACACCGAAGAGGTGAAGGATGCTATTGCTTTTGTTATGAAGTGGATTCAGCGTTCAATGGTTATAGCACATCTTCCTGAAGGTTTGCTTAAAATCATGAACATGTGGGCAAGAAGAAGTGAGTGGTATGACAATGACGGAGACCCAAAGTTTGAGAAGTGTTTGTGGAAAGTTGTGTCTCAGGAAATGAAGACCCGAGTATTTGACCTTTTAGTGAAGTGGATGAATGAGGATGATGGCAAGATTCCAGAAAAAAAGGATTTGTATTATGCTCTGGGCACCGCATCAAATAGTTTGTATTGTTATCATAAGAACTTATGGCCAACTATGGGTGCTGAACTGGAGTCTGAGGCTTGTAGGTGGGTTTTAGAACATGGGGAGCTCACCCTAATAGAGAGTGGAGACGGTGGACATTTCCAGTATTACGACTGGATAAATGATGAAGTGTCTTATCATTTGCCTCATCTTCCTAAACCAAATCGCTTCTCAAAATACGAAGACGAAGAGGAAGAATTGGAATATGAAGAAGAGGAAGTAGGTTGGGTTTGTGCTGGTGCTAACACTCTTGTGCCATGCTAATAACTAGAGATTAGCATGTATTGTGTATTGCATATTTTTTTTATTAAAAATTTATTGTTATACGTTATTAAAATTGAAATCATTTTTTATTTAGTTAAGTGCTAGTCTACTACAACTATACAAAGCAAAGCAAGAAACTATGACACAATGCGAGGTCGACTTGGATGCCTACATTAATGCTTTATATGACGCTGAGACTAGCGCACCTATGATAAATGATGCCGTCAATGTAATAGTAAATACTATTCAAAACGACATTATTACACACAATCTTTCTAGGCATTTGAAGGCTATTATGAATAGTTGGATAAGAACACATTCATGGTATAATGAAGATAAAATATCAAAGTTTGAGCATTGTCTTCGAAATGTAGTGTCTAAGGAAATGAAAAGTCGCGTAGTTGACCTTTTAAAAATACGATATAAAGAGTATGAGAATGGACTTGGAAGTTCTGTCAACGAAGATGATTTGGCTTTAGAAGTGCTTCGCGTGTCTATGTCTCAATCGACTAGTAACTATTTTTGGGATTCTTGGAATATGGACGCTAAGTTGACATTGGAAGCAGATAGCTATCGACGAAGTAACGGAGAGTGCATAATACATAGAGACTATGAACGTCCTTTTTCGTGGTTTAGCAAACGAACTATGTCAACACATTATCGCTTGCCTCATATTGCTACGCATCCTAAGAATGTAATCCCATTAGAAGTATTGGCATTAGACTTCAAACATGACCCAAAATGGGAATGCTCTATTTGCTTGGAAGTTGTTTCAGTTAATCATGTTAATTTGTTTACTTCTCATTGTGTTAGAACTGCTTGTAAGCATATATTCCATATGGCATGTTTGGATAATTGTAAGCGTGTATATTTAGAACAAAAGGCAAATTATAACAAGATGTGTGTTCCATGTCCTTTGTGTCGTGCTCCTATTTATTAGAGACTTATGTGTATTATATTGTCTTGTCTTATAATGTATTATATTTTTTCATTTATAATATTGTTATGCTTTATTAAAATTGAATTATTTTTTATTTAATTAAATACTAGTCTCGGCAAATTATACAAAGGAAGCACTATGAATAATGACAATATTGCCGAGATTCGGGGCTTGTTTGGCACTCTTATTATTGACAATGTCTTGTTTCGAACTATGATAAATATGAAACTCGATAAAGTAGTGGCCACTATTCAACGCAAGTTTGATGTGAAGAAACTTCCCAGGGAATTGGAGGCTATCATGAATTGTTGGATAAGAACCGATTCATGGTATGTTGAACACGGAGTGTCTAAGTTTGAAGCTTGTTTGGAGGAAGTCGTGACCGATGAAATGATTAGACTCATGATTGACTTTTTACTGGGAAGGAAAAATGCGTTACAAGGTGGAGAGAGTCTCAATGAAAGCGACTTATGTGATGCTCTTAAACATGTGTCAAATGTTTTGTCTATTATGAACTGGGAAACAGAAACTAGGTTTACATACTACGCAATGTGCTGGGCACAAAATTTTAGAGATCGCATTCTGTCTTGTGACTACGATCATGATTTCTCTTGGGTTAGCAATAAAACTGGAGAGACACATTATAACTTACCTCATATTTCTAAGTGTGTTAATAATGTAGATTTAGAACCATTGTCTGAGAATTTTGAGGAGGCAACCGAATAAAGTTGTTCTATGTGTTGTTAGAGGTTCAAGGTAAGGTATTATGTGTCTCGTAAAAAAAAATTTTTTATTGCTTATTGCTTTACAATTTTTTAATAATTCACTATTTCCTTAAATGTTATTCTTGACTTTATAATAACATCAGCACGACATAATGGGCATTTAATTTTTGGTTGTTTTGTATTTTTTTTTACAGCCTCATCAAACATTGGATATATACATTTTATATGAAAACTATGCTTACATAAAGTTGTAAAAATAGTATTAATGTCTATTGGGTCTAAACAGATTGGGCAATCATTTTCACAAGCACTACATAGTGGTTCTGTTTCTTGTGCTACTTTTATTACTTGTGTTTCTTTAAGACTACAAATAATAGCATATATATTGTTTTTTATGTCAAAACAATCATCTTTGCTATTAAGTAAATCCAATGTTTTATCGTATACATAATGAGCAAATAACATAATCCAGTTATCTTTTTTAAACTCATCAACAAGCAACTGAAGTCTAGTAAAATCATTATGTGCGGATGCTTTAAAAGTTACATAATGAAAAATTTTTAAGCGATTGTCAGCTATATATTCATACAGTTCGCATAGTTGGGCATGTGGTACATTTAACCCTTTATAACCACCAACTTTATCTAAAAATAACGTATCAACAAACAATAAAATCGCATAATTAGTCTTTAATTTAAAATCATCTTCACAATAATAATGTTTACTAGTTAATGTCTTATAAAAGTTCTCAATATTTTGCGTATTCAATATTTCGCTTAATAAATATTTAGTAAGTACACAGGGCATTGTTATTTTTTCTTATATCGTAATTTATATGATTTCTTTTTTATGTTTAAAAAAAAGAAATCAATTTTTTTTTAAGTGATAAATATTAATGCTTTTTATAGCGTCTAGTTTTTTTATTGGAACTATATACTTTATTTATAGTCTTATTATGCCTTCCTCCACTACTAGGATATATAATCGGAATAACTCTAATTGATCCTGGGGTGCGTTTTGATACTCGTGTTACTTCAATAGCCTCTGGAGATCTAGATTTACGTGGAGATTTAGATTCATATGGAGATCTAGATTTACGTGGAGATCTAGATTTATGTGGAGATTTAGATTTATATTGAGATGGAGATGGAGGTGGAGGTGGAGGTGGAGTTGGAACTAGAGGTGGAGGTGGAACTAGTTCTGATGTTGGGGCTAGTTCTGGAACTAGAACTGGAGATGAAATAGGTGGTACATTTATAGTACTATTAGGTCCTAATTTTAGTACTTCTAAATCTCGAATAAATTCTTCTATTGCCTTGTTTTCTTTTGCTAGTCTTAATATTTTTGCTATTCTTTTAGAGTTAAGAACTTTATCAGTATTTACAATATACGGAATGACTGCTCTTAAAGCAAAATACTCATTTCTTATAAAATTTAAAAATGCTTCTAACGCAGGATGTAAAATATTAGTAATTTGTTCATTATTGTTTAAATTGCTATTTTTTGGTTTATTTCTCTCAAAATTTAATAAATCAATTAATTTTTGAATATAACTAGGCTTAGAATAGTATAATATTTTATCAAATGCCTTTTCGCCAAAAATTATTTTAAATTTATCAACAGCTTGCTCATAACTTTCTTTGCCTCTACCTTTATTATGTTGAATGTTAATTTTTGTTCTTGCTTTAGTTTTTCTATATTTTTTTTGTGTTACTTTACGCATTCTATATAGTATAAAGATTTAATAAATTATTGCTTAATGATAATTCCTAAATAAAAAATACAAAAAAATACAAAAAAATATAAAAAAATATAAAAAAAAATTGATTTCAAATTGTTAATATTTAACAATTAAATTATTATACTATGTCTACTATGTTTTCAAAGAAAATGCTCTACATTCCAGATTATGTTGTTTATGAAGATATTCCTACTATTATTAAGTATTTTGAAGATTTCAATATTGCCAAGATTAAGAATGTCGAAGTTTGTAAGCATCCTGAAGAAGAATATTATGTTGAAAACCAATATAATTATGGTTATGCTTTAGTTGAAGTTGATTATTATTATAATAATCAAGGTGCGTATAATTTTTATAGTGCTATTGAAAATAACAAATGCGCAATGGTATATGATGATCCATTATATTGGGAACTTCAATTTAGTCCATTTAAAGAGCATGCTATGCCATTAGCAAGTGATTGTAATACATCAACAACTTCTAATAGTATTTGTGATTGTACAACTCATATTGTAAACGATGTATCTGACACTTCCGAAGAAGAACACTATTATTCTTCAGGGTCTGAAGAAGATGACCCAAAAGACCCCAATTATGTAGATTTTGATGAAGAAGAATCAGATGACGATTACAATTATGAAACATATAAGAAGCATTATTCTAGTTTTAAGAGTAAGCAAAAAGCAAAGAAACAAAAGTTAACAAATCAAATTAATGAAATAAAAAATACAATTGAAGTTATTAAAAATAAGCAAGAAAAAATGCGCTTATTATTAATTCACAATAAGAAATCGAAATCTAAAGATAAGGAGCATAAAACAAATTGGGCACGGCGTCTTAGAGTCATCTTTTAATCTTTATAGAATTCATCGTCATTAATCGGTGATTCTTTACAACAACCATAAGTTGTGCGATGCCATTTACTAATTCCATAATTTTTTATTCCTTCCATATGTTTAGATGTTCCATAACCCTTATTTGTTAATAATCCATAATAAATATTTAGTTTAGGAAAGTTAATACACATGTCTCTAATATATTTGTCTCGCTCTACTTTAGCCAATATAGATGCTGCTGCAATTGAGCAAAATTTGTTGTCTCCACCTTCAATTAAAATATGATTAATTTGTTTAATAATATTTGTTGTATGACAATAATAAGTATATGCTTTAAAATCATTACCATCTACTAATAAGTAATAACATTCATTAATATTTAAATTAGTATTAGCATTATTTTGTTTAATTAGATTACATATTGCTTTATGCATCGCACATAAAGTAGCCTGTCTAATATTTATAGAATCAACTGTTTTTTCATCTTCATATGAGACACTCCAAGCTAAGGCATTAGTTTTAATATAATCAGCAACTTCATTTATCTTTTTTTCGGAAGTAAATTTTTTGCTGTCTTTTAATAATTCATATTTAAATTCATCGTTATTAGGCAAAATAACAGCAGCACTATAAACTCTACCAAACATAGGTCCTCTCCCTGCTTCATCAATACCAATTTCCATAATATTTGAATTATTATATTTCTTTTGAAGACAATTTACAGATTTAATAATTTTAGGCATTTAAAGTTATAATGAAAATTTTTATTATATATTTAATATAATATAATATGAATCTCAATTTTAAAAAAAATAATTTGTTAATAATTATGTTATTAATATTTGTAATATTATCATGTATTATCTTTGTAAATATGTCAAATGTAAAAGAAGCTTTTGATAATTTTAGTACTAATAATAGTAATAAAAGATATTTTTTATTTGCTCAAAATGATTTTAGTTATAATGTTTACATATTAAATCCTAATATGTTTAAATATAAATTATCCACTTTACCAAGTGGATTACAAAATAGAAATAATATATTAGCTGGAAATGGTAGTAGTTTGGATGTTTATAAAAAAAATAATATATTAATAAAATATAATAATACGGAAACTGATATATCATATCTTAATATTATATCTAATATAACTACTACGTTAGATATAAGTACTATTTCACTAATAGATACTTCAAATATTAAAACTATACAAATGGTGTTTTTAGAAAATTCAGGAAATTTTTATGATTTCAGTAATCAAAAATTATCTAAATTTAGTATGAAGATAAATGGAGAACCTATTATAGTGAATGGTAAAGTTTTTCAACCACCAACACCGCCGTCACCAACAAGAGAATTATCTGCTAATATTTTAAATACAAATCACAGTCGAAATAATAATTTTTATAATGACCTTAATTTATATTTATTAAGACAAGGCGCTTTTGGTTCTAACTATATTCCTCCGATATATAATAATTTTGAAACAGCAATGAATTTACCTTCCAATCCAATTGTAAATCCTATTAATACTATGAATCCTCTAGATTATGCAAATTCTTTATTTGGTCCAAATATATCACCAACTATGATTTCAAATATGTGCTTAAACCAAAATGTTGCTAAAGTTACTGATAGTAATAAAATTATAAGAGAGGTAAGTAATAATTTTCTGTCAAATTTAGGAAATAATAAGTCTAATAACTCTAATAGAACTAATAACTCTAATAGTGCTAATAACTCTAATAGTGCTAATAACTCTAATAGTGCTAATAGAAATCAAAATTTTATGAGAGAAAGTTATCCCCCACATCAACCACGGCAAATATTCTCTGATTCTATACAAGAAAACACAGGCAATGAATTTCTACCAAGACCTGTATTAACCGATTTCAGTTCATTTGGTATGTAAATATTGATAAAAATATTAATATATAGTCAATTATATTAACATTTTTTATATACTTGTTTCTCAAATATTATGAGACTATTAAATAATAGTTTTATCATAACATTTTCATGTAAGTATTATTTTTAATTATTTGTAATAAATTAGTTAATGAGTTAATATACTTTCTCCTCATCCTCCTCTTTGTTTTGTATGTTTATTTCTTCGCGTAAGTCTTTTTACTAAATTTAGTAAATTTTTTTTTGATAACTTTGCAAGATTTTTAATACGCGAAAATCGGTTAGAGCGAGTGTTTTTCATTTATATATAATATTATAATATTATAATATTATAATTTTTATAATTTTTATAATTTTTATAATTTTTATAATTTTTATAATTTTATTTATGTTTTAAACATCTTTTGTCTATATTAAAAGTTTTGCATTTTTCTTCTTGTGGAACAATCTTTATTATACATTTAGATTTTTTACCATACATAGGGGTGGTACACCCTTTTTCTTTATTTTTTTTTGTATAATTGAACAGTTTGGGTTTATCAATAGTACATCTGGATCTAAAATGTTCATAATTATCACGCACTTCACAATATGTTAAACCTGAATTTTTACCTAACATTTTATTAATTTGCTCATGTAAATTAAAAATATAACGCGAAAAATTATTTCTATTTTCAAATATTTTGTCAATTAATGGAAATTTCTTAAAATTTTTTGTAAGATTTATACGACAATATTTGCAAGGTAATGTATATTGGAAATTTAATAATAATTGTTTATATTTTTGTTTTTGTATTTTTGTAGGATTATTTGGATAATTAAAACTCATTACATGTAAATAATGCCACAAACTAGGACCCCATACACTTGTTAACATACCATCGCCACTCTTATAATCTCTATTATTATATGTAGATTTAATATTCTTACTTTTTTTTATTTTTTTTATAGATATATTTTTTTTATGTGTATTTATCATAGTTATACTAATAATGATTAATAAAATAATTATTAAAAATAATATGTTAAATATTTATTAATTTATTTATTAAACATATATAAATAATATGTTAAATATTTATTTAGAAAATTTTAAAACAACTATTAATAGAATAATTGGCGATAAAAAAACGCTTTTGCTAGTAGTAATATTAATTATAATATTTACAGGTGTATTGTTTTTTGTATATAATAATTATATTATAAATTTAATTACAAAAAAACATTCAGTAAATAGAGAATTTGTCGATGCAGCAAAAAATACAAGCAATGATGTATTAGTATTGTTTTTTTTTACGGAATGGTGTCCCTATTGTAAACAAGCATTACCAGAAATAAAAAAATTTGAAGAATATATAATAGGTTCAAACGCCACAAATAAATATTTAATTACATTAACTAAAATAGATTGTGATAAGAACTCAACGATTGCTGATAAATATAAAGTTGAAAATTATCCTACTATAAAATTAATTTATAAAAGTGAAGTTTATAATTATGATGCTAAACCAGATAAAGATAATTTGATAAAATTTTTAGAAGGAACTATTTCTTAATTTTGCTATTTAAACTTTAACATTTTCTTCAATAACATTTTCTTCAATAACATTTTCTTCAATAACATTTGCTTCAATAACATTTTCTTCAATAACATTTTCTTCAATAACATTTTCTTCAATAACATTTGCTTCAGTAACATTTTCTTCAATAATAGTATCTAAATCTAAATTTACAGATAATAACATAGCAGCAAATTTCTCTCCTCGTATTTCGCCTAGTTTTATTAAATAATCACGTTCCGTTTCTGTTTTAAATACATATGTCCAATATTTTAAATCTACCATTTGCTCACTTAAACACGTGTTTATACTATTTTTAATGATAAAAATATTTTCATTTTCAATTATAGAAAGTTTATTAAATAATGTTTTGATAATATAAATTAAATATTCAAAAAAATTAGCATCTTGATTTAATTGATAGTTACTAGAATCATAATTATTTTCCTTATAAAAATTATTAGACAAATCTATCGGTTCTCTTTTATCATTTATAAAGCATAAAATTTCATCATGACAACAGTTCTTATCAAATATACACTCATTTATAGGGCAATTTATAAAAATACCTCCATCTAAATAATAAGAATTATTTATATATAATGGAGCAAACATTACAGGAACACTCGAAGACATATAAAGAGCATCTATCAACTCCATATTTGGTGTATTACTATAATTTAATTTCTCTTTTTTGAAACTTGTTAAATTACATGTATAAATATTAAATTCTATAGTGGTCAAATTATAGAATTCTAATAATGTAATAGTTAGTGGTATTTCTTTAGCAAGAAATAATGGTTTTAAAGCATTAATAATTATTTGTTTATTTACAATACCTTTATCATAAAAAATATTAAAATAAGCAAGATAAGAAAGATTCACTAATTTTTCCCATGGTCTTTTAATTAAAAAGTCATCTATCCATGACCAATCAAAATTTAACATATATATAAATGCCGTAATACTTCCGATAGATGTAGCATAAATAGATTCTATAGTGTTGCGATTTATGATGTTATTATTAGTTAAAAATTTCAATGTTCCATATTGAACTAATCCAATTGGACCACCGCCACATAAAACTAGATGTTTAATTATTTTCATTAGTTTAATAATTAATGAAAATAAATTTTTATATTTTTATATTTTTAAATATAAAAATATGTCGTCTGATTTTTTTTATAATTTTTCAAATAAAATAGATAATGAAGATGAATCATTGAAACTAAATTTGGATGAATTATATAATAAGAAACAACAGCAAGATTTGAATGTTTTAAATAATTATAATAAAATATTACAAAGAATACATAATAAAATTAAATATATTTCAAAAAATGTGGTTAATGATAATTGTTGCTGGTATGTGATGCCTGAAATGGTAATAGGTGTTCCAAAATATGATTATAAAGATTGCACAACATACATAATAGATAAGTTACGAACAAATGGATTTGTTGTAAGATATACGCACCCTAATCTATTATTTATAAGTTGGAAACATTGGGTACCAACATATGTACGTAATGAAATTAAAAAAAAAACAGGTAATGCGGTTGACGAATATGGTAATATTATTAATAATGATGACAATAATACTAATAATAATACTAATACTAATATTGCTTCTAATATTGAAAATAAAGACAATGTATTATTTTTAAATAATAAACAAATAAAAAGTATAAATACTTCATCAACTAAAGACTATAAAGATGTAAAATCATATAAACCATCTGGAAACCTAATATATAATAATAGTTTATTAGAAAAATTACAGATTAATTAATTTATCTTTAAATCTTGAATAATTTATTTGCGAGTATATTTTTTTATTTTTTTATTTTTTTTATGATATTTTTTTCTTGTTTTACCACCAATAGACACAACCTGATTCTCAATATTATCAGTATTGGTAAGTTGATTACCATATTTATGTAATAATTTACTTCTAATTTCATGAACAATATCATTCAATGACTTAAAAATATCAATATGTAAATCTAATATTATATTTTTTGTTTGCTCCGTTAGGTCTACAATTTTTGCATATGTCAAACTTTGAACAATATTTTCTATTTCATTTGTTTTAGTATTAAATTTTATTAATTTTTTTATTATTGTATCGTATAATATATTTCTATTTTTAAAATAATTTGCTATCATTTTCTGTAAAATTCTTTTAACGCTATTTAAGACAACTATACTTGATAAATCCAACTCATTATTATTACAATAATTTGTAATAAAATCTATATTTTGTTTTGTAAAACATTTTTCCAGATCTTTTAATTTTTTATTATTATCTATATTGCTTTTTTCATTTTTTTTATCTATTTCTTTTAAATAATATGTGGCATCATTTTCAAGAGTATCAGATGTTTTTATTTTTAAAAATTTAAAATTATCATCATTAAATATTATTGAATTTTTTGAAATAAACCCAGATAAATATAATTCAGTTGAGCATATATATTTCAATATATACGGTAACTTTTTAACTAATTTTTCATTATTTATAGTATTCAACTTATTACTTAAATAATCGGCAGTAAAATTTTTTGATGTTAATTCAAATTCTGACCCTTCAAACAATATTACAAATATTGAATAAAAAACATTACTTGATGTTTCTAGTTTAATTGCTCTTTGGGATTCATCAGGAAGTTCATTTTTTAAATCCGTTATTTCTTTAGGAAAAGGATTAAGAAAATCAAAAAAACCACTACCACTGCCACTGCCACCATTAATTTGAGGATTAGGTTGTATTCCTGGTTGTATTCCTGGTTGTATTCCTGGTTGTATTCCTGGTTGTATTTCTGGTTGTATTCCTGGTTGTATTTCTGATTGTATTCCTGGTTGTATTCCTGGTTGTATTCCTGGTTGTATTCCTTCTGGGAAATCTTGTTTTTCTTCTGGGAAATCTTGTTTTTCTTCTGGGAAATCTTGCTTTTCTTCTGGGAAATCTTGCTTTTCTTCCGAGAAATCTTGCTTTTCTTCTGGGAAATCTTGCTTTTCTTCTACTATAGGTCTAATATCTGTATTAGTGCTTTTATTTTTTATTAATGAACTATAAATATTAAATGTTTGAAAAATACTTTTAATAATAATATAAATTTTAATAAAACTTAATGAAATTATTTTGCATAATATTCTTTTTTTATTTAAGATTCTAGTCTCATCGCTATTCCTGGCTAGATTTTTTGACTGTAATATTTTATTTAAATCTTTTAAATCAAAAAAATACAATACTTTATTATTATAGTTAATATTAGATTTTTCTCTCCCTTCGCTATATATAGTTATATCGAAAGGAATTTTTACTCTATTTATATACTTTTCAAAAATTTCACTAGTTAATATATATAAATTTTCACACTCATCACATTTACTTTTATTATCATTTCTTCCATTATTTTTATAATCTTCAAAATCTGATACAAAATTTAATAGTAAATTTGAATTATTTAAATAATATGAAAATTTTTTATTTATAAATTTATCTAAATCCTCGTCTGTTTTTGGAGAATTACTGAATAAATTTGAAATAAAATTATCTCCAAAAAAACTCATATTACTAATATATAGTAATATATTATTATTATTACTAATATATTAATAATTATATTAATTATTTAATATAATTATTATTACTAATATATTAATAATTATATTAATTATTTAAATTGAATTAAATAAGTTTAAAAACAAGTTATTTAATAACAGTGAGAATTAAATGTTAGAATCATCACAATATAATTATGAAAACTTTATAAGTAAAGGCCAAAAATTTAATAAACAAGAAACAAGAAAAAATAAAGTAAAAGAAAACAATAATAAAAAAATATGGAATATTTTCGATGAAGAATGTAAAACTGATGAAAATATAGAATGTGTATATAGTAAAGAAGAAGATGCACTTCTAAATGATAATTTATGTGTTAATTGTAATGTTTCTTTACGGATAGGAGAAGATGGATTTTTAACATGTTCTAATAATAAATGTGGTCTTATTTATAAAGATAATTTAGATCAAACTGCCGAATGGAGGTTCTATGGTGCCGATGATAATAGTCACAGTGATCCAACTCGATGCGGTATGCCTATTAATCCGTTATTAAAAGAATCCTCTTATAGTTGTAAAGTGTTATGTCCGGGTAAATCAAGCTATGAGATGCATAAAATTCGTAGATATACAGATTGGCAAGCAATGCCATATAAAGAAAAATCGCGCTATGATGAGTTCCAATTAATATCTAATATTTCGCAAAATTCAGGCATTCCTAAAATTATTATAGATGAAGCAATGAGACTGCATAAAAAAATATCAGAAACAAAAACATATAGAGGATTGAACCGTGATGGAATTATTGCTGCATCAATATATATTGCTTGTAGAATTAATAATTATCCGCGAACTGCTAAAGAAATAGCAAATATATTTAATTTAGATAATGCAAGCGCGACAAAAGGTTGCAAAAATGCGTTGTCTATTATTAACGAAATCGAACATAATAATAATGTAAATGAAGATATTACATCATTAAGTAAAACAACTCCTTCCTCATTTATTGAGCGTTTTTGTAGTAAATTAAATATTAATAACGAATTGACAAATGTATGTAAATTTGTAGCGTTTAAAATAGAAAAGTTGGGTTTAATACCTGAAAATACACCTCATTCTATTGCTGGTGGCATCATATATTTTGTCTCACAAGCATGTAATTTAAATATTACAAAAACATCAATTAACAATGTTAGTAAAATCAGTGAAGTAACAATTAATAAATGTTATAAAAAATTAGAAGCGTATAAAACTACTTTAATACCAGAAACAATTTTATCTAAATATAATTAATGACCTATTTATATTATTTCTAAATAGTAGAAATAAATAGTAGAAATAAATAGTAAAAACAATAATATTTAAGAAATAAATTATATAATTATTATATATAATTTATATATAATTATGAATACTATACCTAAAATAATTTTTATTGTTCCATATCGTGATCGCATACAAGAAAAATGCATTTTTTCTACTTATATGAAATATATTATGGAAGATTATAATAAGGATGACTATGAAATATATTATAGTCATCAAATGGACTCTAGACCGTTTAATAGAGGTGCTACTAAGAATATAGGTTTTTTAGTTATGAAAAATAAATATCCAAATGATTATCATAATATAACTTTTGTATTCAATGATGTTGATACACTTCCTGTTAAAAAAAATTCATTTGATTATGCAACTACAAAAGGTACTATCAAACATTTTTATGGATATACTTTTGCTTTAGGTGGTGTTTTTTCAATAGTCGGCAGCGATTTTGAAAAGTGTAATGGTTTTCCTAATAATTGGGGGTGGGGTTTAGAAGATAACGTAATGAATGATAGAGTTTTACTAAATGAATTTATTATTAATAGAGAACAATTTTATTCGCGAGAATCAAGAGGAGTACTTCATTTATACGATACTCCAAGTAGAATAATTAATAATAAAGAACCTGGAAATTATCTTAGTAAAAATTTAAACGATAACCTAAATACTATAAACGAATTAAATTATGTTATTGTTCCAAATACATTAAACGATGAAACAAGCAATGTAATAAATAATGGCACAATAAATAATAATATTAAAGTAAGCACTATTGAGCAAAAAGAATATATGATAAATATTTCTAACTTTAGAACATTTGTAAATCCAGCAAATGAAATTTTTTACACACAAAATACTTTTTATAATTCAATGCTATCACCAAAAGTCTATGAAAATACCATACAGAGAAAGAGATGGTCATTAAGTAATCGTTTTTTGTAATTTTTAATTTAGTTATTAATAAATTTATTAATAAATTTATTAATTTAAAGTTAAAATAACATATTGTTTAGAATGCCTTATATTTTGGAAGTGCAAAAATTTGAATGGAACTGCAAAAGTCGACATATAGGATATATGAACATTATATTTGAAACAAACCAAGATGCAGCAAATTATTATAATAAATTTAATCCACATATGCAACAATTAAATAATAAAAATAAATGGTGTAGTGACTGGGACCCCAAAACTTATTTAATATATATTGTAAGAGAGCATTTTTATGAATACTTACATATAGCACCCTTTGAAAATAGTAATGACAATGAAAATAACAATAATTCTCTTATTTAAGAGTTATTTTTACTATATTTTCTATAGGAATTTTATCTTTAAAATAAAATTATTCAACAGTTACAACTTTTGCTAAATTTCGCGGTTTATCAGGATTTATTTCTTTAGCAATAGAAATTTCATATGCCAATTTTTGTAATAGAACAGTAAATATTACTTCATTATAATAATCTAATTTATATAGAAGTATATATTTATTGTCGTCTATTTGTAATTCATCTATAACATTTTGTGAATTTGTTATTACAAATAAATTTGTTTCTCGTCCAAGTATTTCATAATAAGTAGATTTTATAGTTATATAACTACTAGAATCATTATAATCAATTAACAAAAGAGTTAAATTAGTATCATCTAATAAAGCAAAAGGACCATGTTTTAATGAACCAGCCGAAAATCCTTCACAATGAATATAAGTAACTTCTTTTATTTTTAATGCTCCTTCACATGCTATAGGGTATAATTTGTGCTTTCCTAATATGAATATATTATTAATATTATTATTAATAATACTATCTCTCAAAATAGTAATTTTATTTATAATTTTACTATCATTTAATAATTGTGTTATAGTAGTTGAGAGAATTCTTAGACAGTTCAAATTTTTTGTATTATTTAATTCATTATTTACAAACCACATACTAATTAAACTCAAAACTACTAACATACTAGTAAAAGATTTAGTTGATGCTACGCTAATCTCTGAACCAGCATTTAAATATACCCCACAATCAACTTCGCGTGCTATTAACGAATCTACTTTATTTATAATTCCCATTGTTAAACATTTTTTTTGCTTACAGATTTTTAAACAATTATATACATCTATTGTTTCTCCTGATTGGGATAAGAAAATACATAAAGTATTAGAATTAATTACATTTCTACTATTTGGTAAAATATTTTCATTAAATTCACATGCATTAACAATTTTAACACTAACAAAATTGTTTATTTCATTAAAATAAATCTCTCCTAATATAGAAGCATTAAAACTTGTACCACAACCAATCAAATAAATAAACTCAATAGAATTAATATTATTAATTAACTGGTCAAGTCCGCCCAATTTAATAATATTATTATTGATTCGTCCGCCATAATTATATGCTTTTTGTATTGTTTCTGGTTGTTCCATTATTTCTTTTAACATCCAATGATCATATTGTTTTTTTGCATTGTGAAAATCTTCATATATTGCTTTCTTAACATTAGTATTGGTATTGGTATTGCTTAATAAATCATATTCATTATTTTCATCTAAAAATTTATAATTATTATTATTAATTTTTACAATAATGTTATCGCTCAATGGAATATAATCATACACTAATCCTATAAATCCATTTGTTTCTGAAGCGCAAATTATATAATTACTATTATATCCTAAAAGTAATGGAGAACCTTTTCTTGTTATATAATATGTATCTGGAATCTTTGTATAAATAATAACTAGAGCCCAAGTTCCTTCTAGTTCTTGTAAACTCTTATTAAGTGCTTCTTCAAAATTATTGCTAGTTAATGTATAATATTCTATTAAATTAGCAATAACTTCACTATCAGTATCACTGTAAAATTTGTAATTATTTGCTATTAAAAAATCTTTAATTGCTAAAAAATTATTAATTATACCATTATGAACTAATATAATATCTCCATTTTGTGAATAATGTGGATGTGCATTATAATCTGTTTTGCCACCATGTGTTGCCCATCTAGTATGTCCTAGTGCAAATTTAGAAAAAAGAGTGCTTTCTTGATTTTTCTTCTGGTATATATTTTTTAATAAATCAAAGCAGTCTTTTTTGGATGTAGATGCCTTTTTTAATATATCATGCTTATTTGTATTTGAATTTATATAACATATTCCCATCGAATCATATCCTCTATTTTGTATTAATTCTAGACTATTAAAAATATGCTCCAAAGCATTTGTATTTTTTTTAGAATATATAAATGTTATTCCACACATTTTAAAACTAATATATTAGTTAATGTATTAGTTTTAATTATTAAAATTAATTATATTATTTTTAAAAATCTTCTCCAAATTCAAAAGTATTTACTTTAGAATCTTTTGTTGCTAGAGAATATTCACTTACGCGATCTTCAAAAAAGTTCGTTTTTGTTTCAATGCTTATATTTTCCATCCATTCAAAAGGATTTTTGCTTTCATAGATTTTATCACCTCCTAATTGAAGACTTAAACGATCCGCTACAAATTCAATATAATCTTTCATTAGAACTTGATTCATCCCAATTAATCTGCAAGGAAGTGCTTCAGTAATAAATTCTAATTCAATTGTTACTGCTTCGCTAATTATTTCATGGATTTTTTGTTTCTTAAGTGGTTTTAATAATTTACTATGTAATAATACAGCAAATTCTGTATGTAATGCTTCATCCCGAGATATTAATTCATTAGAAAATGTTAATCCTGGCATTAATCCGCGTTTTTTTAGCCAATAAATAGCGCAAAATGCTCCCGAAAAAAATATTCCTTCAATGCAAGCAAACGCAACTAATCGTGTAGCGAAGTTGGATTTCTTATCATTAATCCATTTAATAGCCCAAGCGCCTTTTCTTTTTATACATTCATATTCATCTAACGCATTAAATAACTTTGACTTATGTGCCTTATCTTTGATATATGTATCAATTAAAGTAGAATATGTTATAGAATGAATATTTTCCATAGCAATTTGTAATCCGTAAAATGCTCTTGCTTCGCTAAGTTGAACTTCGCCCATAAAACGAACTCCTAAATTTTCTAATACAATACCATCGCTCGCTGCAAAAAATGCCAAAATCATTGATATGAAATGCTTCTCATCGTCGTTTAAATTGTCCCAATCTTTATTGTCTTTCGATAAATCAATTTCTTCGGCCCTCCAAAATAAATCTTCTGCTTTTTTATACATTTTCCAGATGTCTTGGTCCTTGATTGGGAACATTACATAACGATTAAGGTCTTCTTGTAATAATGGTTCTATGATATTCTTATTCATCCTAAATAATATATGTATAGATTTTTATATTTTTTTCATATATATTATAAAAATTAAAATTAATATTAATATTTATAAAAAATTAAAATTAATATTTATAAAAAATTAAAATTAATATTTATATTTATATAATTTATATAAATATGAAATTCAAACTACCAAAAAATATAATTCATAATAATGTTTTTAAAAATGTTTTATATTTAGTAAGTTTAGCATTGGCAGTTAGTTATATTATAAACGAACAAAGTTTAGCACTTCTAAGTTTAATATTAATTGCTTGTGGTGTATATGTAATGAATAAAAGTGTTGTTATTGCATTATTTATATCAATAATTATTACTAATTTATTATTATCAATGAATTATTTGAAAGAATTTCATATAGTAGAAGGTATAGATACAGAACCGACAAGAAAAGAAAAAATAATATCACCTGAAGAAACAGAAACAGAAACAGAAACAGAAACAGAAACAGAAACAGATGCAGATGCATGATTGTGGTTGTCAAATATACTAAAAATGAAAATGACAAAAATATTTTAAATATCTAGATATATGAAACAAATATTAGTGTATATAAAACATTATATAAATGAATTAACTTAAATATCTTAGTTAAATTGTGTGTGTATAAATTTATATTAATATTTATATAAATATAAATATGAATATAAAATTCAAATTACCAAGAAATATTATTTCTAACAATGTCGTAAAAAATGTTTTATATTTAATAACTTTAGCATTAGCAGTAAGTTATATTATAAATGAACAAAGTTTAGCACTTATAAGTTTAATATTAATTGCGTCTGGAATATATGTAATGAATAAAAGCATTGTTATTGCTTTATTCATATCCATTATTATTACCAATTTATTATTATCAATGAATTATTTAAAAAATAATGATGTATTAGAACATCTTCAAAGTGGTAGTAATTGTTGCTCAGGAGAAACATTTTACACATCTAATTTATTAAATTATAACGCTTTAAGTGAAAATACAAATAATCAACTTACGTGTACTAAAATAGAAAGTGATATAACCGCACATCTTGCGACTATTTCCAATAATGAATCACAAAAAGCAAGATTTTTTTCACAACTATATTCGAATAATGATTACATGAAAGCAACAAGCATATGTAATACCATGGATCCTATTAGTTCTACCTATAATATAAAAGGAACTGTATTCAAAAAATCAGAAACAAATATCAACCTACTAGAAAGTCCAAATACATTACCTAAAGATATATTAGATATAATAGCATTTAGTAATATTAGAAATAATTTAAATACCAATGATAAAAATATTTTAGAAAAAAATATAATTGAACCATTACAAATTATGAATGGTAATTTGGTTGCTGACACAAGACAAAAAAATTTGCAAAGGCCAATGAATATTTCAGATTTAACAAATGACCAGATAACTCAATTAGCAAGTATAAAAACTATACTATTAGGATTATATAATTCATCTAATACACCATTAACAAGAACAACAAAAGATACAACTTATACATTAATAAGTAAAAATAACACAAATGCTTATCAAACTACAGAAACACAATATATATTAAATGTAGACCAATTTTTTGATTGCTCTGGCATTCGTCATAATAGTAATAGTGGAACATTATCAGCATCTGATATAATAGATTTAAGCAATAATGATTATTTTGGAACGTCCGGTATTCCTATTGGGCGAGGAGGATTAGGAGATGCAAGTTATAATCCTTATGGGACCTTAACACAAGCTGATATGTATCCAAGTAATAAAGATTTGGAAATGGAATTGCGTAGATTGGAGACTATACCATCATCTGGAAATGTTCCTGTTAATATAATAACAAGTTATTTAAGCGCAATAAATAGTTTTTATGAAAAACAAATACAAAATTTGATCAGTTCTAAAAGTAATATTTTTAGCCAAGAATCAATAAGTGATATATATAGTATTAAAACAATAAGACCTACATTTTTTACATATGATAATAGTTATAACAATGAATATCAATGTCAAGATAGTATAACCGGAAATTCAGCATTTAAATATTGTGGTCCATCAGCATATTATGATGTTCCCAAATTTTAGAATAAGTTTATATATATATATAATTTTTACAGTATATTATATATATAATATACATAATATATATATATGATGTATGGTTACGATCCTATATTTTTAGAAAAAAGATTATTAACTGAATGGTTAGATGAATCAGAAGATAACATTTTAGTAATTTTTGATAAAAATAATTTAAAATTTTCTGCGTCACCAAATGATTCTATAAAAAATAAATCACAAGACAAAGTTTTTTGTTTAAAAAAACAATTTTTATTTAACCCAGAAATAAAAGACATATATGTAAAATGTATTATAGAAAACGACCAAGTTATGGTAAAAAAGACATATGCTAATAAAACTACTTATAATAACATAGGATATTATATTAATAAAAATGTGTTAATTGATACTAAAACTATTAAACCCTCATTACACAATGAACGTATTTTTAAAGTTTCAATAAATACAGAAATTATAGAAGAAGCAGGAGAAAATATGTATATTTCAAAAGAAACTTTGGCATTATCCAAAATTGGACTATTTAAAATTAAAAAAATAAATGCACTGGATAAAATAATTAATACGAAAAATATACCATATAAAGAAGATGTTTATTTTGAAAAATTATTAGATAAAGCTTTATTTGACTATTCTTTTAAATGGGATGGACCAATAAATTCATATTTACGATTTGGTCTTACATATTTTATAACTTCTATTTTTAATCAAACATATCAAATTTATGGGGACACAAAAAAAAAAGCGGTTGAAGCAATTATAGATAAAGTTGCAGATTTAGATAGAGCATTTTTAGAAGCAGCAACAAGACATGAAGAACCTTATAGAAGATATTATAGAGGAATGAAGCAACCTTTTGATAATTTGATAAACGTGGGTGATTCAGTAACCATTCCTAATTTTATTTCTATTACCGATAATTATAGTGTTGCGCTAAATTTTTCAGATATAAAAAAAACACATTGTTGCTTATATGAAATAAGTATTGCAAATGGTGTTCCGTATATAAATATGATAAACACAAGTAAATTTAAAAAAGAACAAGAAACATTATTACCTAGAAATTTAAAATTTACAATTACAAGTAAAAATAATACGACTATAATGCAAAAAATATCTGTATTGGTTTCATTACAAAATAATCATCAATTTAAAATTAATACAGGGTGTAGTAAATTTTATTTAGGTAAATTAATTCACGTTAAATCAACATATTTAGACTTAGCTACAAAATCCAAAAATGATGTAACTATGCAAGAAAATAAAAAAATAACAAAATTAAAACGATGCCCTAATGGAACTCGTAAGAATAAAATTACAGGTGCGTGTGAAAGAACAACTAAAATTACTAGCACAAGTAATTCTAATGAAAATATAACATCAAAGCAAAAAACAAAATCTAATAGATGTCCCAATGGAACACGAAGAAATAAAATATCTGGTCTATGTGAAAAGAAATAATTACAAATCTTGATATATCAATAAAAAATTGATTTGAAGTAAGTATATTTACAATATACTATAATACTTAAACTATATTCAAGAATGAAATGCTCTATATGTAAGCAATCAGGACATAATAAGAGGTCTTGCGACAAGCATTCTTGCGACAAGCATTCTTGCGACAAGCATTCTTGCGACAAGCATTCTTGCGACAAGAAGACTATCTCAGTTTTAGAGCCAAAAATAGATTCGGAAATTGATATAAAGATTGAACCAGTAATAAAAATAAGTATGTCTAAATTAAAACCAATTACAAAGGAGGAAGCAGAAAAGAGTGCTACTGAATGGCTTGGTCCTTGTGATTCTCTTATGAGAACTTGGTTGGTAAATGCAATTATGGACCCACATCAACATAGAGATATTGGAAAAGTACTTGCATATGTTGCTGAAATTCATGTAATCAAATGGTTGTCTGAAAAAACAAGAAGACCTATCAAAAGTGTTGTTGGTGAATCATATGATGGAATAACAGATGACGATAAAATTTGTGTAAGAACACAAATTAAGTTTCGTAAGGATGCATGGCATTTTGAAACTACACGACGCAACAGTCAAAAAAATGCTGAAACTAATAGCACAGGACATATTGCATATAAAAAAAACGAATTTGATATGGTAGCTATATTTAAACCAAGTTCAACATTTGGTATTACTGATTCAACAATTAGGTGTATTCCAGTATCCGAGTTAGTAAATCCTGCAAAACCAGACCAACTTATTACAACTATTAACGCCAGTATTCGTAAGGTATATGATTGTGATGCGAAGACTAATGAGGTTCTTGATCTTCTTTTTCAAACACCCTCTTAGCTTCAGGATTAATATCAAATAGGATGTAATCTCGCGACATGCTACGGCAAGCTCTTCCAAGAGTTCCTGAACCAGCAAATGGGTCCAAACATAAATCTCCTTTTGCACTATATAGTGCTAATATTCGTTCAATGAGTTTAATTGGTTTTTGTGTAGCATATTTTGTTTTTTCACCATTTTGAATAGATGAAATATCGTCCCATGTATCACGCACCGGAATACCTTCCATTTCATCTAAGAATCGTTTGATTCTTGGAATACCCTTTTCATTATACTCAAGGCGATTATCATCGTGTAATATTGTCATTTTCTCTTTAGAACAATACCATTGGCGTGTATTACCATTCCATTCATATCGCAAGTTTAGACGAGGACTTACTTCCGGTTGAGAATTATGTGCTGCGGATGTGCTATATAATTTGTTATGATGAGGACACATTTTCAATGCTTTTTTATATTCGTCAGTATATGGTTTATATAAGGGAAAGAATTTAGAATTTGAAGACTTGCTATAAACAATGATTGTATCGTGATTTCTACCAAGTTGATACTTATTCTTAGCATTACCACCACTATGCCATACAATTTCATTTTGAAAATTACTATCTCCAAATATTTTATCACAAATGAATCGTATATAATGTGAGATACGAGGTTCTACATGAATGATAATATTACCATTCTTTTTAAGAATACGATGACATTCTATTATCCGTTCTTCCATAAACTTTGGAAAGTCAGCAAACTTATCTTGAAAGTAATGAAAATTACGCCCGGTATTATATGGTGGATCTAAATAAATCATATCGATTATTTCTGATTTTATCTTTTTCAATAACTCTACATTGTCGCCAATGTAAAATGTATTTTTCTGTATTTCTTCATGAGATGTTAATATGATTTCATTTGTTTCTTTATTTTCGGTCACTATGATATTTTTTGCTGGTGGAGAAATCATAAGAATTATATCAGACTTCTTCTTACCACTATACCCTTTGATTTTCTTCTCCTTACAGATTGCAATCAATTCATTGTATGTTTTTTTTGAGTAATCTAGCGTATCTGTTGGTTTTGAGTTAAATTGAATTTTTATAGTTTCTTCTGGTATTGTAGTCATTTGTTGTGATGTGTTAATTATAATATTGTTTTTAGTATTATTTGAAATCAATTTTTCTTCAATTGCCTTATATATTAATATTTTTATCTTATCGGTTTGCATTTCGCAAGAGTTTTTACGAGCTAAGTGTTTATCGTAGTGTGATTTTTGCGAAAAAGATTTCGCACATTTTTCACAACTATATTTACCCATTTTAGATATATATTATATAAGCATCTTATTTATATACTGTTTTTAACTAAAAAACACCCAAAAGTGTTCCCTAAACATTATTTTATTTCTTCAATATTAGTATTAAATTCTTTAATATTACTATATATTAGTATTAAAGAATATGAGAGATTGTTGTGCAACCACAAAAAGAGCCAAAAAATGTAAAAGAAAAGATGGAAAATTATTCAGTCTTCCGCGAAGATTTACTAAAAAACGTTGTTCTCATGTTAAAGGTTTCACTATGCGTTCGTCGTGCGCACCATATAAATATTGCTAAATTTATTTACTATAGCTATGAAATAAAAATGCTGCTGTGGCCCCTAATAACTGAGCAATTATATATACTATAAATTTGGAAGCATCTATTTTTTTAGATAATAACATCATATAACTTACTGCTGGATTGAAGTTGCCACCGGAAACTTTGCCACCAAAATAAATAACTGATGCTAAAGTAATACCTATTGCTAAAGGATCGCCTGACATTAAAATTACTGCCAAGAAAATAAAAGTTCCTATAAATTCTGTGAAAAATTCTAATAACATTTTATATATATAAAATATAAATAAAAATATATAAAATATAAATAAAAATATATAAATTATAATTAATCTTATATTTTTAATATATTTTAATATATAATGTATGGTTATGATCCTATATTTTTAGAAAAAAGAAAATTAAATGAATGGTTAGATGAATCAGAGGATAATATTTTAGTAATTTTTGATAAAAATAGTTTGAAGTTTTCTGCGTCACCAAATGATTCTATAAAAAATAAATCACAAGACAAAATTTTTTGTTTGAAAAAGCAATTTTTATTTAACCCAGAAATAAAAGACATATATCTAAAATGTATTATAGAAAATGAACAAGTTATGGTAAAAAAGACATATGCTAATAAAACTACTTATAATAACATTGGATATTATATTAATAAAAATGTGCTAATTGATATTAAAGCTATTAAACCTTCATTACATAATGAGCGCATTTTTAAAGTTTCAATAAATACAGAAAATATTGATGAAGCAGGAGAAAATATGTATATTTCAAAAGAAACTTTAGCATTATCTAAAATTGGAGTATTTAAAAACAAAGAAATAAATGCATTGGATAAAAAAATTATTAATAAAAATATTCCATATAAAGAAGATGTTTATTTTGAAAAGTTATTATCAAAAGCATTGTTTGACTATTCTTATAAATGGGATGGACCAATAAATTCTTATTTACGATTAGGTCTCCCCTATTTTTTGACTCCTATTTTTAATCAAACATATAAAGTTTATGGAGACACTAAAAAATATGCTATGTTAGAAATTTTAGCTAAAATAGAAGATTTAGATAGAGCATTTTTAGAAGCCGCACCAAGGCACGAAGATTCTGCAAAAATATATTACAGAGGAATGAAACAACCTTTTGAAAATTTTACAAAAGAAGGTGACTCAATAACAGTGCAAAATTTTATGTCTATTACTACAAACTTTAAGGTAGCAGTAGGATTTTCAGGAATAGGAAAAGTTGGACATGGAAAATGTTGCCTATATAAAATTTGGATATCAAATGGTGTTCCATATGTAAATATGGTAAATACAACCAAATACAAACATGAAAATGAAACATTATTACCAAGAAATTTAAAACTAACTCTTATAAAAAAAGCAACATTGCCACATCAGTTTTATGGTGAAATTCCAGTAATAGTCATAAGTGTTTCATTACAAAATAATAACCAATTTAAAATTCCTAGTGGTTGTAAGAAATTTTATTTAGGAAAATTAATTGGTGTTAAGTCGTCATATTTAGACTTAATTAGTAAAACTGAAACTGAAATTAAACCCAAAACTAAAAATAAAACTAAAAATAAAACTAAAAATGAAACTAAAAATGAAAATGAAATAATTGAGCCTGTTATAATTGAACCTACAAAAGTAATACCAGAAAGAAAGAATATAACAAAGAAACAGACAACAAACTTAAAACGTTGCCCTAATGGAACTCGTAAAAATAAAATTACTGATATATGTGAACCAATTATAACTAATTCTTTTAAAAAAGAAAATGAAATATTAAAGCAAAAAACAAAATCTAAGCGATGCCCTAATGGAACTCGTAAAAATAAATCCTCTGGACAGTGTGAAAAAATATAAAATATAAAATATAAAATATAAAATATAAAATATAAAATATACATAAAACATTAAGATTATATAGAAATATGAATATAACTGGAACAAAATCTACTATATATGACCCTGATACAGATTCTGTAAAGCAAGTAGATGATACATATAATGGCAAATTATTTTTTAGAAAAAATTATGGTAAACCTCATCCATTTTTAGATTATTCAAAAAAGATGGAGTTAGCAATAGTTAAAATATTACTGCAACATCCATATCCAAATATTGTTCATTATTATACTATTAATAGTAAATATGCTGACATGGAACAAGTAGATACAGACAAATCAAATCCATTATATAAACCTGTAATGACACGCGAAGACTTAAATGAAATAATAGAAGTTATGAGTAAAGTAAAAGATTTTTTACAAACACTAGGAATTATGTATGTAGATTGGAAATTTGATAATATGGGAAAATCGGTGGAGGGAAAATATAAATTGTTTGATTTTGATGCGTCTGGACTAATTGATTTAGAAACGCAACAATGGAAACTCAAAGCAAATCCTATGTATTGGAGTTATAATGAGGCAATAAAAAATGGAGCACAAACACCAAAAGAAATAGATGATTGGTCTTTTAACTATAATATTATTGAAGAAGGAGAAAAACTTATAAAAAGTATTAATGAAAAAAATTTACCATAAATAAACATGACTTAATATTTTAGCATTATAATAACCGTTCGATTTTCTCTTTTCTAATGCTATTGCTTGTCCTCTTTTTTTTGTTCCAGAATGCCGATTAAAATAATTTTGCATACGTTTGCGATCATTATGATTTTTATAAGCATATAATTTTAAGGGTGTTCTGTCCTTAAATTGTTGATAATCTGATGCGCCAAAATGTATTTTGCGTATTTTTTGTGTTGTTTTATTTTTAATATATGCTGTATATTTTTTTCCTGTTATTTTACTTCTCTCAAATTTTATAATTTTTTCATGCATATTTTATTTTTAAATTATATATAGTAAAATAAAATAATTATTATATTTTATATTATTTTATACAATAATATAAATACTATTATGAATGTACCTATTAAATATTTACCTAAACACATAACTAAAAAAGATAAAAAAATAATAGTAAATGAATTAAAAAAATTACGCAACGCTTATAAAAAAAATAATTATTATACACGAAAAAAAATTTCTTCATATAAATCCAAACCCTCACAACATATATTAAATGTAAAAAAATTATATAATCTTGATAAATTAGTAATAAATTCTAATCTCTCAAAAAAAACAGGATGTTCTGTAAATTCATTACGCAAAATTGTAAATAAAGGGCAAGGTGCTTATTATTCGTCTGGTTCTAGACCGAATCAATCTAGTCATAGCTGGGGATTAGCGCGTTTAGCAAGTTCTATTAGCGGTGGAAAAGCATCAGCAATAGATTATAAAATATTAGAAAATGGGTGCAGTAAATCATCTAAAGCATTAAAGTTGGCCAAAAAAGCAAAATTAAAATACAAATATGGAACATGTAGAGTAAGAAAAACGAAATTATTCTAATATTCTAATATTCTAATATTCTAATATTCTAATATTTCAAATTATTTAGCATATACTAATCCAGCAAAACCATTTTGAAACAATAATATATTATATTTTTCTTCAATAACATGTAAATTATAATTATATTTATAAATACTAGTAGGATCTTTTGTTACTCCTATAATAGCACCTGTTTCTTGATCACATATAGTTGTAAAATTCGAGTTTATCGGATCAATAGGAGGATTACTATAATTGTTATACTCAAATTCAATTGTTTTAAATAAATTAGTATTAAATGCTCCGTTCGGTTGCTGTTTGAATGGGTCTGTTGTCAGTGAAAAATTATAACAATATAATCCTATTTTAGAACAAGATCCGTTAGATTTATTATATTTTTCTACTTTACTAAAAATATTACTGTCAAAATCTTGTTCTCTATATTTACCATCACAAATTATAGCAAAATTTTTCATTATTTCACATTGGTTACTTTGTGAGTATAAATCTTGACTGTATCCAGTTATATAAATATTTTTTGAAATATCACCGCTATTATAACTAATATGTGGAGTATAATATTTATACTCATTAGTAATTTTAAATTTTTCTAAATCGTTTGGTATTTTGTCTTCATATAACCAATTAGTATAGTTAGACCATTCATTTCTTGAAGCAACATCGGTTCTTTGGAAATACCACATCCAACCACTTATTAAACCTTTTGACTCTATTTTAACTTTATTTGACTTTATAACTTTTTCAAAATTATATTCATTAATTTCTCGTATCAAATAACTCTGACTATTTTTGGCAAAATGTTTTCGCTCCGTTTCTTCTAAAAAACATTGCGTACATATTAAATGAATATTACTATTTACAGTGGTTCTTAAATTATCATAACTATCAAGTGAATTAGTTAATGGAATTATTGGTGGTGGATGTATAAATTTTTTAAATTGGTAAGCTGAATTACTTTGATTTGGTTGAATTTGTGGGAAATTATTATATGATATAGTATTTAAAGAATTATCATATAACACATCTTTTATTGTATATAATTCTGTAATGGGTCTTAATGTAAAATCAATAACTAATTCACTATATTGTAAACATATTAATGGAAATGACATTAAAGATGACATAGCAAACCAACTATTTATTGGTATATACAAGTTATAATCACGTATGGATGGTTCTATATTGGTTATGTCAGGATTAATGCCGTTGTAATTATATGCATTTGGATAATTATTATTTCTATTATTATAATTTGCCGGATCATTTAATTCATTTATATTTCCTGTCATTTTATCAAATATTGCTTTTTTATTGGCATCAAAATCACGCTCTACAATATTTTGTAGATAATGCCCACTAAATTTCTGTATAGTTGTACCGTCAATTGTTATATTAACTTCTTTAATTATTTGACAACCAATATTTTTAATCCATTTAAACTCATATGGTCTATATTCGCTGTTATATTTGAAAATAGGACTCCATATTTTGGGTAATTTTACTACCAAATAAATATCCATTAGCAAATCTCCGTAGCGCATAATTTTAAAAGAATATTTGGAAATTTTAGTAATATCTAATTCCGTTTGTCCCACTTGATCAATTCTAAATTTTTGTAATCCAAAATTAGTATATTTAGAATACGTTGACTTAAAAAAACTTTTAGTTGGATTACCAGTCAAAATAATATTTTGATTTCCTAGTGCTATTAAATTTAACAATCCACCTGCCATAATATTAATTAATATAACATTATACTTTTTATTTATGTTATAATATATTTTAATTTTTATACAGTAATTAAAATATATTGTAAGTATAATTATTATGTCTGGTATGTCTAAAATAGTTAGTGGTGTTTCGACCTATGTTAATAATAATGTTGGGCAATATGTTCCTACTGTAAATAAATCAAGAATTTTTATAATAACACTAGGAGTTATTGCAATAGCATTAATAGTTTTATTTAGTTATATTTTTAATATATTAAGATTACAAGAGAATGCATGCTCTAAATTAGAAATACTCTATCCTAATCCAACAAATCAGTCTTATTTTAATAGTAATAGTAGTATTAAAGCCAGTGCTTTAACTATATTTGATACTTCTAATAGTATATTAATTAATTACCATGTTAAAAGTGCATATAATTGTTGTTGTGGGGATGGATATAAAAATAATTTTGTTGCTTTATGTGCTCTACAAAAATGTATTGCAAATGGTTGTAGATTTTTAGATTTTGAAATCTATTCATATAATAATGATCCTATTATTGCTTCGTCTACGGCAGATAATAATTATATTAAAGAATCATATAATGCTTTACTATTAAGCGAGGTATTAAATACCATAACTGAATATGCTTTTGATGGAATAAAAACAATATGCTCAAATGATCCATTAATATTAAATTTTAGAGTAATGAGCACCAATGCAATTATGCTAGAAAAGATGGGTGATTTATTTGAAGAATATTTAGATAAAGGTATTAATGCTAATTTTTCATTATTAAAAGTCTATAAAGACGCTGCTGTATTAAATATTAAAATGAGAGAGTTATATAGAAAAATTATAATTATTTGTGATTTCAAGCCTAATGCTAATATTATTGTAAATCCTAAATTGACAAACTATATTAACTTGAGAGGGTCAGGTTCATATTGTCATACTTATAGACATAAAGATATAGTTACTAAAAATAACACAACACAACTTCGCGGAGAAACAATAAGCAAATATGTAATAGTATTACCAGAAATAGATAACTCAATACAAAATTTTGATAGTACTGATTCTTTTAGCAATGGATGCCAAGCAATTTGTATGAAGCATCAAAATTTAGATAATTTCTTAAAAGGTTATAATGATGTTAAATTTGGAGAGGGTGAGAGATATTCTTGGAGATTCAAATAGCTACAACTTAGTAATATTTAATACATTTTTAAAATACAAATCTTTTAAAATTTATATAGCATAATATTGCTAAGTATGAAATAATTGCTAGAATAATTACTGCTAACCATAAAGGCAAAATTGTTTTATTTTTATAACCTATACCAAATTCGCGAGGTTTTCCGTTTTTATCAAAAATTACATTTGGTTTAGTAACCATTATTATAGCAAATAATAGCAAAAATACTATTATAGATACTAAATTTATATTTGTTACAACAAATTGTCTTAACATACTTAATATTATATAATATTTATAATATTAAATATTGCACTTATTAATTTCCTCCTAAATTTTCTAATTCATAGTATTATTATTTTTCTTTAAATTATTTTTAACAAGTATTTTTTAATAACATTGTTCCTAAATATGGTTTAATTTCTTCGCTTAGCATGTAGTGTTTTTCTTTTTCTACCTTCTGCTAGTACATGTCTTTGTGTTTGTCTTCTTACAAACCCATGTTGTCTATATGGTAATAATGGAACCGTTATACGAGCATGTAATGGGGCATTCATTGTTCCTATAATTGAATCACATACTTCTATTAACTCTGCAATTTCTTCGTTTGATGGTGGAAAGTGATTAGTTAATAAATTTCTTAATAAGTTTATTTGTTCATAAAGATTGGGTAAACGTAAGACACCTGCTATAGTTCTAGCAGGTATTGTTCTTAATATATCATCTTTTATAGCACTTACTGTAGTTGGATCTGGATTTGTTCTTCTTAAAACAATTACAAATCTTATTAAATTATTATAAAAATTAGGAACACGTGTTTCGAACTCATTTTCAAAATCTTTTTTACTTACCATAGTTCGTCTACTTTTCTGGATTCTGGACGCCGCATAACTTCGCAATACCATATTTGTTACATCTCGTTGTGTCCCATTAAACATACTGGCCATGTGAACTTTTCTTTCTAAAAATCTATTTCCTGCTTTGTTGTTTCTTTTTAATGTTTTACGTAATGTTTTACGCATTTATATTTTATATATATAAAAACTATAAAAAATATAAAAACTATAAAAATATAAAAACTATAAAAAATATAAAAATATAAAAACTATAAAAAATATAAAAATATAAAAATATAAAAATATAAAAATATAAAAATATAAAAATATAAAAATATAAAAAATATATACTGTCTATTTAAATTATATAATAATGTTTCAATGTTGAACTAACAACATTATATACATTTTCTACATTTACACTATTTCCTAATTGTTTATAACTTTTTTTATCATCAATAGCTAATTTAAAATCTTCCGGAAATGATTGAAGTCGCGCACATTCACGAGGTGTAATATATCGTTTTTCTTTTCCATAAATTGGGATTTGCGATATTGCTACTAATGTTGGAAAATACTTACATTTTTTTACCCTTATTCCAGATTGACGAATTTGAATAAAATGGTTAAAAATGCTATCATCTTTTACTATGGGTCCTGATTGCCATTCTAATTTGCCAAATATTTCACGCTGCTTCAATAATGCTTTATGTTTTGTGTACCAAGGCTCTAAAACGGCATAATACTTTTGAACTAATGGACGATTTTTTTTTATATAGTCGCGCTTCCATGCCGGAAATAACTTCAACTGTTCCTCGCTATAATTGATAAAAGCATCATTAATCATTAATGTTGGAGAAAGTTTTTCCCCTACTTCCATTTGTTTAATAATTTCGTCCCACGCTTCTAATGTTTTTAAAATACTAGAGTTAATATAATATTTTGGAGACACATTGTCATTATTTATAAACTTATTAAGATCAATAGTCATTGGATCAATTGTTGGGTTTAAAAGAATATTTGGATTGCTATTAATAGGTGGTTGTAATGTCTTAAGAACACATACAAAATAAACACGCTCTCTTTGTTGAGGAATTCCATAATTATGTGGTGATAATTGGAAAAGTGTTAAATTATAACCAATAGAATCTATTTTTTCTTTAATATAGTCAATTACCTCACCATTACTTACTTTTAAAATATGCTTTACATTTTCTAAAAACATAAATTTAGGTTTCTTTACTTTTGCAATCTTTATTATTTCATCAAATAATAAACCTCTTGAGTCTTCAAAACATTTCTTCTTACCGCCATTACTGAACGCTTGGCAAGGAAATCCAGCAGTCAATATATCAAAATCTGGAAGTTCTTCTGGATTTATTTTTTTTACATCTTCAATTGGTTCTATTCCATAGTTTTCAAAATATACTTGGCGGCAATCTTTATCAATATCGCACGCCAATATACATTTTGCCCCTAATTTTTTTAATGCTTGGTGAAATCCGCCGATTCCACAAAATAGGTCAATAAAAGTTAATGGTTTATTTTGCTCCATCACTATTTTATAAAGTATTATTAAAGTATTATTAAATTATTATTAAAGTATTTAATATTTTAATAAAAATTTTTTTTTTTGGATTTATTATATTTTTCTATAATGTTTAGCATGTTTAGAAATTATAGAGCGCGTAAAATCTTTGCTATTCTTTATATGTGTTTTAATGCCAAAACATACATCTTTATTAATATCACGCAAATAAAATATTTATTTTATATTTAGAATTTATTGCCCCTTATTAATCATAGTCTTCGGTTGGACCATTTGCGTAATCGCCATCATTATCATAATCAAAATCGTCGTCATCTGGTATATTATTCATACTATATTCTTCCGCATCTATTGCTTCGTCATTAATTGTTTGTTCGTCCATTGCTAAATCATATAATTCTTTATTCATTGCCGTAACATTATTATTTTGCTGTAATTTTTTCTCTTTTATTGCTTGTTTTTCCATTGCTTCGCGCTCTTCGTCGTAGTTTTCTTTAACATATTGTGTAATACCTTTTTGCATTCCTTTATTCCATTTTTCTAATTTGTTATTTTTCAAAATATTTTCAATTTCGCGCTCTTCATCGGTGAGATTTTTGAGAAATTCTGTGATTAAATCTTTTTCCTTTTCTTTTGCCATATTGATTTTGTCTTTCACTTTCTTATAACCATTATTAATTAAATTATAATGATTATTCATTACATTTGAATATTCAAGTATATAGTTTACGCTATTTTTCAGAAATTCGTCTTTATCATAATCATTTATTTCTAAATCTTGTAGTTGTAATAAAAACTCTGTGTCTTCGCTAATAGTTAGCAATTCATTGTATAAATTATAAAATATATAGTTGTAAAATAATATTACTACTTTTTCATCAAACACACTATTGATTTTTGCTGTTTTAGATGAAGAATACTCGCTCACAAGAAATTTATTGTATAAAAATACAGGCATTAATTCTATTAATATTTTGCATCTTCTAGAAATTAATTTGAATGCCAAAATTAATTCAGGTCGTGCATTAAAATTATTAATATTATTATAATATTTTTGCATTATGTTGTAAATATCTTTATTATGCATATCAGATAATTTCCAATGTTTAGGAATTGCTCCATAGTTTACATTTTTATTTAAAATAATAGATGGGAAAATATATAAAAAATTCATAATATAATTTTGATAAAACTTAATATTTTCCACGTCAACAGTTATATCTAAATTTTTTGAGAATTTAGCAAAATCACTTTTACTAATATTAGATTGTTTACTTGTTATTTGTAATATATTTTGCTTCAATGATACTAGCGATTTCCCCAAGTAACTTTTGAAATTACGAAGTTCCAAATTTTCACTACTTACAATAGAAAAATTATCTAATAAACTTTCCAATTTATTTATAAATTCATCGTCTAATTTGTAATAACTGTTTTGCAAATACGCTTCAATCAAAACACGCATTAACTCAATATTATTTATAATAGGATAATTTGTTGCTATATGTATTATATTTTTCTTGCTTATAATATGTATTAATTCAACAAAAGAAGAGAAATTATAAATCTTACCATCACTTTTGAGAGAATCTATTATTTCTTTTAATTGTTTATTACTATCAAAGTTTAATGGTTTATCCAAGCACAACCCTTTTAATTCTTCATCAATCGGTAATAAATTAGCAAAATTGCAGAAATATATAAATGCTTTATAAACTAATTCTTCGCTAAAACTTGTTGTTTGTGAGATTTTTTTTTGTTTAGTATCTTCTTGATTGTATAACTGTGGTGCATAAGTCAATAAGTCGATGCTAGATAATATATTATTATAAAATTTAACTGCTTTATTGGTTGTTGCTATTGAATTATCTTCACTCATAAAATAAGCAATAGTATTTTTACTAGAATTACAGCACGCATTTTCTAAAAATGGATTGTCATTCGAATTTTTTAATAGCGGAGTATTTTTTTTGACAATAGTCTGTATTTTTTCTATAATATAATAACTCGAAAATATAGCTTTTGACTCCACTATTTCTTTAATATTATTTTTTGCTCCGCGAGAGAATGTCTCATATAATGTAGTTTTAAATCCATCATCTATAGCACTTATATTTTCAGAGGAAATTTTAATATCATGTAATGGAGGATTAAATGTATGCCAATTATTTATAGATAAATATTCTGGTATTGAGTCAACTAATACTTCTTCTGATAACATATACTCGCGTTTTTTGTTTAAATGAATTGTTAATTCCTTGTTTGTTATAATATATCTCTCTATAAGTGCTTCTATTTTTTTCATAATAGTAGACTCTGACATTTTCAATATACTGTTCCAAGGTTGTATTGAACTTTTTATTTTATTTGCTATACAAGCAATATAGGCTAGTGTTGTTTTATCTTCCTCTCCATCTAAAGGATATCCTTTGAATGACTTAATACATCCTGGAAATGTTTTTTTAGATTTCAAAGATGGAATATTTATTTGAATAGCATATATTATGAAAGTTAGCGTTAATAGTAATAGCGAGGAATTATATGTTTCTTCATAACTAGGCAGTGCTTTTACTTTCCCTTCTTTTTTTGTAGATTTTAAAATAATTTCTTCATATTGTTTTTTTGTTGGAATACTAGAATTTTGAATAATTAATACATTATTTATAATTAGTTCATGGTTATGTGATATATTAATACCTATCATTAAAGTCATTGCTTTTACTATGTTTAATATTATTTGAGTAGTTGGATTCGTCGATTTAGTTTTGGTTAATTCGGTAACTTGTGCGTCAGGACTAATAGTATATTCATTCTCTACAATAGCACTTGTTTGTAATTTATATCCTTTTTCATCATAACCTTCATCAGTGTTAAACTCTATTGATTTAATAATATAACCACTATATTTATCAACCCAATAATTATTATCATCACTTATTGTTCCTTGTTCAGCACATATATAATCTAGTTCTTTTGTGAAGTCCATCTTATTAATAAAAACATTTGCCAATTTCAATAAAAATATTGGCATTAATTGCTGTCCGGTTTTTATACAATATAACCAATAAGGAATCTCATCTTTAATTGCCTCTCTTGTAAAATTTAAACAGAATTTTTTTATAGTAGCGTATTTAAATGATATGTCTCTCATTTTTAATATTCCATCTCTCAATTTTATATATGGAGAGGTTATTGTATTTTCATACTTAGCATTGGGATCCTCCAAACTTAATAAATAATTATTTGTAGTTTCTTGCCTGTGTTTATTTATATTATTGATTGCTTGAATTCTAGTTTTAGAATTTTCATAATTAGTATTTATTTTGCCTTTAATATCTTCTATACTTAAATCGTACTTATTTTCAAAATTCTTCAATATTTCATCTACTTCTTTAGTAACATTTGCCTTTTTTGCATCTGCTAATGTGAGACATTTATCATCTTTTGAAATACATTCTTTATTCGAATCACAAAAAATTTGATTAGACTCAATATAAAAATTATCTTCAAATTTTGGGTCTATTAACCAAACATCATTTGTTCTTATATAAACATAATTCTTAGCGCTTCCCTTATCAATCAATATAGCATAATCACCATCTATAATCTCTCGCTTTTCATCTAATATTGCCTTCGCTTCACGAAATGCTCGCGGTTTTGTTAAATTCATAATTGTCATTAATTTATTTGCTAAAAAATCTATGAATTGTTTTGTGTCCATATTTGCACGTTCTGTTTTATATTCATTTAATGTGCTATAAAAAGTATTATCATATATCGAATCAAAATATATAAGTTTGTTATTATCATTTTCCAATGATTGTAATGTATTATATTTTTTAGATAATGTATATTTTTCGCAAGTATTTTGCATATTATCTAACTCTCCTTTTAATATATCTTTTGATGAAACGTCCGCATCTTTATTTATACTTTTAGTATCTTGTTCTTTGGTTTTGGTTTTTTCTTTCTCATATGCCTTTATAAAATTTTCAAGTAGATTGCCTACTATTAAATCCATTATATTTTTATTAATACTTTGCATGAAAAATTCAGCACTATCAATTTTCACTATATAACTATACAATTCTTCATTATTATTTACTTGTTCCTCATTAATTTTATAAAAATTAAATAATTCATCTTTTAATTCTTTTGTTAAAATACTAAAAGAATATTTTATATTTGCTTCTTTGCCATTATTTTTTACTGCATCTTTAATACTTCTTATAAAATTTGAAAAATTTGATTCTTCATATTTGTAATTTTTCTTATATAAATCTATGTTTGAATTAATTATTTTTTTGATATTTTTATAATCTGATACATGTAAATTATACAGATCTATATTCATGCCCTGTAGGTCATATACAAATTCTAGTAAATTATATTTGCGATTTTCTAACGAGTTAGGTTTATATATTTTAATATATTCTTTAATAAACGAACTATTTGTGGGTATAAAAGATTCAAGTAAATAATTCATTTTTTCTAAATAAGGAACATCCATTGACTCGTCGATATTGAAATTATTAATATTTCGCAATAATGTATTATTGTGAATATTTGCGTGACTATTTATAAAATCAGCTTTGTTAGAATTTTCCAAAACATACTTATTATAGTGAGTATTTTTATTTAATAATTCATGGTAATTAATAAAATTAAGATTCAAGTTTGCCTTATCACATATATTTGTATAAGGACTATTGATTTTAGAAAAATTAAATAGCGGCAGTGGTAATGTAATAAAACCTATAATATTTACAAAATCATTTGGAATCAATTTAGTTGTTTTATTGAATTTTTTATTATTTACATAATATGTTTCCAACATGTTTAATCCTTCACTATACACATCAACAACAAAACGACTTTTAGATAATTCGCCTTTTACTATGCTATAATTATAAAAATCATCTACAATAGAGTTTACCATTTCTATTTGTGTATTTACATTAATATTTTGCTCGCTATAATTAGAATAATTATCTAATAATTGAATTAAAGATTTTATATGCTCTTTATAATTATTTATCTTTTCTTTTGAACTGTTGTTAGCCCAATTTAATGATATTGTATTTATTGTTTCTATAAATTCACCTAAAGGTTGATAATTATATGCATCTTTATCTTTAAAAAAATCAGCATCATCAGATTCATTTATTATTAAATTACGAACATTTGATAGTACAGGTAATATGTAATAGATTTTTTTATTTAAATTAAATAATTGTTCCTTTAAATGTTTATAATGTTCTCCATGATCTTCTATTAGTGATGGATTATTATTGGCATCAAAATTTGAATATGTATTACGTAATTGTTTATAGTAATTTAATTCACTATGAATTTGATTAATTACTTGTTCTGTGCGTTGTTCTGGCAAATAAGCATTTATTAACTTATCTAAATAATCATTTGTTTGTTTGTCTAAACTGTAGCGCTGTTCTCCTTCTGATACATTTACTTCATGTTCTAAATCTTCTAATTCTTCGCCTAATTCTATATTGTCTATTATTATAGTTTCCAAGTCAGATTTATTGTCGTATACTTTTAGATCGTAATCTAATTCTTGTGTATCGTCTTGATTTAAAAAAGTTTCTTCTATAGTATCAGAAGTGCTCGTTAATGTTGATTTATTTTCCTGTGAAGCAATTAATTTTGTTTCATCTAATTTCTCACGGACTATTATTTTTTCAATATTTAAATGTTCTGGAATACCTGAATAAGCAAAATCAATATATATTAAATCTTTATCTGGTAATGTAGTAATTTCTATCATATCATTTTCTATATTTGTAATAATACCATTTAGCACTTTAGGTATTGGTTCTCCGAAATAAATAGAGATGTATTTTTTCATTTCTAAATTATTTTGAGCAACAAAACTTGGACTCTTATGCCTACTTAATAATAATATGTTTGCTATTGATTCTTCATCTAGTTTTCCTGATTGGGTTATATTTAATGTAATTATTTTTTCAGCATCTATTAATACTATTTTTTCTTTATTAATAAATTTGATAAAAAATATTTTATCATGTAATGAAATATTTGTAGGGGCATCAAATTGAATAATATCTCCTAATTGAAGTTTAATATTACTTGTTAATAATGATCCTTTTTCTTCCTCTTCCTCTTCCGCTTCCTCTTCCTCTTCCGCTTCTATTTCCACCTCCTCTTCCAATTTCTTTAGTTCCTCCAACTTACTCATAATAATCTTATATTTATAATAGAAATTAAAATAATTCTAATATTATTTCCAGTTAAATTATATTAAAATATAATATATGACCGATAAATATAATATTTAAAAGATTTAAAGATTATATGTCATTTAATATTAATATCCTAGATTAATTTCTATGGTATCTATTACAAATTCAATTAGTCTTAATGTTACAAATGTGTTAAATAACGAATTCAATTATTTTAATATTAAAAAATATACTTTTAATAACAATGAATATAAGATTATTAGATATGTTAAGGATAAATTAAAAGCTATTAATTTTTATGAGGAACACGAAAAATATTTAGAAGTTTCTAAATATCGTTCTGTTATTGTTAGGAACAACAAAGTTGTGTGTTTTGCGCCTGAAAAATCATTAGATTATTCTCTTTTTGTAGATAAATATAGCACAGAAAATAGTTGGTTAGAAGATTTTATTGATGGAACAATGATTAATGTATTTTATGATAATATTAAAGAAATTTGGGAAATTGCAACACGTTCTAGTGTTGGAGCAAATAGTGTTTTCTTTAATGATGTTAAAAACTACAAATATTTTGATAACAACAATTATTTTAAAGATTATTATAATCTTACATTTCGCTCCATGTTTTTTGAAGCATGTAATAGTTGTAATTTAGATCTTAATTGCTTAGATAAAAAATATGTATATAGTTTTGTATTACAACATCCATTTAATCGCATTGTTACTCCTATTCTTACACCTGTTATTTTTCTTGTTAAAGTTTATGAGATTATTCATCCTATTAATAATGTGTTAAGTAGTGATAATTTAAACCATGTTATTATTAACGAAATTGACATTCAATCATTAGTAAATGCTCCGCCATATATCTTTATTAATAGTAATATTAAATTTATTAATAAGTATCCTGTTCCCAATTTTCAAGAAATTAAAGATTATTATTCATCTGGAAATGCCGGATATAATTGTGTAGGATGCTTTTTATATAGTAAAGATGGAACACGTAGCAAAATTAGAAATGCAAGTTATGAAGAGGTACGAAAACTTAGAGGCAATCAACCAAAACTTCAATTTAATTATTTAACTTTAAAACAAGAAAATAAAGTGGGAGAATTTTTGCAATATTATCCAGAACATACTGTAATTTTTAATAAATTTAAATTGGCAGTGTATTATTATACTAATAATTTATTTATGAATTATATTAGTTGTTTTGTTCGCAAAGAAAAACCATTAAAAGAATATGAATTTGAATACAAAACGCATATGTATAAATTACACGAAAAATATAAGACTGAACTTAAACCAAACCAAAAAGCAATTGATAAGAAATTTGTAATTGATTATGTAAATGCACTACATCCAGCGCAACAAATGTTTTTAATTAATTATAAGACACCTTCGGTTAAAGGGAGTTGCGCAATGAGTTATGATACTAGTGTTACTAGTGCTAATACTTGTCCAACTAGTGTTATTAGTGAAACTTCTAAAGAAGAAAAAGAAGAAAAAGAAGAAAAAGAAGAAAAAGAAGAAAAAGAAGAAAAAGAAGAAAAAGAAGAAAAAGAAGAAAAAGAAGAAAAAGAAGAAATGGATTGCTCTATTTAAGTGATTAAATTTTAAATAAATATTTATAATAAATATTTTAAAAACAAAATATTTATTATATACATAACATATTATGGGAAATATATGTGATATATTTTCTTTTAATAAAGAATGTATTATGGAGCAAAAAAATGATAAAAAAAATAATAATACAAATCATGTTCCGTTTTTAGATATTTCTAATATATATTATGATGAGCATGTCGAACCCCCATCTTATAGTCAGTTACGTAATGCTAAAAATAATGAATATATGGCGTATTGTGATTAATTACTTATTGTGCTGTGAAAACAACACTTAGATGCGATACCATGTGGTTGGGTCAAATGCTGCTTTCCATGCTCGTCTTGTTTCTTTTGCTGTATGTCTTCTTATTGCTCTTTCTGCCACAGCTTTATCAAATGCTGCATCCCAAGCAGCTAGACGCACTGCTCGCCCCCTTGCTGTTGCCTGTATAATTGTCGCTGCGTGCCACTCCACCACAACCTTAACCAGACCCACTGCCCTTGTCTTCATCAGACCCACAACACCCATCGCCACCACCGCCCTCGCCATCGCAATGCCTGCCCAATCCTCTGCCACAAATTTTGACAACTGCAGCACCTCTGTCGCTTCAGCAACAATTACTACCACCATCCTCACCACTCTCCCTCTCTCAGCAGCCTGTATGATTGTCGCAGCCTGCGATTTTGCCGCATTTTCGGCATCAACATTAGCCCAGAATTTCTTTACTGCTTTTGCAGCAGCAACAGATTCATCGGCGTCCGCTTGAGCATCATCCCTCCACATTGCCGCGGCAGCAGCAGCATCATCGAGACTATACACCTTTGCCCTTACCCCCTCCCCCACCTTCATCAATCCCGCCAGATGGCAGACAAATTGAGGGGCAGGGAGTGCCACGTCGGCAAAGTCGTCCGAATCATAAGATTCGTCGGTGTTGGTCTGGGATGCATCATTGAATGCTAGTGCCTCCCGTTCTTGTGCTTTTGCTTCTGCCCACACCAATGCTGCTTCCCACGCCTCTTCATCTGATATAGGTTTAGGTTTAAAGAGACGTTCATATGCATCACTCAACGCAAAGCATTCTTTACTTGTGCTAAAGTTCTTTACTTCATGTTTGATAATAAGTCTAGCATCAAGTGGTTCCAATTGTGGAACCGGAATTACTGGTGGAAAGCAAGACTTGGCAAGACGCTTTGCCAATCCAATATAGCAATTCATTGTTATTTGAGTATTGATTATTGACTCTTGTTTATTGCTTTTAGACTTTTCATATTTGTTTAAAAAAAATATCAATTTTTTTTGACTATACAAAATATTATATAAAAGACTATTTATTTGGAACTAAAATATTCTTTAATAGAATTAATTAGCAAAATAGAACTATTAATACATTCTTCAAAATTTAACAAAATATCATCTTTAGTAATCTGATTTTTATAAGACAATTTAATAATACTAAAATTGTCATGAGGATGCTTCTTTAAGAAACTAACATAATTCAAATTTTTTGAATTAATAAAATATTTATCATAAAAATTGAATTCAATAATTTTACCAATAGTGTAATCTTCATTTTCTAACCTAATACTATATGAATTTTCCATTGTATCTTCCATTTCTTGGATAAAATCCATATTTTCTTTAAGTAATTTTAAAGAGTTAAATAATTTTTTAATTAGTAAATTTGTAGCGATTTCAACTAGTTTAAAATTATCATAAATACCAATTGTTTCAATAATATAATCAAAACTATCTGGCTCATATATGCGTTTAGCATCTAAAATCATCCAATCTTTTTTCATAGTTTCAATTTCTTCTTTTCCATACTTTAATTTTAACTCGGCCTCTTTTGATTCCCAAGCATCTTTAATTTTTACTTGATCTAAAGTATTTCCATAACTACAAGTACTTACTACATTAAACATTCCATCATTTTTAGCATTACTAATAGTAAATTTTGCTTCTAAATGTAATAGTTCTTTATCCATGTTTGAATCAATTTTTGGTCTTAAACGGAGCAAATCAATATAATCACCTGTAAGTGAATCAGGAGGAAAAATCTTTTGCACTTCTCCTCGAGTTAAATATTTGCCAGTTTTAATATTTTTAATTTGAAAATCTTCGCTTGTAATATAAATAATTACATTAGAATCATTACCTTTATTCACTTCTAAAACATATTCATCATATGGAAAATCTTGTAAAGCATCAATATGAATAGGAATACAACTTAGACGTTGCTTAATTAATTCATTATTTAAACGGGATTTGTTTGCTAAAATATTTACATTATTTTTTTCGTATGGATAACTTTCAATAGCAATAACTGGAATTTCTGATAAAATTACTCTACGCAACCCATTAGCATAACTTACATTTATATTACTCAAAGTAAAACTTAATGTTCCATTTTGTTCTTGCACATTTGAAATTTTTGCTTTAGTAGACATTTATAATTATATAAATATAAATACATCTTATATTTTTCAATTTTTATTTTAATTATTTTAATTATTTTAATTATTTTAATTATTTTAATTATTTTAATTATTTTAATGTAATTAGTTTAATTATATATTAAAAATTATTGTTAAAAATTAATAATATAACTTTTTAGATGAGTTGTATATTATATTATAGCAATTTTTGTGAAAATTGTAAACGGTTGTTAATTATATTATCTAAATCAGGAATTAAGAATAATATTCATTATATATGTATAGACAAACGAATACAAAAAAATAACTCGACTTATGTAATACTAGAAAACAATCAAGAAATATTATTACCAAATACTATTACTGCCGTTCCAGCACTAATGTTAATTAATGATAATTATAAAGTTTTGTATGGCGACAATATTACCAGTTATTTAAAACCAATTGAACAAGTCGTTGTTCAAAAAGCTACAAATTTTAATGGAGAACCGTCGGCTTTTAGATTTGATGGAATGTCTACAGGAGTAGTTTCTGATAATTTTAGTTTTTTAGATCAAAATAGTGATGATTTATCAGCAAAAGGAAGTGGTGGTTTAAGACAATTATATAGTTATGCAACTATTGATTATACAGATAAAATAGAAACACCACCTGATGATTATGTTCCCGACAAAGTAGGAGATGTAAATATTAAAAATTTAGAACAGCAAAGAAATACAATGACTAGTTAAAATACAATGACTCATAAAAATATAATAAAATTATTATAATATAATTTATAATAATTTTATTATTTAAAGTTATAATATTATTTTTAATATTAATGACTAGTGTTAATAATATTGAATTAGTATTAGATACTAATAAAGCTATTACATTAATAAACTTTTATAAAATATTTAGAGATTTACTAATCGATTTAAATAATAGTTTTAAAGATAAAATAGGGCTTATTATTCAAAATAATAAAGATTATCAAAATGTTATAAATTATTGCTTACCAAACTATAAAGATAATATGAATGCTGATGAATATGTTAATTCTTTAGAATTAACTTCTATAAGTATTGATTTTATGGAATCTATAAATAATATATATGAATATTGTAAACGCACATTTGCTGTAAGAAGTATAGATATTTTATATCAAAATGAGGATATTTTTTTGAATAAATCAAAAATTGAAGTTACTAATGAAAATCAGCAAACCATCAATACTGTATTTTTACCAGATATTGAATTTTCTGATTTATATTATGATGATACAAGTGATAAAACAAAACAAACATTGTGGAAATATTTACAATTAATATTATTTAATATTATTACTACAATTGATGATATTTCATTTTTTGGCGACTCACTCGAATTACTTAAAATTATTGATGGTGATAAATTTTCGTGTAAAATACAAAATACAATAGAAGAATTATCAAAAATGTTCTCATTTAAAGAAAAATATGAGACCAATAATGAGACAAATAATGATACAAATAATGATACAAATAATGAGACATATAATGAGACAAATAATGAGACATATAATGAGACAAATAATGACACAAATATGCCTGAATTTGCCAAAATGTTCGATATATCTAGCAATCCGTTTAATATGTTTACTGATATGTTAAATGACTTGTCTGGAAATAGTTCCAGTGAAAATAAAGAGTCATCAAATAATACTGACTATACTATTCCAGATACAGAAGAACTCTTTTCACATATTAATAAATTAATCAATGGCAAAATAGGATCACTTGCAAAAGAAATTGCCGAAGAAACAACAAAAGATATGGAATTAGATACAGAAAACATAACCGATGTAAATGATGTCTTAAAAGGATTCATGAAAAATCCTACAAAATTACTAGGTCTTATTAGTAAAATAAGCAATAAAATAAATAGCAAAATGAAAGATGGTTCATTACAAGAAAGTGAACTCTTAGAAGAAGCGACAAATATTTTCAAAAATATGAAAAATATGCCTGGAATGGGAAATTTTAATGATATTATTAAATCTATGAATTTAGATCAATTTATGCCCAAAGGAGGTAAAATTAATCCAACTGCTTTTCAAAATATGATGGAACAAAATGTTAAAATGTCTAAAATGAAAGAGCGTATGAAAAAAAAAGCAGAAACTAAAAGCGAGACAAGCAAAACCAATGTAAGTTATAAAGAGAATTATGATTCTACTAAAACTAAGACTCCTGTTTCTTCGGATAATATAAATTTAAATGATTTGACATCTAATCTCTCGTCTTTAATGGAAGAAATGAAAAACAATACAAGTTTTATTGATGATATAATTAAAAAGCAAGAACATAGAGATGCGAATGCGCCATCTGTATCTAGCGAAGAAAATTCTAAACGAAAATCTAATAATAAACGAAAAGCAAATAAGAAAAAATAAATATTTAATATAGTAAAATTCAATTCATTAGTAAGAAAAACATAGATTATAGTATTTTTTATAACTATTTAACTTAAAGAGTCGAATTTATAATGTGTATAAAACAATTTAGTAAATATACAAAATAATTATTAAAATATATTATAAAGTTATTATAATATAATAAATTATGACTAGCAATGAACCTTATATAGGAAAAAATATAGATCAAATAAAAGATACAACTACAAATTCAAATGATTCTAATATTATTACTAATAATATTAAATTAAATACTACAAATATTAATAATGAAAATAATGAAAATAATGAAAATAATGAAAATAATGAAAATAATGAAAGTAATGAAAATAATGAAAGTAATGAAACAAGAAATGAGGTGTCTAAAACCTTTTGGTTAAATAATCCAATTATCTTATTTGATAAAAATGCTATTACAGAACTTTGGCCTGTTGAAAATATGTCACGAGAAGAAAAAATAAATGCTATAACAAGATTAGTAATATTATTAACACTAATAGGATTCTTATTTTTGAGTGATATAAAAATTTTAATTACAGGAATAATTGCTATAATAATTTTAATTTTTACATATTATATTTTAAATAAAAATAATAATTCAAATAACTTTAAAGAAACATTTAGCAATGAAGAAATGTATGAAAAAGTTAAACATAATTTCTCAAATCCAACTTCATCAAATCCAATTATGAACGTATTATTACCTGAAATACAAGATAATCCAAATAAACTTCCTGCTGCTCCATCATATAATAATGCTGTTAAGAATAATATTAATGAAGAAACAAAAAAATTTATAGTTAGTAATTTTGAAAATAATGAAAATATAAAAAAAAATTTATTTGATGATGATGGAGATAATTTTGTTTTTGAACAATCAATGAGACAATTTTATACAACAGCAAATACACGAGTTCCTAATAATCAATCAGAATTTGCAAGATTTTGTTATGGAAACATGGCATCTTGCAAAGACGGAGATGTAGATATGTGTTTTAAAACACATATTTAGAGACATAATTTTATAAACTTTTTACTATATTTATTAATATAATTAATATAGCAAAAAAATAATATATTAAATTATTATAAATGACTTCGACTATTGCTTATCCATATGTTTTTGATTCAATGTCTCGGATAGGCAATGATTCTCCGGCAATTGATCAACGCAATATTCAAAATGTAAATAATGCCAACTATAATTTAGAAAATTATTATCCTACTTGTCCCATAAGTAAAGCTCAAGAATTTGCATTAATGCAACCATATGTTTTTTATAAAGGTTCTCATGAAGGAGGTATTAAAGGTTGCGAAATTGAAACAAATAATGAATTAAAATATACTCATATTTCGCGTCCAGCGTGCAAATTAACATTAGTAACAAGACCATTTTTAACAGTTCCATATTTAGGAAAAGGTTTAGGAGATTGTGATATGGAATTTCAATTAAAAACAGGTCAATTTGAGTTAAATAAAAAAACAGTTAATAATACTATGGAACAATCTTTTTCAGAATATAAAAATTATCCATTAATTGATTCTATTAAAGAATCTGTTTCAAATAGTGCCTATAGCATTGAAGATGATGCTATGAAAGGTTGGCAACGGGGAGGTATGAGCGCCAGAGAGTTTGCACGCAATCAAGATAATAAACAGTAAGAATTAAATATATATACTTATAATTGAATTAAATATATAGTTATTATTTTATATATTTAATGTCATTAAATAATAATTCTTTAAGTGAGTATTACAATAATATAGAAAATATTACCTACAATCGAGAATTTTTATGTACTTATAAAAATATGGATGAAGAATATTATAATAATTTATGTTATCAAATACAAATACTACAAGCACTAAAAATTAATAAATACGATGAAACAATTGTATCTAATCATATTGAAAAGATTTATTATTTTTTGCAAAATTATTATGAAATTGATAGTATCTTATTAGCATTAAAAGAAAAATATAAAAATACAACTATTGCTATTTTTATAGAAAATAATATGTCGGCATTATTTCAACTGTTATTTAGTTATGAATATTTTGATATTTTTCATAAATGTTTATGTAAGTATTTGATTGATAAAACAGTTAAAAAAGAACCAGACATAAATAAAAAATATTTTACCGAATTAAAAAATTTTGTACTAGAATAAATTATTTATGGGTTTTTTGTATCTCTTACTTATATCTTTTTAATTGTAGCAGTTGATATTATTTTATTAGTGAAATATTTATTATATATTGTCATAATAAATATTTCACTAATAAAATAATGGGTTTTTATATACCATTACCCTTGATATATAATTTCGCCGCTTTTACACATTCGAATATATAAAATGTTATAACATTTTATTCTTTAATATAACTATTTGTGCATAGTTTTTTTATTATTTTATCATCATTATGTTGTTTATTATTTGCTATTGCTACTAATGCATGTGTATAATAATTCTGCTTATTTTCATTATTTTGAAAATCTGGATTTTCTTTTGTCCATTTACTTAGTGCATAAAATTGTTTAGTGGATACATTTTTTATAACTCTTTTTATTTTTTCTTTATTTGTATCTTTTTCCCAATTGTCATCATCTTTAATATATAATGATTCTCGTTTTATATCAGTGCAATGAATCGGACGTTGATATAACCCTAATTTATTCATATTTTCTATAATTACATTACTTAATCCATTTACTAGACCATTATGTTTTGTATAATCTAATTGCTGTAAACTCACCTCTATTGATTTAATAAAATCACTCATATTTATTGCATCCTTACATTTTTCATTTAAAAAAACTTGAATATTAAATTTTTGATTAGTTGTTGTAATATTATTTCCTACTTTTGGAATTAATTCTTTTATTGTATTAGTTAATTCTTTTATTTGATTTTGCTGTTGCTTCACTACTTCCAATATTAATTCTTTTGATAATGATAATTGATAATTCAAATTATCCTTATTTTCATGGTCCAAACATTTTTTTTTATGCCTGTATAATCCGGAACTATATTTATATATTTTATTACAATTTACACACTCATACTTCGTTTGGGGTTTTTGGGGGTTTTTTTGTATCTTATTTGTATCATTTTCTCTTGTTTTATGTTTTTGGGTTGATAAATGTCTAACATAATCTTTTTTATTGCACGATATGAAATCACAATATACACAAATGAAATTTTGGGGTTTTTGGGGTAAAATTTGTGTATCCATTATATACCATTATAGGATATATAAAAAAACCCCTAAATATTTTTCTTTGTAAATATATTTTTTTCCTAAAAAGTATGATGTGTGTTTTTATATGTAAAAATAATGTTTCCAGACCTTAAAGGTCTAAAAGCGGTTTTTACTAACATTATATTTTAAATTTTATAAAAGGTTAAATATATATAAAATAGGACATTTATAAATGTCCATTTTTCAAAAAAATTACGAAATTTATTTTATCAAAATTTGCACATTTTAAACTTTTTTGTAATGCTGATAAATATATTTATATAATATTTATATTTAAACCATTTTATGTAATAACAAAGGATCCTTACTTTTTTCTTATATTTTCCATATTTCCAAAATTTTGTAGATACATTTATTATGAATTATTATTTCAAATAATTAAAATTTAAAATAATAATTTAGATTATATAATATTATGACTTCAACAAGAAATAAAAATACTCAATTGAATTACAATTTAGAAAAATCTAACACTGAAAAATTACTTCGTGAAAATCTATATTTACACTCATCATCTGGTAGACCAATTAGCGAATGTATTCCTTCATTAGGATATATGCCAAGTCATATATCCAGGGAAGCATTGTCAAATAATTCTATAGACATAGAATCGCAATTAAGAGGTATAGGTTCAAGTAATTTAGAAACTCCTTGCGAACCTGTTATTCCAAATATTATAAATTTAGAAGTTAGAGATTTTTTTGATAGAGAACAAAATATTATAATGCCTTATCCTATGGTGTATGAAAATAATCAAAGACCAATATTATCATAAGTTATATTTATTATAAATATAACTACTATGGTCCTAAATAATTACCCCTACCTTTAGTAAATAATACAAAAGGGGTATATTTTTTTACATTAGCACCATCAGTACATGGTATATTAATTATTGGCGAATTTGCAGATTGTATTTTTGTAATACAATCTTGTGATAATTTATTTCTAACATTAGATTTGACTATATTAGCAAAATTTTGTTTTTTTAGTGAGTTTGATGAATAAATTCTATTATTTTTAACTGAATCATGTTTTATTGCATTTTGTTTAACCGCAATTTTATCACAAACAGAAGTAATACAAGTGTCTTCTATTTGAAATTGATTAATAAATCCCCTACCAGTTATACTAGCAGAATCATAAGGTTCAATAGATAATAATTTTGGAATATTATTCAATCCAATAATACCTTGTATCATTTTTCTTGATAAATTACTACCATTTTGTGCAGGAATAAAAGCAGCATTTGTAGTCGATGTGCGTCCTCCACTTCCACGATATTGCTCAATTATACTTGATAATGTATCAATTTCAGTATCTACTTTTATTTCAATATTATTATTAGGATATCTATAGTTTACATCAGGATCATTAATAGGGTCATGATAAATATAAACACAATCTACATTAGTAAAATCACTTCCTTTGTCGACTGTAATAATACTATTAATTGTTAAACTATAAAAATTTAACAAGCCATAACCATATCCATAATAATCTAAAAAATAATTATTTTTTAAATTTAAAGAATCTAGTAGTAATACTATATCTAAATTGTTAGATACCTCAAAAGATTTATTATAATTATATCTAAAGTCATAACCATTGTCTAAATTTATTGGAAAATAATTTGTCAATAGTTCTTGTCTGTTTTTAAATTTTATATTTTCGGATGATAAAATATTTTTAAACTTTATATTTATCTTGTCATTGTTATAACCTGTTGAATATCTAAAATTATTATTTATAATTGCTAAGTCATTAAAAAAATTTGTATAATAGTTATTTGTTGAAAAATCAAAATAACTTTTAAAATTTAAATTAAAAACTTTACCTATATTAAGTTGAATACTATTATATAATACATTATTATATTTTATTGTATTATTAATATTATGACTATTATTAGTATAATTAAATGAAACATCAAGCAAATAATAATTATTTAGACTAGGTATAAGAGATGTGAATTTGGAATTATTATTTATATTTTCTGTATTTATATTCTTTTTTATGTTTAAAACTAATTTGTTACTAGCATTATAAGAAAAATGAACATGATTATATATATCATGTTGTGTAATTCCTGTTAATTGTTTATCAAGTGTTAAAAACATAACATTTGAAGCATCTATTAATTTTTGAGTGGTATTATTAAAACTTATATCTTTGTAATATAAGTTGCTATTTTTTTCTAATACTTTTATATTATTTAGATGTATATATTTTAAATTAAAAATAATTTTGCTATTACTTTTAGTATTTGCAAATATACTTAAATTATTGGTTCTTATTAGAAAAGTTTTAATAATGTTATTAGATAAATTTAAATAATTAAGAGGTATTCTAAATGATGTTGTAGGATTTAGAATAAAATTATTGTTTATACTAATATCGTAATAATTAACATGTTTATAATCTAATGTTAGTTTATTATAGCACGATATATTACGATATATAGAATAATTAATATCTTTTTGTAATATATTTAAACAATTATCACTTATAAAACCATTACCGTTAGTAAGATTAATATAACTATTATCAATAAGTAAAGTAGTATAATTATTTGAGTTATAGTTTATAATATTGGAACTATCTATTGTAGTATTTAAAAAAGAAAAATCATTATTTATATTATTAATAGTATAACCTATTCTATTATAGCATATGTCGCCTGAAAACATGCTATAACTATTTAATACCATATTATTACTTAATTCACTTGCATATTTATATAAATAATCTCGAATATTTATTTGATAAATATCAGATGCACCAAAATAATAATTTAAATGATATATATAACGATTAACTAACCAACTATTAGGAATAGCAGTAGGAAAAAAACTCCTTAAAATGGTTCTGTTAAGAGCGGAATATACATTTCTTATGCTAATGGGTTGATTATTCTCAAAATTTGTTTTAATTAAGTTATTATATAAATGATTGTTTAAATTGTCAGTAGTATCTAAATTTTTAACAAATAATATTTTACCATTCTTATTATTAGATGAATCAAATAAAAATTTCATATTATTTTTAATATTATTTTTGGTAATTAAAGAACCAGGATAAATAGGGGTTGTGGTGTTTGGTATTACTCTTCTAGAGTTTGCAGACAAAATTATTCTATTTTTATAATCATTATTGCTATTTATATTTATAAAAATATTTCGCCAAAGATCATCATTAGTTGTCTCATTCTTCATATCAATAATATTTGCTGATACATATAAATTTGTTCCTACATTTTCATTATTTATTATATTGTTTGATAAAATAAGAAAATGAGCTTTTTCTTCAAGAATATAGGGCATAATATATATATTATAACTATGAATATTAAAATTATAGCTTTCAAAAAAAATGTATATAGTTTTATAATAATATAAAACTATATAAATGAGAACAATTTATGTTAGCACATCTGTATCATTGAAATACCATTGCGAAGCCAAATAATGAGGTTTGGATTTTTCAATATTACTATCATTATCGATTTTAAGATTTGGTCCTTTGGTAGTTACTGAATCAATTTCTAAAGTTCCGACCGCATAATTATAATATTTTAGATCGGATAAATTACCAGAAAATCCACCATTATAATTTATATACAAATCATCATAATTTTGTTTAACAATATTAGATAATTTATGGCGCTTTGCTAAAGTTCCATTTATATATATATCACAAATATTTTGCGATGATACTCTAATAATAACACCTACCCATTTTTTAATAGGTATTGCATCAATATTTATATCATCATAATATGGTTTATTAACACTTTCATTATTATGAAATACATTTATTCTTACTAACATTCCTAGAACTGGATAATTATCTATTAAATTAGCAACAGAATTGTTCTTTCCATTATATAGATAAACTCCTGGACTATTATTTGGTCCAAATATACCTATATCTCTTGATTCACTTTTAAAATTTGGAGGAGAACCTTTATTAAAAACATGTTTATACTCTATTGTTTCGTTATAATTAATGTTATTAACATAAATCCAAAATGAGTATGTAAATTCTACGCCTCCATATTGGTTATTACTTCTTAAAATAGGAATTGATTTTTTTAATCCAGTGCTTTGATGAATAGTTTTCGCCGCAGTAGCATCTTTCATTCCAGATATTAAATATGGTGTTTCTGATGGAGCAATTAAATACTGCATAAGTTTACTTCCAATATAAAATAGTATTGAAAAGATAATAACTACTCCTAATAAGAAAGTTACTCTAGCAATCATTGTATTAGAAGATATAAATCCACCAAAATCTCCTACTTTTTTTTGTGTTTCATACGGTATTGCTGTTTTAAAATATTTATTAATATTTCCAAATATTCCTTCATTGGTAGTCATGATATTATTTATATATTACTAATATAAATAATATATTATATTTTATTATATATTTTATTATATATTTTATTATATATTTTATTATATATTATATTTTATTTAAATTTGAAAACTTGCTTTTTCATTCGCATATTCTAGAAAGCTTACTTTTAAGCTATATTTATTAAATAATGAGTTAGCTAAAGATGCGTTTATTCCTTCTTTATAAAAATTATAAGCATCTTGTGGATTAATAGAATTACCAGCATAGCGAATGCGAGTAATAAAACCTTCAAATCCAATATTAGAAGTAGATGTTTTTCCTAAAGTTCCTAAATAGATATTTTTCATAATAGTAGGTGGATCATAATAATTCATATATAATCCATGCATAATAAATGAGTTTCTTAATTTACCATCTAAATATACATCCAATGTTCTGGTATCAACGCTTATTGTTAAATTATTCCATTTTTGAACAGGTATATTAGGTATTTTATATCTAGTAAATATTGTTTTACCACTATCACTAGCTTTATCTGGGAAACATTCAATATCTATAAATAAATTATTTTCATATTTGTCTAATGCTATATTAATATTTTTAGTGCGTGCTACTGTTGTTGCTATTTGTGTAGTAGGAGTTACTTTTTTACTTATACCGGTGAGACTATCTAAATTAGCAGCTGTTTGAGAAGCTAAATTATTAGCAACAAATAAAATGTTTTTCTCTCTTCCAATCTCATTGCCCCAATTATCTATATAAAACCAAAGACTCAACATAAAATTTGAGGATGTTGTATCTGGCATATCTTTGGCAACTATTATATTAGTGCCAGAAACTGTTTCAGAAGGAGTTTTTGCTTCTTTACTTGCTTCGCACATTTTGTCGTAAATTATATTTGTTTTGAAAAATATATTGTTAATTCCCCACAATAATACTAAAACAAGAATTACAATAATAATTATATTTATACTACTCATTATAAAATATTAATATATTAAAATATTATATTATTTTTGTATTTTTCTAAATTGCATTTTTGTTTTTTGTTAAACTATATAAAAACTGTATAGAATCAGGAGTTTTTATTTTATCAAAATAATATATTTCTTTAATACTTCCATATATACCATCATCTTCCCCTATAGTTATATCATCTCCTACAAAATATGGTGTGACATTATTTTTTGAACCTACCAATTTACCATCAATAAAAATATCTATATTATTATTTTCATAATTAATGACAAAGTATAACCATTTTTGATGTTTTACATTAGTTGTTTCATATATAGTATCTAGTTGATTTCCTTTATTATTTATTGTTCTAGATTTTATAATAATTTTTCTAGATTTTCCATTATAATATATTACAGGTTTAAATCCATAATTAAACAATTCTGTATCTTTTGTATAAGCAATAGAAGTATTTGTTGGTTGTGGATTTATATAAATATAAAAACTTAAACTATAAGTATAATTATAAGGAAATTTGTTATTAATTTTTGAAGAATTATAATATTTTGCTCCTATATTATATTGTGTCTTTAAATCATCTTTAAATAATTTAAAATCATACCCTTTAGTGTTATCAGCAATATTATCTTTACTATTGTTATATTCATTTATTACAGTAGCTTCATTAAAGGCATTTTCTGTAGAGGCATTTTCTGTAGAAGTAGTTTGAATAGAACCATTTTCATTAAATCTATTATTTAATGAGTTTGTATTAAAAACTGAAAATATGTTAGTCATTTTGTTTTCGGAAGATTTATTGTCAATACTAGAATTACTAGTAAAATTTGGAATAGTAATATTATTAGTAATATTTTTATCTAAATTTTGATATTTTCCTAAAGTTTTCTTTTCATTCAAATAAAACGGACCTTCTCCTTTTAAAACATCATTTTTATTGTGTTTTGCAAAATAGTTAAATAATAAAGGCAAAACAAATATCAATGTTATTAAAATTAATAATACAAAAAATAATAAATATACTGAAGATGGTGTTAAATTTATATCTTTATGTATTTCATCTGCTAATATAACGATAAGACAAGGAATAAAGAATATAATATTTTTTATTACAGACAATATATATTTAATAGGTGAATCTTCTTGATTTGTTGATTGTGCATTGGCGCGTGGTTGTATATGCAATATTTTTGCTATTATTGATAAAATAATAATACATATTAACAATCCTAATATAATTTGTATTGTATTAAAAGCATTATTATTTGTTTGTTCAAAATTTAATATAAAATGAATTAAACCTAATGGAATTATTATTATTGCAATTAGCATACCAAAGTCTTTTAACATGTTTAAAAAATTACGATTGATTATAAAAGTTGAATTATTATTATTACTTCGGACCTTATTATGAATAAAAAATAGTAAAGTATAAATAATAAATGTTATTAAACATAACCATCCAATTATATTCCATTTTGTATTTTTAATGTTAGAACCATTTTGATTATCTGGTAAATTTTTTGAAACCGTTACACCCATTAATAATATATTACAATATAAGTATATTATAAATTTTCAAAAGCTGTTTTTTTTCCATGACAATCTCTGCATAGCGCTTCTAAATTATCAATATTATTTGAACCTCCATATTCTAATTTTTTAACATGATCTACTTCAAACCATGCTGGTAATTGTTTTAGACAATGTTTACAATGCCAATTTTGCGAAGCAGCTACGTATTTTTTTTTTGTTTCGCTAACGCTTCTTTTTGTTGATATATTTCCCGAAGATAATATTTTTTGTTGTTGCTTTGATAAATAGTTCTGATTATTATTTATTGAAGTTAATAAATTTTGTGATTGTTGATTATTAACAGAACTAGAAAAATTAAAATTATTATTTAATTCATTTGTTATTGATTTAGATGTTAAATCAATAATGGGAGTTATAAAACTAGCAGTGTTTCTATCAATTGGTAAATATTTTATATAACTGTTGGCATGAGTTACAAGTTCTTTGTAGTTTCCTGGATTTTTCTTAATAAACAAGTAAACACATAAACCAATGAAAGCAAATAATGCCATTTTATAATATTTTTCATAGTGTTTAAGTTTATTAATTAATTTTCCTTCAAAATATGTATTTGCTAATACAAAAATAGTTATTAAAAAAATAATTATTTCTAGTTTCATAGTATTATTTCATATATAAATATAATAAAAATAATAATAGAATAATTAGTAATACTATTCTTATTATATTATTGTTATTATTGCTATTATTGTTATTATTGCTTTTTTTTTAAATTTAAATTTTCCATCCATTATTCATTATTCATTATTTAATATTTAATATATAAATACATTATTACTAAAATAATAATTATTATTAGAGCGCCAAAAATATATTTTTCTTTATTTTTGCGTTCGTCATTTTTTTTTATTTCTTTTAATTTATAATTTTCATAATATTTATTTAAAGCATCATAATATGTTAGTTCAGGTTTACCTAAATAAATATTAATTTTATTGTGTATAAAATGCACCCACTTTGATAATGATTCTCTAGAATCTAAATATGGTGTAACTGGATAAGCATCTAAAAATTTACTAAAAACACCCCCTATATCAGAAACTGGCAAAAACAGAGGCAAATTTGTTATAAAGTCGTAGTATTTTTTTTTAGTACATTCATTAATATTTAATGGATAAGATAAAGCAATTGTATATAATACAAACCAATAATGTGGACCCCATATAATAGGATTAAATATATGATTTTCGTTATGCATATTAAAATTTTATTATATTAAAATTTTACGTATTTATTTTAATATAATACAATTTCGTATGTATGAGTTTAGTAAATAAATAAATTATATAAAAACAACATTACTAGTTATAATAACTTAATAATATGAACATAAAAAAACAATATTTTTGTAATAACTGTGGAAAATTGGGACATTTATTTCATCAATGTAAAGTACCTATTACTAGTATAGGAATTATTCCTATTAGAATTGTAAAGAAATATGATGCATCTAAAAATACATTTGAAAATTCAATTGAACTATTAATTATTAGGCGAAAAGATACATTATCATTTGTAGATTTTATGCGTGGAAAGTATTCAATTGAAGATAAAAATTATATAAAAAATTTATTAAATAATATGACTTGTAATGAGAGAAATTATATATTAAATAATGATTTTGATACAATATGGCAATATTTATGGAATTATAATACAAATAATTCTTACAAAAATGAAGAAAAAACTTCAAAAATTAAATTTACAAATTTAAAACATGGGTATTCTAATATTTTAGAAAGTTATGATTTAAAATCAATTATTGATTTATGTGATAAAAATTATCTAGAACCAGAATGGGGATTTCCAAAAGGGCGACGAAATTACCAAGAAAAAGATATTATATGTGGACTAAGAGAATTTGAAGAAGAAACAGGTTATCAAAAAAATGATATTATTATTATTAATAATATAGTTCCATACGAAGAAATTTTTAGTGGTTCTAATTATAAATCATATAAACATAAATATTTTGTTGGTATTATTATTGATAATAATCAACCAAAAAATGATTATCAAATATATGAAATTACTGAAATAAAATGGATTCCAATAGATGACGTTAATAGTTATATTAGAGAATATAACTATGAAAAAAAAAAAATTATAAATTATTTAAATAAATTATTAAAAAGTTATAAACTATATATTTAATATATAGTAATGAGCGCTATTAGTAAGAATGAATTAAATCAAGGAGACATAGTTTCTCTTCCAACATCTTTAAAAAACGAAGATGTTCAACACGAAAAGAGTGATGTTGCTAGTGATGTTGCTAGTGATGTTGCTAGTGATGTTGCTAGTGATGTTGCTAGTGATGTTGCTAGTGATGTTGCTAGTGATGATACTAGTGAAAATGAAGAACAACAAAAAGTAAATCAAGAAATAAAACAAGATAAGCTCAAAAAAAAAAACAATGAAGAATTGGTATCGTTATTTAGAGAAAATATAAATAAATTTGACAATACCAAACTAGACAAAAATAAATTGGAAGTATTAGAAAAAGACCTGAATACTATAACAGATTATAAATATTTTAATAATGCTGTAGAATTATTGAATTCGAAAGAACTAAACCATTCTTTTGATACTAGATATAAATATTTATATCCACATTTAGATGATGAATTTTTAAATATAAAAATTGCAAATAAACAAGAATTTCAAGAAAATAAATTAATAATTAAAATAGACAAAGATTTTGATTTTGAGAAACAAAGCAATGAAATTTGTAATAAAGATTTTGAGTTAGCACCACATCAGAAATTTATAAAAAATTTCCTGTCAATGTATACTCCATATAATGGTATATTATTATATCATGGTCTAGGAACTGGAAAAACTTGCTCGGCAATTGGTGTCGCCGAAGAAACAAGAAAATATTTAAAATTTATGGGTTATAATGAGAGAATAATAATAGTAGCTTCACCAAATGTTCAAGAAAATTTTTATTTACAATTATTTGATGAACGAAAATTGGAACAACAAAATGGTGTGTGGACTATCAATAATTGCGCAGGACAAAATATTTTGGACGAAATTAATATGATACAAAAAAATTTGACACGCGATAAAGTAATAAAGATAGTTAAAAATATTATAAACAACTATTATCTATTTATGGGATATACACAATTTGCTAATTTAATAATAAAGAAATCAAATATTTCAAGTCAATCCTTAAATAGTATGGATTCGAAGAAAAAGCAATTATTAATAAAAAATAGATTACAAAAATTTTTTAATAACAGATTAATTATAATTGATGAGATACATAATATACGTCAATCTAAAGATAATAGTAATAAATTAGTATCAAATGAGTTAATAAAATTAGTTAAAAATGTAAATAATTTGAAATTACTGTTCATGTCTGCGACGCCTATGTTTAACGATTATAAAGAAATAATTTTTCTAATAAATATATTAAATTTAAATGATAGACGCTCTATAGTAGAAGTAAAAGATGTATTCGCAAATGATGGAAGTTTTTTAGTAAATAGCAATGGCGAACAAGTAGGGTTAGAATTATTTAGAAGAAAAATAAATGGCTACATAAGTTATATTAAAGGGGATAATCCATTAAGTTTTCCTTTTAGAATTTTACCAAAAGATTTTTCTGAAAATAATAGTATTTTAAATAAAAAATACCCAGAATTTAAGATAAATGCTAATCCATTGAAAGAAAGAATAACGCTATTTGATATATATGTTAATGATAGTAATATATCACCATATCAAGAATTTGTATATAATATTATTTTAAAAAATAACATATCAAAATTCGACGAAGAAAAGATAAATGCTATGGAATCTTTTGGATATACATTACTGCAAAAACCATTAGAATGTTTAAATATTGTTTTTCCTAATAATAAATTAGAAAATTATTTCAACGAGAAAATGATTTTATATAATAATAATATTGCAGAACTAGTAGCAAATATAAATATTGAAGAAATAAACATACTTATTGACATAAAAACAATTGTTGGCAAATCAGCAATTAATAATATTATGACTTATCAAGAGACACAAGCACCTAAATCAAGATTTAATTATAATTTTAAGAGTGAGTTTTTAAAAAATATGCCTATTAATATGTTTGATTATGATATAATTGGAAAATATAGTTTTAAAATTAAAGCACTAATTGATTCATTATTAGGTTCTCAAGGTCCTGTAATAATATATTCACAATTTATAGATTCAGGATTAATACCAATAGCACTTGCATTAGAAGCAGTAGGATTCACACGTTATGGAAATAATAGGTCTCTCTTTGCTAACCCACCAAGCGAAGAATTAGATGTAAATACTTATAAAAAAAAATCAGAAGTATTACAATCAGGGCAACGTTTTAGAGGTGCAAAATATGTAATTATAAGTGGAAATAATAATATTTCTCCGGATATTGTAAGTGATTTAAAAGCATGCACAGATTCTAATAATGTTGATGGTGAAAATGTTAAAGTAATTCTTTTATCGGCAGCAGGCAGTGAAGGTTTAGATTTTAAATATATTAGACAAATACATATTTTAGAACCATGGTATAATATAAATAGAGTAGAACAAATTACCGGACGCGCTGTTAGGACTTGTAGTCATAAAGATTTGACTTTAAATAAGCGAAATGTTCAAATATTTATGTATGGGACATTATTAAGTAATAATAACGAATCTGTCGATTTGTTGATTTATAGGAAAGCCGAGGAAAAAGCCAAAATAATAGGAAATATTACAAGGGTTTTAAAAGAACATAGTATAGATTGTCATCTAAATTATGATCAACAAAAATTTGACGAAACGTATTTAAATAAAAACTATTCAAGTAAAAAATTATCTGTTATTCTCTCTAATTCTAAATCAATTGAATTTGCTATAGGAGATAAATCAAATACTCCATTATGTGATTATATGGATAACTGTGAATATACGTGTAAACCTTCTTTAGAAGAGTATACTCAAAAATACGGAGACAACAAAATAGACCTATTTTCATATGATGAATCATTTTTGAAAACAAATAATGAAGTTATTACTAAACTAGTGAGAGAGTTATATAAAGAATACTATTTTCGTACTAAAGGAGATATAATTAACTATATATACACATTTAAAGAATATCCATTACCCCATATTGACAATGCTTTAAATGAATTAGTTAATAATGAAAATATTTTTATTAGTGATAAATATAATACGCAAGGAAAATTAATACATATTAATATAGAGAATTTAAAAAAAGATTATTTAGACGATTTATATATTTTTCAACCAATAAACTTAAATACAGACGCTACGCTTTTTGAAAGATCCAATGATATAATGATAAAACCTAATTCTTTAAAATTAGCTGTTCCTAATGATTTTAATATATTTAACGCAGAAGAAACAAATATTGTTAAAAAAGAAGAACCTAAAGATGATAAAAAAACAAGTGGTCCAAAAATTGTATTAAGTCAAAATACTACACATGATAAGATGACAGAACAAAATATAATAAATGTCAAAGCTATTATTGCTGAATTAGAACGCAACTATAATTTTATAATAGCAGAACATATACCAATAAAAAGTGAATATTTAATAAAAGACAACAAATATTTTTATTATGGTAAAATGATGGATATATTGAAAGAAGATAAAGTTATAACTATTAATGAAGTAAATACATTGGCAATAAATATATTGCTAGATGATTTAGACTTTAATAAGAGTGTTTTATTAGTTATTTATTTATTAAATAATGGCTATAATGAACTGAGTAATTTTGAAAATGATTTATTAACTTATTATAATTCTAGATTTATAGAAACAACTGATGGTAAATTAAAAGCATTATTTATACCAAATAAAAGTGAATTTAGAGAATATACTTTATATATTTTAATTAATACAAATTTAGAGACTTCAGGTACAATATTAAATATTGCAGAATCAGAAGATTATAATGATTTTGATGATATTATTATGTCAAAAAAAATAACTACTTCACAAATGGCAGTTCCATTAGGATTTTTATCAAGAAATAACAAAATAACTAAAGAACTAGTGACAAATTTTAAAGTAAAAACAGGTTCAAATAAAGGTGCAAGATGCGAACAAGCAGGAAAACTTAATAGTGAAAAAATTTTTCTTGCAATTGGAGTAAAAGATGAAATAATTGAAAAAATGAAAGGAAAGAATTTGGAAAAGGGCGAAAAATTAAATCAAAAAAATTTCTGTGCAGCACAAGAATTATATTTTAGATTGTATGATTTACAAAAAGTAGAAAATAAACGGTGGTTTTTAAATCTCTCTGAAGCACTAATTAATGATTTGTTATAAAATAATACTAATAAAATATAATAAAATATAATAAAATATAATAAACTTATTTTATTATATAATTGAAATAATTTTAAAGATTAAATTAATAATATATATAATCTAATGTCTAAAATACAAAATAAAAAATCAACTGTTAAGAAAACTCCATTAGACAACTCACATGTTTACGTTCGTTCATTGTTAACGCAAAAAACAGTATTAAAATATGATGAAGTCAATTCTGAGTTATTTAACATTTTAGAAAGAAAAATACAAAAATTAAATGAAGGCAAATGTATTAAAGAAGGTTATGTTAAAAATAACAGTGTTAAATTGCTAACATATTCAAGTGGGGAATTATTTGATAATAAAATATTATTTGAGTGTGTATTTGAATGTTTAATAACAAATCCAGTTGAGTCCACAATAATTCATTGTATTACAAAATCAATAACTAAAGTAGGAGTTCGTGCTGAACTAATTACGGATGATGAAATTAGTCCATATATTATTTTTATAGCACGTGATCATCACTATAATAATGAATCTTTCTCACATATAAAAGAAAATGATATTATACAAGTTCGCATATTAGGTCAACGATATGAGCTAAACGATAAATTTATTAGTATAATTGCTGAATTAATTAGTATCAATAATTATAGCACATTAAAAAATGAATTGGAGACCAAAGAGACAGAGGAAAATTTAGAAAAATTTGGTGGAAACAAAATTAAAATTAATATCACAAAATCCAAAGCAAAACAGTTAAATAATTATAGTAAAGAAACTGTTTAATAATATATATATATATATAATTTATTTAAAGGTATGTTTTAAATGACTACTAATCACTATTATATCATGGAAATTGAGCAAATTGAGCAAATTGAGCAAATTGAGCAAATTGAGGATAAAAATACAACGTTAAAAAATAATATTATTGACTCTAATAATAATAATATAGATTCTAGTGATTTGATTAAATTATGCAAAATAGTTGACTCTTTAGAATATAATCATCATATAGAAATTGCTAAAATATTAAAAACAAGCAATGTTTATTTAAATGAAAATAGTAATGGTATTTTTGTTAATTTAAATAAAATATCTGTAAATGTTTATAATGATATATGTAATTATATTGATTTTATTAAAAAACAAGAGAATGATATAAATAAAGATGAAAAATTGAAAAGAAATTTGCAAACAACTTATTTTAAAGATAATAAAGATATTACTACTACTAATAATAATTAAAATGATATGTCAAAATAAAGAAGAATTATTAAAAAATCTTGACATGAATGAGCTTAAGCAATATATGTTATATAATCTTAAAACAAATGATACTTCAAGTTCGAAAAATTTAACATTTATTGAAACTACTGATTTGAAAGAAACTAATTTGAAAGAAAGCAATAATTCAAATTCTAATAAATTTGATAAGTTTACAAAGCAAAATATAATAGTTACTCCAGGTGTTCCAAGAAGTCGAGTTCAAATAAATTATACAAAAAAATTAAGTAAATATAATGAACCATTTAAAATTAATAATCATAAAAATTTTGTTGATAAATTATTTTGGGTATTTTACAAAATAGTTAATAATTTAAATGATATTGATTTGGAACATATTAATTCATTTAAAATTATGAAAGAGTTTAAAATTAATAGCGTTGAAAAATTAAAACATCAAAAAAATGTTTTAAAAAATTTTAAAATACAAAAAGGATTGGTCGAAGATGATCTCACAAATAATGAAAGAATAAGTTTTAAAACTTTTTATGCTTTATGTGTATTACATTTGGTAAATATCTTATTGATTAGAGATAATAACACATATTGTATTTTATCCACAAATAATGACGAAAAAGTTATTAATTTACAAAATTATAAATTATTAAAAATATCAAATGTAAAAATGAGTTCAGGATTCAATAATTTTGATATAGAATTAATAAACAATAGTATGACAGAAGAAGATTTACAAAAAATATTAAAATCTTATTATAATATTGAAAATATTGAAAAACCACTGAAAGCATTTAGTAATTATAAATTAGATGATTTAGTTAATATAGCAGAAAAGTTAAGCATTAGTATATATAACGATAATACAAAGAAAAAAAAAAAGCAAGAATTATATGAAAATATCATACAAAAACTGATTTAATCATAATAATTGATTTAAATATATTTATTGGATTAATATTTTTTTTATAATTAATCACTATATTTTTAACAAAATTGAAATTTATTATTTATTACAATGTAATAAATAATAAATAATAATATATATTAATTATGAGTAAAAGTCAAATACCTAAAGAAATCAGCAAAGATTCTCAGAAAGAAGAATTGAGCAATAAATTTATAAAATATATTGAAAAATATTTGTCAACTTATACAAGATTTCCAGAAAATATATATCCTGAATTTGAGGTTCGTTTTGGAACAAAAAAAATAAAAAATATTAATAAAGTAGATTTCTATAATGTTATAAAGAGCTTGCTAAATTATGATTTTAAATTGACTAATGAAAATTATCATTTAAAAATAATTAATAACAGTAATTTATCTAATATTAGAACTCAAATAAATGGAATACCAAATATTCAAAGTTATTGCAAATTAAATAATCTATCTGGAATTTTAGATGAAAATAATATTAAATTTGTAGAAAAGGAATATTTAAAAACTGCTGATACGCAAATATTTCCATTAGATTTTGATGATTATAACTTTCGTGTATGCTATCAAACAGAGCAGAATTATTCTAGAAATCATAGCGCGATTGAAGAACTATATAGTAAATGGAATTCTATTAAAAAAATATTTCGATATATTAAACGATATGAATATAGACATCCACAATTACCCTTTTTAATTCATTGTAGTATTGTTAAAACTTCTAAATCACAATATGGTAAATTTATTGAGCAATTCAATATTAAAGATTCGGAGGTTTTTACTTCATTAGAAAATTTTGAAATAGAAATAGAATTAAATAATGAACTTATTATTGCAAATAAAACATTTTCAAGCGCCGAATTTTTATATACAAATTTACGCAAAGTTATTAAATATATATTAATAGGATTACAAGAAACAAATTATCCTATAACACTAAATGAAATGGATTTTGCTATGCAACAATATTTAAAATTGGTGAAGGGACAAGATTATAAACCAATGATGACACCCAGCATAAAAGACTTTATTGGTCCATCATCTACAACATTACAAATGGTAAATATTTTACCTGAAATAGAAATAAATGATACAAATAATTCTATTCCAAATATTAGAAAAAATTATACTGTAACAGATAAAGCAGATGGAACCAGAAAATTGTTATATATATCACCACAAGGAAAATTATACTTTATTCCTACGATTATGAATATACAATTTACTGGATGTTATATTGAGAAAAAAGAATTATTTAACACAATAATAGATGGCGAACATATTTTACATAATAAAAAAGGTGAATACATAAATGTTTTCGCTTGTTTTGACATATATTATTTTAATGGACAAAATGTAACAGGTTTGCCTTTTATTAATTTGTCTATAGGAGAAAAAGAAGAAAAAGAAGAAAAAGAAGAAAAAGAAGAAAAAGAAGAAAAGATGGGAAAAAGCAAAAAGGAGGAATCGTTCAATTATCGTCTTATAATATTAAATAGCGTAATCAAAACACTTGATTTAAAGTCAATTACAAATAGCAAAGAAATACATATTAAATTTAATGTGAAAAAATTTTATGGCGCTCATATATTTAATGGATGTGCTAGAATTTTAAATAATATTAAAGAAGGACTATATGAATATAATACAGATGGATTAATTTTTACACCAGCAAATACAGGAGTTTGTAGTTTAAAAACAGGGGTTGCGGCACCAAATTATAAAATTACATGGAACGAATCTTTTAAATGGAAACCTCCAGAATATAATACTATTGATTTCTTAATTAAATTTAAAAAAAATGAATTAGGAAGTAATTTTATGGGTACTTTGAATAACGAAGGCGAAGATTTAACATCATATACTCAAGTTAAAAATTATTATACTTTAATATTAAATGTAGGTTTTGATGAAAAAAAACACGGTTATATTAATCCATATAATGATATTATTAATAATAATATTAAGCGTGATAGTAAAGAATCTTATACTAATAGTTATAAACCTTGTCGTTTTTATCCAACAAATCCAAACGATGTTAATGCTGGATTATGTAATATTATAGGCAAATTAGATGAATCAAATAATCTTAAGATTTATACTTTTGAGGGTGAGGAAATTGAAGATAATACTATTGTAGAATTTGCTTATAATAGCAATAATCCAGAATTATGGAGATGGGAACCATTGCGAGTTCGCTCTGATAAAACATCGGAATTACGTTCAGGAGTTAAAAACTTTGGCAATGCATATCATACAGCAAACTCAAATTGGCAATCTATTCATAATCCAATAAGTGAATCAATCTTAATGACAGGAAATGGAGTTACAGTTAATAATGATGATGATGTTTATTATAATAAAATTTCCAAAACATCAGAAACACAAGCATTGCGTGATTTTCATAATTTATATGTTAAAAGTATGTTGATAAATAAAGTATCTAAATCAGGATATTCATTAATAGATTATGCTGTCGGCAAAGGAGGCGATTTACCTAAATGGATATCAGCAAATCTTAATTTTGTATTAGGTTTAGATTTAAGCAAAGACAATATAGAAAATAGATTAGACGGTGTATGTGCTCGTTATTTGAATTATGCTCAACGTTATGCGGTTATTCCGAAAGCATTATTTTTACATGGAAATAGCAGTCAAAATATTAAGCTTGGTTCTGCTTTTTACGATGACAAATCAAGACAAATTATTAAAGCACTTTTCGGCGAAGGGACCAAGAATGAAGTTTTATTAGGTAGAGGTGTATATAATAATTATGGTATTGTAAAGAATGGTTTTAATATTAGTTCTATTCAATTTGCGATGCATTATATGTTTGAAAGTGAAACTGTGCTAAATGAATTCATTAAAAATATAAAAGAATGTACAGCATTAGAAGGATATTTTATTGGAACTTGTTATGATGGAAACAAAATATTTAATATGTTAAATTCATTAAACAATGACGAATCTATTAGCATATTTAAAAATCAGAAAAAAATATGGGAATTAACGAAAAAATATGATGCCAAAGAATTTAAAGATGATGAGTCTAGTTTGGGATATGCTATTAATATTTATCAAGAAACAATTAATAAAACTTTTAGAGAATATTTAGTTAATTATAAATATTTAGTAAGAATCATGGAAAATAATGGATTTGTATTACTAACCGAAACTGAATATAAACAATTAAATTTGCCTGGTTCAATGGGTAATTTTGAGCAATTATATAATTTTATGAATAATGAAATTAAAAGCAATAATTATTTATTAAAAAAATTAGGTGCTTCGGCACAATTAAGCACTGAAGAAAAACAAATATCATTTTTAAACAATTATTTTATATTTAAAAAGATTAGAAATGTTGAATATGATCCAGAAGAATTAGTATCTAAAAAACAAGAATTAAAAGAAAAAGAATTACAAGATGAGATTATTGGCGAATTTAAAAAAATAGACGAAGAATTTGAAGTTAAGGAAAAAGAAAGCTTAGATGAAAAATCTAAGAAATTGGCTTCCAAATATTTGAAAGAAACACAAGACTTAGAAGAGCAACTAGAGAAACAATTAGAAGAGCAACAATTAGATAAAAGTAAATCAACGGTTAATTTGAAATTAACTATAGATGAAAAGATTAAACTTGCTGAAGAAAAAAAGAAAGCAAAAGAAGAGGAAAAATTAAAAACAGCACAAGAAAAGAAGGCGGCAAAAGAAGCAGAAAAAACTCTGAAAGCAGAACAAAAGAAATCTCAAAAAACACAAGTTAAGAAATCTCAAAAAGCATAATCCAATCCATTAAATTAATATATATATATATAAATATGTTTAGAACAAGAAAGGTTGCCCCTCTAACTCCAAACTCGCTAAGTCCAAGAACAAAATCATGAAGAACACACGCAGCTACAAGAATTCAAAGAACAATATATTAGAAACAAGTAACTTAAATCATTCTATTTTTTTTATATCCATTTATATATTTGTAAATAAATATATAAATGTATTTTTCTATACTTACTAAGTGGAAATAATAAAATACTATGACATATATAAATTTACCAAATTTGAATAATTTGAATTTAGATTTTAATATTATATATAAAAATAATAAGTCACAGGCAAATGTATTATCTGATGAAAATGATATAATATTATGTTATTCCTTATACAATTATTTACATTTATTAAAACAAACTATTGATGAATATTATGAATATTGGGATATTATAAAAAAAATTACAAATCCATATGAATATATACATACAATTGTTCCTAACCACAAATGTTCTTTATGTAAATATAAACCATTATCGAGGTCTTTTTTTAAAATGATAGAAATAATAGACACGTTTAGTTTTTTAAATGAATCAAATAATATACAATCATTTCATTTGGCCGAAGGTCCAGGTGGATTTATAGAAGCTTTTAATTATAAAAGAAATAATAAGCAAGATATTTATTATGGCATGACATTAATTAGTGACAATATTAATATTCCTTCATGGAAAAAAGCAACACAATTATTAAGTAATAATAAAAATATTAAAATAGAACATGGGGCATCAAAAAATGGAGACTTATTTTTAAAAGAAAATTTAATTTATTGTTATAAAAAATATTTTAGAGCAATGGATTATATTACCGCAGATGGAGGATTTGATTTTTCGCATGATTTTAATAATCAGGAAGATATTTCATTTAAATTAATATTATCACAAATTTTTTTCGCGTTAATAATGCAAAAACAAGGAGGTAATTTTGTATTAAAAATATTTGATGTATTTAAAATAAAAACAATAGAAGTTATATATTTGTTATGTAATTTATATGAAAATGTATTTATATTTAAACCAAATACAAGTCGATGTGCTAATTCGGAAAAATATATAATTTGTAGAAATTTTAAAAATAATAATAAAAAAATTATTACAAATATTATAGAAAATTTTGATTTATTAATTAATAAAGTTGATACTATTTATAGCTTATTTAATATTCAATTAAATCAATTATTTATAACAAAGTTACAAGAAATAAATTCTATATATGGTCAGCAACAACTAGAAAATATTAAAAATACTATTAATTTAATAAGAGAGTTTAAAATTTTAAATATTCAACATAATTTATTGAATAATAATTATAATTCATTCTTGAAATATTTAAATTTTTTTAACAAAAACATTCAAAATAATAATATTAACGATAATATTAATGATAATATTAACGATAATATTAATGATAATATTAACGATAATATTAACGATAATATTAATGATAATATTAACGATAATATTAATGACACCGCAAAAATTTTTAGCGATGACTGTTGTATTAGAGAAAATAATAACCAAGAAATAGACTTGTCCTCAATTTATATATCTACAAATATTGACAATGAAACAGTTATTAAATATTTTAATAAATTAAATGTATTAAAAAATATTAATATACAAAAATCAATAAATTGGTGTAAAAAACATCAATTTGCTATAAATAAAGAATTTATTTCAAAATAGTAATTCGTTTTCTACGAATTTTTGAAGTAATGTTATCACATCCGCCACATAATGCTTGTGTTTTTTTATCATATAATGTATTAAGATTTGTTTTTTTACAATGAACACTATCATCGCAACCATACTTCAAACTATAGGTTCGCGCACTGGAAGAAACAGGTCCTTGGCATTGAAATTTTTTATTTGATGGGTTAAAAGTGCGACATGATGTTTCTCCATTACATTCTATTATAGTTGTTCCGTTTAGAAAAGTGCTCGATTCACTGGTTGTCAGAGGTAAATTTTGATTAAAAGTTTTGTTCTTATTATATAAATATTCTCTATGCGATGAAGCATAATTATTTGATAAATTTGTAGTAGCAGTTTTAATAACTAATGCTGTTGGGTTAAATGAAGTGCATACCATTTTATTTAATGTAGAATCATAGAATCTCTCTGTAGTCAGAGTGTTACAATTAGTAATTTTATCTAGATAAGTATATATCATCAAATTACAATTTGATGGATTAGAATTTGGAGTATTATTGTTTGTAATAATATTACTGCCAGGTTTATCTAAACTTCCAATAAGAGATAAATTGCTAAATGTTGCTGTATTATTCGTATTTACATATTGTTTTCTATAATGTTTAATAGGATTAGGATGAAATTTATATTTTTTAATACTACAATTTTGAGACCAAGGAATATATGTATTACTATTACTAGCTTCTTCATTTTTTATAATTTTAGGAACAATTGTAACTTTATTATTTACTAATTCTTTTGAAGCAATATTTGGAATGATTTGATTAAAATAAAGTCTCATATTAATATATAGTTATAATATTTATTTATAAAAATATAAATAAATATTATAGAAATTATAGAAATTATTGTATTATTTTAATTGTTATTATATATTAGATTATGCCAAATAAAAATTTTTTTTTATATAGTAAATTATTTCATAATTTAAAATCATATAAATTGATAATAGTTTGTTTATTACTTATAGTATTAATTATAGTATTTTTTATAAATGCTAATTCGCTATTTAAAATTATTGAAGGTAATAAAAATTGTAAATTTACTAAAAAAGATAAAATTGAGAAAGATGTACGTGCAAAATCAGAAAAATATAAAAAAGATTTACCAAACCAAGATGACTCTAAAACAAAATTAGGTAGAGTAGGTGATATAAAATCTAAAGTCGATACAAAGTCAATTAAACGATAAAATATAAAGCAAAAATTCAATATACTATTAAAATAATATAATTATTATCTAAAATTATTATATTATATTATTTTAATTATTGATTATGGGTGAATCGCAAAAATGCGTGGTTGATGAACTTTTTGGATTTCAACATCCATATACTTATTGTGTAAAAGCAAGTGATAAAATGGTAGATACAAATAGTTTTAATAAAGGTGGATGGTCTATGGATAATACTGCGAAAGTATTTGGTGGTATGTTCAATTATATTGATTATTTAGTATCAGATCCACAGAATGGAACAACTCAAGAATGTTTATATAAGGGTCGAGGAGTAATAGGTAATAAATATGTTTTAAAAACTAATATTGAATGCACCCCTGTAGATAGTATGGGAAATATTATAGCAATATCAGGGGAAACTCCTTATCTACATAAATATATTAATAATATAACAGATGGATCAAGTTTTTTAACTGGAGGGCAAAGTAATGCTGACCTTACTGGTGTAATACCATCTGCCTTTTATAGCGCTACAAAAATAGGTTATAATGTCACAGACCTAGTAAAGTCTTTTACTGGAAAAGTTAAACCTTATTGTATGAAATCAAGTGTTAAATGTCATATAGTTGACTATGATGGGGAAGGTATTAGAGGTCCTAGAAATTATGGTGGTAATAGTCCACAAGTATATTTTGGCATTAGCGACCTTAGAAGAATAAAACCAGATAATTTCAGCAATGGTGCAATAAATATTCCAACAACAATAAGTGGTGAAAAGGTCGAAGGTTTTGATAATATATATGATACTATTAACGATACTATTAACGATATTATTATAAAACAAAATATAGATAAAATACAGAATTTTTCTGATGTTGAAAAAATGTTAAATTCTATAAATATAGATAAAACACTAAATTTTGAAGATGAATTATTAGTTAAAGTTTATTATGTTGGATTTTCAATACTTCTGATTTTAATAATATTAAAATTAGTATTTAAAAAAAAATAATGATATTTTTACATAAAAAATTGATTAGTGAATTGAATACGCAATTACCATTACAACTCATTTAAATAGTTATGAACTAAATTCTCATTATTTGTATTTGTGATTTCCCCAGCGAGCATGCTATCTTCATATAATTTACGTAATACATCGTTTGGTGCTTGTGAACCTAATTTTATTAAATTTTTTTCTCGTAAAAAATTTTTAACATCTTGAATTGATTGTTGTTTTAATTGTGCTACTTCTTGCTTTATTTTTTTTTGAGTTTCTCTATTTTTTATAAGTAAACCAATATGCTTATTGTCTTTTTTTTTTCCTAATTTATATTTATATGTTCTAGTGATTCTGCGTAATTTTGGAATATATGAGTCTTCTTTTGTATTTTCATTTGTAGTATCATTTGTAGTTTCATTTGTTAAATTTTCTTCTTTATTAGTTAAATTTTCTTCTTTATTTGTTAAATTTTCTTCTTTATTAGTTAGAATTTCTTTAGTTAGAACTTCTTCATTATGAAGTTTTTGATTAGTATTACTAGAATAATTATTAGTATAATCATATGAAGGAGTTATTATTTCATTATTTACTTTGCTAGACGGTTTATTATTTGAGAGATTATCAGCACTTGATACTTCTTGAGCAGTTTTTTCTACTATTTTCAATTCAATATTTGGTTTATTAGTTTCTGCAGTTATGTTATTAATTGTTTGATATTTATTATGAAACGCCGAATGGTCATAATATGTATTATTTTCTAATGCTAGTTGTAGTCTTTTCCCTTTATTTTCTATATGACTAGTATTTTTTTGTGTTTTATTTAAATCTCTAAATGTAGGTTTTGAACCGTTCTTTAAACATCCATAATTAGGTTCTTCTCCTGAATTATATATTAAACTATCTTTAGGAATTTCAATATTTATATCTGCGTTTACTAATTTCAATGTTTTCTTTTTATTTTTATCTTTATTTTTTTTTGATAAATCATGCAAAAAGGTAAGAGATTTATTAAATTCTCTCTCGAAATCATTATTTTCAAAATCTTTTGCAGCAAACAGATTAGATCCTGGTGTATTATCTAATTTTTCTTTGTTTTTTTCATCATTTATAACTTCTGTTTCTTTGTTTTTTTGATAATCTTTTACTTTTTTTAATAATTCTCTTTTTAATTTATTAGACTTTAATGATTGCGTTTTATCTTGAATTGGTCTAGTTTTTTTTTCTTTTAATGTTTTTTTTTTTCCATTAAATTTAAATAGTTCAGGATTTATTTGTAATATTTTTTGTGTAGTCATATTATTTGTAATGATTTATATTTAAAATATAAATAATTAACCAATTTTAGTATTTTTATAACATTATAAAAAACTATTTAATAATTGCATTTTATTAAATTTTATTAAATTTTAATAAAATTTAATAAAATTTATTAAAATTGATTTATTAATTAATAAAATTTTGTAAGTAATAAAAACTATGGCAACAGAAGTTCCTAATAAAGAAATTCCTGATTCAGAGATTCCATGGATTCTTATTGAAGCATATTTTAAACATAAACACCTTAAGCAATTGGTTAAACATCAATTAGAATCGTATAATTATTTTGTAAATAATCAAATTCAACAAACAATAGAAATGTTTAATCCATTAAATATATCTTCAGAGCATGATTTTATTAAAGAATTAAATTTATATAGATTGGAAATAGAAATTACATTCGAAAATTTTTCAATATATCGTCCACAAATTTATGAAAATAATGGCTCAACAAAAATTATGTTTCCACATGAAGCTCGTTTGCGTAATTTTTCATATTCATCAGCAATGACAATTGATTTAAATATTAAATATATTGTACGTAATGGAGAAAATTATAAAAATGTCCTAAATTATCAAAAAAAGATAAAAAACGTCCATATTGGAAAACTTCCAATCATGTTAAAATCGGACCTTTGCGTATTAAATCAATATAAGCATTTAAATCATAATGAAACAGGTGAATGTTATATGGATCCTGGTGGGTACTTTATTATTAATGGTTCAGAAAAAACTTGTATTAGTCAAGAGCGAGCAGCCGAAAATCAAATTTATTGTTATAATATTGAAAAAAATAATAATAAATGGTCTTGGAAAGCAGAAATGAAGTGCATTCCAGATTGGAAATGTATTTCTCCAAAACAAATTAATATTTTAATTGCGTCCAAAAATAATGGTTATGGTAATGCTCTTTATTTACAAATTCCTCGTGTTAAAATACCAATTCCATTATTTATAATGTTTAGGGCATTTAATATTATTAGTGATAAAGAAATTTGTGAATTAATTATGCTTAATATTACTAAAGAAAATATGAAAAAAATGCTTCTTTCATTAAAAGCATCGATTATTGAAGCAAACAAAGTTGTATCACAAGAAGCAGCAATTAAATATATTGTTGCTAATGTAATTTATACTCCAATGAATATGGATAAAGAAACAGGTTCTAAAAAAAAGCACGATTTTGCTATTGAAGTATTAAATAATGATATTTTCCCACATTGTAAGACAGAGAAGCAGAAAATCTATATGCTTGGATATATGACAAATATTTTACTTCAAACTTCTTTTGGTTGGTTATTAGAAAGCGACCGCGATTCATATGTCAACAAACGAGTAGACTTAACCGGACCATTGCTTAATAATCTATTACGAAATTATTTCAATAAACTCGTTAAAGATATGAAAAAACAAATTATTCGTGAAATTAATACAGGTTCCTGGAAATCTAATGATGATTATGAAAATATAATTACAAAGACTAACATTTATAAAATTATTAAATCAACAACTATTGAACAAGGTATTAAACGTGCATTAGCAACAGGTGATTTTGGCATTAAACAAATTAATAGTAATAAAGTAGGCGTTGCTCAAGTATTAAATAGATTAACATATTTATCAAGTTTAAGTCATTTAAGACGTGTGAATACACCAATTGACAAAAGTGGAAAATTAGTTCCACCGCGTAGATTACATAACTCAACATGGGGATTTTTATGTCCAGCAGAAACACCAGAAGGACAGTCTATTGGTATTGTAAAAAATATGGCGTATTTGGCACATATAACTATTAATTCTAATAGTTCTGGACTTTATGACTATATATTGCCTATTATTGATAATATTGATACTTATAATGGTTCATATAAAGATTTAGATGATTATGTAAAAGTGTTTATTAATGGTTCATGGGTAGGAATAACAAATGAACCCGATAAAATTTATAACAATTTAAAAGATAAAAAATATAAGGGCATCATAAATATTTATACTTCTATTATCTTTAATAGCAAATTGAAAGAAATTAGAGTTTGTAATGATGCAGGACGCATTACACGACCTTTATTAAAAGTTAAAAATAATAAGATTATATATGATGATAATATTATAAAAAAAGTTAAGTCTGGAGAGTTAAATTGGGATGACTTAGTAATTGCTATTAAATTAGAGGATTCTATTATCGAATATGTGGATTCATATGAGCAAAATAATGCAATGATTGTTATGACAAGAGATAAATTAAATAATTCAACCACCGGTAATATTTATCATTATAGTCATTGTGAAATTCATCCAAGTACTATATTTGGAATTTTAGCATCTTGTATTCCTTTTCCAGATTCTAATCAATCACCGCGTAATACATATCAATCGGCAATGGGTAAACAAGCAATTGGTATGTATGTAACTAATTATGATAATCGTATGGATAAAACTGCTTATGTGTTAACATATCCAATGCGTCCATTAGTAGAAACTCGCATCATGAATATTATTAAATTAAATAATATTCCATCAGGACAACAAGTAATAGTAGCAATTATGAGTCATACTGGTTATAATCAAGAAGATTCCTTATTATTTAATAAAGGGGCTATTGATCGTGGGTTATTTTTAGCAACTATTTATCATACAGAAAAAGATGAAGATAAGAAACTTTTTGGAACTGAAGAAATGAGATGTAAACCAGATAAAGCGAAAACTAAAAATATTAAATTTGCAAATTATGATAAATTAAGCAATCAAGGTATTGTTCCTGAAAATAGTTTAATAGAAGATAGAGATATTATTATTGGAAAAGTTATTCCAATTAAAGAAAACAAAAATGATTTTACAAAAACAGTAAAATATAGTGATGGTTCAATTTCATATAGAACACATGAAGAAAGTTATATTGATAAAAACTATATAGAGTCAAATGGGGACGGATACAATTTTTGCAAAGTTCGTATTCGTAATTTTCGTAAACCAGTAATTGGTGATAAATTTTCGAGTAGGCATGGACAAAAAGGAACAATCGGCAATATTATTCCTGAAGAAGATATGCCATTTACGGCAAACGGATTAAAACCTGATATTATTATTAATCCACATGCTATTCCGAGTCGAATGACCATTGCTCAATTAAAAGAGACACTATTAGGCAAAGTTTTACTTGAATTAGGATTATTTGGAGATGGAACAAGTTTTGGTGATTTTGAAATTTCTACTATTATTGATAAATTAAATGACCTGGGGTATGAATCAAAAGGAAATGAATTGATGTATAATGCTTTAACAGGTGAACAATTAACTATGAACATATTTATTGGACCTGCGTTTTATCAACGTCTTAAACATATGGTCAATGATAAACAACACAGCAGATCAATTGGACCAATGGTAAATTTAACAAGGCAACCAGCAGAGGGCAGATCGCGTGATGGTGGATTACGTTTTGGTGAAATGGAAAGAGACTGTATGATTTCACATGGTGCTTCGCGATTTACAAAAGGTAGAATTTATGATGCTTCTGATGCTTTTAGTGTATTTGTATGCAATAAATGCGGAATGATTGCTTCATTCAACAATAAGGAACATATTCATTATTGTAATACATGTAGCAATAGAAATGACTTTAAATATGTTGAATTACCATACGCTTGCAAACTTATGTTTCAAGAATTAATAACAATGAATGTTGCTCCAAGAATTATGTGTGAATAAACTATTATCTAAATATTAATAGATTAAACTATAAATAATTTTTTTTTGATCATTTAAGAAGATTCTATAAAAAATATTTATTTTTTAATTATATATATTCAAAATTAATTCTTTTTAATTAAAATATTTATAAATAATTCTTTTTTATTAAATTATTTATAATAATTATTTATAATATATTATGCCTTTGACTTTCACTCCAACCCAATTAGGTGGAAATCTTAAAGGCAAGCAACCTATGTTACATGGACATATTGAAGGCGGTAATGACAGAGCAGTAAGTCGTAAACAATTAACAAGAGCTTTTGGAAATATGATTAACAGTGGTTTAGGAACATCTCCATTACTTTACTCCAAAAATATATTAGGACCTTTTAGAACCGCTTTTAATGCTGGTGATGTTGTCACTAATACTATAGAAAATACTGATATTAAATATGGAAGACTACCTAATCAAGTTGGTGGCAATAATTTATCGCGACTACAAGTTAGAGGAGATGGAACTTCTAGTCAAAATGGAAAAGCAATGTATTCTGGAAATCCAAAATATGTGCACGATGGTTCTGATTATATTAGATTTAGAAAATTACAAGCTATAAATAAAAGTTATAATGATAGTAGTTATGGAGGAGCTGCAAATTCACAATCACAACATGCAATTAATAGAGTTAGAAAATAAAAGTAAACATTTATTAATAATTATTAAAAATTACAAATATTACAAATATTTATAATATTATATTTATAATATAAGTATGGAAGATTCTCCAACAGTAGAACCAACAGTAGAACCAACGGTGGAACCAGAACCAGTAATGGAACCAGAACCAGTAGTGGAACCAACAGTGGAACCAGAACCAGTAGTGGAACCAGAACCAGTAGTGGAACCAACAGTAGAACCAACAGTGGAACCAGAACCAGTAGTGGAACCAGTAGTGGAACCAATAGTGGAACCAGAACCAGTAGTGGAACCAGAACCAGTAGTGGAACCAACAGTAGAACCAATTGTGGAACCAGCACCAGAACCAACAGTGGAACCAATAGTGGAACCAGTACTAGAACCAACAGTGGAACCAGTACTAGAACCAATACTAGAACCAGTAGTGGAACCAGTAGTGGAACCAGAATCAATAGTGGAACCAGAACCAGTAGTGGAACCAGTAGTGGAACCAATAGTGGAACCAGAACCAGTAGTGGAACCAGAACCAGTAGTGGAACCAGCACTAGAACCAATTGTGGAACCAGTAGTGGAACCAACAGTAGAACCAACAGTGGAACCAGAACCAGTAATGGAACCAGTAGTGGAACCAACAGTGGAACCAGAACCAGTAGTGGAACCAGTAGTGGAACCAACAGTAGAACCAACAGTAGAACCAACAGTAGAACCAACAGTAGAACCAACAGTGGAACCAGTTATAGAACCAACAGTGGAACCAGTAGTGGAACCAGTTATAGAACCAACAGTGGAACCAGTAGTGGAACCAGTACCAGAACCAACAGTAGAACCAGTGCCAGAACCAACAGTAGAACCAGTTCCAGAACCAACAGTAGAACCAATAGTGGAACCAATAGTGGAACCAGTACCAGAACCAACAGTAGAACCAACAGTAGAACCAACAGTGGAACCAGTGCTAGAACCAACAATAGAACCAACAGTGGAACAAGTGCTAGAACCAACAATAGAACCAACAGTAGAACAAGTAGTGAAACAAGAACCAGACAATAAAAAAACATCAAATATAGAAGTATTTAAGGATTATTTTACAGATTATGTAAGTTTTTTTAATACAGAAAAAAAAACCAGTAATAGGTTTTCTAGATTTGCATTCTATAATAATATTACTAAATTTAGAGAATCTATGAAAATGAAAATGATATAATTTATTTTATTTAAAATATATATATATAAATGTCTACATCTAGAAGGATGCCTTCTAATGGTAGCAATGTATCAGATAGAACTAGCACATTTATTTTAGGAAGACGAGCATATAATTTTTCTTCACATAATCCTAATAATATAAATAAAAATATTGATTATAGTTCAGTTATAGGAAAACCATCATCTATTATTTATGGAAAACCATTAAATAATACGAGCAATGATTTAAGAATACAAAGATTACGATTATCTACAATAGGTATAGCATCAATGCGTGTAAAAGATAACAATGATTATATCCAATTAAATGGTAAAAATCAAGATACAAACTTAGTAAATAATGTATTATCACGAGTTAGAGGGGGTGGTTCTATTGTTTCAAAAAAAGGACAATAATAATTTATAATATAATATTTCATTATATAATTTATAATATAATATTTCATTATATAATTTATAATATAACATTATATTATATAAATTACAATGTTTAAATCAGCAATGAAATCCGCAAAAGATGCTTTCGGAATAGAGAGTGGAGTACAAATTTTTCCAGTAAATGATACTGACAGACAAATAGCAGATTGTGAAAAGCATATGGAGAGCGAGCGTGATGCAATGCAACAATTTATAGATAAGTTATATGAGGCAAAATCAAACCATGATTTAGCAGCTGAAGCATTTAGAAAAGAGATGAATAACGAACCAATAAATAAAGAGTTATATGAAAAAGCTAAATCAAAAATGAATGATGCTGCATTCCAATTTAGTGAAATCTTAGAAAAATTTCACCTTACATTTAAAAAAAATAAAGAATTATTTAATGAAAAGACAAATTTAATAGCAAAAAGAATAGCAGAAGCGGCAACTGGACATGGAGGCACAAGAAAAAGACGCAAATATAAGAATAATAAGAAACATAAAAAAAAAAACATTAAAACATTAAAAACATTAAATATAAAATATTAGTATATAAAAATATATTTTCTTATCATATTAGGTAATAAAATATATTATGGCGCTAGTAAAAGAATATTTAGATATTACAAAAAAGTATAAAGAGTTATATGGTGAAAAAACATTACTATTAATGCAAGTAGGCAGTTTTTATGAATGTTATGCTATAAAAAAAGCAAAAAATGTTTATGAAGGGAGTAATATATTAGATTTTACTCAAATAAATGATATGATTATTGCCAATAAAAATACATCTATAGATGGTAATGAGATTGTAATGGCTGGATTTTGTTTAGCACAGAGAGACAAATATGTAAAAAAAATGATTACACATGGTTATACTGTATTAGTTTACGATCAAGATAGTGATATCAAAAATACTACTCGTAGTTTAGACTGTATATATTCTCCTGGAACGTTTTTTGATAATAATGATTATTATAGTTTAAGTCAAGAAAATACGAATAATGAAAATAGTAATTTAAGCAATAATACAATATGTATATGGATTCATCATTCAAAACTTAATAAATCAGTTAAAACAGAAACTATTACTATTGGATTAAATATTATAAATATTTTCACAGGTAAAATAGTAAGTTATGAATATTGTCATCAATTCTTAAATACTCCAACAACATATGACCAACTAGAAAAATATATTTCAATATATAATCCTGCTGAAGCAATAATAATTACAAATATTACAAATAATATTTATAATGCTAATAATTACACTAAAAATAATGATAAAAATACATATATTGATGATGTAATTAGTTTTGCTAATATTCATGCTAATAAAATTTATAAAATTTATTTAGATGAAACACAAGAAAAAGAAAAAGAAAGCAAAAATAAAATAATTAGTTTTGAAAAAGTAGCGTTTAATTGTGAAAAGCAAATATATCAACAAGAATTAATTGATAAAATATATGGACAAGGTTCTTATAGAGAGAAATACGAGTTTCAAAATTACTATATTGCTAATCAAAGTTTATGTTTTCTAATTGATTTTATGTATAAGCATAACCCATCACTAATTAAAAATATTAGTTATCCTTGTTTTGATAATGTCAATAGTAAATTAATATTGGCTAATCATTCTCTCAAACAATTAAATATGATTAGTGACCAACGCCATAATGGTAAATTGGGTTGCGTAGCAAATTTTTTAAACAATTGCATTACTAATGCTGGAAAACGAAAATTTCATTATGACTTATTACATCCGCAATGTGATGTAGATGTTTTGAATAATTGTTATAATGTTACTGAACATCTAATAAAAACAGAATTTTATAAAATTATTAGAGAATATTTATTAAATGTGAGAGATATTGAAAAAATAGAACGCAAGGTTTTTCTAGGTAAAATAGATCCTAAAGATTTTGCAGTATTATATAGCAATCTCTCAAATGTTTCAAAATTATTTGAAAAAATAATTACTATTAAAGAAAATAATGAATTAGCTAGTTATATAAATAAACATATAAATTGTAATATTTCTAATTTATGTACTATTATAAATAAATATATTGAGCAAACATTTAATTTAGATAAACTTGATGCTATTGTTATTGATAAATTAAATAGTTATAGTCTTGAGGAATTAGTTTTTATTAATGAAAATTATAATGAGCAACAAAACATATTATTTAAAAATAATATAGATTCTAAGCAACAATTGGAAGTAATTGTTAGTTATTTTTCTAATTTATTAAGTGATTATGAGAAACCAAAAACTTCAAAAAATAAATCAAAAGTAAAAAAAACTAATAACAATGAAGAATGCAATGATGAAACTAATTTAGAAAATGAAGAAAATAATGAATCAAACGGAGCATCCTACGTTAAAATTCATGAAACTTCAAAAAATGAAGCACTATTACTCATTACAAAGCGCCGAGCAGCTATTTTAAATGAATTATTGCAAAAAATTATAAAAAACTCTGGAGCAAAATGTAATATAAACTATATTTCCAAATATAGTAAAAAAAACGAAACTATTGAATTAGATTTATCAACTATTGTATTCAAAAATCACGGAGCAAATAACTCAAATAATATTATTGATTGTCCACACATAGTAAAAATAGCACAAACAATTCAAAATTCGAGAGAAGATCTAATAATTACAATAAATAAAAATTATAAAAATATTATTGCTGAGTTTAATAGTTTAATAGTCAATGCTAGTACAAGTCCAAATAATTCAAATAATTCAAATTTATCATTATTGGGCAAAATCTCTCAATTTATTGCACATATAGATGTATGTTATGCAAGAACATATAATGCTGTTAAATACAACTATTGTAAACCAATAATAAATAATGAATTATGTGAAAATACTACAAAATCATATGTTAATTTTAAAAAAATTAGACATTGTTTAATAGAGCATTTAAATACAAGCGAATTATATGTAACAAATGACCTCTCAATTGGTTCTAATACTAATGGATTATTATTATACGGAACAAATGCTGTTGGTAAAACAAGTTTTATTAAATCATTAGGAATAGCAATTATAATGGCACAAGCAGGAATGTATGTTCCATGTGAAGAGTTTACATATTATCCATATGAATATTTATTTACACGTATTTTGGGAAATGATAATATATTTAAAGGTCTCTCCACGTTTGCTGTTGAAATGTCCGAATTACGAACCATTTTAAAAAATGCGACATCTAAAAGTATTATTTTAGGAGATGAATTATGTTCTGGAACAGAAACTACATCAGCATTAAGCATTTTTGTAGCTAGTTTAGAGAGATTACACACATTAGAAAGTACTTTCTTATTTGCTACGCATTTTCACGAAGTTTTAGAATATGAAGAAGTTAAAAATCTTAGTAAAATGAAAATTTATCATATGAGTGTTTTATACGATTATAATAAAAATACATTAATTTATGATAGAAAGTTGAGAGAAGGTTCAGGTGATTCTATGTATGGACTTGAAGTATGTAAATCATTGGCTTTACCAGATGATTTTATTGAACGAGCATATAGTATTAGAAATAAATATAACAAATCAAATGTTAGTATATTGGAAGCAAAGAAAAGTCGCTATAATTCAAATAAATTACGTGGACAATGTGAATTATGTAATGTTTATGAAAGCACAGAAGTGCATCATTTACAATTTCAAAAAAATGCAAAAAATGGAATTATTAATGGAGAATTTAATAAAAATCATAAAGCCAATTTAATAAATATATGCGAGGCTTGCCACCACAAAATTCATAGCTCAAATCAAGAATTTAGAATAACTAAAACAAGTAATGGTTATAAATTACTTCCATTGTAAAATATTATGATAATAGTATAAAGTATAATAGAAAAATGTATGATAATATTATAAAATATATTATTATACTATATTAATAGTACTATAAAATGGCAAATTCAATGAAAGGTTCAATGAAAAGTTCAGGAGCCGAAAAGAAAGAATACAATTATATTATTCATTCGCATGGAGCTATTTTTACAAGCGTTGAAGGTGATGTTAAAAAATATATGGCTATTGACATACCAAAAAATGTAGAATTATTTACATATACAACATTTGGAAAAGTAGTAGCCACTAATTGTAAAAAAAATTATTTTATATGTGATAATCTTGATAAAGTTGAAGCTAAATATAAAAATTCATTATTTAAGATAGAAAAACCTACTCATAAATATAAATATAAACAAGGCACAAGAAACATATTTCCTGAGGTGATATTAATACCAGACGAAGGACCCATACTTAAATTTTATAGTGGTATAGTACATTGTATTCCGCACGCTAATAGAACAAGTTCTATTAAAGGAATGGAAATTATTCATAATATGGATGCTAATAATGCAAAAGATTGTGCCGACGACTCAATAAGAAAATATTATAAATATACCGACGCTGAAGATAAGCAAAAACTTTATGATACTAATACAAAATATAGTGAACATTATAAAAAAGTTATAGAAACACAAGGAAATAAGCGTGAGGCACCACTTGATACTATTAATAAATGCGGAGCTATTTTGCTAAGTGAAGCAATTAAAATAATTCAAGCACATTGTGAAAAAAATTATGGTGTTAATAATACAATAAAAATTTATTTAAATTGCTGCTTAGGTGAAATGAGTATTGAAGAATATGCTCGGGGTAAGAATTTTTATTTACAAAAGAATAAAGATAAAGTAATAGAATTTACTACTCAGAATAATAAAACTCTAACTCCAGAGCAAATAGATAGACTATACTATGATTATTTAGATTATCATAGTTTAGATACTGAATCTATAATTATTAATGATGTGCATACCACAGATTTAGAAGATTTTGCTAAAAATTTAGACTCAGATTATGTAGCAGACATACCAGACAGTTTTAGTTATGATTATGTATATGCTAATAAGAATTTTAAACTTATATTTTCAAAAACATCAACACATAAACTTGATACTGCTAGACATCATAAATATGATATAGTTAATAGTGAGCATTATTTGGACTTAATAGATGAAGTAATACGTAAGTTAATTAAATATATGGCTAGTTGGCACATTGACTATTCTGCTCTTCCTAATAATATTACTATTGACGTAAGAGAATTTGAACAACCAACTAAAGATGATATTTTTAAAAAATTAATACATGCTTTAACTTTAATAGTTGAAAAATTACAAACAACTATTGTATTTAATTCAGAAAAAAATACATGGAAACTAGTAGTTAACTTATTACACGATACGTATTTAGAGAATATGAATGATGAATATGATAAGAAAATTTCAAGGGTAATAAAAAAAATATTTATAGATATACAAAAATCATATAAAAATATTTTATCTAAAATTGTTAATTTTAACTTAAAATTATCCGTATTAGATGAAACAGAGGATGAGTTATATAAGCGAATGGAGGAACAAGTTATAAAACAATCAGACTTAGAAAAAGCAACACAAGCAGAAACAACTGCTGCTCGCGAGAAGGAGCTTGGTGATTTGGCAAAACAAGAAGAAGCAGCCGCGCGTCAGAAGAAGCTTATCAATTCGGTAAGAGAAGAAACAGAAAGAGAAGACGCAGAAAAAGCAGCAAGAGAAGAAGCAGAAAAAACAGCAAGAGAAGACGCAGAAAAAGCAGCAAGAGAAGACGCAGAAAAAGCAGCAAGAAAAGCAGCAGAAAAAGCAGCAAGAAAAGCAGCAAGAAAAGCAGCAAGAAAAGCAGCAAGAGAAGCAGAAGAAGCAGAAGAAGAAGAAGAAGCAGCAAGAGAAGCAGCAAGAGAAGCAGCAAGAGAAGCAGCAAGAGAAGCAGAAGAAGCAGCAAAAAAAGCAAAATCAAAGAGAAGTTTGAGTCAAAGGTTAATGTCTTCTTTTGCTCGTAGCTCTAGAAAAGTTGCACCAGCACCAGAAAATATGACTACAAGTAATTCACAAACTAAAAAACTAAGTATGAGTCAACAATTTAAATCTATTTTCAATCCTAAGTCTACAAGAGTTGCTCCAGCACCAGATAATACTGTAGGCGGTAATATTAAAACAAAATTCAAAATAAAACACAGAAAAAGAATTACAAGAAGACATAGGATTAAAAATATTTCAATAAATCGCCCTTTATATAAGATAAAAGCTCATAGTATGCCAGTTAGTTATGATAAAAAAACATTTAAAAAACTAAGAACACCAAGAAGAAAATATAAAAAACCAATACACTATAAAAAAAATAAAATTAAAATGCTATTATAAGATGGAACAATCTGCAAAATATCCGACAGTAAAAGAAGCAACATATACTATTATGGCACATGGTACAATGCTTATAAGCACATTCCATCGTTCAAAAAAATATTATGCTATTAATATACCAGAAAATGTTGAGCTATATACATTTGGTAATTTAGGAAATTGTATACCAGCTTATACAGGAGAAACTGATTTTATATGTAATATTTATCCAGATAAATATAAATCAACACTAAGAACGGCAATTGTACCCGCATTTAAATTTAGTCATGAACATGGAAAAATAAACAAATTTCCTGAACTATTTTTAACACCTGACTATGAATCGCCTACGTTATTTTACACTGGTATAATGCATTGTATTCCAGAAATATTTAGAATTAGTGACTCAAGAGAAAAAGAACTTATTTATAATATTGATGCTAAAAATACCAAAAATTGTGAATGTAGTTCAATTGCTCTTATTAAAGACTCAACCTCTTATGATTGTAATAAAAAATATAGCGACGATTATAAAAACCAATTAGTAGATTACAAATATAATCCTAATGATGAAAATAGTAATAAATGTGGTCCACTTTTGTTAAGCGAAGCTTTAAAAATTATTCAAACACATTGTAAAAAAAACTACGAATCCAACTGTATGATAAAAATTTATCTATTTGCATGTTTGGTAGAAACGGATTTACACGCATTAGTTGATAATAATAAGCGACAATATGAAAACGCAAAGAGAAGTTTGAACCTACAACCCAATTCTTCAAATATTTGTAGTACTATAAAAGATAGTCCAAAGTTTTGTGTCCCAGGAAGGAGTTCTAGTCACAAACAAGATAGTGTAGTATTACTTGTCTTGGATGAAACATCACGTAAAAAAGAAAAAGTTAAAATTCATGAACAGCACAAATCTTTATTAGAAGAGCTTAATAAAAAACAAATTACAGACGAAGAGCAGAAAAAAATTAACTTAATGGAATATTATTATGAAGTTATGAAACATAATACAATTGAAAAAGTTAACTTTGAAAATGTTGTAGAAAGTTTAAGTTTCTTTAATGCTAATCCCTTAATAAAATCACATCTTTCTAAATATTTATTTATGGTTAATTCTATAAGATTTGAATTTATAACTTATAAAGATGCCTATATGAAATTTACAAAAGACTTAAGTGAACAATTTAGTGGATCACATGAAAAAGTATTTGAACAATTAGAAAAAAAATATAGAGCACGTAGCATACATAGACTAGGCGATTATTTAATTAATGCAATATACAAAATTGATGATGATGATAGTGATAATAGCATTGATATTTTGCCTAAGTTCAATACAATTAATTTAGTAAGTCCATTTGTTACAAAAGCTAGCGATGCTGATTTAACTGATGCGGTTTATTATCAATTAAAAGGATTAATAAGATTTGAACAAGCAAAATTAGGGCAGGGCCGTGGCAAAAAAACATTGCGTAAAAAATATAAAAAGCCAAAAAAACATAATAGAAGATTTACATATAAATTTAAGAGCAAAAAACATAGAAAGAAGTAGTATAAAAATAATAAAATATAAAATATAAAATATTTTATTATTGTAACATGGAACAATCTCTAATAACCACGGAAAAGCAAGAAGCCACATATTATATTGGAGCACATGGAATTATACTTACAACTAATTATGCCGATGTTGATTCAGGAATGCTAACAAAAAAGTATCATGCTATTGACATACCACAAAATATGGAACTATATACATATACAGATTTGGGAAAATGCTTAAGAAGTTCTGGTACAGAATTAGATGTCACCTGTAAACACAATTCTAGTAAAAATAAATATAAAGTATTAAATGTAATTTCAGCAACTTATAAATTTATACATGAAGATGGAAAAAAAAACAAATTTCCTAATTTATTTTTTACACCAGACCATAACGAAAAGGCACAATTTTATAGTGGATTAATTCATTGTATTCCAAATAAAAATAGTTTAAGAGCAAAAGAGGTTATTTATAGTATTGATGCAAGAAGCACAAAAAATTGTGAATGCAGTTCAATAGTGCCTATGAGTAAATCTGAACTTTATGATTGTACTAAAAATTATAGTGACTATTATAAAGCACAATTATGTGATAAAGATTATAGTAAAACACAATTAGAAGAACCAAAAATAGCAATTAATAAATGCGGCCCTATTTTGCTGAGCGAAGCATTAGTATTAATTCAAAGGCACAATATAAAATACTATGGACCCAATTGTGCTATTAAAATTTATATAAGTTCGTGCTTAGGGGAAGGTGATTTAGTAAATGCGCGTAAGCATTATAGAAGTTCATTTTTAACAAGATGGCATAAAAAAAAGGAACTTGAACCAACATTGAGCATCAAAGAAAAACCTTTAGTCATCTATAATAATGGTTATGAAGGAGAAAAACAACGAGAACCATTAGTAATTGATGGTAATTATTTTACTGCTGAAGATGAAGTTGCTTCTTTGGCTGAAACTTTAGCTAACGCAGTTACTAAAAAAAAAGAAATTTCACTTGAACAAAATAATATAGATTATGATTATTATAATGATTGTATAAATCATAATACAAGTTCTAAAATTGACTATCAAAATGCTGTTTCAAGTTTGGATGAGTTTAAAGGTATTATATTAACAACATCTACATTCAGTTATTATACATATACATATAATAATAAAATATTTAAAATAAAAACTTTTAAGGACGCATATACAAAATTTTATGAAAGAGATAGTACTAAAATTGATGAATTACAAAAAAAACATAGAACATTATCTCAAAACAATTTAGAAAAACATCTGATAGATGCTTTAGATAAATTTACTGATGATGATGATTTATATTCAGATAAAAACGAAACAGATTTTTTGCCTGGAATTGTTGAAATTAACTTAGCAATGCCATTTAATATTACAAAAACAAGTGATGGTAGTCCATTTGATTTAACTGATGTAATATTTAAACAATTAGAAGAGTTAATAAAACTTGAAAAAGAAAAAAAATTAGGACAAGGCCGTGGCAAAAAAACATTGCGTAAAAAATACAAAAAGTCAATAAAACATAATAAATATAATAAATATAATAAATATATTACAAATAGAAGATTTACTCGTAAACTTAGCAACAAAAAAAAACAATTAAAATGACAATTAAAATGACAATTAAAATGACAATGTAAATAATTAGTATAATTTTACTTACTTATATTTTTATGAACTCTATTTTTGTCTTTTTATTCTTTTTGTCTTTTTATTCTTTTTGTTCTTTTTATTCTTTTTGTTCTTTTTATTCTTTTTGTTCTTTTTATTCTTTTTATTCTTTTGGATTTACTTCGTCTACCCATACCGTGTCTACCTAATGATGTCAACTTTTCAAGCACATTCACAAACGTCTTCATTACTTGTCGTGTTACTCCTCTTCTCGGTTTAGGTTTATTAGGTTCAAATGTCAATGGTTGCTCTGCTTCAAATGTCAATGGTTGCTCTGCTTCAAATAATGAGTGTCTTAATAATGATTGTCTTTTTAAATATCTTGCCTCTAATAACCTTTTCAATAATACATCATAACTCTTCCAAATTGATAGTTGTGTTTCTGTTTTTTCACTCTTACAATAATACATACTTCTATATAAAAATAGTTGTCTACGCAAGTGTGCATCTATAAACAAATAGAAAATACTAATATTAAAGGAAGGTAAACAACACATAGAAGATACAATTGCTGCTTCTACATATGATTCTGTATGTAGTAAGTTTTCAATATGTCTCGCAATTTCGGCATCTTCGGATTGTTCTATAATGACAGATGGTTGAATTATTTCTTCCATAAATTTTGGTGCCTCAAAGGTAGATAATGGCGTTACATAGGTAGATGGTGGTGTTTCGCTTTTTTGTGGTGCTTGCACAATTGTTGGTACCGCAATATTTATTAACTCAGCAGGTAGAATTATATCAGATGGAATTATATGAGGTGAAAATATTTTGATAGTTTTATTATATATTTCACGAAAGTAGGGGTTCAATAAATAAGAATTCAATAGGTAACGATCCAATTTTAAATTTTCAAGTTTCTCTTTTTTTGATTTTTTGTTTTCTACAATTTCAATGATATTCATTAGTCTTACCAAATTTTCAGTATCAAATTTATTTTCAAACTTCAATCTACTTGTTCTACTAAAATCAATTACTACAGGATCAATATTGAATTTATCATCTACGCAAAGTAATATATTATTTTCATGCATGTCTCCATGAATAAAACCGCTTTCAAGCATTATTAATGTCATAAAGAAAGTTAAAACACAACTAAATTCTTCTAAATCCATAGGAGGTAGTTCTATTCCATATATGTAATAATTACTAAGTATGTCATCATAATATCTATCGCTTATAAATTTTTTTAAAGTTATACAACTATAATATTCCATAATAATAATATGTTGTGACACACCTTCTATTGAAATGTCTTGAGTCCCGGTACTATCACCTAATGAACGCTTCCTGTCTATTAAACATCTTTTTAATTTTTCTACCATAGTTTGTGTAATTTTTGAATACAAATTAAATTTACTTAACAAGTCATTAATACAAGCCCCAGTCAATGTATTCTTTTCACCTGGATAAGATATTCTCTCACTATAAAGAAAAGATGGACATATAGGAAACATCTTATCACTATTATTAAGATGTATATGTTGTTTGATCTCATTAGTAAATTGATTGTTATCTATTATCTGCGTTGTCGAAGAATACGATAAAAATTCATATGCCATTAGTTTTAAGAGTAATACATTTGGAATAGCAGTACTAGGTAATTTCTTAAAATATTTACTAAATTTATCATTATTAAATTTTATAGTAAATAAATATGCTGGTGTAACTGGATTTTGGGTTAAAAGTTTTATGCTTGTATCTTTATCAGTTAATATTTCTTGTATTACATCTTTTGATTTTGATACAACATCATCTTTAAAATCTATAGCGCCTCCTTTAAAAGACATATATATATATATAGAAAAGTATTTTATAATTAAAATTAAATCTCTCCCAAAAGTCACATAAAAAATAACAAATCAACAAAGGTATTTTTACATTTTGCACATTAATAAACTAATACATAAAGCACTACAATACAGCACATATCAGTGGTCCATCCATCGTTCAAACATTTTTACTTGTTCAAAGTTATCAGCGTTTGTCGGAGGTGATTTTTCAATAGGTTTTTTATTCGAGCGAATATTTGGTTTAAAATTATGTCTCAATTTATCACTATTAGAATTCTTAGTAATATTAATATAAAAACCTATGTCGGAATTGGTAGTATTAAGATTAACATTGGCACTAGTATTAACATCAATATTAACATCAATATTAACATCAATATTAACACTGGTGCTAGTAGTATCAGTATCAGTATCAGTATCAGTATCAGTATCAGTAATAGTATTAGTAGAATTCATTTTTATAAATAATAAATAATAAATAATAAAAAAACCATTTCAATTTTAATTACTCAAATTTTAAATTAATCAGTTTTCATCAAGATATACTTTATGACATCTTGGAAGTTTTACTTTAAGAGTTTTCTCAAGTAATGCGATTTGAGAATTAGTAGGTAAATCTTTATTTGCTTCCCAACGAGATAAAATTTGTTGAGATATTCCGATTGTAGATGCTAATTCTTTTTGATTTTTTCCATTAATTACTCTTGCTTGGGCAATAATTTTTCCAAGAGGTTCTTTCATAATTATTTTTTCTACTTTATCTACTTTATCTACTTTATTTGCACTAATATGTGTGTTTTTTGTTGTATCTTTTTCTTTATTTTTAACTGCTTGTGTATTAAGTTTAATAGAATTCCAATCTTGATGTTCCATATTATTCAAATAATATGATAATTATTTAAAAATTAAATATAAAATAAGTTTTTCAATTTTTATTTAAATTATAAAAATAACAGATATATAAATGCAGAAAAATTTAATATTTAGCATTATTTTTATATTAATAACAATAATAGTAAGCATATTATTATTAAATTATTATCAAATTAATATGAATGTAAACATTACAAAATATGATAATTTAAAACTAAATAGAGCAGTAATATTTGAAGATATTTAAAAACAATTATTTATAAAATTGAATTTAAAATGTACATAATTATATAATATAATATAATATGATTATTCCTGTAAAATGTTTTACTTGCGGCAAAGTATTAGCAAATAAATATAGGTATTATCAGCGCGAAGTTCAAAAACGAAAAATAGATAAATCAATGGAAGTTAATAAAGTAGTATATTTAACCAAAGAGTTTATGGATAAAACACCAGAAGGAGAAGTGTTAGATATTTTACACATGAAAAAAAGTTGCTGTAGGAGACATATGATCACACATGTTGATATTGAATAATACTATTATTAATATTAATAATTTTGCCATATTTTTTTATATTTTTCTATATATAATGAATAAATATAGAAAAATAGCTAGTCGAAAAAATAAAACACGTAAAACTTTAAAAATATACCATATGTTAAAAAATAAGTATAGAAAAATGTCCAACAAAACAAATAGAAGTTTAAAAAAAAATGTAGCACTACGTAATAAATATAGAAAAAGAGTCCAAATAGGTTGCTCTAGAAAAAAAAATATGAAAGGAGGCGGAATATCGCCATTCCAATCTATTACAGATGCTATAAATAATATATCACATACAGGTGCTACATTTATATCCAGTTATAATGGAACTACAAACGAACCGACTCCATCTCCTACGTAATAATTAGTATTTTTAATTATTTTTAATTATTTTTTAATTATTTTTAATTATTTTTTAATTATTTTTAATTATTTTTAATTATTTTTAATTATTTTTAATTATTTTTAATTATTTTTATATATTTTTATATGTATAAATTATAATATGGCATATATTAATAAATATATAGTAGATTTCAAAAATTTATGCTCCCCTGCTTTTGTTTATTTATTTTTATCGGTACTAGTATTTATTATTATTGCCATACAAAATTTTGGCAATACAACAAAATATTGTTTAGGAGCATTCGAATGTGAAATTCCAAATACATTTTTAATGTTTGTATTTAAAGCAATATATATATTATTTTGGACTTTTATATTAAATTCGTTATGTAAAGCAGGATATAAAGAAATTTCGTGGTTTTTAGTAGTATTACCATTATTATTATTATTTGTTATTTTAGGTTTAATTATTATAACATATTCTGTATCTCCGTTAATGATTTAATATATAATGTAATAATTATTAACATATAAAATATTAGTATTAATTAATACTAATATTTACAATGACTAGTAAAAGTAAGATACAATCACCAGATATATTAATAGAAGAAACTGTTTCTAGTTCTATAAATCATGAAGAATTAGCTTGGTTAATTATAGATAAATATTTTGGTCATGATCCAAATATATTAGTTAAACACCATTTAGAATCGTTTAATGATTTTTTTAATAACAAAATTTATAATATTTTTAGAGAGAAGAATCCAATATTAATAATAAAAGAACAAGACGAAACAACAAAAGAATATAATTATAGAGCAGAAATATATATTGGAGGTGTTGATGGAAAACAACTTTATTTTGGAAAACCAATAATATATGATACAAATCGCGAACACTATATGTTTCCTAATGAAGCGCGCTTAAGAAATATGACTTATGCAATAACACTTCATGTTGATGTAGAAGTAGTTTATAAAATTATGAATAGTGAGGGAAAATATACTGAAACCAAATCAATATTAGAGAAAATTTATTTAGGAAAATTTCCAATAATGTTAAATTCAGATTTATGTATTTTAAACAATCTAGATACAATTGTAAAATTCAATATGGGAGAATGTAGAAATGATCGCGGCGGATATTTTATTGTTGATGGAAAAGAAAAAGTTCTTATATGTCAAGAGAAATTTGCTGATAACATGCTTTATGTTAAATCTGATTTCAATGAATTATATAGTCACTCAGCAGAAATACGATCTGTTTCAGAAGATGCTTCTAAACCAATTAGAACTCTAAGTATTAGAATATTGCGCCCAGATACTAAATATAGTAATAATCAAATTTTAGTAAATGTTCCAAATATTCGCAAACCGGTGCCACTTTTTATATTAATGAGAGCACTCGGTATATTAAGTGATAAAGAAATTATTAAAACATGTTTATTAGATTTAGAAAAATACGAGAACTATATATCATTATTTATTCCATCTATTCATGATGCAGGTAATATTTTTAATCAAGAAGTAGCACTAAAATATATGGCAACATTAACAAAAGGCAAAACATTATCACACATTTTAGAAATATTAATGGACTATTTCTTACCACATATAGGAGAAAATAAATTCATTGAAAAAGCATTCTTTTTAGGACATATGGTAAAAGAATTATTACAAGTTTATAAAAATGATAAAAAATCAACAGACCGTGATAGTTTTAAATTTAAAAGAGTTGAATTAGCAGGAACACTTATATATGATTTATTTAAAGAATATTACACTTTGCAACAAAAGCATATTTTTCAAAAAATAGATAAAGAATATTATTATAAAAAAGGAATTTACCAAAATGATTTTATTAGTTTAATAGAAAATAACTATTTAGAATTTTTCAAAGAACGTATTTTAGAAAATGGGTTTAAAAAAGCATTTAAAGGTAATTGGGGAGCAGAAGAACATACAAAACGACCTGAAATAGTTCAAGATCTAAATCGTTTATCATATAACTCTTTTTTATCTCATTTACGTAAATTAAATTTACCTTTAGATTCGAGTGCTAAAGTTATAGGACCACGACTATTACATTCGTCTCAGTGGGGTATTATTGATCCGGTTGACACTCCAGATGGTGGAAATGTTGGTTTGCACAAACATATGTCGCTTGGATGTTTAATAACAAGTGGCTATTCTGGAAAACCACTTATTGAATTATTACGCACCGTTTTTTTTATGGAATTATTAAGTGAATGCACCATTGAGTATATTGCTCATTGTACCAAAGTTTTTGTAAATGGAGCATGGGTTGGAATTGTTACTAAACCAGTTGAAGTAATTGACTTATTAAAAAAATATAGACGACTTGGTTTAATACCAATATATACAAGTATTAATTGGACAATAAAAGAAGACATTATTTATATTTATAGTGATTCAGGTAGATTAACAAGACCCGTTCTTTATTTACAAGATAATAAATTATGTTATGAAAATGAATTTATTTATAATAAAATGATTTCGCAAGATTTTCAATATGGAGAATTATTAATTGGATTTAATAAGTTTAAACTTTTAACTTCAGAAAAAAAAGAAGTTTCAGTAGATTTAAATTCATTTATTAAATCAAATAAAGTTTTTTTCAATGTTAGTGAGTTATATGACAAATCTGAATCTATGGATCAAGTAAATGCGATAGATGAACTAATGGAAAAAGGCGGAATAATAGATTATTTAGATACATCAGAAACAGAATCATCATTAATAGCAACATATAGTGAACAAATAACTAAATTTACTAGTCATTGTGAAATTCATCCATCATTATTATTAGGTGTTATGGGTAATCAAATTGTATTTCCAGAAAATAATCAACTACCGAGAGATCTTTTTTCTTGCGGACAAAGCAAGCAAGGCGTCAGTTTATATCATACAAATTACCAAAATCGCATTGATAAAATGGGAGTCGTATTAAATAATGGACAAATACCTCTTGTAAAAAGTCGCTATTTAAAATATATTTACAATGAAGAACATACTTATGGAATAAATGCTATTGTTGCTATTGGATCATATGGTGGATATAATGTTGAAGATTCTATATTATTTAATGAAGCATCTATTAGGCGCGGAATGTTTAACACTACTTATTTTAATATGTATGAAGCACGCGAAGAAAGCACAAAAGTGGCTGGAACAAATGTAGATTCTAAATTTATGAATATTGAATCTAAAACAGTATTTGGTAAAAAACCTGGGTATGATTATTCTTATTTAGATGACCATGGATTGATTAGAGAAAATACGCCATTGGATGATAAAAAAGTAGTAATTGGAAAAGTTACAAATAATATAAGCAATCCAGATACATTTATAGATGCCTCCATAACCCCCAAAAAAGGACAATTGGGTTATGTAGATAAAGCATTTGTTACTGAAGGCGAAGAAGGATTTAGAATTGCTAAAGTCAGAATAAGAGAAGAAAGAACACCTGCACAGGGTGATAAATTTTGTAGTAGATGCGGTCAGAAAGGAACGGTTGGACTAATAATTCCGGAAGAAAATATGCCATTTACTGCTGAAGGAATAAGACCCGATTTAATAATAAATCCTCATGCACTTCCAAGTCGTATGACTATTGGTCAATTGGTAGAAACATTAATGGGGAAAGCATGCGCACATTATGGTGGATTTGGAGATTGTACAGCATTTGTAAATAAAGGTCCAAAACATACATTATTTGGAACATTATTAAGAAATATAGGATATAGTTCTACAGGAAATGAAATAATGTATAGTGGAGAATCAGGGGAACAAATAGGAATGGAATTTTTTATTGGACCTTGTTACTATTTGCGTCTTAAACACATGGTTAAAGATAAAATAAATTATCGCGCACAAGGTCCAAGAACAGCACTAACACGACAAACAGTTCAAGGTCGTGCAAATGATGGTGGACTACGTATAGGTGAAATGGAGCGTGATAGCATTATTTCTCATGGAGCAACAGCATTTTTAAAAGAATCTATGTTAATAAGAGGCGATGATTATTATGTGGCAATATGTAATACTACAGGAACTATAGCTATTTATAATGAATCCAAGAATATTTTTATTAGTCCTTTTGCTGATGGACCTCTTAAATTTAGTGAAAATTTTGAAAATTCTATGAACTTAGAAGTTATTTCAAAATATGGAAAATCATTTAGTATAGTTCGTGTTCCTTATTGTTTTAAATTATTAATACAAGAACTACAAGTTATGAATATTCAAATGCGTATTATTACAGAAGATAATATAGAACAATTAACTTCTATGAATTATGCTAAAACAATAGAAAATTTTAAATTAACAAAATTATCAGAAAAAGAACAGCTAGAATTTTCTAAGAAATATGATAAACAGTTAATAAATGTAGAAATACAAGATAAAACAACAGAGCAAATTATAAAAGCAGACGAAGCAGAAACCAAAGAACAAGGTGAGGAAAGCGACGACGAAGGACTTAGTCAAGTAACAATTGATTCTATTAAACGTGCCGAAGAAGAATTTGAAAAATATCAAGATCTTGATGATTTTGACAGTGAAGAAAAATCATCTATTAGTATTGGTGATGAGGTAAATAATGATGAATTAGGAATTGAAAATTTAACTAGTCAAAAAAGTGAAGTTGATAAACCAAATGAAAGCAGTCCAAAAAGTGTAAAAATAAACGAATCAAAAAATGAAGACATTTTAGAAATACAAGAATTACCAATTGAAGATGAAAGTAAAGATGTAAGAAAAGATGTAAGTAAAGATGAAAGTAAAGATGAAAGTAAAGATGAAAGTAAAGAAATATCTTTACTAAAATTATCAACAATCACTTCAGATGGCGAAGACATTAAAGAAGAATCTAATTCAAGTAATAGTATACAAAAGAAAACTATTAAAATAGATCAGCAATAAATAATAATTTATTATAATTTATTTTATAATTTATTTTATAATTTATTTTATAATTGATATAAATTAAAAATAATAAAACTATTATATTATTATAACTTAATTATGACTAATAGTAATAGTTTTATTATTAGTATTTATAATTCACGTAGAAATTTATTAGAAATTTTAAATGAGCGAGGATTTAATATTGAAAAATATTCATATTTTGGTATTACAGAAATTGGAATTTTAATAGAAAATAATCAATTAGATATGTTATTGGAAAATGAAGCGACAAAAAAAAAAATTTATGTAAAGTATTATATTACTAAAGTTATAAAGCCTCAAAATATTTATGACATTGTTGAAGACTTATTTCATTTAGAATCTATTTTAGAAAAAAAGGATGATTTAATGGTAATTATAAAAGATGAACCAAATGATACAATGTTAGAAAATATCAAAGATATTTGGGTATCAGAAAATATTTATATAAGCTTAATAAATATTAAAAGATTACAATTTAATATTTTAAAACATGTATTGGTTCCTAAACATACAATTTTAACGCATAGCGAAAAAGATTTATTTATGAAAAAATATAATATTTTTGACAAATCACAAATTCCTGATATTTCATATTTTAGTCCAGTATCAATTGTAATGGGAATTAGACCAGACGATGTTGTAAAAATTGAACGAAATAGTCGCACATCAATTCAAGCCGATTATTATAGAATTTGTAAATTATAGAATTTATAAATTATATTAAAATTATATAAATTATTTTATAAATTATATAGTAATATAATAGTTTATAATGAATGTTGATAATTATTTTGAGTATGAAGGATGTTATCAAAAACCAACATCAGTTACTGACATAAGTTTTCGAACTTATTTAAATAATGATTTTTATAAATCGAATGTTTCAAGCGTTAAGGAATGTGAAATTCAATCTTTAAGAAATAATAGCAGTTTTTTTTTAGTAAATGATATATTTAATACATTAAATAATACTAATACAAATTGCTATATTCCAAAAATAAATAATACAAATACTTCTTTTTTTGGAAATGACTCGGTAATTGCTATGTCAAAGCAATTATTTGATAAAATGTTTTTCCCTTATAATAAACAAGTCGGGATGGATATATGTAATACTTTAATGTATAATCAAAATGAGCTCCCTGAAAATAAGAAATGTTTTAGATATGATGTTGACAATCAAGTATATACACCAATCAATAAATATGCATATTACAAAAAACCTATAATAAATGAAACAAATATTCGACTTATGGCTACTCTTGATACTCCACAATATTATAGAGATGAAATAACAAGATTAAATTTAAAATTATATGAAGAATTACTTAGAATTAACATTAATAATTTTGAAAATAGTGGTTCTTTACCTTCTACTTTTAAAACTTATATATGTAATCCTATTAAAACAAATGAAGATTTATTAGATGCGCAATTAGTTATATTAAATACAAATTATGACAACCTATATGATTGTTTAGATAAAATAATTAATGATTTATCGTCGATTAGTCATTTAAATAGTTTTGATGATGAGACAATAAAATCAATAAATTTAAACATCGCTTATAAATCAAACGAATTAAATAACTTATTCACTTCTGGTGGCGGAAATAACGGAAGATTAGATGATACAACTTTATTAACTCAATTCAAAATAGTAGAAAATAGTATATTATTATTACTTATTATTAGTGCTATATTTTTTTTTACTAAAAATAAGAAGGTTGTTTAAGCAAAATTCGGTTGATTATAATATTCTTAATATTATAATCAAATAAAATATATTATAATATTAAGAATATTTAATATTATGGCAAATGAAAATAAAATCATATTTTATTCTGAAGAATTAAATGAAGATATTTATCAAAATAATAAATTATTAAATTCCAAAAAAATCATTTTAGAAAATAGTGAAAAAGAAGAAATAAATGAAATAAATGAAAATTCATATAATACAATAGTTGACTCTAAAGACTATTTAGGATGTATTAATAATAGTTGCAGCACTATTAAAGAAGATTGCACTAAAGAAAAAAATAATTCGAACACTATTGATATTAATACTGTAAACAATAGTACAACCGATAATATATCTAAATCAAATATAGAAGGCAATATAAATAATTATATTTCAAAATTAATTGATTTTTTATTTATATTATTATTAGTAGGATTATTAATTGTTATAATATATAAAAAAAACTCTTTATATTTGCTATATGTTTTAGGAATAACTTTACTATATATTTTTATCAAGTTTATAATCTTATCAAGTTTATAATCTTATCAAGTTTATAAAAAATTTTCATAACAACTACAATTTTATTTAATTTTTAATAATATATTATATTCAAATTACAAATTAAATAAAATATATTAAAATATTAAGTATATTATGAAAAGTAAAAATACATTTACTAATAATTTTAACATAAATATTAACAAAAATTTTAAAAACAATAAATACATCAATATTGTTATTATTACATTAATAATAGGATTTAGTATATATTTATTATATTTTAATGATAGAATATATGTTCAAGATACTATTACGAATAGTTTAAACGAAAATAATAACGACCAAGATTCTCTTATTGAAAATTTCGACACTGATAAATATGTAGATGTATGTAAGAATAGAAACACACATTTTTATAATGTAAATCCTACTCTAACAGAAGCAACAAATATAGATACTTGCGAAAAACGTTGCACTGACACTAGTTGCCATATTTTTACATTTAAAGATAGTAGATGCTATAATTATACAGGAACATTAGGTGACTCAAAAATTGATAATAATAAAAGTTCTTCAAATCGTATTGGAATAAATTGTTATTCAAAAATATTCCCTACTAATAATTCATATAATACAGGACCTTATAATGGTTCTGGTTATATAAACAAAAATTATTTTCAAAATAATAAAAGTAATTTACGATATATAGACCCATATTTAGAAGAAAGTGTAAATATTATAAGAGATTTAAGTAGTATAGATAACAGTAGAAATCAATTAGCTAGTTTAGATCCATTATCTACAACTTTTAATGCTAATTATAATGCTTTAAGAAGACCAATAAGTGATGCAACCGAAAATCTTTTTAGAAAATTTACTACTATGAATACGGAAATATTTGATATTCCCAGTGATAACAGTAGAAATATATTGTATACAGATATATTTGGACCTAATGTAAGTAATACTATTTTAGTACCAGCAATAAGTCCCACCGAAGACTATTTAAATGGAAAAGATAATATCACTAAAAAATCTGACGACTTAAGTGGATTTTTAGATGCAACATCAAAAAATAACATATCAAATAATCTTCGTTATATAATTCTAACAATTATAATGGTTATAACTGTAATAATATTAATTTTATATAAATCATCAAATTTTATAAATGAAAAAATACTAATAGTATACATAGTTATAATTACATTTCTGGTATTATTTATAAGACATCATTTAAAATTATGAGCTATATTTTTATGTAATGTTATATGTTATAACAATATATAAAATATAAGTTTATATAAAATATAAATTTATATATATAATGTTATATATTGATCCTTTAGGAAATAAAATAGAATTAACTAATTATAGTAATAAAATAAATAATTTAAGAAAAAATAATATATTGAACAATGCAAGACTAGAAGATATAGAGAAAAGATATGCTTCAAATAAAATAACTTTCATAATTTACTCTGTATTTGCATGTATTTTTATAATAATGTTTTTATTTTTTCTTAAAAAATTAAATAGGTAATGTGAAAGATATTTATATATTTATAAATTTATAAAATATATAAATATATAAATATTATAATGACAAATATAGAAGGATATAGCGAATCTGTTATATTGCAAAAATTATTTAATGAAAATGATTCCGCAATTTTAGATAATTTAGAAACTTCACTTATAAATAACAAACAATTAATAGATGATACCTCAAGTTTATTAAATAATATTGGAACAGATCCTAAAAGTATGATTAAGCTAAAAGCAGAACAAAAACGATTAGAATCATCATTATCTAGTATGTTGAATACTAGAACATCACTTATGAATCAAAAAATAGACTTGCAAAACCGAGAAGTATTAATAGGTGGAAAAAATGCAAGTTTAGAAACATGGATTCAAAATCATCCTTTTGAGATGTGGAATTATGCTAATAAAATTAACAAACTAGAAGTACATTATACAAATTTTGGAATCATGGGTATACGAATTTTATATCGTAGGCAAGGGGATTTTGCAATTGTAGGAGTAGTAACTAGTACTGATAATTCAATAGCAACATCAATTGAAATTGTTAATTTTCCAGACGATGAATGGTTAGTTCAAATTCAAATTACAAATTCAAGTACGGATACGATCGGTTCTACTTTATGTAAAAGCATTAGTTTTTACACAAGTAAAAATCCAGTGGGAACACCGCCTAAAATAACTATTCCAGCATCATCAACAACCAATGTTATGAATAACAAAAAATTTTATGTGGATGGGACAGCACGAACTTGGTTACAGCATAAGACTAATGCAGAAACACAAGGAGCAACATTGGCTTGTTTTGAAACTAGAGAAGAAATAGAGAAAATGTTAACAGGATTAGGAAATGATAGATATAAATATGGTTCTTTTTACATTGGTTTATATCATCCAAATGCATTAATAACAAATAACAATTTCGGAGGTGGAAAACCTTACAATGTAGCATCAAATAAAAGTAGCAATTGGAAATGGGTTGATAATACACCATATAATCCAAATACTACAAATTGGAATGGAGGAGAACCAAATAATTGGGGCCCTGGTGAAAATGTTGCTCAAATGTACTCAAATGGAAGAATAAATGATTTAACAAAAACCAACCGACTATCTGCTATTTATCAAAAAAAATTAGTAAATACAGAATCTCAAATAATTAGAAAAAATGGACAACATATTACATATTTTAACATAAAACCTTTGTCAGGAACATATGATTCTATTACAAGTCCTGATATTCTTCAAAAAAATAATGCTGAATCTGCTGTTAAAAATACTAAAGAATCTGTTGCCCAATTAGATAAATCTGCTAAAACATTAGACAGAAGTTTAGAGGATGTAAATAATGCTATAGCAAGAATTACCCCTAGTATTGACCATATTAAAAGAAAAATAAATTTACATAATCAATTAAATGCTGAAGGAGAAAAATATTTAAAAAAAAACGCTAATATTGCTCCTTTTACTAATATAAGCGATAAGTTATTTTCTGGATATATGTTAAATACTATGAAAGAAGGATTTAAAGAGGGAACTGCTAATCGAGAAGGGAACGGCCTTCAAGATGCAAGTGAACTGCTCGCACAGGCAACAGCAACTTATACCGGAGAGGTATTAACTGATATAAATTCATTAAGAACAACAGAAAATGACAAAGCTCTTAGTGAATATATTATAAAAAAAGATAATATTTTTACTAATATTCTAACAGATCATATGTTAAATGATAAAAAAGACAGCGTGATTGGAGATGTTTATAATAAAATTGATCAACAAAATAAAGATAAAATGCGCAAAATAGAAATAAATACATATTACGATAAAGCATATAAAGAATACACAAATATATTAATAATTATTATATTTGCTTGCATACTACTTGTTCCTATTGTTATTGCTAATAAAAAAGCAATGTTACCTAATAATATTACTAATATTTTGGTTGTAGTTATTATATTTATAACAATTATTTTAATTAGTACTAAATTTATTGATATATATACGAGAGATAATAAAGATTTTGATAAGATAGACATTCCTTATGATAGAGAAGCAGCACTTTTACAGAAGAGCGGCACAATAACTAAAAAGAGAAATTTATTATCATCATTTTCTCTTACATGTATTGGAGCAGATTGTTGCCCCGACCCTTCATCAGGAATGGTTTTTGACCCTGTAAAAAACAGATGTGTAGCAAGTGAAACTTACACTGATTATTTTAATGAACCTGTTGGAAACTATTTAGATGAAACTTTAAATGGATATTTAGATGTTCTTTTAGGTAAATCTAATCAATCAAGTTCTTATTCGTTAGTTCAACCATTTTCATTAATGACAAAAGAAAAGATGATTGGTTCATCATTAAATGAAAGCACTGCAGATGTTATGACTAGATTATCAAAAAAAAAAATATTGGACAAAAATATTTAACAAAAATATTTATTATTTAATATTAATTATTTAATATTATATAATATATTAGATTATATTAGTTAACATTTTAATATGGGAAATAAAGGATCAAAGGCAACACAGTCTAATAATGGACCATGTGGTGAATGTGATTGTAAAAGTGAAGTTCCAAGAGTAATAGCTGCTTGTAATAATGCAGGTAAAGCGGCAGTAACAAATACTTTAGAAGAAACAGTTTCTAGTTTATTGGGAAAAGAAAATGCAGATTTTATTATGAAAGAATATACAAATGCTATTGGTAGTAAAAGAAATAAAAAGTGGGTTGAAGATTATAATAAAATAAAAGAAACTGTTAATAATTACGAAGGATTTATTGAAGGTAACGAAGAATGTGTTCCGTGCGATTGTATAGAAGCTGCTAATGAAGTCATTAAAAGTTGCCAAAGTTCTACACAAAGAATACCAGGTGCTATTAATAATTTAGTAAAAAATGATATACAAGCAGGTACCAAGAAATTAACATCTTCTCTTATTAATGAGACTAATGGTAATAAACTAATCAATAGTGACTGGAAAGATATATTTTATTCTGATATAAAAATAAACAATACACTTCGAGAAGGCAATACACTTCGAGAGGGCAATGCAAACATGAATTCAGGAGTATATACATTCACAAGAGATGCTTTAGCTTCTAGGCATGATACGTTTAAAGATACTGAAACATTTAAAGCTGATTGTGAACTTAATGCTTTTGGTTCGATAATTAATTTTATAACTGAAGAAAAAGGCATTTTAGACTCTTTATACAATTATTATTTAACATTTATTAAAGATTACGATTCATTATATTTACACAGAGAAGCATTTTCAAAAACTATACACAATAAATTAGATGAATTAAAAAAAATACAAGGGAAAATAGATAAGTATAAAACAACATTACATGTAGATAATAGAAAAAATCTATATCAAAGTAATAATTATGATTTTTATACCAATATTCGGTTTTATATGTTACTTGTTTATTATAGTGTTATTATTATATATTTAATATTTTCTAAGTTTTTTAGTGAAAAACAATATACAAATAAATTATTAATGTTGTTATTAGTCATATATTTAATTACACCTATAATATTAGAACACATAATTAATTTTGTATACGAAGGATACATATATTTTTTAGAATATAATAATCTAAAAGAAGATACAAAAAGTTATGAAGATATTATAAATATAAATTAATATATATATATAACATAATTTATATAAAATGTCGGATGCAAATGAAAAACAACAAATTAATAATTTACAATTATTATTTCCTTTTTTGGAAGAAAACACTCTTAGAGAAAATTTATTTAAAAATAATTACAATTATATAAAAACAGTTATATCTATTATGTGTCCAGTCAATAAAGAAATAGCATTAGCAGATCCAATTCTAGGTCTAGAACCAAGTCCAGTTATAAGTCCAGGTCTAGATTCAATTCCAGGTCCAGATCCAATTCTAGGTCTAGAACCAAGTCCAGTTATAAGTCCAGGTCTAGAACCAATTCCAAGAGCAGATCCAATTCCAGATACAGATCCAATTCCAGATACAGAACCAATTCCAGATATAAGTCCAGGTCCAGAACCACTTTCAATGAGAGATGTATATGAAATGGCGCGCACAGATAATGTTCCCTTAATATTAACATTTAACGATTTTATAAAATCAGATACTTGGCGCGATAAACCCAAATTATGGCAAAATAAAATATTACGTTTATTTGGTAGTGAGGGTGATAAATGGATTGTCTTAAATCCTCGTGGTGATGGTTATTGTGGTTTATATTCTCTTACTATTGATTATAATAATAAATTGAAAGATACAGATAAAGTTAACTTATCGGTAAGAAATAAGGAGCAAATACATGATAAATTAATAGAAGGAATTGTAAATTATTTTCAGGTACGAAAAAATCATTTAGAAAATCACATTGAGTTACCAAACAGTTTACATGACAATAATATCACTATATATTTTGGTGAAAAACAACACAAAATTGATGAACATGGTGGCATAATCAGTCATGATAAAGATGGTCGTCGAATCCTGGAAGATTATAATATGTTAGCATTTAATGAAGATAATATAGCAAGTGAAGAAAGTAAAAGAATATTCAAACAAGAGTTAATAGAAGAATTACGTAATGCGGACACTATGCCTATTGAAATTCTTAGATTTTTAGGATATGCCTATAAACGTAGTTTTATTAGTTTATCTTTTGATGATAAAACTGGAAATCCCGAAGAGTCCGCAACAATTATATGGGAGCCTTGTTATAGTGATATGACTGTAGTTAATGGTAAAGTTTCTTACCCATATGTTGATATCAAAAACTATACATCAATATTATTATGTGTTGGAGCGCACTATTTTTTAATAGAAAACAATGATATTAATAAAAAAAAACAATTTATAGAGACAGTTATACAATCTTCTAATGATGAATGGCAATCGCAGCGTATTACGCAACTAACTATACAAGATGGGGTCATAAAACGAATTACAAGAGGTGGTTTTAAAAAATTACAAAAGCAAACAACTATAACATATAAAAATAAATTGAGGAACTCAAGATTTACAACAAATATGAAGAAACATAAATTGAGGAAACCAAAATATTCAATAAAAAATATAAAACAACCAAAGAAGACAAGAAAAAATATTAAAACATAAGTAATTTTATTGAAATATAATATTTTATTTTCTATGTAAACAAAATATTATTCAAAATATTATACAAGATATTATTCTTCATTAGTATTATCATTATCACTATCCTCCTCATAATTAATCTCAACATTATACCACTTGCCTCTATTACATTTACCATATTGTTTATTCATATAATCAGTAATTTCTTTACCATTTGGTATATTATTTCTTCCATATTGCATAATATACCATTTCTTGAATTCTTCCATAATCTCAGTCTTTTTAATTGATTTATCACGTTTGCGAGACACTTTCTCTTTAGCGAACTCGGTTAAATAATCTTGACCTTCGCGATATTTATCACTAACTGATGTGACAATCTTAACATCATTAACTATACCTTCTGTTTCGTATACTATATTAACAAGCATAGATGCTAAAACAGGTGCCCAAGATGTAAATTTTTCATCTATTTTTTTATCAATTAAATATTGATACGGAAAATTTGATTTGGGAAATTTGTCTTCATTTTCATATGGTGCTTCATTAAATTTAGACATGAAATCACAAATCCGAATTCTTCGCCAAGTGCCGTCATCGTTTGTATTAATATCAAACAAGACGTTTGTACATACAACTAATTTAAATTGTGGTGTGAAAGTAACGCTATCTTTGAATAAAGCACGACCTTGAATAGGATCACCACCTGTAATTTCTTTCATAATACCTTCATTAATAGTATCTCCTTTACTTGGTTCTTGCATTACAGCATAACGAACTCCCATTAAAGCAACAATTTCAGGCGATGTTGAACCAATACAATTGCGCGATTGTGTAATCAATGTAATTGGAACTGTAGCTTTATAGTCTCCCAAACATCTACTCATTAATTCAACTAATTTTGATTTACCATTACAACCACTGCCTGTATATATATTAAATGTATGATTGTCGTTTGTTCCAATAAGTGTTGATGCTAAATGCTCCCACATATAGCGTCGTAATTGGTCATCTGGAAATAATTCATCCATAAATTTATTTATTTCTTTAATAATAGAATCATAGTTATTATTAATACTTGATTTATAAGAACTAGTTAAAATTTTATAAGGAATATAATCAATATTTGTTGATTTGGAAATGTAATCATCTGGTTTACCTTTTCTATGTGTTTTAGATTTAAAATCAATAACAAAATTATTAAAGCATAATAAATAAACATTGGAATCTAACTTATTCATAAATTCTTTATCATAAAATAATTCCTTGGCTTCTCTCATAATATTATTTTTCCAACTAGTAGTTTTTAACAAAATACATATATCTCCCAATTTAAGAGAACGTGTTTTCAAATTTTCAGTATTTTCATCATTATTCTCTTTTTTTGTAATAACTTCAATTAATTCATGTGATTTTGCACAATAAATATCATGCATCTTTTTAGATATTAATAATCGAAGTGTGCTCCCTGAATCAATTTCATTCCATTTATGATTTTTATATTCATACCACTGATTATTTTTAATGCTAACACATACGAACTGGTCTTTAAATAATTGATACAATACTACTGCTAAGTCAAATTCAGCAACCTTATCTTTTAGAATCATTGTTTGTAATGTTTGTTCAATATAATATGATATTGTTTCATTTCTAATTTTTTTATATTCAACTAAATTATCTGTTTTTGCCCAAAACATAATTGAGCGATTTGTCAGACCATCATTATTTTTAACATCAAAACTTTTCCACTTAGCATACATATTTTGAACCTCCGAAAATTTAAATGACGCGTCTTGAGAACTGAACTTAACCCATGTCAAGAAGAGTTTTTCGTGGGTATTTTTTAATGCCCATCCTACACGAATCCATTTATTATATGACCCATTAGCATAATATATATCTGGTAAAATCATAGTAAATTGGTGTGTTTCTTTAATTTCATATTCTGTGCAGGCAATTTCATCAATAAAGCATTCAATCAAATTATCTAGTGTTGCCATAGTATCTATTTTGGAGAAATCATACATCTCGAGATCAATCTTATTGCTAATAAGATTTACTTTTTGTTTATGCTCACGATTATTTAACTCTTTTTTTTCAATTTCTATTTTTTCAAGAATAGACGTATTATTTGTAAGTTCAAAAGATTGATGATTCTTATAACGCGCACTCATCAATGGTAAATGTTCTTTGATATTAATTTTTGAAATATTGCATTCTTTAAAATTCCATATTTCTTCTTCATTATCATAAGTTATTTCAAATAAATTAACCAAACTATATGCCTTATGTTGAGGTTTTCGTGAACCATATATTTGCCAATTAACAAATCCTTTTGTTATTCCTTCATCAAATACATCTTCATAATTGTTTGTAATTGGAATATTATCCCATATTCCTTTTATTTCACTAATTACCATTTTACGCAATACGCATTGATGAGATTTGTGCATTTTAATACAAAACACAATATGAATACCGTCTTTTGTTTTATCTTCCATAATATTTACATCTGGTTTTTCATATACATAAACATTAATTTTAGACCCATTTGGAATTTCATATAATAAATTTAATTTATTAGCATATAAAGCAATTAAATCAATCAAATGGTCTTTGTTATGTTGCCTCGATTTAATTGAAGTTTCATAACGCAAATCAATATCAACCAATAAAGGACCATCGTCTATTAATTGTTTCTCGGTTAAATATTCTTTATTTTTTTCGACAAATACATGTTGATAATATTTATCCCAAAATTCGCTCAAATTTGGGATGTTATAACTGGACCCAAAAATATTTAATTCTTTATTACCTATTTTTGTATGTGTTATAATTGTCCCTTTTTCTCCTCTTAAAGATTTTAAGTATTCATCCCATTTGGATGAAGTAAGTGTATTAGAATTTATAGTATTTGACATTGTTGTATAATAATATATATAATATATATTTATTTCAATTTTATAATATTTTATTTTATGTTATTTTATAATATTTTTGAAATCTAATTAAAAATATATTATTATTATTAATATGAAATATGAGTTTAAATAAAACTACTATAAAAAGAATAGCAAATGATGTTAAATATATTTTAAATAATGAGCACTCTTTAAGTTTAGAAAATATATATTATAAACACGATGAAGAAAATATATTGAAAGGATATGCTTTAATAATTGGAGAAAAAAATACGCCTTACGGTTATGGTTATTATTTTTTTGAATTAAATTTTCCAGACAATTATCCGTTTTCACCACCAATTGTGCGTTATTTAACAAATGATGGTTATACACGCTTTAATCCAAATTTATATACTAATGGAAAAGTATGTTTATCTGTATTAAATACTTGGCCTGGTGAAGGTTGGACGTCATGTCAAACTATTAATTCTATACTATTAACATTATCTATTGTATTATGTGAGAATCCACTCTTAAATGAACCCGGTGTTCAAAAAAACAATAATGATGCCATTGAAAAATATAATTATTTAGTAACATATAAAAATATTGAATTTTCAATATGTAAAATTATAAATTATATACATAATTATGATACAAATACGTGCTCTAATAAAGATGATATACTAATTATGCATAAATTTAAAAATATTATATATGAAACATTTATGACTAATAAAAATAATATTATTGAATATCTTAATGCTAATAAAATTAAGTATGCAAAATATATTGATGGAATTGAAAATAATGAAGAACGTGAATTAACTATTCAAAAAAAGAAAAAAATCTTTATTCAAATGTATAATTTAACATTTTATTTAGAATATGAAAAACTTTATAATTTAGTATTGGAAATTAATATTAATGAAAAATAATATTAATGAAAAATAATATTATTATGTAAAATTGATAATATAAAAATAATATAACAATTATAAATATATATATATAATTATTATGGATTTTTGTTCTAATTGTGATAATATGTATTATATTAAATTAGAAAATGAGGAATGTGACAAAATTGTTTATTATTGTAGAAATTGTGGCAATGTCGATGATCAACTTATAAATGTAAGTAAATGTATTTTAAAAGAAAATATCAATAAATCTGAAGATAAATATAATGTTCATATTAATAAATTTACAAAATTAGATATTACTTTACCACGTATTAATTATATTAAATGTCCAAATGAAACTTGCGAGTCAAATAGTGCAGAATTTGATTCTACAAAAAAAGAAATCATATTTATTCGTTATGATGATACTGCTATGAAATATTTATATTTATGTAGTCATTGTGATTTTGTTTGGAAAACAAATTAAATATTGAAATGTTAAATAATGAAATGTTAAATAATGAAATGTTAAATAATGATTTAATCAAATATTAAAAATTATAATTGATATAAATAGTTTTTTTTATATAATTATAATTTAATTTATAATATGGACGAAGCAGAAGAAGAAGTGTTAAGTGAAAATGATGATAACCAAAGTGATAAAACTAGTAATGCTAGTACTGATGAAGAAATTTTAAGTGAAGATGATGAATTAGATGAAGAAATTAAAATAGATGAACCAGAATTAGATGAAACTAATGAAAAAATAAATGTATTTGATAACGTTAAAAATAGTTATACAAAATATGATTATGAGCTAGAAGATTTAGGAGAAAATGATTTTTATAAGTTTAATACAGAGTTAAAAAAAAATCATACATTGAATTATCATAATGAATGTTTATATAAAAATTTTAATGAAATAAAAGAATTGAGTAAAATTACGCGCAATAAAGATGGAATTATTGTAGATGAATTACATAAAACCATGCCATTATTGACAAAATATGAAAAAACTAAAATATTAGGAATGCGCGTTAAGCAATTAAATAGTGGTTCTAATTCATATGTAACTTCTAATGAAAAGATAATTGATAATTATTTAATTGCACAAATGGAACTAGAGCAAAAAAAATTACCTTTTATAATTCAAAGGCCTTTGCCGAATAATAATTTTGAGTATTGGAAATTACAAGATTTAGATTTATTATAACCTTAATTAGTGTTTGCTTTTATAAGTTTAACGTTTGAATCGATTTCCACAATCTAAACATGTTACAAATGTAGTCATTGGTTCATCTGCACTTCGTGTTTGTAATTGATAATATGTGCATTTCTTAGATTTACATTTACCACAAACAAAATTATCAGTAGATGCCTCTATTTTTGGTGTATATTTATTTTCATCTTTAATTTTCTTTTCTTCAAGTAATACTGACCATAGGTCTGGTCGTAATTCTTGATGACTCATATAAACAAACTCGTGTGCTTTTAATGATTTAGACAACAGTCTCTCTAATACTTCCTTATTTTTAAAGTTTAATATTAGAGTGCGCAACTTTTGTATATATATTACAACAAACGATTCATTAGACCATTTCTTAATAATTTTTTTATCCTCACTTATATCTAAAGAATAATTATATATACCTTTTTCTAAATTCTCACTAATTTTTTGATCTTGTATTATATTATACAATTGTTTTACAACATTTGCTCGGAAATTTTCAGGATCATTTACTTTTCTATTAAATTTACTCATAATATTAATAACTAATTTATTAATAATATTATCAGTTTTTTATTTAAATTATATTATATTTTTATTTATTAATATCACAACTTGTGTCAATTTCTTCATCGTCTGAATAACTATATAATTCATAACTTAACTCTGAATTAAATTCAAAATTTTCCTCATTTTCTGAATTTTCATTATGTAATAATTTACTTAATAATTCATTTGTTTTATTAACATCACTAGTTAAATTTATAACATCATTATTTTCATTATTATCATTACTATTATCATCTTTGCTAATTTCTATAGTTTCTTTTAAATCAAAAAATTTATTAAAAATATCAGTGTCCAGATTAATAAATTGCTCCTTGTTTCTTAAAAAAAATATACATTTATTATTTACATTTAATTTTATAGAATAAGCAGTTAAAATATTATGCTGATTGTAGTTTTTAATATTAGTATCTTCTTTAGACCATAGTTCAATATGTTTTTCATCAAAATTCCAAGTGTAAATTTTTTTAAAATTTATAGAAGTCTTATAACCGCATTTTTTATAGATATTTTCTTCAGTAACATTCTTTACTTTTAGAAGTTTAAAACTTGTATTTTTTAATGTAATACAAGATAACATTTATTAATTATTAATAGTTAATAAATATATAATATATTGTTTAAGTTTTTATAAAATATATAATAAGTTGTAATTAAATAATAAGTTGTAATTAAATATTAATTTTTTAATTAATATACAAATCAAATGGTTATATATATTGTAAAATGGACTTTTATATATGTTATACTAATTTTTTTATTACATAATTTATATTTATTTTTTCAAAACAATTTGACCTCTACAATAATTAAAGATTATTATAATACATACAATAATGATGTAAATAATAATACGCAAATAAATACTATTAAAACTAGAAAAACCACTTTGCTTTCAAATAAATTGCAAATTGGGAGCACAGGTTTAGAAGAACTAAATAAGTATTATGGATCAACTAATAATGGATTAATTAACAATGAGTTTACTAATAATGAATTTACTAATAATGAATTTACTAATACTAATAATGGATTAACCAATGATATGAAATCTGAACTCAATGATTTTTTTAATAAATTAAAACTATAAACTATAAACTATAAACTATTTATATTAAAAATTGAAAAATTTATTTAAATAATTGTTGTGTAAGTAATTTATTATGTTAGCAAAAAATAACTATTACAAAGAAAAAAAGACAGAAACTTCTTGCTTAAGTAAATTTAATGATTTTAAATTTATTGCAAACAAATTCCCATTAGCTAATTATATAAATAGTCTTAATAATACTAAATATTTTAATATATCTAATTTATTACCTAATGCTGAGTATTATATTTTAAAACCTAAAGGACGAAAATCTTATTTGTGGTTTACATATTATAAAAAAGATTTATTATGTTTATTATTATTTATAAATAGTAAAAATTTGGAGGACGAATCAAATGAATTTTATAAATTTAATATCAATTATGATAATACATTATGTTATAATAATGTATTATTACTTGGAACATATTTTTACAAATATAGTATAAAAAATGCGCATAATAGCAAAAGTTATAAGTGTAATAGTATGTATCATTATTTTATACTCGAGAACGTAGTTAATTATAATATATTTAATAATATATTGAATACATATTCGTTTAATAGTTTCATATTTAAATTAAATATATGTAAAAATGTTTTACAATATATAGTAAATAGTTATTTAAGTATATATTTAGGAATAATTTTAGATAATTACGATGATATATTCAAAATAATATATAAATTGGACTATGAAATATATTCTATTTCTTGCTATAATAGTAATAAATATTTAGGAAATTTCATTATAACTAATAAGTTATTACATAATAATGAAAAAAATTATGGTTATAACTTTAAAGTTACCGCGTGTATAACACAAGATATATATAATTTATTTATTTTAGAAAATAATAAAGAAACTTTTTATGACTATGCGTTAATAGATAGTTATAAAACAAGCGTTTTCATGAATAATTTATTTAGAAAAATAAAAGAAAATAAAAATCTTGATTTATTAGAAGAAAGTGATTCTGAAGAAGAATTTGAAAACATATATTTAGAAAAATATGTTGATTTAAATAAATCATATATTATTGAATGTGTTTATAATAAAAAATTTAAAAAATGGATTCCGAAGAATTTAGCAAAAAATAATTATATAGTTGATAAAAATAAAATTAATTTAATTGTCCATAAAAATAAAATATATTTATAGTATATAAAAATGATATCGATATTAGACGGTTTGATTGTTCAAGAAGGTGGAAAGCAGCAACAGCAACATATGGGTGGAAGACGGCGCAGAAGCAGAGGCACAAGAAGAAGAAGAAGAGGTGGCAGACGCACACGCAGACATTAAATTACTCAAAATTAGTCTTTACTAAACATATAAGGTAAAGTTTATGATTGTATTATTTTATTTTTTATCGAATAAAATAATATATTATAACTATATAGACATAATTATGCAAGGAGGATTCAGATATAAAGGGTCATATACTCGAAAAAAAAGAAGAGCAGCAGGAAAAAAATATAAAAAATCACAACGAGTTAAATATAGATGATACGCAATATAATTTAATTATTATAATTAAATTATTATAATTTAATTAAACATTTAGAATCACATAGCATATCAGTTTGTATTGTATTATTTGAGAGATTAGTTTTATTGTTTTTACGTGGTTTGAATAATAAATAGTTCCAAAAATTTAGGCTATTGTTCTTGTTTAAGTCTTGTTTACTTTCATAATTAATAATATCAGATATTATTTCTTCCTCAATTGCCAAAACTGCTTTTTTTTCATCCTTTATTTTGTCTTGGTTGAGAGATTTTAAATACTTAATATATTCATTATATTTTTCTTCGTTTGTGCGGATTATTTTATAATTTTTTTCATTATAAAATGCTCGTCTTTTAGTAAATTGATTTAAAAATACATCATGGTTATCTATTAAATCTATTATTAAAGGATTTGTATGTTTTTCTCTCAAAATTCTGCCTACTGCTTGAATAATATCTGATTTTGGACTTGCTAAAAATAAACTTGTTAAAGATTTTATATCTAATGCTTCGGCTGCCATGCTAAATGTTGCTAATATTATTTTCTTAGATTCGCTCTTTTTTAAGTCTTCTTCTTTCATTCCTCCAATATAATATCCCACAGAAGCAAAATTTTTATAAAGTATTGCTGTATATAAATAATTTAATAAATTTTTGGTTTGTGCTAAGACAATAAATTGCTGATCTGGGTTTATAAACATTTCACTTTCTAAAATACGTACAATGAAATCACTGCGCAAATTAAAGTTAGATATTTTGCTAACCATTGTGCTATATTTTATTTGTCCTCTAAAATCACGCTCAACTTCATTATATTCATTGTCTTGCACAATAAAGTCAATTGCTTTTACTAAAACATTATCTTGAGAACTATTTTTAGAATGTTTATAACATATATCACCCAAATACATTTTAAAGACATTTGTTAATCCATCTTTTCTTTCCATAGTAGCACTTAATCCGAGTCCATATAGTGTATTACATTTTTTTAGACAATTACTAAATACTTCACTTGACATATGATGACATTCGTCATATAAACTTAGACCAAAACTATCAAATAATGATTCATGATAATTTTTCATACTAACACTTTGTATCATTGCTATAACAATTTCTTTATTTTCTATATCAACTATTTGACCTTGTATTGTTCCAATACGAGCGCCAGGTAAATATTCCTCAATTCTCTCTATCCATTGATTTTTAAGGAATGTTTTGTGAACAAAAATTATAGTTTTTTTTTTTAGAACTTCTATAATTTTAAGACCTAATACTGTTTTACCTGCGCCAGTCCATAATTCAATTAATGCTGTTCCGTTGCCTTTATTTATATTATCAGGCGTTCCAAAATCTATTGCTTTTAAGTATTCATTTAAAACTTTTGTTTGATAATCTCTTAATAGTCCATTAAAAGTTAAATTTATAGATTCTCCAAATGTAATTTTTAATAATTTAGGATAACCAAACATTTTAATACCCCAATATCTTGGAACGTATATTTTTTTTTCTGATTCTTGATAAATTGGAAATGACTTTGCTTCAGCATAAGAATTTTGAGTAAAAGGTTTAACTGTTAATTCATTTTTAATAAATTCTATTATTTTAGGAGTCAAACAGATTTTATATATTGTATATCCTTTATTTCCTAAATAACTATTTAATCCATTTTTTTTTAATATTTCTATAAGTTGCAGCAATTCCATATATGTATCTCTATTTTTAGGGCTAATTTTTTTTATCATCATATTAAATTTATAAAGTAGATTATTGTATTTGTTTAACAAATTTTATCAATTTAATATTTTAATATTTTAATATTTTAATATTTTAATATTTTAATATTTTAATATTTTAATATAATATTATAATATAATGGATTCTGCAAATAGTATATCCAATAATTTTAAAAAATTAAAAAATATGACTGGTTATGAAATAATTTTTGTAGCAGCTATCTTATTGTATTTAGTAAGTAATGTTTCTACTCCATATGAGTTTGCACCATATATAAATAATATATACACATATTTATCTCTTATTGCTATTGTGGTGTTATTATTTTTAAACACTAATCCGTTAATTGCTTTATTTTTTGTAATAGCAGCAATAGTATTCATAACACGTTCAAGTAAAGTAGATCATAAAGTAATGACATCAAGCAGTTATAATAAATCGCAAAATATGATAAAATTAAATAATAATACAGCAGAAACTTCATTGGAAGAAGAATTAATAGGTGATATTCAAAAACACCCAGATAATATTATAAATACTAATAGTTATCATCCAGTGTCTTGCGAGACACATAACGCTTCCGATATCTAAAGGTATGAATTTAAGTGAACTTAATCTTTGTATAAGCATAATTTTTAGCAGCTTGTATTTTTTCAGGAGCTATAAAAGTTATAAAATGTCCTATAAAATATATTATAGCAAGAATTAATATACTAAGTAATAATTGAACTCCTACATTATTAAATAATGCTTCTGTTGTAAAAAAAGTGCTACCTTCTGTAAGCACAGAATTCACACTATTTAAATTTGCTCCTGCCGCACTAGCAGATGGTTCTTCAATAACATCACCTTTCTCATTTACGGGGTTACATTTTATATATAGGTTGTCTTTTTTTGTATTTAACGAATTCATTAAATAATTAGTATCATTATAAATTTCTGTAAATTTTGATACTGCTACTGGATTGTCTAATTTAAATAGTTCAATAAAATTTTGATTTTTTAATAAATCGCTTAATTTATAATTACTACTTATACTTGCGTTTTGATATTTATTTGCATAATATGCTGCTACACTTTTACCCGAGCGATCAACATTATTATAATCATTAATTCTAATGTATTCTGAACTATTATTACCATATTTACGCTTTATAAATTCCATAAACTGTAACCACTCATTTGTAGTAAGTTCTTCACTTGTAGTCATGTTATATATATTATTTAATTATTTTTAATTTTAATTTTAATTTTAATTTTAATTTTAATTTTAATTTTAATTTAATAGTTATTTTTTATTATTATTATTATAATATTATAATAATAATTATATGCCATTTGAAAGAGAAAAGGCAATACTGGTTTTAAAAATATATATAAGAGTATTATTGTATGTAAAAAATAGTTATACTACATATAACAAGAAGCAAAATATAGGCACCTTTTTAGATTATTTAACTAATTTGGTTTCCACAAATAAAAGAAACCATTATGATTTAACATCTAATGATTATAAATCATTGGATGTCACTTATCTAGAAACTATTGTTAATAAACATCTATTATCATTAGGAGAACAAGATAATGGTGCAAATGATATGGATGATGATTGTGCTAGTCAAAGCAGTGCTCCTCCACCTCCAAATCCTGCTGCTGCTGCTGCTGCTGGTGCTCCTCCGCCACCACCTCCTCCTCATGCTGTTCCTCCACCTCCACCTCCATATCCTGCTGCTGCTGCTGGTGCTGCTGCTGGTGCTCCTCCACCTCCACATCCTGCTGCTGCTGCTGCTGGTGCTCCTCCACCTCCTCCTCATGCTGCTACTGCTGCTGTTGCTCCACCAGTTCTTCCATATATTTCACTTATTACAGTTCCTCCAGCTCTTAGTGCTGCTAGTGTTAAATTAACAAAAGGAAAACGTCCTCACTACATATTTGATGATTATTATACGCAATTGCTAAACTGGCAAGATTGGAATAATATAGAATCTGATTTCACACAAGAAGGTACTATAGCGATGTATAATAAATTGAAAGCCTGTACATCAGACACAAATAATGAACATTATGATAGATGTCTTACTATAATTGAGCAATTAGAAGAAAATCCAAATATTATAGCATACTTAGAAAAAGGAACACCAGCAGGAGGACCAGCAAGAGCAGCAGAACCAGGAGCAACAGCAGGACCATCATCAACAGCAGGACCAGCAACAGCAGGACCAGCAACTAGAGGACAAGAAAGAAAAAACTCTTATTATATAGTTGATCACAATATACTAGATTATGAGAAATTATGTGAATACATTCGTAATTTTGATAATAATCTTATAGATAATGACATCAAAGAGATGATTCTAGCTTATCCGACTCAAATGGAAAAAATAATAACATATTATTTTAGGAGTCTGAAATTATATTATTCATTTTGGTTTCAAATCTTACCTACTCCAGATATGAGAAATCAAATGGCAAATGATGCAATATTGATTCATTTTAGTGCATCTAAGGAACGAACACTAAGATATGAGTATCTAACATCAACAGCCTTATTAAATATATTACAAGGAGCCATAATGAGAAAAATTTTACAAAATTACCACCCTCCAAGACCAGAATATGATATATGGTATAATAAGACATCTAAAATCGGTATTATTAACTATTTATTAGAATTACTTGTAGCAATAAGAAAAAATTCTGATGCGTCTTTAGAATCAATATTTAAAATTATGCAAACAAATAAGATAGCTCGTATAGATGCGCGTGGCAACCCAATATATGAAGTTATTGATTTAACACAAGAAGAAGAAACTAGTTTACGTGGAAATATAAAGACAAATTATAACTACGATTCTAGTAAAGATTCTAGATATATATTATCGATTGTATTAGATAATATAATAACAGACTTGGTAAATATAGAAAAAAACATTACACAACCAACACCAGGTTTATATACAGATCAAAAGCAATTACCTATACCAAAAAAAGTCCAATTTGATAGAGATACAGAACCCAAAAAAGATACAATTCGACCAAAATTATCAGAAGACGAGGGTGCAGGAGTTGGATTTCATTTACCACCAGGAGCAAAAATAGCAAGAAAATCTTCCGACCAAGGACTCGTGCTTTTAGGTAAATAAAATAATACCATAAATATAGAATCAATTATGAGTAATTACAAAATAATTTTTATTTTAAAAATTGATATTTATTTTAAAATAAAGAGATATAGACAAATTAACAATAATATTTAATAGTTAATAATTATTAAAATGGACAAATTCAAATCTTTTAGATTATATGATTATAATGTGTATGATGGTACTAGCAAGTATACACAAGAAAAGAATAAATATTCACAAGATACATTAGATCATTATAAAGACAATAAAAAATTTATTATTCAAGCATTTGGTATTAATGATTCTAACAGAACCGCATCAATATTAATAGAAGATTTTTATCCATTCTTCTACATAATGGTAGACGAGGTATGGAACGAACAAAGAAATGCCTTATTTATGACACATTTAAAAAAAAAGGTGGGTTATTATTACGAAGATAGTATGGTAAATTACAAACTTGTTAAAAGACAAAAATTATATGGATTTAATAATAAAAAATTACATAATTTTATTAAAATTTCATTTACAAACAATAATGCTTATAATAAAGTAAAAAAATTATTTTACACAGACACAAATGATAAATACACAGGATTTGAAAGAACACTAAACAATGAAGGATATATATATAGCGATGAATATGGAACAACTAATTGCTATTTATATGAAGCCGATATTCCCCCATTATTAAAATTCTTTCATAAAAAACAAATTAATCCAAGTGGATGGATAAAAATACCATCTAATAAAGTAATAAAAATTAGTAATAAAACAACGCATTGTGCTTATGAATATTCAGTAAAATATGATGATATTTATTCATATAAAGAAAAAGAAAATTTAGTTAAATATAATATTTGCAGTTTTGATATTGAAGCAAGTAGTAGTCATGGTGATTTTCCTATTCCTATAAAAAATTACAAAAAATTAGCCACCAATATACTTGAAAATTATAATTCATCTTCGAATGAATATAAAGAAAGTTATGATATTAGCATGTTAAAGCAAGAAATATTAAGTGCTTTTGAATTAGTAAATAATAAACAAACTTATATTGCAAAAGTGTATCCAAAAAATAAAAAACTAGATGCTTTCAATATAGAGAATTTAATTGATAATTTATCAAATTATATTCCAGCAAATTTTAAAAAAAAAATCTCAGAAGAGTTTGTAGAGTTAAATGATTCTGAAACAGAAGAAGAAGACGATGAAGATAATGATGATGATGAGGGCAATGATTCAAACTCAGAATTAAATCAAGAATCAAATACTAATATTTTTAAGCGTAAAAAGAAAGTAAAATTATATAATAAAAAGAACGCTACATTAATAGAATTAATCAAAGATGATAAATGTGAATATAACACAAAACTATATGAATTAACAGAAGCATTTACTAATACTGGTTTTCCTGAATTAGAAGGTGACATTATTACTTTTATTGGGTTAAGTTTTATTAATTATACAGAAGCAAAACCATATAAGCGAATAATTATTGTTAAGGGAGGATGTAAAATTCCAGACAAATATTTATTATGGGTGCAAGAAAATAATGTAATTGTATTAGAACGCAACACTGAAAAAGAGGTTCTGTTAACATTTACTAAACTAATTATTAGTGAAAATCCACATATTATCACAGGTTATAATATTACAGGATTTGACTTTGAATTCATGTATAATAGGTCAAAAGAATTAAATTGTGTAAATGAATTTCTCAAATTATCGCGAAACAAAGACGAAATTTGTATTTCAAAAGATTGGCGTACCAATATTGAAAATATTGAAACAAATAAAATTATTTTGGCAAGTGGAGAATATAATTTAAAATTTATTAAAATGCCAGGTAGGATTATTATAGACATGTGTGTTATTTTTAGAAAAGAATTTACACTAAGTTCAAATAAATTAGATTTCACATCAAGTTATTTTATAAGTGATAGTGTTAATAGTATTAGTATTGATGTAGAAAATAACACTACTAAAATTTATAGCAAAAATTTGACTGGCATTTCGGTTGGTAGTTTTATTAAATTTGACGAATTAGGATTTAGCAGTAATTTATACAAAAAAGGCAAAAAATTTGAAATTAGTGAAATAAATAATGATGAACATTCGTTTGTTATTAATAGTATTGAAGAATTAGATTTGGCAAACTACAAATATAGTTGGGGTCTAGCAAAAGACGATGTTTCTCCTCAAGAAATATTTTCCTTAGCAAATGGTTCCGATTATGACAGATGGACTGTTGGTAAATATTGTCTTGCTGATTGTGATAATGTTATTTGGTTATTATTGAAAGTGGATGTAATAACCGATAAAGTTGAAATGTCTAATTTATGTGATGTTCCGCTAAGTTTCTTATTATTACGAGGTCAAGGAATTAAATTACATAGTTATATTTCTAAAAAATGCGGCGAAAAAAATACATTAATGCCTGTAGTAAAAAAACAGAAAACAGGAGATGGGTATGAAGGCGCTCATGTTTTTACACCAAAAACAGGGATTTATTTAGAAGATCCTGTAGCATGTGTTGATTATAGTTCTCTGTATCCATCTTCTATTATTTCTGAAAATCTATCACACGACAGTAAAGTATGGACAAAAGAATATGATTTAAGTAATACACTTATTAAAGAAACCGGAGAAAAAGATGAGGATAATAATTTTAAATATGACAATCTATATAATTTGGGTTATAATTATGTAGATGTAAAATATGATACATATCATTATAAAAGACTTACACCCAAAGCAGCTGCTAAAAAAGTAATCATGGGTTATAAAATTTGCAGATTTGCGCAATTTCCAGAAGGCAAAGCAATTATGCCTTCTATTTTAGAAGAATTGCTTGCCGCACGAAAAGCAACTCGAAAACTTATTTTATCAGAAACAGATGACTTTATGAAAAATGTGTTAGATAAGCGGCAATTGAGTATTAAAGTAACTGCAAATTCATTATATGGTCAAATGGGTGCAATAACTAGTGCTTTTTATGAATCTGATGTTGCTGCCTCGACTACTGCTATTGGTCGTAAATTATTATTTTATGGTCGAACAATTATTGAGGAATGCTATAACGATATAGTTATTAAAGTTAAAGACGGTTCAACATTAAGAGTCAAAGCAGAATGTGTATATGGCGATACAGATTCCGTGTTTTTCAAATTCAATTTGCGCGATTCAGAAACAAATGAAAAAATATTGAATAAGCAAGCATTAATATATACTATTGAATTAGCCAAGCAAGCAGGTGAATTAGCAAGTTCCTTCTTGAAAAAACCACATGATTTAGAATATGAAAAAACATTTTATCCGTGGATATTATTATCTAAAAAGCGTTATGTTGGTATTTTATATGAATCTAATCCGGATAAAGGAAAAATGAAATATATGGGTATTGTATTAAAGCGCAGAGACAATGCGCCTATTGTAAAAGACATTTATGGCGGTATTGTAAATATTATTATGCAAGAAAAAAGTATGGTTAAATCAATCAAGTTCTTAAATGAATGTATAGAAAAATTGGTAGCTGGTAATTATGTAATAGATAAACTATTAGTAACTAAATCATTAAGGGGTTATTATAAGAATCCAAAACAAATTGCACATAAAGTATTGGCAGAGCGTATTGGATTGCGAGATTCTGGTAATAAACCAGCATCTGGAGACCGGATTTATTATGCTTATATTAAAAATACTAATAAAAAAGCACTTCAAGGTGAAAAAATAGAAACACCTGATTATATTAAACAAAATAAACTGGAACTTGATTATAGTCATTATATTACTAATCAAATAATGAAACCATTATTGCAATTATTTGCTTTAAATTTGGAAAATATGAGTGAATTTAAAAAAAAGCGAGGAATAACATTACAATCATGGCATAATGAATTAACTAAATTGCGCGAAAAATGGGTCGAACCAGAAAAATATGAGAAAAAAGTAGAAGAGTTAAAATGTAAAGAAGTTAAGAGTTTATTATTTGATAAATATTTAAAAGACTGTAAATAAAGTTAATATTATTCATTATTCATTATTTTTATTATTCATATAAATATAATGGTAAATAATATAACATATAAAAATCTAAAAACATATTCTTATAATTTTAATAAAAAAAAAACAAATAAAGTTCTTAAAAATGTAAATACAAAATCTCATTTCAAAAATTTAATACTTAAAAGTGATTATCAACAAAATAAAAAGCAAGTATTTAAAAAAATAATAAATGTTGAAGCAAATATAACAGACCAAAAAGATAGTGGTCGTTGTTGGTTATTTGCATTTTTAAATATAATACGTTTCAAAATGATACAAAAATATAATTTATTACCTAGTTTTGAATTTTCTCAAAATTATTTGTTTTTTTATGACAAATTAGAGAAAGCTAATTATTATTTAAATTTTATATTAGAAAATTATTCTGTTGATTTAGAAACATTAGAATATACTACTGAAACATTAAAATCAGTCCATATGTTACAAAATCTAACGGATGATGGTGGTCATTGGAATGTTTTTGTAAATTTAATTGAGAAATACGGTATTATACCGAAATCAAACATGGATGAAGATTTTCATAGTGCTAATTCAAAAGAATTAGAAACATTTTATGATGATTTCTTACGAAAATGTGGACATAAAATAAAAACAACATCTAAAAATGAACTAGCTAAAAATAAAGAGAGACTATTGGATGAAATGTTATCTGAATGTTATAAAATACTGGTTTTGTTTTTAGGGGAACCACCTAGCACAATAACTTGGGAATATTATGAAAAAAATAACAAAAATACTAAAACGCAATCTTTGAAAGCAAAATCTATAGCAAATATTACTCCATTAGAGTTTTATAAAAATTATGTTCCATATAATGCAAAAGATAAAATATGTTTAATTAATTATCCTTGTAAGCACGTCCCTTTTTATAAACTGTATAATGTAGACATGACGTTTAATATAGTTGATACTAATCAGCAAAATTTTATAAATGTTCCAATAAATATAATGATTGATGCTGTTAAAAAATCGATAGACAATGAGGAAGCAGTTTGGGTTGGAATAGATTTTGATAAATATATTTCATTAAAAGATGGATTTTTAGACAAGGATGGTTTTGATTATGAGGATGTATTTGGTTTTACTAATTATATGAAAAAATGTGATGCTTTAAATTATAGGCAAAGTGGTCCAACTCATGCTGTAATTATAAAAGGATATAATTTTGAGAATTCAAAAACAAATGGATTTTTGGTAGAAAATTCATGGGGAGAAAAGAGCGGATTTAAAGGTAATTATTATATGGCAAACTCATGGTTTGAAGATTATACATATGAAGTTGTTGTAGATAAAAAATGCGTTTCCCCAAAGATTCTAAGTATATTAAACCAAAAACCTGTTATTTTGCCTTATTGGAGTCCATTTAGCGTTGTATTATCAGGAGGTAGATAGGATATAACTTATTTAAGACTATAATTTTTTAAATAATAAATATAAAATATTATTTAAAAATTTAACTAGTGATTATAGTAATACTATTATTATTTAATATGGAGATTTTAACAAACGCCATTAATATTCTTAATATTAATATAAATAATACAAATGAAGAATGTATGATATGTAGAGATGAATTACAATGTAGTCAGTGCTATACTTTACCCGAATGTAATCATACTTATCATACTCATTGTTTAGTTTCTTGGTTTAGAAATGGAGATTCGCGTTGTCCATATTGCGGAAATAAAGGTGTTAATAATACAAATAATGATACTTTACGTAATGTAAGAGGCAAATATTTTACTACAATATATGAAAAACAAATGTTAGCAGATATAAAAAAATACATTTATCTGAAAAAAAACGATACTATTAAAAGATGTCTTGAAACACGTAAGCAATTTGAAAAAATTAAAGTATTAGAAGAAAATTATAAGATTGAAACACAGAAGTTGAGAGAATTACAACAATCACTCAAAGAAACACCTGCTATATATAGTGACGCTAAAAAAAATATAATGTGTTATAGAAGTAAAAAATGGAAAATAAGTAGACAAATTAGACAAGAATATTTGAAAATTATAAATATTAGCTATATTATTCCTTTAATAATACCGATGAGTGTATCAATATAATCTTAGCGTAAGAATAATCCAAATTCATAACTATTATTATCACTTCTAGTATTAGTATGTGAATTATTATCTAAATCTTCATTTTCCGAACTCCTTCTATTTGTTAACAAAGTTTCAATGTGTAAAGCTAAATAAAATCGGAATTCATTACTATATAAAAATAATTTTTTATTATTATCAGGATTTATATAACTAATAATACTAGAATTTGTTAAAATATTATATCTACATATTGGACAGGTTTGATGTTGTGTTAACCAATTTTTAATTGCTTGATTTTTGAATATATGACCACAATTTTTAATTATTGTTACTTGATCATTATTTGTAAATTCTTCTTGTGTTATTGGGCAAGTATCGTTTAATGGAACTGCAATACAAGAATAATTTATTTTTGCCGTACATATTTTAACAAGCGCTTTCATGTTTATAATAGATAATTTCTCATAGTCTTCCAAAGTATAATTTAATAAATACGCATTTTGTGTATTTGTATTTGTATTTGTATTTGTATTTGTATTTGTATTTGTATTTGTATTTGTATTTGTATAATTATTATATAAATAATAATTGTTTAGTAATATAGTCATTATATTGTTATTGGCATTATTCAAATAGTTAATACTATTATTATAAGAACTAATGTAATTATTAGTAGTAATCAAAATATTATGTAAAAATATTTCATTAGCATTCATATTATCTATATTATCCATATTAGTAATTAGTAATGTTATAATACATTTAAATATATTAATATTAATATATTTAAATGTATTGTAATAACTAATCTAGTATAAAATATGTCACAAATTGATTATAATTTTTTGCTCTCAAATAATTTATTAACTAAATATGATAATAGAGGATTATCTGGATTATGTAATTTAGGAAATACTTGTTATATAAATTCTTGTCTACAAATTTTATCACAATGTTATGAATTACATGAAGTTATTAATATTATAAATAATAATATATCAAATAATAAGATAATAAATAATAATACTTTGATTTTACAAGAATGGCAAAGTTTAAAAGAGTTAATGTGGTCAAAAAATTGTGTAATTAGTCCAAATAGATTTTTAAATGCTATTCATCATGTATCAACAATTAAAAATTGCGAATTATTCACTGGTTATGCACAAAATGATTTGCCAGAATTTCTAATTTTTTTATTTGATTGTTTTCATGAGGCACTAGAGAGAAAGGTAGATATTAGAATAAATGGCAGGTCGGAAAATAATATAGATGAACTAGCAAAAAAATGTTATGAAATGATTAAAAATATATATTCTAATAATTATTCCGAAATGATAGATCTTTTTTATGGAATACATGTATCATTAATTATATCAAACAATGAATCTAATGAAATTATGAGTATTACTCCTGAACCGTTTAGCATTATTAATTTACCTATACCATATAGTAGCAATAGTAATCAAGAGTTTAGTATTTATGATTGTTTTAATTTATATACACAATTAGAAATGTTAGAAGGTGATAATGCATGGTTTAATGAAAACACAAATACTAAACAAAATGTAAAAAAATGTATTAAATTTTGGAGTTTACCAAATATATTAATAGTAGATTTTAAAAGATTTAATAATGCCAATAAAAAATTAAATAATATAATTAGAACTCCATTATTAGGAGTCGATTTAAGTAATTATGTTATTGGTTATAATAAAGATAAATACATATATGAATTATTTGGAATATGTAATCATAATGGAGAATGTTTAGGTGGTCATTATACTGCTTATGTTAAAAATTCAAATCAAAAATGGTATCATTTTAATGATACAAATGTTAATGAAATTAACGAATCACAATTAATAACTTCAAAAGGTTATTGTTATTTTTATAGAAAAGTATTGTAAAAAAATAATTTGATTAGTCTCCTTATAATATTATATTATTAATATATAATATTATGTCATTATTTAATAATATAACGCAGGATTTTTATGATAATTTAAATAATTTAGGCAGTAATCCTTTTGTATTAGTAGTGCTAATAATTATTATTATTGTTTACTATATAATATTTTCATTTTTAGGAAAATCATGGGATGGTGATAATGACGAACCATCAAGCACATTTGTAATATTTGAAGCATTATTATGGGGGTTATTTATTCTTTTAATTTTTGTAAATGGTTTATCTTATTTCTTTAATATTGATGTTATTACAGAAGTTAAAAATATATTTTCGCCGGAACCAGAAATTAATATTAAAACAACAACTAATCAATCGAGTGTTCCAACAGACAAGAATGAAGTTTATCATGTTCCAGGAAATAGATTTACATATCATGACGCAAAAGCAGTATGTAAAGCATTTGATGGAGAAGTTGCAAGTTATAATCAAATAAATGATGCTAATAAAAAAGGAGCAAGTTGGTGTAGTTATGGTTGGACCAAGGATCAGTTAGGACTTTATCCTACAAGTCAAAGCGATTGGACAAAATTGCAAGAAAAAGAGGGTCATAAATATGACTGTGGATTACCAGGTATAAATGGTGGATATGTTCCAAATCCTCATACCAAATTAGGTGCTAATTGCTATGGAGTAAAACCAAAACAAAGTGAATTAGAAAAAGAATATCTAAATAAAGAATTATATCCAAAAACAATTAAAGAACAATTATTTGAAGAACGTGTCAAATATTGGAAAGATAGAATAAGTAATATATTGATAAGTCCATTTAATAATACTAGTTGGTTTAAAGTTGAGTAAGCCGTATTATTTTAACTTATATTTTTCGTGTTAATTTTTTATCTCTCTTGTGTTTTTTTTTTGTTTGTTTTTTTTTTGAACTATCAATTGCGCTATAAAATTTAGTAAACATTTTATCACTTATTACATTTTTATCTGTAATGTTGTCTAAATTAAAAATATAGTCATTTTTGTTATGTCTTTTTGATGAATTATTTAAATCTTCAAAATTAAAACCTGGTAATAATGCTAAATTTGTGAGTTGTTTATTTTTTTTATCTAAAGCATCTATAAATTTTAACATTTTATAATATTTTTATATATATTTATATATAAATATATATAAATTCAAATAATATATTCAAATAATATATTCAAATAATATATATATAAATGAATTTACAACCATTACCGTCATTACCACTATTTAAAATGGTAAATTTAGAAGATTTAAAACTATATAAAAAATATGATAAATATGATGATTATTTAAGAGAAACAAATAAAAGCTATTATGATAGTTTAGATAAACTTAAATTACAGGAAAAAAATGGCATTAGTGTTGATGAACAAATGGAAGATGCTATTCGTTTTTTTGCATCAAAAGGGGTAGGCGAATTGACCCAAATATTACAAAATTTTAATATAGAAGATGATATAAACAATGGTGTAAAACAATATTTTGGTTCACAATATAGTAGTATGAATGATAGTATGCGAAAAACAATAGCTAAGAATAAATTAACTAAGAATGAATTAACTAAGGATGATTTAGACTTAGACTTCAGTGAAATTATAGAAATATATGATAAATTAAAAACCCCTGACCCTGGCGATAGGTATAATAGAGATAATACATATATTTATAATACATTGAATGCATTTACAAAAACCACACCGTCTACAGATAAATTCTGTGTTTTTAGATGTTATCAAAAATTATTTAATGGAGTACCATTGTTTACCCCTGAAGGTGATTTGGTACCTTATATTTATTTAAATCAATTTACATCAACATCTATATTATTACGATTCAGTGATTATTGGTGTACTCCTCCTCCTATTAATACCTTTTCAAATTCAACAGACCCATACAGACCAAATATGGGAGATAATACTTTAATTTGTATAGAAATACCTGAAAGCACTCGAGGTATTTCTCTAATTAATTATGCTGGAATGATTCCAGATATGCTTATGTCTGATTATTCTGAATTTGAATATTTGCTTCCACCGGGTGGTTTTTTATCACTTACCAATCGAACATATCGCTACACTAGTATTACTAGAACAAATTTAAGAACCGCATTGAATATAGACCCAACGGAAAATGACCCATTTCCACATTTACCTATAACATTTGAGATTCCTGTTTATACGTATATGTCGAATGTTGCAAATAATCCTGATTATAAAACTATAACTTATAAAAAATACAGTTATATATTACCCAAAGTTAAAAATATGTTCTCAAGAGCTAGAGAATATATAAAAGACCGAATAAATGTTATTAAAACTAAGACTATGACTATGACTAAAACTAAGAAAGAAGACGATGTTCATTCTGATTACGTTGCATTTGAAGGAGGAAAAAGGAAACGAAAAAGGAAACAAACCAGAAAGAGAAAGAGTAGAATACAAAGTAGAAAGAGAAAGAGTAGAATACAAACTAGAAAGAGAAGCACTAGACAAAAAAAGAATAAAAATTAAAAAATTTTTATTTATAAGCACGTCTAATATTTGTAGTAATATTATGTATCCTCTTTGATTTAATAAATTCTATAAGTTCTTCTTTTATTGAAACTGAATTGTATGTTTCGAAAAATTCTTCAAAACATTGCTCTAAAAATTTAATACTTAAAGGGTTGGTTTGTTTTTGTTCAACAAAACTTAATTTTCCATCACTAATATTTATATTTGGATATTTAGCATTTTTTAAATCATAATAGGTAATAATGCTTTTTGTTAATTCGCTTTTTTCATCTCTTATTTTCATAATTTGACTGTTTAATTTTTTATGTTGGTTGTCTAAGACAACCCAATTTTTTATACTATCTTCAATATTCATTACTTAGTTAAATTTACTAATTTATATTTAATTACATTTATTATAATTTTTTTCAAAAAAAAAAAATTATAATTTTGTTAGTATTTATAACGTTTAATTTATAAGTTATAATTTAACGTCTGCCTCTAGATCTTGACGATCTTCTAGATCTTCTTGAACCTCTTCTTTTTGTTTTACCATAATAACCGTTTCTTCCTGTAAAACCATAACTTGCTCTTCCTTTTGCAAATTGAGTAGCACCAAGTAACGCAGTAGCGCCTAATACATCCATCATATAACCACCTCTTCCTTTTCTTCCTTTTGTTGTTCGCGATCTTCTTCTTCTGCGACCACCTACTACTTGTGGTGGCATCGACAAATCATCTGTATCTTGTTGGTGCTTGTTCATTCCTCCCATTGATTCGAAATTCATTTTTTTATATATTATAAAAAGATAAAAATTATTTTTTATAAATAATTTTTAAATTTTATTTAAATATCTAAAATACTCCTAAATTATATATTTTTAATTACATTTATTTAGACAACGATTGTTTTTTTAACTTATTGTTATATTGAACCAATAAAATTAAAACTCCTAAATGTAAAATAAAACTAGTAAATATAAAAAATAAAAAAAAACATAAATATATATGTATTTCTTTCAAAAAATAATCTAAAATTGGGTTTATTACATTTTGCAATTCTTTTTTTGTTTCTTCTGCTTTAAGAAAATTGATGCAATAATCTGCTAATGTTTTTTTACACACCATATTATTTATTACATTTTATTATTTATTACATTTTATTATTTATTACATTTTTGCGTGGAAATATTAATTCCTTTTTCTAATACTTAATATAAATTACTAAATGAATACATTAATTTATGATATTACAGATAATTTTAATTTTAATAATTTAAAAGTTGAAAATCCTGCTTTAATAAACGCAAATAATTATTTTAGCAAAATATATAATAATAACAGTAATAAAAATTTTTATATTAAACTTCCTAAATGTAAAACAAAAAATGGAATTATTAATTCCAATAATAAATGCTTTTGCGAACTAGAATTTAATAGTAATGAAAAAATAGTTGCCGAATTTTTTGAAAATCTAGAAGAATTTTGTGTAAAAGAAATATGCCATAATAAAGCATTGTGGTTTTATGATTCTGATAATATAACAAATGATGATATTCAAGAATATATTACTCCTATTATGAGGTCATATAAGGGCGGCAAAAAGTTTTTATTAAAAACAAACATAAAACAAGATAAGATTATTGTTTATGATGAAAATGAAAAAAAAATAAATATTGCAGATTATGATGTCAATAATGAATTAATACCGTTATTAAATATAAATGGTATTAAATTTTCAAAATCAACTTTTATAATTGATATTCTTTTAGTACAATTTATGGTATTATATCCATATGATAGTTTTGAAAATCAGATACTAATTAAATTAAATAAGCAAGAATTTAATTCAAACACACGATACGGTGAAGACAAACAAGACAGTGAAGATAAACAAGACAGTGAAGATAAACAAGACTGTGAAGATAAACAACACGGTGAAGATAAACAACACGGTGAAGATAAACAACACGGTGAAGATAAACAAGACAGTGAAGATAAACAAGACAGTGAAGATAATTTAGAAATATATATTTCAAAAACAAATAAAATAGATAATTTAGAATTATCAAAAAAAATCCTAACGAACGATTCAAAAGAAATTATCTCTGGTGGTGTAGAAAATAAAATTACACAATTTAACAATTGTCCTAATAAAAATAATTCTTTCAAATATTTAATCAATAGTTTAGAAACAATCGAATGTAATAAAGATGGTTCTATTGAATTAAATAATTTAGATACTATTGCTGAAAATACAGAACCTATTGAATTAAAAACACATGAGACAATATATTTAGAATTATATAAAAAAGCCAAGCGAAAAGCAAAAGAAATAAGAAAAAATGCAATTGAAGCTTTTTTAGAAGCAAAAAATATTAAAATGAAATATAATTTAAATACAATTCTTGATGATTCGTCCAGCGATGAAGAGAATGAATTATTAAATCTAAATTAGTATTCTTGTATATTTTTAATTGTTTGTTTTTTCTCTCATAATTATTTTTTATATTTTAATGTTTTTTATGTTTTTTTTGTTTTTTATGTTTTACAATTTTTAATGTTAATGTTAATATTTAATTAATTAAATATTATTGAAAATTTTTTATTGTATATTTTATATAAAATGACAGTTGTGAAGAAGTTTACAAAAGGACTTAGACCGGAATACATTTTTGTAATTATTGCTTTAGTTGTTGTTGGTTTAGCTTTCTATAATTATTCTTCAGAAAAAAATATGTTTCGATCACCAATGACTTCAGGTTCATCAAATTTAGGATTTTCAGACGGTCAAAATGGTGCTGCTTCAACTGGAACTGGTTATCAAGCATTTAATGATTCACAAAATACAAGTAATATGGCCGCTTCAGTATCGTCTGGAAGCGATGTAATAAATAGAGCAGCATCTAACCCCTCTGACTTATTGCCCAATGATACGAATAATTCATGGGCTAATTTAAATCCTGTTGGAAATGCTGATTTAAAAAATATAAATTTATTAAATCCTACACAATTAACAGGAATTAATACACAAGGTTCAAGTTTAAGAAACCCAAATTTGCAATTAAGATCTGAACCTCCAAATCCAAGAACGAATACTAATTGCCCATGGAATATTTCAACAATTGAAGGAGACCAATTTAGAAAAACATTAGAAATTGGTTCTTAGGTCAACATCGTAAATTTTTTTATACATTTATTAAATTTTGTAAATTTATTATAAAATTTAATATTAATGAATACAATATTTAACAACAATATTTTTAATATTGTTTTAGTAATATTTATTATAATAATTGCATCTAGATTATATTTTAGCAGTGATAGTTATAATTTAAGATGTATTATATCCGATGTTAATGGTAATAAATATTGTGTTCGCGATAGAAATAAATTAGAATTAGCAGCCGATAGATTGGCACATGTAAACAATAATTTAAATAAATTAGTAAATCATTTGTCAAAAAAGTATCCTGAAAAAGAGAATGTTAAACGGCTCGTAAATGGTTATAATCCTAAGAAAATATATGAAACTTTACCTACCAGTGAATTTACTGCATATAGTGAAAATAAAGGCGAAAAATTAGCGTTTTGTTTAGATACTGAAAAAAATAGTAAAGGGCGTTTAATTGATATGAATACACTAATGTATGTAGCATTACATGAGGTTAGTCATATTGCTACTAAATCAATTGGTCATAATGATGAATTTTGGAATAATTTCAAATTTATGATTACAGAAGCAAAAGAAATAAATATTTATAATCCAGTTGATTATAAAAAAGAACCAGCGCGCTATTGTGGTATGAATATAAGCGATAATCCTTATTATGATGTTAAATAATTCAACATAAGTATTTATATAAAATTATATAAATTTATAAACAATGTCATAAATATTATAATTTAGACTTGCATCTCTGGTTTTTATTATATTTTTACTGTAAAAATATAAATTGTATTTTTTTGTATAGTCTTCTAAATTAGGAAAATAACTATCACAATCGAACTCTTTTTCAATATAAGTAATTATTATTTCATTAATGTTAAAAATTCTATTGTTATTATTGTGATTAATTAAGAAGAGTTCGTATATTTGTTCCCCACCAATAATCCATACTTCATCATAGTTTTTTGATTTTACAAACTCTTCTAAATTTTGTAAAGTTTCAAATGTTTTAACAATATTATTATTGTTTAATTTATTAATAACGAGTGATTTAGACAAAATCAAGTTATCTCTATTTGCTAATCCATTAACATTATTTATACTTTCATATGTTTTTCGCCCCATAATAATAGCATTATTTTTATTTCCAATTGTTAATTTTTTAAATTTTGCCATATCTTCTTTAATATTCCATAATAGCATATTGTCTTTGCCTATACCATTATTTTTACAATAGGCAACAATAATATTTACAATCATATTTATATAAAATTAAACTCTTATATTTATATAAATGTCAAATATATTTAAATTTTATATTAATAATGCTAATCAATTTAGTAAAGTATACTTATTTATTAAAAATAAATATTTACCAAATCAATTATCTTTACCTGAATTACCTAGTATTCAAGAATTAAATACTAATTATAGCGAATCTTCTGTTTTCTTAAAAAGTAGTATATATGAAAAATATTTTAGAAATGATTTTAATGAAAACGATTTAATATATATAAATACATTTAACAGTAAACTTATTTTTGTTGATAATGTTATTAATATTGATGATACTATTGAAACAATAAAATTGAAATTTATTCAAAATATTAATGAGAGTATTGATGAAGATGAAAAAATTTGCTTTGAAGAAATTTATATGTATGGCCTGGCGCCATCAATATTAAATAAACTCGAAATGTTTAATAATTTAACAAACAATAATAAAATAGATTTAACACGAAAAATGTTAATAGACTATTTTAAAAATATTTATGAAGGTTCTACTATTTTAAGCAACTTAGAAATTAAAGAGCATTACAGTTATGATGATATTAATTATATTAATATTACAAACATTAATGAATATAAGTCAATAGGTCAAAGTTTTATAAAATATTATGCCAATTTTATTGTTAATCCTTATAATTACGAAAAGAGTCTAACAAAACAATCAAGCGATCTTATAACTATAAATAATTATAATATGTTATTTGAATACAATGTAGACAATACAATATATGTATGTTTGGCAAGTAATTTTTTTAAACTAGAAAATAACATAGAGGACGATGAACTATTAATTAAAATATATTTTAAATCATTATATGTAAAAAATATAATAAATATAAAAGATTTTTTTATACAAAAGACAGAATTACAAAAAAAAACGTATCAATTATTTAATAGTGAAAATTTTATCAATAAAAATGAATTTATATTTTTTTTAAAGACAATAGATGCTAAATCTAGTAGTTTAAAATATGAAAATACTGGAATAAAATATATTAATATAAATATTCATAGCACTATTAATTCGAATATTTCATTAGAAACAATATTCAAATTATTTAATAGCAGTGAATTATATCCATTTATTAAATATAATCCAGGTAAAAAATTAGAAAATTTATATCGTCTGTATTGTGATAAAACAAGTAATAAAAAAAAAATACCATTGCTTAGTAAGACATTAATATTAAAGTATGCAAAATTTTTAGGCAAAGCACACACAATAACATTTTATGTTAATTCCAAAGAAGAATTGTTCATAAATAATGTTAGTGAATTTATAATTGAATTAGAAGATAGTGGTATTATTAATCTAAAAATAGACTTTAAAAATATTATAAGTATTGAAAATATAAACATTTTGATTCGTAATAATGTGAATGCCATTATTAAATTTATTAAAAATTTAATAGTTAATAATAGTATTGAATTATTTGATAATTTACATGATAATAATATTGAAATAAATTCAATAAACTATGTTTCAAATATTAACATTAAAGGAAATCTTAGTTTAAAAAATATAAGTAATTGTATAAGTTTTTTATTCAATGTAATAACAAATGATACAAAAGAAATAATAATGCGTTATAAACACGTTTCAAATTTTAGTATAATGAACTCAGAAGAATCATTTATAATTGAACTTATTAAACAAAAATTTACAGAAAGTGAAATTGTAAGTAAATTAGAAGAAAATTATAAATTATCATATGAAGAATCAAGAGCAAAATTAATAAGTGTTGTCAACTCTTTAAATTTAGTTCAAAATACATTCAACTATAAAAAATTAATAATTAAAAACAATCCAGGATTTTTAACAACATTAAAAAAAACAACTTCAAGCAATCTCTCAATTATAATAGAAAATATTGACAATATTAATTATTTAAGAACCATAACTATTTATATTGATTCTATTGTTAAAATTTTATTAAATCAAATAACAGATCCTTTATTAGAAAAATTTATTAAAAATATGTGCAAAAAAGTTTTACCAAAAGAAGAACTTGAAGAAAAAAAAATAGATATTGCAGAAAGTGTAAAATCTACTGAAGTCATTAAAAATGTTGCTCATTTATTAGAAAATGACGACGAAGATGAAATAAGTTCAATGAATAATGATTTATTAAATATATTATTAGACGATGAAGATGATGATGATGATGATGATGATGATGATAAAGAAGATAATGAAGAAGAGGATGAAAATAACAAAGAAGATGAAGAAGCAGTTATTCACGATTCTGCGACATTAAATGAAAAAATAAATACAGGATCTCTTGAACAAGATGTTGAACAAGATGTTGAAGAAGATGTTGAACAAGATGTTCCACATAAGATTAATGAAGAATCTGTAAAAGAAAAATTTGCACATGATATAAAAGAAGACAATGAAGAAGGTTTTAAAGAATTTTCAGAAAAAAGTAATCCTATATTAAAACGATTAATAAATAAAGAACCAATATTATTTAGCACTGATAAAAACAAATTTTATACTGAATATTCCCGATTATGTCAAGCAAATATAAAAAAACAACCAGTCATATTAACACAAGAAGAAAAAGATAATATAGATGAAAAAGATAAAAAAAACGGAACGAAATCATATACTGAAAGTTATCCATATGGAACAAAAGAGGGAAACGTGTATCATTATATATGTCCCAGATATTGGGATTTAGAAAAAAATATTAGTTTATCACACGAAGAAGTAGTGAGTAAAAATTATGGAAAAGTTATTACAAAAAAAAATAAAGATGGAACTTATGATGGAAATATAATGGAATTTACAGATTCAAAACATCATCTTGATGAAAAAGGAAACTATATAAATCATGTCCCTGGTTTTTTAGATGAAAAACATAATAGAGATGGTTTTTGTTTGCCTTGTTGTTTTAATAACAAATTATGGAATAAACCACAACAAAAACAACGACGAGATAAATGTTTAAATTTGGATTATAAAATTAATACTGAAGAAAAAAAAGAATATTTTAATTACATTAAAGGACCAGAGAAATTTCCATTAGAAAAAGGTAAAATTGGGTTTCTTCCAATAAGTATTCAAAAATTATTACAATTTGATAATTTAGATTGTGTATCAACGCAAACTCCAAATCTACTAAAAACAAATCATAAATGCTTGCTGCGTTATGGAGTAGAAAATAGCAGCAATCAATCTTTTATTGGTTGTATTGCTGATTTATATGAGTCATTAATATTAAGAAATAAAAAATCTATAACCATTAATGAAATGAAAAATATTATTAAAACTAGTATAAGTATTGATACTTTTATAAAGTATAATAATGGTAATTTACCGCATATTTTTATTTCTAAAAATTTTAATGAGGTTATTGATACAATAACTATTAAAAAATATGAATCAAGTAAGTTATATCAGGAAGTTATAAAATCTTCAAGTACTAGTGATACGACTCCAAATAATGACAAAATAATTTTATTAAAAAAAATAATTAACAGTTTTGAAAATTTCTTAAGATATATAGAAAGCAATTTAACAATAGATTATACTTATTTATGGGATATTATTTGTAAAAGAAATCCACTACTTTTTCCAGATGGATTAAACTTAATTATATTAGATATTACAAGCGAAGATATAACAGATAATATTAAAATTATATGCCCTAAACAAAATTACAGTGATGAATTTTTAGATATAAAGAAAAAAAGTTTATTATTAATTAAAAAAGATGACTATTTTGAACCTATTTATTTAATAAATAATACAGTTAATAATTATGATTTTACAAAAGTATTTCCATTTACTAGCAATAAAGAAGATAGTGCACTTAAAAACTTCAAAATTATTTTAAATAACATTAGAAAAGCAATAAATATGAACTGTATTCGTAAAATAGATACAAAAAAATATAATAGCTCAATTTATAATTTTAAACCTAATATTTCATTAGATAATATAATTACTATTATATTAAAACTAAAATATGAAATTACTTATCAAATAATTGATTATAATAACAAAGTTATTGGAATAACAATAAGAAAAGAAAATGAAAAAAAATTTATCGAAAAAGGATTTATTCCGTGCTATCCTTCTGGATTATCTAGTAATTATGAAGAAATTTCATATAAACTAATAGACGAACTGGATACCGAGGATTATAATGATTATATTAATACTAAAGAATTATTGCAAAAAATATATAAACTAAGCGACTATAAAATTATATGTAAACCCGAATATAAAATTGAACAAGAAGGGGTAATAGTTGGCATCCTTACTTTGGGTAATCAATTTGTAAGATTGAGTAAACCAGAGCAAAATAACGATGATGATTTAATAACAATAGAGAATAAAGATTTTGTTTTTGTTGATAAAGAAATACAAACTAAATATTATAAAAATAATACTAGAGATGAGTTGATAACTAATATTAAATTGGAAACATTGTTTTATAATAATTTTAAAAATACTTTTAAAAAAATATTAAATATTAACATAAATAACAAAAAGAAGAATGAACTATTACGAATAATAAATAATAATTCAACATTATATTTAGATAAACTTTCAAATATTTATGACATATTGAAAAGAATGGGAAATAACTATATTATATTTTCAGAAGACATGAAACCTATGTTAGATAATATAAAATTATCTTCGTGTTTTGATGATGAAAAATGTCCCAGTATAATTTGTAAAAAAGTAAACGCTACTTGTTCACTAATAATACCTAAAAAAAATTTAATTAATAATGAAAATAATGAAGAACTATATTATACTCGTTTATCTGATGAATTTGTTAGATATAATAAATTTAGAAATTTTATTTTTGAAAACAGCAATGTATATAGTTATGGGTCGGTTGAATATAATATTTTAAATAATGAACTTTTATTGTTTCAATCATCATTAACCCAAGAATTTTTTAGGGACCTACCATATATCAATAAAGATAATAATTATGTTGATAAGTTTGATACATTTGATACATTAGGATATGAAAATACAGATAAAATGTTAAATTTACAAACTTATAAAAAAGAAAAAGGAGAAACAATAGTAATAGAAGTTTCAACCAATACAGATAAAGAAATTATGAAGCAAAATAAAATGTTTCAAGAAAATCCAGAAAAATTTAAAACAATTGATGAATTAAAACAAACTAAAGACGACGATGAAGATATTGAAGATGAAATTACATCAGAAGACGACGATGTAGAATTAGATAAAAATATAAAATTATTGACTGAGTATACAGATAAAAACCACTATTGTTCTTTCAGTAAAAATAAAATAACAGAGGATTTTAGGAAAAATTTTAAAACCACAATACATCAACTGAGATATTCATTGGATGATAAAATTTGTTCTTTTCAATTAATTTTAATAATAATTAAATATCACAATAAAGAGTATATTAACTTGACTATTCAAGAATTGAGAAAAAAACTAATCAGTTTATATAAAAATAATAGTAATTTTGATTCCTTATGTCATATTTTATTAAAAAATAATAAAAAAATAATTATTGAAAAAGTTATAAATGAAGAAATAACAATTGAAGAGTGCATATTGAGTAGTGAATATTATGTAACATATATTGATATATACTTAATATCAAAAGAGTATGACTTACCTATAATATTGTTATGTAATACTATTATTGATAGAACTATTACGGAAGAACATTATATCATATTTAATATAAATAGATTATCTAATAATTATTTTTTTATAAAAAATCGCACTCTATATGATAGAAAAAAAGTGCATAATTATAAATTAATTATTAATGCTTCAGATGTTATTTTTAATATAGATGATGATTTGCAAGATAGTTCTGAAGACTTACAAAATAAATTACAAAATGATATCGCTAATTTTAAAGATGTTCTTGGTAATTATATAGATAATTATGTTATAAATGATAAAAAACAAAAACCAGAAGTTGCAAATCCAAAAGTTGCTAAGCCAAAAGTTGCTAAGCCAAAAGTTGCTAAGTCAAAAGTTGCTAAGTCAAAAGTTGCTAAGTCAAAAGTTGCTATGCCAGAAGTTGCTATGCCAGAAGTTGCTATGCCAGAAGTTGCTGTGCCAGAAGTTGCTGTGCCAGAAGTTGCTGTGCCAGAAGTTGCTGTGCCAGAAGTTGCTGTGCCAGAAGTTGCCAACTCTGAGCAAACAAAAAAATCCAAACGTTGTCCAAATGGTACTCGCAAAAATAAAAAAACTGGATTGTGTGAAAAAATATGATAATATTTTTATAAATTTTATAATAAAAATTATTTATTATTATAATATTTGTTAATTTTGTAGAAGTAAATATTTAAAAATCTAATTCGTAATCATTACTTGTTCCATTATTGATATTTTTAATAGAAGCAACGCTTGATTCAATCAATAAACTATTTGTGCTGCACTCATTTGAAGTTTCACTGCTTATCTGATTTAATAATGATTGTTCATCACTATCATCATTGGGTTCTAATGTAGTTGATTGCGGTTTAATAGACATTAAGAAGTCATTATCGATCAACACTTTAAAGCAATTAGTTCCATAATATCCTTGCTGTCCGCACATAATATTTGCCGATACACCTTTCATATTATCTAACTCACCATGTTTTGCGGCTTTTAAAAACATTTCAGGTGTTTCTTCAAAAGAAGCTTTAGCAATAGCACCAATATCGTCATTGTTAATACCATGCCTAAAAATTGAAACCATCTTATCATTACAAGTCATTCTGTCTGCTAACATAATTAAATGATGGTAATTAATATATGTACTATCAAACTCGATAACCTCTGAAAATTCGTCAAATATACTTTGCCTAGCAGCCTCAATACCAAATGTATTATAAATTTCTATAATATGGTTTGAAATAGTTCTTGTTTTATCTACAAAATCAAGGGCCAAAATATCTAATAAATTACTACCTACCGTATCTAAAACCCATAAATCTTTTTTGATATATTTTGTATCAATTTCCTCAAAATTATCTGTAATTTTGCGCAATGTTACTTTGTTAATATTTTTTACTCCGCGTAAAATAAGATTATCTAGCAATTCTTCTTGTAAGTTTCTTAATAAATATATTTCATCACTTTGATCAAGCGATTCTAATACATTTTTGTTCTTCTTTTTCTTTAATAATTGAAGATTTTTATTTATGCGAATTCTAAAAATTAATTTTTCCGAGTTATAATCACTATACATACATGTTAAATTACTATAACTATTCATTAAAGCAAAATGAAGATCATCCATTGATATATTTTTATCTAACATTTCTATTTTGTTCATATACATTATAATAATCCATTTTGATTTATCTTTGCTGCTGTCATAACTAGAATTACAATCGTCTAATAGTTTCTCAAATTCATTATATTCTTTCATTAATTCAATATCTTCAGTCATTAATGTATTTAAATCATCTGGATCAAAGCATATTTCTATTGATTCCACAAGCGAACGCAATTTTGTGTTCTCAATCTTAGAAATATATGCTTTTGTTTTATTTTGGTCATAACAATCTAATTTATTTAAATAAATTGTGCATGATAAACTCTTTGGATTATCGCTTAACGATAATATTTCTTCAATACGAGGAACACCACGAGTAACATTAGATTTTGAACCAACACCAGCAAAATGAAATGTGTTCAATGTTAATTGAGTTGTTGGTTCGCCAATACTTTGCGCAGCAATCATGCCAACCATTTCTCCAGGTGCCACTAGTGCTTTCTTATATGCATTATTTATTATTGTTATTAAAATATCAATTGATTTGCGTGTTAATCGTTTGTGCATTAATAATTCTTTTGGACTTAAATAATAGAAGTATAATACTTTAAATAATTCATTTGGTTTACAATAGTTTAATAAGTTTAATTTTTCAAAATTATCTTCAATAATTTCAAACACTTCTAAGGGTGTAATATCTATAATTACATTTTCTTCTTGATTACCGGCAATATTATTAATAATATGAGTAAATGATACCGGAACATTTACCGATGGTTTATAAACTCGATTAAATATTTTAACAATCACATCTTCGCGTGCTTTAAGGATGAAATCAATATAATATTTGCACTTTTTATCTAATTCTGTTTTTTGCCTTTTAAATTTACTATATGCTTGTTTCGTATATAATGTTCCATAAAGTGAATCTTTTGAATAATCATTTGGCATTTGATAATGACCATAAATCTCTTCAATTGTCATATTAACAAAAGGAACTGGTTGCGACTCTACCCTTACAGGATCAAAATTATCATTTCCATAACTATATTGAATAATTTTATTCTTATTGTTGCGAACAGTCATATCATAATGAACCATCAAATCTTCTAATCCTTTAATCAATCGTCGCTGAATATATCCAGTTTGACTAGTTTTACATGCTGTATCAATTAAACCTACACGACCACCCATAGCATGAAAGAATAACTCATCTGGATTTAATCCACCAATAAACGAATTTTCTACAAATCCACGCGCATTAGGAGAATCATCATATTTAGTATAATGCGGTAATGTTCTATCTTCGAATCCATACGGAATTCGTTTTCCATCTACGTTTTGTTGCCCCAAACAAGAAATCATTTGTGAGATATTTAAATCGCTACCTTTAGATCCGGCATTTACCATAATAACAAAACGATTAGTGCTATCTAAATTTTGACGACCTAATTTACCGGCTTCAAAAGAAGCCTTATTTAAAATGTTGTTAATGCGTGTTTCAAATTCATCAACATTTGAGCGTCCTGTTTTATTATCAAAAATACCTAAATGTGTTTCGTCTATTAAAGACTTGACTTCTATTTTTTTCTTATTAATTGTTTCATTAATTTTATCATTTGTTTCTCTATCAGCAATGAGATCACTAATTCCAACACTATAACCATGAACTTTCATATATTCAGTTACAATGTCTTGCAAATTATTAATAAAATCGCAAGCAGCATCCACGTCATAATCATTGTAAATTCTATGAATTATTCCACGTGTTGTATCACCTAAAATGCTTTTTTCAATATGACCGCGCTTAATGGTTCCCTTATTAATTTCTAGTACATTATTTGATTTGCTATAGTCTTCATTTTCACTATATTGCTTAGTCTTATATTTTAAAGTAATATTTGGAATAATTTGACTTAATAATGAAAAACTGCTTCGTGATTGTTCATCAAAATTTATTTTTTTTAAATCAATAGTTTTAAGGTGAGCCATTAAATTCATTGCTGTGCGAGAATTAAAAGTAATATCTTCTCGTGTAAATAAATAACTACTTAATAATGAATCTTGAAAAATACCGACAATAGATTTATTATTTGCAGGACTAATAATTTGATATTTTACAGCAGCCAAAGTTTTAAGTTCTATTTCAGATTCATCATCTTGAGGCATATGTAAATTCATTTCATCACCGTCAAAATCTGCGTTATATGGTTTAGTATCAGCAACATTCATTCTAAAAGTGTCACCTTTATACATTATTTTAGCAATATGACACATCATTGACATTCTATGAAGACTTGGTTGACGATTAAAAAGCACAGCATCACCATCTAACATATGGCGATGAACAATATCACCTAATTCCAAATTAATTGAATCGCGATCAACATATCGCAAACTAATGCAATCGCCATTTTTTCTTTCATAAATTTTTGCCCCAGGATACACATCAGGACCATTTAAAATTAATTTGCGCAAATAATTTTTATTTTTGGATGTAACAATAATAGGTTTTGTTAAATTCTGTGCAACTTTTAATGGTACACCTAATTGACTAATAGATAAATTGGGATCAGGTGTAATAACCGAACGAGCACTAAAATCAACACGTTTGCCCATTAAATTACCCCTAACTCGACCACTTTTGCCATTTAATCTTTCTTTAATTGCTTTCAATGGACGCCCTGATCGCTGAGCAACAGCAGCAACACCAGGTATTTTATTGTCTACTAATGTAGCAATATAATATTGTAAAACAGTAGTCCAATCATCAATTACATTTGATGCTGAATTTTGCTCTATTTTTTCTTGTAACATTTTATTTGCTTTAACAATATTAATAATAATATGTGTTAAATCATCCTCACTTCTTTGCTGTGCATCATGTTTAATTGAAGGTCTTACTTGTGGTGGAGGAACTGCTAAGACTTGACAAATCATCCATTCTGGACGCGACCAAATTGGACTGAATCCCATAAAATTTACATCTTCATCTGATATTTTTTTAAAAATTTTCAACATCATTTCAGGAATAATTTTCATAGTCATTTTTGTATCTTCTTTTTTAAATTCATAATTATTAAATTCTTCTTCTTTATCATTCCATTCGGCAATAATTGTTGCTAAACCTTCTTTTCTTATTTTCGGCTGTAAACAACCACATCCATTATGTGAATCTTCACCACAACGATGTTTTTTACTTGCCAACGCAAATACTTTGTTCCATCGTGTTTCAGCATTTAATTTCAATAAATAATTATATTTTTCTTTATCTATTAACAGTTTGCTACATTTAATACATAGACATCTGCAAATTTTCATAATTGTTGATAAATATTGAATATAATAAACTGGTCTGGCTAAATTAATATGACCAAAATAACCAGGCGTTTGAACATAATCTAAACCATCAGTAGGACATATCATTCCTGAATCCAAAACTCCCATTCGTGGATCAAATAATCCGCCTAAAACTGGCTTGTTATTTATATGAGTATCTCTATTGGTAATTTCTACAACAGAACCTTTTTGTATTTCATATGGACTTAAAATACTAAATTGAATACCGATGATTTTAGATGGTTTTTTATTTTCAAAATCAGTCATTCTTTTATAATAGTTAAATAATATTTATATTATATTTATTCAATTTTTAATTTTATAATGCTTTAATAGTTTTTTATAAAAAATAACAATAAAAATTATTTATTTATAAAAATAAAATAATTAATTTATAAAATTAAAAATTGAATATAATTTAATAATATATATAAATACTATAATTATTATGCCTCATAAATATAATACTAGAACTAAATCTGGAGCTCTTACCCCATTTCTTTACATTGATGATAATGATAGTAATAATAATGATGACGATGATGATGATTATTATAAGGGACGCAACCTTGCCCCATTTCTTTATAATAATGATGAAGATGACACATATAGTTCTAGTTCTAAAGACAACAATAGCAGTTCAGAATCCAGCGATTCTGATAATTCTGATAATTCTAAAAAATATAATGCCAAAAAAATAAATAAATGTGACTATTACAAATTTTTGAACGAGTTATATCCGTCAAACTATAGTAAAAATAAGTATATTGATGCAGTTAAAAAAACCATTGCTAATAAAGAATCGGTAAATAAGCGTTTTAAAAAGTCTCATGGTAATTTTGTAAATAGTTCTTCAAACTCAAATTTAAATAATTTATTTACCAATAAGATTATAAAAAAATCTAGAAAAATTTCTAAGAAAAAAAAAGTAGATGACGATGAAGACGATGAATATGATGAATATGATGAAGATTATCAACATGAAGATGATGATGACGATACTAAATATGAGAAAAGTTTATTAACCCATGGATTTAAAAAAATGTTTGACAATATTAATGGTTCTGACAAAAATATTAATATTATTTTAAATTTAAAGAAAGGTAAAAACAATATTTATAATAATGAAAATAATAGTCCAGATCGAATGCTAGGTAATTCAATATTTTCAAGTATGCATTATAATCAAAATAATCATCGCAATAATAATGAAGATGAGGAAGAGGAAGAGGAAGATGAAGAAGAGGAAGAGGAAGAAGAGGTGGAAAAGGAAGAAGATGAAGAAAAAGACTTGTGTAAGAAGAATAAAGATGATATTGTTCCAGCACCACAAAAAGTATCAAATAAGAATTATAAAAAATTTGATAATATTTTAAACAATGAAGAAAAAGAATCAGAATACTTTAAAAAATGTTTATCGTCTAATTTACAATTAGAAGCAATTGCTAAATTAGAAAACATTAAAGAATTAACTAAAATTAGTAAACCTTATTTACTTCATTTAGTTGACCTTGATATTCCAGACCAATATAAAGCATGTGCCTTAATAAAAATTAATACTATGCGTTCAATGGGGGGTTATGGAAATAGCGAATATTATAAAATTAAATCATGGGTAGATGCCTTCTTAAAAATTCCATTTAATAAATATAATAATTTACCCATCAGTTTTGCCGATGGAATTGAACAATGTCACGATTTTATGGAAAAATCAAAAAAAATATTGGATAGTGTTACTTATGGATTAGAGGATGCTAAAATGCAGATTATGCAAATGATTGGTCTCTGGTTAGTAAATCCAAATGCTATTGGTTGTGCTATTGCCATTAAAGGACCGCCAGGAACTGGTAAAACAACACTTATTAAAGAAGGTATTAGCAAAATTTTAAACAGACCCTTTGCGCTTGTTGCACTAGGTGGTTGTGGCGATTCTGGATTTTTAGATGGGTTTGATTATACATATGAAGGCAGTAAGCATGGAAAAATTATTGATATACTAATTCAGTGTGGATGTATGAACCCTGTTATTTTATTTGATGAATTAGATAAATTAAGCGATTCATTTAAAGGACAAGAAATTACCGGAGTATTAACACATTTAACGGATAGTACACAAAATACTAAGTTTAGTGATAAATATTTTTCAGAAATTAGTATTAATATGTCAAAAGCATTATTCATTTTTAGTTATAATGATGAATCAATGGTAAATCCTATTTTAAAAGATAGAATGTATAAAATTGAAACAACAGGATACAAAACTAAAGATAAATTGATTATTGCTAAGGATTATTTATTACCAAAAATTAGAGAGGAAATTAAATTTACTAGCGAGTCTATTGTTTTCAGTGATGATGTATTAGAATATATTATTAATGATTTTACAGAAAAAGAGGATGGTGTTCGTAATCTAAAACGATGCTTAGAGATCGTTTATAAGAAATTAAATTTATATAGATTAATGAAACCTGATATAAATTTATTTGAAAATAGTGAAGGTTTAAAATTAAAAAATAAGATTAGTTTTCCGTGTATTTTAACTAAGCAAATGATTGATGATTTAATTAATAAGGGAACAACAAAAGACATTCCATATGGTATGTATGTTTAATAAAATTTTATTAGTGAATTATTCTTATTTGAAGTTATAATAAATATTTTTTTTATAGCATACACTTAATTTGCTTAAAGACTTCGTGCTCTTCTTGTAGTGATTGCCATATTTCTTGGTATATCAATTTGTGGCGGTCTTACTATTGCCTCTGCTCTGCGAGTAGTAGTATTTCTTAGTGTTGGTTGTATTTCAATTCCAAATTGCGACATTCTATAATCATTTAATGAACCATTCATATAACGTCTCATCAAACTATTAACATTACTAATACGACTAACTGTGTCAAGTATATAATTTCTTAATGTCAAATATCCATCTATTTTAAGTTGTGATTGTAAAAATTCAGGTTCATTATAAAATCGGATTATTCTTCTAACTCTAAGTAATGTGTCGTCTAGTAATGGCAACATATTTTGTTCATCATTAAACTCATAATGTATATTTACGTTATTAATAAAATATAATAAACGTCTTTCTGCATTAGAAAAACGTAAATGCATGGGATACTGATTTAATAGACTAACTATTTTTTGTAAATTTTTGTCACGAAATTTGTCTTGAATTCTTGACGCAGAAAATTCTCTAAATATTATATCTGATACTTCGTGTGGTATTCCATGTCTATCTAAATCTCTTAGTGCCGACCTCGTCTCTCTAAAACTTCGTAATGAACCGGCTTTATTTTTTAATTTTTTAGGATGTTTTCTATTTTTATATGTTTTTGGCATAGTTATTATAATAGTATAATATTTTTATTAAAAAGTATTTTTAATAAAAAGTATTTTTATATTAACTTAGTGTTTAATAGCTGCGTATTCTTCTAGTTAGTGCTCTTGCTCTCTCTGTGCGTGGAGGTCTTACAATAGCGTCTGTTCTGCGAGTAGTAGTATTTCTCATATTTGGTTGTGTTTCAATTCCCAATTGTGCTCCTTGATAATCATCTAAAGCACTTTGAGTATAGTTTTGCATATTATTTTCTAAATCTTCCATATTGCCTATTATTAATCCTATAAAATCTACTATATCATTATAACCATTTTCTGCTAATTCGCGTTGTAAAAATCCTGCTTCATTATGGAATCTTATTAAATGATTAACTTCTTCTAAAACAAGGTTGATTTGAGTTATCATAGTTAGTAATACAGATGGAATATTTTTACGTCTATACTCATATGATGTAAATACGCTATTAATAAATGCTTTATATTGTCTTACTTTAATAACAAGAGTTGGATATATTCTAGCTATGGATTGTGTTAGTTCTTCTAATTGAAGTTGATATGCTTGTATTGATGCTAATAATTCACGCGATTCTGCTTCTGCATTTTTTCCTGCTTTATTTTTATTTTTTTTGGCATAGCGTTTATTTTTATATGTTTTTGGCATAGTTATTATAATATAAAAATATTTTTATTAAAATATGAATTATTCATCATATAACCAACTAAAATAATATCTCTCGTCTTTTGTATGTTTAAGATTAGAAAACTGTAAAAATACACTAGCATCTCTACATAAAGCCAATAATTCTCTCTTAAACTCGACAAATTTTATTGTATCAAAGTTATTATTAGTAAAATAATATGGATTTTGTATTATTGCGTGTGTTATAAATTGTCGTTTATGAGGTTCTAGTTCAAACGCTCCAATAAAATAAGGGCCTTGTTTTAAATTTACTGTTTTTGGAAAAAAACCTATGTAAAAATAACTTCGAGAAGAATTTACGCTTCCAAAATCACGCATTTTAAACATATCTTGAAACATAAATGTAGGAAAATGATTTGGTTGATGTGTCATTTCATAACTCCAAGTTTTTGCCCATTCAATAGATGACTCTGGAGTTAGTAATTTTAAATCTTTAGATGTAGGTTCTCTAATATATTTCTCATATGAATTATAAGTTGTTAATAATTTATGTGTTTCTGTTTGACTATTGTTTTTATAATAATTGTCTACAAATTTGGTTATATAGTTTTCAACATAGTTTTCATCAACCTTGTTTTCATCAACCTTATTTTCATAAATCTGTTTTTCTTCAATATTTAATGTTATATTACGTTGCTTTATAAACTCGTAAAATGAATTACTATTACTTATATTAGACATTAGTATATTGCTTCTTTTATTTTTGCATAATTTTGCACTATTACTTAAATGAATATTATGTGTAATAATAAAAGCATTATTACAGATTATATTTAAAAATACTAACACTATATTATAGTAATACATATTATATATATTTATATTTATATTTATTATTTTTAAATATTAATCATAATTATAAAGTTATGAAAGTAAAGTTATGAAAGTAAATTTGTGAGATTATTAAATTCATTTTTCTTCTCAACAGATAAAGGTTCGTGGTCTATAATGTAGTTTGTGTCGTGTTTTACAAATTGACTTTCATTTTGTTTTAAAACCGATGTTGGAGAAAAGTATATATTTTTGTAATCGTCGTTTTCTTGTATAAATGAAATTCGTGATTTATTTGTTCCACGTGCTAATAAATAATTTTGCTGTTCAGGACTAATACAAGCGCACCCTTTAGATGTGCTATATTCTGTATTATAAAAACAACATTCTGGTAAAAATTTATTATCTTGCAAAAAAATTTTTGTTGGATCAATTTGAACATTATTATATGAATTGAAATTTAGTTCTGGGTGTTTAAAAACTTTAGACAGTTCTCTAATATTATCATAATAATTTTCATTAGAACTTCTTGATAAAAAATTATTATAGTTTTCTAAATTCTTATTTTTATAAGCATTTTTATAGCTTTCAAACCCATATATTATACCCATTATAAGAAATATTGTAAGTTTATCAAATATTAATACAAATATGATAATAGCTACAAAAACTTTCATTATTTTATATTTAAATATATGATGATTAAAAACTTTTATTGCATTTAATTTATTATTTAATATCATGCTATACTTTAAAAAATAATTGTATAATTTATGTATTGAATTGTTTAATTTGAATGTCATTTTATTGCTATTATATTATATTATAGTAGTATTAAATAAATTGTTGTTATTAAATATTATTACTCTGGAAATACTTTTTGAACAAATCTATTAAATAAAACATACATTATCAAAACAATTATTAAAAAAATTACTGCTACTATAAATCCTATAGTATATGCGATAATTACAACTACAAGTAATGCTGCCAAAATCCAACCAATTAAAGGAATACTCATTAAATTAGAAAATAATATAACTACTATAACAAGTGTAAGTAATAATCCAACTACCATAATAGATGCTGGTATAACCATTGTTAATAACCATCCCATTACAAAAACGACAAATATTAATCTAAATGCTTTCATTAACAATGTAAGTGTATGGAATGCCACATTAATTGAAGATAATATTTTTCTAAGAAATTCATTAGTGTTCATGAAAAAAAATTTAATATTTATTAAAATAAGTGACAGTTTTTCCATAATCATTTTAAACAATTCTAAAAGTAAATTGAATAAATACACAATAAATTTTTGAAGTCCTATAAATGCCTCATGTATTGCACCATATATCCCTTCAACAGACTTTACTATATTATCTATTGGTTTTTTTGCTTCTTCGGCTATTTCTGAATTTAATATATTTAAACATTCATTAAAATTATTAATTATATAATCCAATTCGTGGTCTTTTGATTCTTCACTATTTATTACTGATGCAAATGGCATCAATATTGGATTACATTTATTTTGAGACCATGAACTTTTATATGATTTTATAGTACCTGTGATTATAAAATATAGTGCTATAAAAATTATAACTATAAAAATAATAATTGTAAACCATATATCATTACTATAGATTTCACTATATTTACTGTCATCAAAATAATTATTTATTTTGTTAACTATATTTTCATCTGTAGTTGTCATATTAATATAGAACACTAAAATTAAAATACATATTAATTTATATAAATTATACAAATTATACAAATTTCTATATTTTTAAAGAACTTTTTATAATTTTTTCCCAGTAAATATTCGAAACGCTGTTCCTGGAAGATCTCCTACTATTGCTTCACCTAAACTAGTACTTAATCCTATTAAGTTATAAACTACAGTAATCATTGAAGTTATTTTACCAAAAACATTAGATACAGTAATAAGAGAATTACTTAATCCACTGACTAACATTTTAAATCTATTTCCTAAATCTTCAATAATATTAATTGATTCACCTTGTTGAACATTTAATCCTAATTTTAATGATTCTAATACTTCTGTAAAAACATTTCCTGCTTCCGCAAAAGTATCAAGCGTATCATAAACAGGAGCTAAAAAAGATTTCATAAAATCACCCTGTGTTTCTTTTGTACATTCTTGAAATGTTAATATAGGGTCGAACCCAACTAATCCAGCAAAAGGCGTCACTCCTGGATTGCATTTATATTTTTCCCAGTTATTTTTAAGTTGTGCTAATCCAACACTTAATGTTATAAATAATTGAATCAGGCAAAATATTAATACAATTAAAAAAGCATTACCTATATCGCCTAATCCCATTAAATATTATAATTATAATATAATTATAATATAATTATAATAATAACTACTAATTAATATTTGTTATTAATTAAATATTTTTTGCATATTAACTATTCTTTGAACATAGTGAAGCAACTGTTTGGTTTGCTTTTTGGACTGATTGTGATACAGGATTTCCTGCTCCGCCTATTTCTCTGATATAATCTGAATTTTTTTTATCCATATTTTCTTTTGAAGAACAAGCAGTTTTATAAGATATATTGTCTTGCAAAACTTTTGCTTTAGTTTTATTATTTTCTAAAATGGAATCTATTTTGTTTACAACCTCTGAAGATGTGCTATTACTATTACCTTCTATTAAATTATAATTTCCTAAATATAACATCCATATTAATAAAGTTATTAATATTACTATTACTAAATTATAAATATTATTTGGTTTGTATTTTAAAACCATTAAAATACTATAATATTTAAAATAAATATAATATTTTAAATATTAAAGTAATTACTAATAATATAAATATAATGGGCGACTCAAATATTTTTAATCCACAACAAAGGTTAGACTTGGCAGCATTAATTAAAGCGAACGAAACTGATGATTGTACCGAAGAAATTCGCTCAAAGAAACAAAGCGTTCTAATCAAAAATGATGTAAAACATATGATGGTATTAAAGCAAAAATATGAAAGATTGAGCAAATCTAATCCTAATGAATTTGATGCTATTTGTGTTAAACAATGTAATTTTTTATTTAATAATTATACTGATTTATATAATAAAATAAAAAATGATAATTTAAATTTAACTATTTTAGATAAAGTTTTAGATATATTAAAAAAAATAGAAGATGGAGAATTAAACCAACACGAGGGTTCTTACTTAGTTGGAAAATATCTAAAAGAAATGTATATAGACAGTGCGCTTAAAACAAAAGAAAAATTAGAAGCCAAAGAAAGAAATAAAAAGGTTCCAAAAAAACCTTTTGCTAATATTGAGAAAAAAATAAGTTATAAAGATTTTAAATTATTGAATACTAAATAAATATTTCTTATATATTTTAACTACATTCCACATAGTTGTCTTCTTCTTCAAGTTGTGTGATTTTACTCTTTAAAAGTGTAATTTCATCTTTAAAAGTTCTATTTGTTTCTTCTAAATTCATATTTTCTTGTGCTAATGTTTTATTTTTGCTTGTTAAATCGTGAATAACACATTTTAAATTTCTTAATTCTTTATTTTGTGAATTAACAATATCTTGTGGAGAGCAACAATGTCCATGAATCTCAATATGCTCTTTTTGACTTTTAATAACCCAATTTTCATGTTTTTGAGTAGTAAAATGACTATTCACAAATTGTGAACTGACTTGATATGTTCTATTCATACAAGGACATCTAATTTTCGGACCATATTCTTTAAGTAATTCTGGATATGTTTTATCACGTAATCCTTCTGTTTTTTCGTCATATTTCAAACAATATTCACACGCCGTTTCAACAATCTTGGTATCATTATTAATCATAATTTTTATTAACTATTCTATTAACTATTTTATTAAATATTTTATTAAATATTTATAAGTTTTCAATTTTATTTAATATATTCTAAAAATACTAATATAAAACATTTAGTAAATAATATTTAAAAATATTGTTTCTAATACGATTAGAAGAAAAAATATTTATAAATATGATTACATACTTATTCTATAGAATGAAACATAGTAATATTACATATAATACTATAACTAGAGTGACACTTATTGATAATTCTCTCATAAAAGCTTTAGAAATTGCTAAAAATAGAAAACTTAAGATTGCTAAAATTAGAGAAGGCAAAATGGAAAAAGTAATTGAAATGAGTGAAAGTCATAATGCAACTCCTTATAAAAAAAAATAAGTTCAAGTTATTCTCTATTATTAAAATATTAATATCTATATATATAATGGGTGATGATTATTCTTTATTAATTACCAGAGTTAATGAAATAATTAGAAATAAAAATTGTGAAATAACTATGATACAAGATGATGATAATACTTATACGTTTATTATTACAAAACAAGATTCATCAGAAGAAATTGCTTATGTAACTATTAGTAGAAAGAATCATGTGGTAAAAATACACAATTTAAGAGAATTTGTAAATAAAGGCACAAGAAGAATATTTACAACTTTGAGAAAAGGTATAAGTAAAGTTCTAAGAAGAAGAAAATTTATAAATAAAATAGTTGATTTGTTTTATATAAAGACTGTTTATACTAAGAAAAATTATGAGGGGAACTATTTTGCCACATTATTACTTATTTATGGAATATCCACTCTCAAATTAAAATACAAGCATATTAAGCATGCTACATTAAATGATTGTAGTGATAATAGCTCTGATATAGAAAGAAACTTATATCATATGTTGGGGTTTTTTCCACTTGGTAAAGTTTCTTTACTTTGTCCTCCTGAAGACGCAGGAAGCGAGACTGAACCATCACAATTGGTATTAGACGATATTGAAAAACAAGCAGACCTGATTTTGTTTCCACAAAGAGCAAGTGATGCACTTACAAAGATTGAGACTAAAACTGTAGAAAAAGGCGCTGCTCTTATTAAAAAAGTGCGAAAACAATCGCAGAAACATAGACGTCGCCGTAATATTAGAACACATAGAAGGTAAGTTAATTTTCAAGACAATCTCTCAAATAATTTAGAAAAATCTATTATTTTATATTATTTTCACACTATTAAGTTAAAATAATATAAAATATATTATAAAATATTATAGTATATTAATTATGAAAACTAACAATTATACTTTTATTACATATGGATTGTTAACTTTATTAATAATATTTATTTATTCACTCAGTTTTAAATATAAATTCAAAACAGCACAACAATTATCATTTAGAGGATTTACAAATGAAAATTCTAATAAAGAAAATTTTAATAATAAAAAAGATTCAATAATTAAAGAAGGATTTACATATGATGATAATGATACAAGTACTACGAAAAATGGCGATGTTTTTAAAGTAATAGAAAATAAACTAAAAGGGTTACTTCAAGAATTAGGAGGAAATGAAGGTAAATCTGAAACAAAGAAAATTCTAGTAAATACAAAAAAAATATGCGATTTAGAGTGTGCAAAATGTATGATGACTATGATAAGTGATAAAAAATCAGTAAAAACAATTGATTTAGAAAATATATTAGATGATGAAACAAATGAAAATTGTATAAAATGTAAAAAATATACAGAATTATCTACTTCTATTAAATCTATTATTGACAATTTATAATCAATAATTAAACGCTCAATTTCTCGTGTGGTTTTCTATATACATAACGTTCTTCAAAATCACCTCTATTTACAGCATTCAATGTATAATTTTTGCCTCCCCAATGTGGATCCATAGGATTTACACTTTTATTGCCTGGTTGATGAAAAATTTTATCAAGTGGTGTATCCGAACCAATATCTTGATTTTGTGAATCAAAACCATTAAACATATTAGTGTTAAATACCTCATTATTATCTTTCGTAGCATCTAAAATTTCATCTTGTGAATTATTATTTAAAAAATCTTTGATTTGTGAAGGCAGTCCTCCTTCATTTTCGAAAATAGATGATTTCACTTGTATCAATTCATTATTTTGTGCATCAGTAGAATATTGTAAATATAATATTGGACAACTTATATTTTGATTATTTTGCCATTCTATAAATTTAGTATAATCTTCTAAATTATTAAATGTTATTGGATTTACTCCAGAAGCTATTTTTTTCTTAGAATTATATAAATGATACTTTCCATCTTTTTCGATTAACATATTAGGGCATTGTCCTGTTGGTGTATTTATATTATTTTCCAGTGTTTCATAATATTTATAAGAATTTATATAATAATATAATCCTAATATCATAAAACTAGTAATTATTACTAAGTTTAATTTATCATTAAAAAATAAATCAACATTCAATTTCATATTATATTATTATATTAATAATATAATATATTATTTTCACAAACATCTTGTAATTTTTATTTTATATTTAATATATAATATATAATATATTATTATGCCTTTTAAAATATATGATAATACTGTAAATAATGAAGAATTAAATAACTTATTAAAAAACAATACCTTATTTGTTGGTGTATTTAGTGAAACTTGTTCTTATTGTAAAAATATGGAACCAGAATGGAACAAATTTAAATCACTTACAGCAAAAGAAAATTTAAATGGAACTATTTTAGAAATTAATGCCAAATTATTATCATCTATTAATAATCCTTTAATTAGCAATAATGCCAATGGATTTCCAAGTTTATTTATAATCGGCAACAATAAATTTGTAACTAATTATGATTCAGAAAGAACAGGAGAGAAATTCTTACAATTTTTTAAAAGGTATATTCATAATACGCGAAAAAATTCAACTCTAAAGAAAGGTGGGAAAAAAATTAAAAAAATAAATCCTAATTTTATAAAAAAATCCAAAAATTATAATTCAAGATTGAAACTTGGTGAAAATATTTCATTATGTAAATATGCTAAGAATGGTATAAGTGGATGCTCAACATGTTGTTCTCAATTTAAAAAAAGAAAAACATATAAAAGATGTATAAAAAGATGCATGAAATAGTATATTTATCGTAATTTTGGATTAATACATACATCCATGGTTGGGAAAATGTCTCCTGACATACATTTACTTTTAGATGATACTTTCGCACAATGTCTTACATTATTTTCTTTGCCGATATAACAAAATCCGTGATGTTGAGATTCATTAGTACTAGGCTGAGGTAATTTGTCTTCTTTTTTTATAATTGATTTTTTTATATCACTTGGTATATCTTGTATACGTTTTTCTATTTTTCTTTCATTTTTTAAAACACTTTCTTCATCGTCGCTTTCATCTTCATCTTTTTCTTTTTCTTTTTCTTTTATAGGTGTTATTTTATCTTGTCTAATAGTTGATTGAAGATAATCAATACCTGCCGTCGAAGTGCTTGCTACGAATTTTACCGAATTATTAAACATATCTGTAATTAGATTTAATAAAATTTGTAAAAAATTGGATGATTCGCTTGCTATTGCTTGTGTTCCTTGTGATGTATGTTGTAATGTAGTTTTAGCAGTATCTCCAGATACCATGGCAATTATATATGCAAATGGAGATAATAAACCAGTTACTATATCTGTTCCCTGTGCTAAATAGTTAAATATATTAAATCCCAAAAACGCAAATACTAGTATAATAAAAATCCAAAAAAATATACTTTTTTTATTATCTGTTTTTACTTCATTATAAATTGGTTCGCTATTTATCATATTACCTATTGGTGTATTTGAAAAAGTATTGATTGCTTGTTTAAAGTTATTTTCACTTGAATAATTATTATTCATTATATATTATTTTTATATTATTATAGATTAATTATAATTTATATTTGCCTAATTATAAATTATAATATCTATATATAGTAATTGTATGATTTTGAATACAAAGAGATTAAAAAATAAATTTCCTAAATCAGTTAAATCACTTAAATCAATTAAATCACTTAAATCAGTTAAAATACGTTCTTTTTCGCCATTATTAAATAAACACTTAAGAATACGCTCATTAAAAACATTAAGACCTAATTCTTTAAAACTATGCGAGGGATTGTTAAGTTTAAGAATAAATAATGATGATTCGGCATCATGTAAGCCGTATAATCATCCCATTGTTCAAGAAATATTGCTTCATAATTTAAAATCGTCCAAACATTTAGATGTTTCAAGATTCATTCCACCAATTCAATTATTATCAAATTGCTGGTTTAATACAATGTTTGTATCTTTTTTTTATAGCGATAAAGGGAGAAAATTTTTTAGATTTTTTAGAGAATTAATGATTACTGGCAAAAAATTAGATTCTACTTTGATTCCTTCAAATATGGCAAAACTTCTCTTCATTTTAAACTTATTTATTGAAGCCTCATATAATCAAAATACTAAGTCTCTAGAACTATTTAAAACGCTTAATGCTTTAACTAATAAATTAAATACCAATTTCTTTATATATCATATATATCAAATTATTAATAATAATCAAAATTCAATAGATCCTACTATTTTATTCAATAATAATGATAAATTGTATGATATACCTAATATAAAAGACGCTGGAAATCCGCTTTCTTATTATGAGACTATTTTGAAATATTTAAATTACGATACTTTAAAATTTATGAAACAAACTTTTACAACTAAATTAAATGTTAAAGAAACCATTACACGAAAATTTCAAAGTGTGTCAAATATTATACCTGATATTATTATTATAGAAGATTTTCAAAGCAAGTCTATATATGAAATCTCATATAAATTGTTAGATGAAAAAAATGTAGTTTATAATTATGCATTAGATTCAATTATTATAACAAATAAAGATCATTTTGACCCTGAAGCAAATAGTCATTTTGTAAGTGTTTTAACAGTAAATTCTCAAGAATATAAATTTGATGGAAGTAGTTTATCCAAGTTAGAGAGATTTGATTGGAAAAAAATGATAAACACTAATAAGAATTGGAATTTTAAAGAAAATAAAAAGTATAAACCAGAAGCATATAATTTTACAAAAGGTTATAAAATAATGTTTTACTATAGAAGTTAAATATTGTTATGAGTTATTCTGCAAATTATATAAATGAATAAATTTAAAGAATAAATAACTATTTATTATATAACATATAATAATGTCATTTATAACTCCAGAACTGAATGAAGTCGAAAATTATTTAAAACAAAATATTGGAAAAAATTTATCTTTACGAAAAATGCATAAAGATTTAAAAATTTCTCGCAGAAAGATAATTTTATTAGCTAAACAATCAAAAAATATTACCCCTGTAAAACCATTAGATGTAGGTTCACGAGCTTTTTTTTTACATGTTTATACATATGAAATGAAAAAGTAATTACAGGTTATTTAATAACTCCATTTTTTCCATAGTTTTTTCTAAATTAGATTTATTTAAATTATTAAATAAATAGTCAGTTTTTGGAGACTCTTCATTTTTCTTTATTTCTTTATATATTGTATTAATCTTTAATACAATAGCCTCTATTTCTTCACGTTTGTTTATAATATTAATAGTAAAATTAACATTTTCAATTAATAATGCAAAAGCATAATATATTATATATTTTCGTTTTTTTTTTACACTATTATTATATTTAATAATAAATAATTCAAATAAATTTTTTATTATTTTATGTTTCAAGTTATTATTATTGTCATTTTCATTGTCATTAGTTTCAATTATATTATATTTTTTATCTAAAGTATTAGGATTGCTATAATAAAATAAGATATCCCATATTATCCATATAATATCATGAGTATTTCCATCTGGAGCAAAACTCCTATTTTCGCATACACATTTTTTCTTTTTTTTGATACAAATATTTTCATATTCTATAATCCATTCATACCAATAATAAACATTTATAATGTCTTTATTTATTAGATTAAATATTAGTTCATTTATTGGTATTATTAACTCTTTAGGGTCATCTTCTTTTAATATTTCTTCTATATAAGTAACATTAGGTGCTTTAAATTTTTCACTCATGCAAGTCAAATCAAAAGAATTATTTTTATCTAATTTAACATCGCTTATTACATTTTTCTTACTTGAATAACATAATACACATATTATTTCACAAAATATTTTCCTTATTTTTTCATTATTTCTCATAATTAATATATTTTTAGTATATCCATTTTGTAAAATATTTATAAAATTATTATAACGCATATTTAAATATAATGTTAATTTAGGATTACCATTATGTATATATTTATATGAATAATATAATATTATATCCCATAAATCTAAATAATGACCAGCACATATGAATTCAGCGCTCCAATAGCAAGCATTTTCTATTTTTTCATCATACAAATTTTTTAATAGTTCTAAGCGAGCTTTAGATTTTTGAAATTTTGAAAAAGTAATGTTTCTAAAAGATATGCGAACATCATTAATATAATTTGTATCCATTATTTTGGTAATTATAGTATTATTAATTTAACTTACATAAAAAATATAATATTAATACATAATAATAATATTATTATGAAATTTTTCGAAATATTAACGGAGAGAAAAATTTACACAGTGTTCCATAAAACACTTACACACTTTCTTAAATTATCATTATTACATAAACTATTTTTATTTATGCTTATATTAACATTCTTTTATTTACTAAATAGAAAATCACTCGTTTACGAGAATTATGACGATATGACATCCGGTAAAAGATTTGATAGTAAATTTGATGATGCTATATATGATAGTTTTTATACAAAATATTATGATAAAATTTATGAAAATAAGGAACGAGATGTAGAACAATTAAAAATTATTGTAAGTTATGCTAAAAATAAAAAATTTGTTAAATTTTTAGATATTGGTTGTGGAACTGGATATCATGTTCATATGTTAAATAAAATGAAATATGATGTTGTCGGATTAGATAAATCAAAAAATATGATAGAAAAAGCAAAATCGAAATACAATAATTGTGAATTTATAGAAGGAGATATACTCAAAAATAATTTATTTGATTACAATTCATTTACACATATATTATGTTTAAATAAAACTTTTTACATTATTAAAGATAAAGAACAATTTTTTGAAAATTGCGCATTATTATTAAGTCCAAATGGAATATTAATAATACATTTATTAACTAGAGATAAATTTAAACCTTTTATTCTTCCTAAAGATAATACTGTTTTGTATAATCCAGAAAATCATAATAATGCTATTACTAAAACTATTATAAAATTTGATCCTAATTTAGAATATATATGTAATTATGAAATTTTGAATACTGAGGCAAATTCAAATACAACAGATTATTTTAATGAACCACATTCGTGCTATCATGAAAAATTTGAAAATTTTGAAACTCACAATATTCGTAAAAATCTAATTAATTTATATATACCTACTATTGATGAAATATTAAAACTTGCTAAATCAAAAGGTTTTGCTATTAAAGATAAAAAATCTTTAGATTCTATTGGTCATGTCGATGAATATTTATTTATTTTTAAAAAAATATCATAATCATATAAATATGAATATTTATATTCGTATAATTTATCTAACATATTTACTTGCTCTAGCAAATGAATCTAAAACAAATAATATAAATATTCCCAAAAATAAATATAATATTAATTCTTCTGTGATATAATTTGTTTTTTCATTATGTTGTTCTTCTAATAAATGTACTATGTAATCTAATTTTGATATTAATTTGTTATTATCGTAATTATGTGTATTAATATTTTGTGATAATGTATCATAGTTTAATTTATAACTATCACTGTAATTAGATAGTTCATTTTTTGGTGAAACTGAACTATTTAATACATTTGAATTTTCTAAATTAGAAGTATTATTATTCATATTACTATATGAATTGGCATTTGTATTACTACTAGTATTTGCATTTTGCAATTCATTATTAAAAAAATTATTTTGCGGTATATTATTTCCGGCTTCTCTCATTTTTTGTATTTTTGCTAATTGTTCATTCAAACTATCAGTAAAAGATGTGCTTATTGATTCGTCTATTATATTAGATTGGTAATTTGTATTATAGTTGTCTTCTTCTTCAGAATTTTCGTGAATTTTTGACATTAAATTTCCTAAACTGGTAATCTTATTTTTCAATACTTCACTGTTTTTAGTATTTGTTATGTTTGATTCATCAAACTCTACAGTTTTCTTATTTTTTAGAGTTTTATTATTTGATTTTTTATATAATTTAGATTCTGATAAATTATTATTTTCAGAATCTAATGGAGCCGGATTTAATTGAAACATATTATACTATTATAAAAAAATAAGATTATATTATTTTCAAAAAACTACTAAATAAAGTAATTAATTTATCTATAAACTAGTTATTTTAGTAATAAAAATAACAAATTTAGTGTTTAATATAATTTTCATCTTAATTTTCTTTAAAAATTAAATTATTATTATTATATAATAACTACATTTACAATGATGTATGATTTATATAAAAATTATAAGAGTTTTTTAAAAAAACATAAATTTGATATCTTTATGAGAGATATAGGGACAAATAAATTATTGATAGGTATTTTTATGATTTTTATAAATATAGGTTCGCGATATATTGAATTACGATTAACAAAAGGACAAGAAATGATATTGAAAAATATTGCTCGTGAAGTATTAATTTTTACTATTGCATTTATTCATACTAAAGATTTAATACTATCTTTTATTATAACTGGTATTTTTATTATATTAGCTAATTTTGTTTTTAATGAAAAATCTAAATACAGCATATTACCAGATAAATATAAAAATTTAGCATCAATAATAGATTCTAATCAAGATAATATTATTTCAGAAAATGAAATAAATAAAGCATATGATACATTAAAAAAAGCACGTGGTCAAATAGATGATTATAAAAAAATAAAAACACTCGAATCTTTCAACAACATGAATTATAAATAATTAATTACAATTACAATTACAATTACAATTAATTAGTTGTAATTCATATTGTTATAATATTTTAACTATATAGTATAAATATACCATACTATTATGTCGGAAAACTTTGAACCGCAATTTATAACTAATAGTTATAACATTCAAATAAATATTGTATATAATACAAAAGATAGTGACGAGACCGATGAGACCAATGAGACCAATGAGACCAATGAGACCAATGATACTAATTATTATATAATTGACAATATGAAAGATATTTTATTAGAAGAATTTTCCAATAAAGATAAATATGAAAGTTTCAAACAACATTATCCCAATGGGAAGAATCTTATATATATTGTAGATGATTCATTTTATCTTGATAAACGTATAATGGATAGTATTAGCAAGAATTTAACAGATAATTTCCCTAGTTATTTGAGTAGCAGAGAAATTCAAAAAAATTATTATATAAATAATTTAACAAGAATTGCCGATGATACAACTATTAGTCAAAATGATAAAGATTCATTGTTTCAACTTATAAGGCAAGAATTTACAAAACTAATATCATCTGCTTACGCTTCAGATACAAATAGAATTAGTGCCATTACTAACATTAATGGGTTAGTTGATGATCCATTTTTTTCTCACCCAGAGAGCGGACTCGGAGGTAAGAATTTTCACGAAGCAATGAAGACAAAATATTACGATACTATTAGACTTCAAAATTATCCTCTTAAAAAAATATTAGATAAATTTTATAATATTAATAATAATAATAGTCTAGTTAATAAATATAAATATGAATATTTTTTAAAGACAGAAACTATTAGAAGTATTTTAAAATTTATAAATCAAAATAGTGGTGATGAGCAAAGATCACAATTAAATAATAATCAAACAAAAGAAGAAATATATAATAAATATTTCAAATATGTATTTCCTAATAAAAAGGATGTACTTAATTTAAGTGATTCAGATAAAGATAAAATTTTAATGTTTTATAATGTTTTTTATATAATTAAAAATATTTATTTGCTAGATGATACTATTATTAATATAACCCATAGAACAAAAAAAACTACAACAAAAAAATATTATATTTCTAAAGTTAGTTTGCTCGATTTAAAAGAAAATAATACTCACTTTAAAATTGAACAAAATACAGTAACAATTTTTATAAAAGCTACTTTAAAATATATTATTGAAAATCCTACATTACAAATTAATTATTTAATAGATGATTTAGAAAATACAGAGCAAAATTACTTATCACAATCTAATATACTGCAACCCAAAGATATAAGTAGTAATTATTCTAGTTATAATAAAATATACATTCATGATAAAATTAAGTATAAAGAAAATACTTATATTATAGATGAAGTTATTAAATCTCCGTCCATAAAAAAATATATTAAAAATAAAGAGGAACTCTTTTTTAATACAAAAGCAATAAAATTATTAGATTATTTTATTAAAAACAAAGTAAAAAAAAATCCACAAGATGATATAATTAAGTCAAATATCAAATATTTATTACATAGTATTTTTAAACTGTATAATAATAAACAATTCAAAAAATATTATATTGCAGATACGTATATTCAATATATTGATAGTTCTAAAAATTATTATAGTATTAAAAAGAGTTCTAAAATAACAGAAACAAATCCAAAATATGAAACCATTTCCGATATATTATGGCAATCAACAGATGCACTAGCAACAACAAAAGCAGCAATAACAGAAGTGCAAGCAGCAATGAGAGTAGGAGCAGCTGCAGCAGCAGCAAGAATACTGGCAGCAACAACAGCAGCAACAGCAAGAGCAGCAGCAACTGCTGCAACAGCAGCAAGAGCAGCAGCAGCAGCAAGAGCAGCAGCAGCAGCAGCAGCAGCAGCAGCAGCACCAGCAGCACCAGCAGCAGCAGCAGCACCAGCGCGGTCACGCGGACAACAAGCACCAGTTCCGGTAGAAGAACCGGTAGAAGTAGCAAGAGCAGCACAAGCAGCAAGTTCAGCACGAGCAGCACAATCAGCAGCAGAAGCAGCAGAACTAAAAGCAATACAAGCAGCAATACGAGCAGAACAAGCAATAATACGAGCACGAGTAGTGCCAGGAGCAGTAGAACCAGAAACAGCAACAATTAGAGCAACAGCAGCAGGAACAACGGCAGCAAGAACAGCAGCAGCAGCAAGAACAACGGCAGCAAGAACAGCAGCAGCAGCAAGAGCAGCAGCAACAGCAGAAGCAGGAGCAGCAGCAACACTGATACAAAAGATAGCAAGGAAAAAACAACTAGAGAGAGCAGTGCCAGCACCAGCAGCAGCAGCAATAGCAGCAGCAAGAGCAGCAATAACAGCAGCAAAAGCAGCACTAATAGTAGCATCAACCGCATCAGCAGCAGCAAAAATAACAGCAGAAAAAGCAGAAACAGAAGCAACAAAAGCAACAGCAGCAAATACAAGAGCACAAGCAACAACACAAACAATACAAGTTGTAGCAGCACAAGCAACACAAAAAATACAAGCATCACAACTAGCACAAGCGGCACAAATAGCTGCTACATGCCCTGGAGAGTGTTTTTACGAGACAATTAAATCCTCCGATGCGCGCCTAGTTCAGGATATATATAAAATTAATTTAGTTTTTAGATGTTATTCAGATAAAAATGGTAATAAACCTACTTTTATGCGTAAATTAGTAGCCGAAAATTGCCTGTCTAGAGCGCAAAATTTTGATAAGGTTTTAACAGATGTATTATATAAACCATTTAACATATCAGAAAATTATTTATATAATAAACTTTCTAATATTACGAAAAAAAACCAATCGAGTGTAGTAATTAAAAATAAAGATAAAGATAAAGATAAAGATAAAGCGGTTCCGAAACAAGTAATTCCAAACGCAAATATTAATATACAACCTATTGAAGCAGATAATGGAAGACTAGAACAAAAATTAACTAATAAATATAATAATAATAATAATAGAACACGCAAAAATAGTATCCGTTAATAATAATTTATAATAATTTATAATAATTTATGATAATTTATAATAATTAATAATAATTTATAATATAATATTATTATATTATAAAATAAACAATGATGAATCTTATAAATACTTTAAAAAAAAGATTGTCATTTAAAAAACCACTTGACTCCATATTGTATATTCTTGCTTTATTAATAATATTTTATTATTTTAATAAGTATGTATTAACTAATATGAATGTTGAAAATTTTGAAAATGATGGGAAAAAAAAAGTAGTATATTTTTATATGAATGGTTGTCCTCATTGTGATTCGTTTTCTCCTATATGGGAAGAGTTTAAACAAATTTCGCCACTAACTACTCATAAAATAGAAAGTGCGGATGCCGGAGAAATGATGAGCAAATATAAAATATCCGGTTTTCCAACTATATTATTATTGGATGAAAATAATAATAAATTAAAAGAATTAGAAGGAGACAGAACAATTGCAGGTTTAAATGCAATGATTAGTAATTATATTTAATTAAATTTTTAAATATTTTATAGAATTGTTGTATGTTTTTACTAATATATGTAATAAAAATTGATTACATTTTTATTTTTAATGTATAAAATAAAAATGGATTCTTTTTACAAAGAAAACATAACTGAACATGATTTATGTAATGAAACATATAGCATAACTATATTAGAAAAAAATATTAATAATTTAAATAAGAAAGTAGTGCTTAGCACACAACAATTAACAGCAAAATTTTGTGTAAAATTTATTTTAGACACTGCTATTGTATCTGGAAATCAAGAAAGTGGTGTTTATACCAAAGAGCATATTTTGAGAATGCAAAAACATATTACAAGTGAAGAATTTGATAAATGTTGTTTTGAATATTTTATTATTGAAAATATTCAAAACACCTTTTAGAATAAACTTAGTTATACAAAATATTCAAAACACCTTTTAGAATAAACTTAGTTATACAAAATTTGCCAATAGTAAATAATAATTTATTATAATATAGTATATTATAATGGTTAAAGCAGGATTTCTTAAAACTATTAAAAATAATATGTCTTTTTCAAAATCTTTTATAATTTTAGGATTATTAGTAATATTGACTATAGTATTATTTTCTTCACATAATAAATATTCAATTGAAAATTTAACACCTAAACCTAATATTAAAGTGGAAGTATATTTATGGGTTGATCCTCGTCCTTTTGGTTCAACACATAATGATTTGGTTCTGCGCTGGTTGGATTTTACAAAGGAGTATGGTAATATTCCCAATATTACTTTAGGAAGAGGAAAATCGAGTGAGTTTACTAAATATTTAGAACTAGATAAATATCCTGAATTGAATATAGATACAAACGAAGCTCTTAGGCCTTTAAAATCTCTTGATCTTACTAAGGACACCAAATTTGTTCCATTTATTTCAGTCTTTATTGTTGGTACTGAACAAGGCAAGGCATATAAAAAGCCATTTGGTTTGGTTACTGGTAAAGAGGTGTCATATGATAATATTTCTAAAACAATCAATGGTATTAGTGCAATGTTCTATGATTCATTATATGATAGCGATGTTAATGTAGCACCTACTATTCCTGCTATACCAAAAATACCAGTACCAGAAACATCAAAAGAAATTCCTGCTATTCCAAAAGCAACTCCAACAGCAACGCCATCAATGTCGTCAATGTTTAAATTTCCTGGGTCTTAATTATTTGTAAAAAAAAATTGATATTAACTATTAATTTATAATATAGATTAAAAACATTAATATATATTATTAAGAGCAGTAAAAATATGCTTCATAAGTTAAATGATTTGGTTTTGGTGAAAATTGTGTCACGACCATCTAAATTATGTAAAACTCCTTATGTTGCTGATATAGAACTAGATGATGGTTCAATTGTTCAAGCACATTGTGCTTCTATGGGTTGTTGTGGATTATCCGAAAAAGAATCTTATGTATATGCATCCCCTATAAAGTCTAATTGTAGTCAAACTAAATCTAAAGTTTGCTCTTATAAAATTTATTTGGCTAATTTTTGTGAAGAAAAAATTATTAATAGTCAATTATTTATTAACAAGCAATTAATAGGCGTTGACCCAAAATTAGCCGAGACTTTGGTAGAAAATGCACTAACAAAAAATTATTTGAAAACATTGATAAATATTAAAACTTATAGGCGAGAAGTTAAATTGCTTAATTCGCGTTTTGATTTTGCTGGAATAGATGAAAATGGTAAATATTTTGTGTTAGAAGTTAAAAATGTTCCACTTGCTGATTATGCTGATGTGTCTTCAACTGATCGCAAAAAAATGATTAAGCATGGTGACTTTACCAATATTCCCATTAATGAAAAAATCTCATATTTTCCAGATGGCTATAGGAAAAAGAAAGGAGCGGTTGTAAGCGAACGTGCATTAAAACATATTAATGAATTAGCAGAAATTACTCATTCAAAAATTATTAGACCTATTATTTGTTTTGTTGTTCAACGAACAGATGTTACCAGTTTTCAAGCATCTGTGTTAGACCCAATTTATAAAGAGGCATTTAATGAAGCAATAAAAAAAGGTGTAGAAGTTATTGTGCTGGTTGTTTCATGGAATGCTAATGGAGAAGCTAGTTTTATAAGTTGTGATTTACCTATTAATTATTAATTATGGAGTAATATCTAATAACTCACATTGAAGTTTAAAAATTTCAATAGTTTCGCTATTATTATTTCTTTTTAAATACTCAATATACCTTTCACATACATTAATAGCAAATTGATGTTGTATTTCTGCTAATCTTTTTTTTTCTTCTTCTTCTGCTAATCTTTTTTTTTCTTCTTCTAATTTTTTCTCTTTTTTTTCTGCCTCAATTCCTTTTTGAACAATTTCAATAAAATGGTCCCAGATTTCATTTGCTTTTTTGTTATGAAAGTGTTCAATCCAGCGAGTAAAATTAATAGGCATATCTTTTGATTCCCATTGAGTCTTATTTTCTTGAATTCTCATAATTTTGTCTGGTATATTACCATGGTAAGAAAGAGGAGCATAACTTACTTCTGTTCTTACATTATTGATTTTATGCTTACTTTCCGCATTAGCACGTGCATTAGACGCTTTGTGCCCCGGAATTTCAAAATCGCCAATTTTTTGGTTATTTCTAATTAGCGGACTTTTTCTGAGATATGCATCATAATTACTAATTGTTGTTTCAATTATTTTATCATATTTGCAATTCTTTTCTGCTGCACTTTCAACATAATCCTTGTTATTTTTATCTCTTGGTTCCTTTTCATTAAACAACTTTTCATCTTTGCGTTGTCCTGACATTAAATGATATTTGCATACTTCCATATAATCATCATCTAAATCATCTGAAATAGGTTCAGACTTTTTAGAATAACCTGCGCCTTTCTTTTTAAATTCATAATAAGTTTTTTTTTCTTCATCATAATAAATAAATCTGCTTTCTTCTGTTTCTTCTTTATAATAATGAATAATATTTTCTTCAGATTTTCCTAAGTAATATTCATCATCAGTGCCGCCAAAATAATTGTATTTTTCTAGTGTGATTTCAGGTTCGTTTTCTTTAATATAACTTATTTTTCCATTATATTTTCCAAATATAATATAAATATAATCATTTAAATTTGCCACTGCATCTTGTTGTATTTTAAAATTATATTCAATAGTATTTAATGTAGTTTCATTAGTGTTAAATTTAATAATTGTTCCTGTATTATTTAGTTTAGTTTTAAACCAGATTATTTCTTCTGTGTCCATAGTCTTAATAGTAATCATATTTGTATATTTACCTTGTTGGAACATCAGGTCCCAAGGAACAATTGCTTTAATATAATTTGTTCCATCAAAACTAAATACTTCAACAAGTGTTTTATTTGATAATATCATTAATGCAATTTTACCACCTACACCTGCAATACCACTACTTTTATCGGTGCTATGATTCTCTCTATGCATTGAAAACATATTTGCGATGGTAGATTTACTCATACCAACACCATCATCAATAATCAAAATTGTAGCATCTTTAATTTCAAAAGTAAATTTTTTTGCTTTAGCATCAATAATAGAATTTGCACAAAGTTCTAACAATGCTTTATAATGATTAAATCCTTTTGTACTTAAACCATTTAAATAACCTCGTTCATTAATATCACCTGCGCGCATTTCAATATTTTCCATCATAGTTTTAGTTTTTGATTGCATAATATATGATACTATATTTAAAAATATAAATTATAAATATGATTTCAATTTTTTTTAAATAAATATTAAAATTATTTAAATACATATTTGCTTACATAATAATATTACCAATTTTATTATGTATAACATTTTATTATTAGCATTGAGTTATAGTTTGCCTCCGTTAAACAATGTTTATAGAGGGTCAATTAGCTTTCCATTATTAGGTAAGCAAAATATAGAATTTGAACGATTAAAGAAAAATACTTCGCAAATTAGATTATATGGTCTAATAAATTGTAATGGTTATATTTATAATGATGAAAATGATGAAAATGATAAAAATGAAAGCAATATATGTTTAAGCATGAACTATGAGTTAGATGAGTATCTTTTAAATATTATTCGCAAATATAGATGTATTATTGAAGCACCGTATTATGATGTAAGAAATGATACAATTTTATTTATATTGAAAATAAATGTGCTTGGTCTAACAAAAAGTATTAAATTGCTTAATACTAAAAACTAAATACAAAAGTTAAACTAACTTATAATACTAGTATCATTCATAATTTTATTATAATAACTATGAACTATTATATGTGCAATTATTGGAGCAACATACCATAATTCGCCAAAGTAATTATTTAATTTTTTATCTAAATTAGCATTTAAAAATGGAATGGCGAGAACGCTTGTTCCAATACCTATAAAGAGTTGTTGCGTCAATCTCCATTTTTTTTTATAAATAGTTAAATAATGCCTAGGAGTATGATATAGCGTTAAATAACATTTACTTAGCAATGGTTTTTTTAGCCATATTAAGTGAAATAGTGAAGTTAAAGAATATTTATAAAAGTTATTTTTTATGTTGAAGTCATCAGCTATATGATAAATAGAAAAAGTAATTAATAATATCTTTCGTTGAATATACGAGCAATAATATATACATAATCCACTAAAAAAATTACTTACCAATGTTTCAAAAGGACTGACTATCAAACTGGTTGCCCCATGGCCAAATGTAGGAATTAATAAAGGGTATTTTATTAACATTATTATTAGTTATATTATTAATAATGTTATTATACATAATTTATAATTTATAATTTGTCTAATATTTCGGAGTTTTCTTTAATAAAACCATTAACTAGTTCAACTGGTAATTCTCTAAAATCAACTAATTTTTTATTTAATTCATATTTTTCATAAGCATTTTCCTTTTTCAATGCTTCTAAAAACAATTCATTATTTTCATAATATTTTTCACAAGTTTTTGGACCACATTTCTTAAAAATGGGCATAATATTATCTGATTTATCTCCTAGCACAATTTTATAAAATAAATTTTTTTGTGGTTCACTAAATACTTTCTTAGCTTCTTTTAAAAATTTGTTTTGAAAATTTACAATTTCGGTATTGTCATCTAAAAGTTGTAAATAATCATGATCATTTGCTATGATATATATTTTGGCATCAGCATATTTTTGGCGAATATGATTTTTAGTAAGTGCAATAATATCGTCGGCTTCTAAATTAGGAAATTGTAATACGCTATTAGCACCTGCCTCGTATAAAAGTTTATTGTTGTCTTGGTAAATGTGCTTGAAAAATGGACCTCCCAAAAATTCCTCGCCTTTTTCGCGTGTTCCTTTATATTCTGAAAATAAAGCATTTCTCCAAATGTCTTTACGTGGGCAATCACGAACAGCAATAGTGGTGATTTTTTTCTTATGTATTTTTTGCTTCTTTTTAAAAGTAGTTAGCGATTCGCTAAATGTTTTCATAAATTTTTCCACAAACTCTTCATTTTCAATTGGATTAGTTAAAGGTGATTCGGGATTATAATGTCCCCACCATTGAACAATTGCAAAATATCTATAAAATATCCAATAACTTGTATCTACTAATACGAATATTTTTGGTTCTATATTTGGTGGTTGCGTTAGTTCCATTTATATAGTATTAGTGGTAAGTATTTATATTATTGATGTATATATTATCAATTTTTTTTTTATATATATATATATATAAATTATTTAAAGTTATTATTAAATTTTAAATAGATGATTAAATGAATAATAACACATACAAAAATGGAATTCTTATTGCATGTAATGTTATTAATGTTATTTATCATGTACCTCAAATAATAAAAACTTATCGCACAAGATCAGTTAAAGATTTTGATTCATGGTATTTATTTTTGGGTAATCTTCATAGTTTTTTTTGGGTATTATATAGTATTGAAGATCGCAATGGTTTAATGATGTTTAATTCTTGTGTTTCAATATTTTCTATTTCTTTTGTAAGTTATTATAAAATCCATTCATATATTATTGAACGCTATAAAAGTAAAATTATATGTGAAACCAGTAATAGTGAAATTAAAATAATTGCTGTAACTTGTGATATAGAAGCAGGCAAATAAATTACAATCTCATTATTCTTTTATATAACTGTTATTACATAATTTTTTTATTATTTTTTCTTCGTTATGTTCTTTGTTATTTGCTATTGCTACTAATGTATGTGTATAATAATTTTGTTTAGATTCGTTATTTTGAAAATCTGGATTTTCTTTAGTCCATTTGCTTAATGCACAAAATTGTTTTGTTGATACATCTTTTATTGCCTTTCTAATCTTCTCTTTATTAACATCTTTTTCCCAATTATCATCATCTTTTATATATAATGATTCGCGTTTTATGTCAGTACAGTGAATAGGGCGTTGATATAAACCTAATTTATTCATATTTTCAATTATTACATTACTTAGACCATTAACTATTCCGTTTTGCTTAGTATAATCTAATTGTTGTAAACTAACCTGTATTGATTTAATAAAATCACTCATATTTATAGCATCTTTGCAGCGCTCATTTAAAAATACTTGAATATTAAATTTATTATTGTTGTTGTTATTTGTTATAAAATTATTACCTATTTTAGGTAATAACTCACTAATATGGTCTTGTTGCTTAATTATAATTTCTCTCATTTCTTTATTATCATTAAGTAATTTAATAATTAAATCGTTTGTTAAAGTTAGTTGATTATTTGCATTATTTGTAATTTTCTCATTTTCTATTATATTACATTTTTTTTTATGAGCATATAACCCTTGTCTGCTCTTATATTTTTTCCCACAATTACATATTATTTCATTTACATTTGCGGATTTTTCTTCTATATTTGTCAACACGATGTCAACATTTGTATTATTTTTATGTTTTGCTGTATTTATATGTTTATTGTAATCTTTCTTATCGCATGTATTATAGGTACAATATATACATACGAATTCTTTTCGGATTTTTGCGGATTTTTTTGTAAACATTAACACTAATAATATTTAAATAGAAAATAGTATTTAAATATTTTATATATATAACGGATTTTCACGGATTTTATGTAAATAAATGTTAATTTATTCAAATAAATGCATATTTTTACAAAAAACAAATTTCAATATTTATTTTTCCGTATCATATATCATAATAAAATATTATAGGTATTTCATGCGGATATTTGCGGATAATTTTTGTCAACAAATGTCAACAAAATATTGCACCAAATTTTTGGAAAATTTGTTGAAAAATTTATGGTAAGGAGATTTTTAGTAATAAAATAATATTATTTACTTCATTATGCTTTTAAATGTTTAAATATTTGCAAATTTTTCATTTTTTTTATAAAAGGTTTAAAGATTCAAAATAGGACATTTATAAATGTCCATTTTCCAAAAAAATTGCGAAATTTATTTTCCCAAAATTTGCACATTTATAGTTTATAGAATTATATATTAATATTTTAAATAAATAAAAAATATTAATAGTATTAACATAAGAGAGATTAGCAAGAGTATTTTACTTTATTATGCGCCCTAGTCCTCCCATTATGCGAAATGTTAAATAAATACTAACTCGTTAAATTTATTCAAGTCTGCTAACACTCTTGTCTGTGTTGCCTTTAAATTTATTGATAATTGTTTTCCAAAATGATTAGCAACATGTATGCTTAGAATAAGTTTATTAAATTCTTCTGTAAAGTTAAAATCATATTTATTAAATACTTTACTTAGGTCTATTAATAATTGGGTTGTTATTTCATCTTTTGTATTTAATATTAAGCAATCTATACTTTCATTTATAAATTGCTGTTTTTTTATAATATTAAAACTACTAAATACTTCTTTTTCTTCTATAATAGCATATAATAATTCTTCTATATTACTATAGTCTTGTTTGTAATGTATATCATTAAAAAAAATATAATAGGCATTTTGATTTTTTTTATTTGGAAAACAACATATACCAAAATCTATTATGCCTAATCCGTATTTTGAAACTTCATTATTTATTGAATTAGTTTCATTATTTATATAAAAGAATACATTTCCACTATGTAAGTCACAGTGAATAACTGAATGAAATAATGTCCCCAATATTGCAAATTTATTAAGTAAATATGCGAATTCTTCCTTAACAGTTTCATCCAAGAGTTCAATATCTTTAAATTGTAGTCCGGTAATATTTTCCATTACTAATAGGTTGCCGTATTTTTCGGTAATCTCTCTATAAACTCTTGGAAATTTGTATTCTTTATTATTTTTATATTTTGTAGTGAAGAGTTCAATTGCCTCCACTTCCTTCATAAAATCCATTTGATGTAATAAAATTTCTTCATTATCTAAAAGTATTTTAGTTATTTTGAGAGATTTTATATATGGAATATATTTGCATATATATGAAATAAATAACAATTCATCAAATACGTTTGTAAATTTAGTTATAATATTGTTTTTTAACATTTTAATAATTACTTTATTATTAGATGAATCAATACCTTCAAATGCCAGTCCTATTATACCACAATTTATTGGAATTTTGCTTTTCAAAGTTATTGAAAAATCATCTTCTAATTTATCCAATAAATCATAATCTATTTCATAATGTTCATAAGGAACATTGTCGGTATATTTAAGTAAATATGCTTGCTCTTTACTACTCAATAAATCTCTATCAAAACATAACGCTTGAAATATTTTCACATATACAATATTTTCTTGTTCTAATTTTTTTGATATTTTTTTTATTAATTCTAATCGATAAGTGGGTTTATTATATAAATAATTAATATATTTTTTAGCGTTAAATTTCATAATTTCCCACATAACCATTGTTATTAATTTTGTAATTCGTAAAAATATATACATAGTGTCTAACATCGCCGTTTAATAATTTAATAAATAGTAAGTTATTAAGTTATTATCAGTAATTAATATATTTATGAATTTAAATTAACAATAAACATTTTTACATTATAAAACATTTTTTTGAACATTAATCCAATAAGATTGTTCATATTAATTGGTAAATCATCTTTTATTGTTAACTGAAAATCAATTGAAAATTTAATATTAATTAATTTATCAACGTTGTTTGCAGCAATACCATAATGTTCATCATTTAAAGTTATATGGGTTTTTCCAAAATTAAATGTCATTGGTTCATATTTTTCGGTATTTAAATTTATAGATTTTAAATAATTATCTATCAAGTGTTTATGTTCATATATTAAATCTTTATTATAAAAGGTTATTGTGTTATTTAAATTGTTTGAATATTTGGTAGTTCTAAACAAAATATATTTTTGCTTAATTCCTACTTCTTTGGCAATTTGTTTTAATAAAATACATATATCTGTTTCGTAATTATTTATTGTGTCTAAAATAAATATTTTTTCAATTAATTCAATATTTACTTTTTCAATTAAATCATAAATTGCAGTGCTTAAAAGTGTCTCTACATTTACTTTGCTTGTATTTAAATTTTTAAAATCAAATTGTAAATTATATGCTTTATTATTACTTGAAGGTATTTGTATTTCAGATAATAACATATTTCCTTTATCACATATTAATTTAGGTTGAAACTGATTTTCATCACTATAAGACATTATAATTTAAATATAATTATATTTATATTTATATATTTAAATTTAATTTTATTATTTAAGTAAAATGTTTCTTAATATTAAAAATGTGAAAAAATAATCTAATAAATCATTTGCGTTAAATTCTTTCTCAAAAAAGGGATCTTTTAATAATTTAAACTCTAAAAAATGTTGATATTTTTTCTCTCCGCGCAATGGAATAATATGTGTATAATGATTTAATAGTTCACAAAATTTAGATTTTAATAATAAGCTATAATGTTTATAATTTAATTTACTTTTAACTTCTATTCTATTTAGACTATCTTTTTCGTTTGTGTAAAATAAATTTTCTTTTGTTCTATATTTATTATATTTAATAAAGTTGTGTTGGATAAAATCCAAATGACCATATATTTTATACGTTAAGGTTTTATTAATAGCACTGATTGATATTAAGTAGGCAGCAGTGCTTCCACAAGCAATATGTGTATTATATGTGTCTTTTGTTGGTAAAATACAATCACTATGTAATTGAATAATATCCCATTTACTATCCAATACTTGAATTTCATATATAGATTTATTGAGACGTTCATAAAATTCTTCATTATTATATAACGGAAAGGCATCATCTTCCATTATTAGAATATATGGGTCATAATCATTTATTTTGTCAAAATAAGTAGATTTTATATGTTTACAACATAATATATGACTTAAAGCACAACCAATTACAGATTTGGGGGCAAAATTTTTAGCATAACTAGAAATATATTGTTTATATTCCGGGTTGAAGTGTTCATTTTTAAGTGCATTGATTCCGCTAAATCTCTCTACTTTTAAACCAATATTTAATAAATATGGTAATTGTTTAATATAATTATTTTTATACTCATCCAAATTTATTACATACGTTTTTAAATTACTATAATCAGAGTTTATAGGATATTTATTAATCATTGTTAATATTATTATTTATATAATTTTAAACTAAAAAAATTTAAATAATATATTATTACAATTTAAAATTGATTATATATTATTATATAAATAAATATTATATATAAATGGTGCTTATGTATACTATTGCTGTTACAAAGGATAAAACGACTATTTATATGAAAGTGCCATACGATTGCTTATCATATAAGCAAAAAATGCACAGAGGAATTGTTAAATTAAATATTAAAAAATCTATTGAGATTGTAAAAAGCAATGAATTAGAAAATGACGAATTAAAATGAATAAAAGTATTTACATTTGTAATTGTTCTAGTAAATTTGTCAATGATTTAGATTTTGAAGGCAAGTTCTCTTTATTTTTTTTTGCTCTTAATTTATGTATAAACCAAGTATGTGGATTTGTCATTTGTGGGTCAATTTGTAAATTTAACTTAATAACTTGCGAACGGCAATGATTACTGCAACACATACAATCAAATCCAAAATATAAACTACAATATTCGGAAATGTTTTTATTACAAAAATCACAAGTAAATATCATATATATATATATATATAATATATTTTTAAATATTATATATATTATGACTTATAGAGGAGGGACAGTGTTGTTTAATGTTAAAAATAAAACTGTAGAAGAAATACTATTAGAAATATTAGAAGATGAGGATACAATATGTGAATTTATTCATAAGAACAATCAAGGACAGGGTGTTGCGTATATATTTAAGATACATTTTAATAGCGAAATATTTAGTAAATATTTTTTAAATATAGATAAAAGTATACATGTGCCAAGAGTTTTAATAATAAAACTATTAGCACATAATTTTACTTCAAGTACTGTTCTCTTGGGTATGCCTGGACAAATTAATACAGCTAAAATACAACCAATTACTATAAGCGAAAGTCAATTTAAAAATGAAATCAATATTCATAAAGCACTTGGATCACAAAGTAATTCTATGCTGCTATGTCCGAGTTTACTCTATCATGAACGTATAAATACTGGAGCAGGAAAATCAACTTTAACAAGACTCGGAACAGCACTTTATAATTTGATAAAAAAAAACAAGACACAATTTGATTCTTTTGAGACATACTTGCTTGATACATTAAGAGTTCAAGACAAATTAATACCTATGCGCAATAGCACTCTAGAATTAAAAGAGTACTCATTATACAATGTAATACAGGAAATGATTATTATGGAATATGTCGATTGTAAAACATTATTTCAAGTATATCATGTTAACTCTACAAATAGTACTCAAGAAAGACAGTTAAAATATGGTCAGAAATTTTTATATGATACTAAAATAGATTTACCAAAAATACATACTGAGGAAGTGTTTTATTTACTTTATTTGGCAACATTATTAGCGCTAGAAGGTTACAGTCATGGCGACCTTCATATAAATAATGTAATGATTTGTTCAGAATTAAAAGAAAAAACACAGGAAATATATGAAGCAAAAATAAATGTAAATCCAATTTTAATTGATTTTGGAAAAGCAGAAAAAATAGAGAATTTAAAGTTCCGAGTTTTATTACTAAAAGATCAACCTGTACCAAGAGAAACAAAAATATGGAATACAAAGAAAGTACCTATTAAAATTATAGATATTTATTACGAAGCAATAAATCATAGCAATAATATAGCACAATTTATTAAGGAGAAACTGATAAATGGTGAATTTGTATATGCTATAATAGTTATTAGTATGTGTATAAGTAGAACTGCTTCAATTAAAGAACCATCAATGTTTATGTATGCTTTCTTCATAAATGATTACAGCACAACATATGAAGCTTTTTATAGTGTGTTTGACGAAATAATTATAATGGATGAAAAGACTAGGGATTATGAAAAGATTATTATTGATTATGATAAAAAAATTAAACAATTTATAGAATTAAGAAAAGAGAGATTATCATCACCAATTGAACTTGATGGAGGCAAATATATTAAGAAACAATACCGAAAAAAAACACGAAGCAAATTACATAAAATGAAGTCTATTAAGTCAAATAAAAAGAAGTCAAATAAAAAGAAGTCAAATAAAAAAGAAGTTAATTTAATCATTGTGAGTTAATATTTTTATAATAATTAAATAATATATAAGAATGAGTGTTGAAGGTGGAGCTGTTTTATTTACAGATGAAGTTTTAGAAGATGAAAAGAATATAAAAAAGATAATATATAGCATTTTAAAAGACGCTGACACATCAATAGAAATTATTGCTATAAGTGATACAAGAAGAAGAGGATTAGATTTTTCATGTATATTTAAGATAAAATTTAATAAAAAATTTGACACCAACTTTAAAAATATTAGTAATGCAATATATAATATTAAGGCACCAAGTGTGTTAATTATTAAACTATTAATAGGGTATCCTCATACTGAAGTAGAAAATGAGATTACTATTCAACAAGCACTTGGATCACAAACTAATAGGTTGCCAATATGTCCCAGTTTTCTTTTTCAAGAAGAAATAAATAATTATGAAGGAATGACAATAATTGGTTCAGCATTTTATAATTTATTGAAATTAAAAGCAAATAAAGAAGACTATATAGACTTTTGTACTTTTATTAAGAGGAAAGATCCTAAAATAAGCAACCGTGTTGAGAACATTTTTGTTATGGAATTTATTGAATGTGATAGCTATACAGATTTTTATGAAAATACTCTTAAAAAAAATGCCGGTAAAAAACTTACTAAAAAATCTTTTTATAAATATACAATACTCGATGAGTCAATAGAATTAAATTGTGTTAATAGAAGTGAAGAATTACAAAATTTTTTTACATATTATATGGCATCATTATTAGCAATAAAAGGATTTCATCATTCAGATATTCATAGTGATAATGTAATGATATGTTCTAATATAGAAGAAAACAAGTCCGAACAACAAGATAATCAATTAAATATAGAACGCACAAATATATTTCCATTTGTAATTGACTTTGGGAGAGCAGGAAGGATTACTCAACAAGAACTAGTATTTAGAGAGTTACATTTGAATGGCACTGCAGGAAATAAATTAAAACTAGAAGATATTAATGTAGTACCGCGTTTTGATAGGGAGCAGTTTTTAAGACCTATATATTTAAATGCTAAAAAAAATAAATCTAAAATTGTAGATTACGTTAAAAGTTTATTAGGGGAAGGAAATTATGTTGATGCTGTATTAACAATTAGTATGTGTATAAATCCAAAATCAGGACCAAATCCTTCAATATTTGAAGGATTTTATGAGTATAAACATGAACCATATGCTGATTTATACTTTATAGATGAAGTGAGGAAGATTAAGTATAATAGTATAATAAGTCAACTTATACAAAAGAGAAATCAATTAGAAAAACAATTAACAGAAGAAAGGGAGCAACAAATTGTGAGAGATGCAATCACAATTAAACCAGAAGATACTCCTTATTCAGGATTAGAGAAAATAGACCCTATAATTGTTAGTGAAGAATTTGATACTAAAGATTATATCGAAGTCGATGGTGGCAAATTAATTTTAAGAAGACAGAAGAAGTCTAAAACAAAGAAGTCTAAAACAAAGAAGTCTAAAACAAAGAAGTCTAAAACAAAGAAGTCTAAAACAAAGAAGTCTAAAACAAAGTAAAACAACGATAAATTAATTTTAATAAAATATATAACGCAATATATGTTATTAAAAATAATAATAATATTTAAATATTTAAATATCTAAACTCACAATATTTTTATCGCTCCTCTGTCTGCGTTTAGATTTTGTTGGTATTTTAGCATTTGTTAAATCTCTTAAGTCTTCAATGCTAATAGTGCTAGATTCATTATTTCTTTTTTCATTAACATCAACTTGTTTGGTTTTTAGACCACTTAATAAAGATGCTATATTTTGTGTAGGAGGGGCAATAGAGGGACCTTTCATTTCTGGACGTGTAATGCGTTGTTCACTAAAAGGATTACCTTCGCCATTATCTATTTCCATACCACGTGCCGACATAATATCAGGACGATTTATAATATTTTGCATTCGTTGACTGCGTTCAGGTAATTTAGACTCAACCGGTGGTGGAGGTGGACCAGAATTTACATTGGGTGGCATAGATGCTCCAAATCCCTGATTAGAACCATTATTTCCAAATAGTCCATTCATAAAACCCCCCAATCCAGGTTTGGATTGACCCATTGTGTTGACTGCTGCTTGAGTAAATTGCTTCATTAATTCTGGATTTTGACGCATAATATCATCCATTCCTGGCATCGAAGATTTAAATAATGTATTTGACATATGAATCATCATTCCTGAACCACCTAATTGAAACAATAATTTCAATTCAGGAGACATTTTTGCTTTAGATTTATATTTTTCGTGCAATTCAGCAAATATTTCATCGTATTCATCAATATTCTCATTTATTTGTTCACCCCAACCATCAAGTTTAATGTCAAAAGGATCAAATTTATTATTTAAAAATTCTAATCCAGTAATACAAGCCATTAACATTTTTCCTTGAAATTTAATTGCATTCGATTTTTCTTTCTCTGCAATAATAGTTTCATATTCTCCTATCATCTCATTTAAATTAGAATCCATATTATAACGCTTGCTAAGTGATACTCCTTTTTTCTCTAGGTCTTCTAACTTGCGCAAATATTTGAACTTTTCTTTTAGTTCTTCTTCTTTAGTTAATTCAGGTTTTTCTTGTGCTTTTTCTAAATTTATAGGAACATTATTGAATTTACCAAATCCATCCCAAGTTTTGTTCTCATTCATATTTGCTGTTGATTTTCCTAAATTTACTGTATCGTTTTCCTCATTTTTTGTAACTGGTTTAATATTACCACCATTATTCTTAGAATCACCAAATAACCCCCCAAAAATAGATTTTTTATTGGTTCCTGTTGATTGATTATAATTTATTTCTTTTTTATTATCGGTACTAGTATTTAACTTTAGTTTGTCATCAAAATGTCTAGAACTATTAACTCCTGTTAAATCATTTAATTCATTTTCTAAAGTAGTAATATCTTCAATATCTATAGATGATGATGCTTTTTTATCAGTTATAGTTTTTCCATTCATCAATAATTCAATACCGCCTCCGAAATTAGAAGATGGTTTTTTTGATATAATTTCTTCTATGTCACTATCAATATTTGAATCATTTATTTTAAATTCTGGTATTTGAAAACTATCAATATTTAAAGTTTCGGGTTCTATTTCTATAATATCCATTAAAACTATTATGATAAAAATAGAAGTTTAATTTTTAAATACTCCGCAATATATATTATATATTAATTATTAATATATAATTATTAATGATTGATTATTTTAATACATTAAAATTTTCTAAATAATAAATTCCTTGTAAAAAACAATCTGCTAAATCATCTTTCTTTGAATGTTTAATAAAAAAAGCAAGATCCAGAGACATATTTTTATTTTCTAGTAATTGTTTTGTGTAATAAATACTAAGTTTCTTTCGCTCGTTATATGATAATTTTTTATCTTTAACTTCTTTAACTTCCTTAACATTTTTAACATCTTTAACTTCTTTAACTTCTTTAACTTCTTTATTATCACAATAGTCTTTATAATCACTTACATATTTGCTTTCTTTGCTTGTGAAAGGTTTTAATTTATTTGTTGCCGAAATAAATTTAATATTATAATTATTACAATCAATGAAATATTGTGAGATCATACCTTGAATAGTTTTCATTCTATTAGCAATTGGACTTATTTGATTTTCTAAAATAATTTGGTCAATAGTAGATAAATCATAATTTTTAAATAATTCATTTAATTCATTTTTTATACTAATTCCTATATCTATTAAATTTACATTGTTTGCGTTGACAGTTTCAATAGCTTCAAAACAAGTTGAGTTTAAATATTCTTCTAATAATTTAATCAATGATGTTTTATTTATAGGTTTTTCTATTTTAATTTGATATTGTTCAATGAGTGCGGAGAGATTGGCAACAGATTGCTTATGTAAAGTTTTAATATTACATGTTGGTAAAGTATATTCTGTTTTTTTTGTATGATTTTTACAGTAAAAAACATTGTCTTTATGAAATTTGGCTTCTTTTGAGCAACATTGTTGATTACATGAAATCAATTTATTACATAAATTTATTACGTCCCATTTTATAATTTTGAATTCTTTAAAATCCCTTAAATCTTTTAAATCATTAGCATTATTTTTTTTATCTATTGCATCACATTCTAAAATTGCATATGCTAAATTTTTAATACCTATATCTATGCTTAATATTTTCATAATTATTATATGTTTATTAATACAAATATTATATATTATTAGTTATATATAATATTTATTTGTCTCTATATATTATAAAAAAGTTTATTTATAAGCACCTAAGCATACTGAATATTGTAATCTATAAATATAATACATTAGCACAAAGATCAAGAAATATGATATTGCAAAACCAACTATGTTGTACTTCTTTTTAACTAAAGCTATTATTATTCCTATAAGTGTAACAAATACTGCTACTAAACTAAAATATCCTATATAATAAAAAAACATACAATGTTCTTTGCCAAAAGGAGACATTAAATCATCAAAAAAACTCATTTTATATTATTATATAATAATAATATAAAAAAGTCTATAAAATATAAAATTTATTCATTGGCATTAATTACATACTTTGAAACATGTTTTTGCGCATCTAATTGTTGCTTAGATAAATATATATTTTTTAAATCACTTGTTTCATAACCATATGGTTGGTCACGTGATAAAATCGAGTTAAAAATATAAGGACTTTGATTAGTTACTAAAGGTTGAGAATTATTATTTGAAGGCGTAGTCCCAGACTCGATACACGAAATATATTGATTGTTTTGTATAATAGCATCAGCATTCACTTGTAAATATTTTCTATAATCACTATTATTTGTAATATTTTTATTATTTTGAAAAACACTGTCGTTAAGAACGGATGAATAATAATTGCTAAATAATCTGGAATCATCCATTAAAGGAGGAAAATTGAAGTGAATATTATTAGAACCACTATAACAAGTTCCCCAACTCATAATTAATATTATATTATGTAATAATATTAATTTTTTATAGATTTGATAATATAAAAAATTAATACACTATCACTTTATTTTTAAAATAAATCTTTATTCAATTTATTAGGAAGTCCATGACCAAACATTACCATATATATTAAGACAAAAGCCGCAATTACTATACTTCTATTTTCAGCAACTATGTGTCGTTGACCGAGACCATAAATCATAATAACATACAATAACACACCAACTATAACAGCATGAATCACCATTATTATACCTCGTTCCATTTTAATATATTATAATATTTTTATTATTGATTTTTATTATTGATTTTTATTATTGATTTTTATTATTGATTTTTATTATTGATTTTTATTATTGATTTTTATTATTGATTTTTATTATTGATTTTTATTATTGATTTTTATTATTGATTTTTATTA